ATTAGAGTTAATTGATTAGAGTTAATTGATTAGAGTTAATTGATTAGAGTTAATTGATTAGAGTTAATTGATTAGAGTTAATTGATTTTCAATTAATATAGGGAAGATAAACAATGAGTGAGTATCGTAAATGTGATTAGAGTGTATGGGTTTAATCACATAAAGGAAAGAACCATATATAGAGTATAAGAGTAACTTGTAATATTTTGTAAAATAGTGTAAAGTAAAGATATAGGTAATAATATAGGTAATAATATAGGTAATAATATAGGTAATAATATAGGTAGAGATATAAAGTAAGGATAGTGGATAAAATGAAAATAGAGAAAAAGTTGATTGATGAATTAAAAGAAATAGAGAGTGAGGGATACGATGAGGTAAGTGTGTCTGTGGTTAGGGATGTATTGAGACGAATGGGAGTTCGAGTTAGAACAGATGCAATGGTACTAGGTGATGATTTAAGGATTCTATTGAAGAGTATGAGTAAGAGGGTGATGGAGAGGTATGAAAACTCATTACAAGGGATAGATAGTCGTAGAGAGAATAAGAAGAGGACATAATAGTATGTAGCTTAAAAATGGAAAGGAAGTAGTGAGAGTGAGTCGAGCATTTAATACAGATGGGAATGTACGGACATTATTATCTATTCAGGGTGTATTAGATAGTTTTGATGTAGATGTTAATTTAGTAGATATTGATGATAGGGGTGTACAGAGGTTACATAGAGCAGTAGCTGAGTGTAATCAGATACGGATTGGTATAGAGAAGATAATATCTAGGTATCGTGAGGTTATTAACTACGTACAAAGTGTTACAAGTGGTAGTGTGATATTAGAGAAGACGATTGACATAGAATTATTACGTAAATTAGGGTTAAGTAGGTATGGTTGTATCAAGGTATAGGGAGATGTATCGATATCAGATAATGATGTCATCAACATATGGTGGTGGTTATATCGTTGAGTTTGATGCTAATCAGATACGAGATATAGGGTTTGATGGCATAGACTTAGTGTATAGTGATTTAGAGAGTTTATCTATACTGTTCAGTGAAGAATTAAATGGTGTAATTGATATTGTATTGGATGCATATGTGTATAGTAGGACATGTAATGATGTTTGTGGTGTTTTGTCACAGTATGTAGACGATAGTGATAGGGCATATTGGGTAGAATTGTTAGATAAGGTAGTTAATGATATAGCAGATATATTGGGACGATTCTATGTGTATTATGTGGGGTTGTTAACGAATCGAGATGTGATAGAGTATATGCTACAGAGGTATGATAAAGGGTTGGTTGTTGGTAGGTATCATAACGAGTTAGCTATTGGTATATTGCATATGAGGATTGATATTGAGTTATATCGGATACAGGATGTAGAGGTTGATATAGCACATACTTATTGGATAGATGTTGGGGATGAATATGTTGGTGGATATCGTGTAATATGGGATTCTATTATGAAGAACGCATATTATTTACCATTAGTAACAAAAGGTAGTGCTAAAGGTTTATGTGATGTGTTAGAGATGATAGCGTATGTTAATGATGCTATGTTGGGGTACTATCAAGACAATCAAATAGATTTGGTACGTGGTGATTTGTGTAAGTCAGATAGGTATCAATCTGTAGCTGAGAGTTTTCTAGATGTGGTGTTAAATCGAGTTGACATACCGGATTATTATGAGTGTGATGGTATCGTGTTTAATTATGGTAATAATACAGATATTGTAGAGATGTTTATACCAATAGAAAAGTTAAGTACTAAAATGATGGCATCGAGGGTGTTTAATGTGGGACGATTTGTTGATTATTATCTAGGTATGCTAATTGAGTGTGCTGAGCGATTTAAAAAGGTACGATATGACTAGGTACAGGTAGTAAAGGAGATATAAAAAATGAAAGTTACGAGAGATGATATAGATGGTGTATTGATGTCTTTGGATATACCATATGAGTTGTATCGATGTGGTTTGATGTTTGAAGATACTAAGAAGTCTGAGGATGGTAGTTTAAGAGGGTTTGATTATTATTTCTTTAGAGAGACTGAGTATATAGGTGATGCTATTGTGTCTGTAGCATCACGCTATCGTGAGTTGGCATTATATCATAATCGGTGTAGTGATTTACATAATGTGGTGAGTGTTGATATCGATTTCACAACTATAAAACGATATCGTAATTATCATAAAGAGGAATGGTTTCAAGAGTTAAAAACCAATGTTAATAGGGTTCGTGTTAACGATAATAATTCTATTAGTATCGAATTTACAGAAGAATTTACAAAGCAGTATATGGTATATATCATTGATGCTAAGGCGATACATGATAGGTTAGAGGATGCTGTGTTAGATGGTAGTGGTGATATCGTACCGTTTAGTATGTGTGATGGTTATGGTGATTGGTGTCAGTTGTTAGATAATGTAGTAGATGGTATCAAGAGATTATTGGGTAATGCATATCGTATTTATTTAGATTTCATGACAAATCCTGATGTAGCAGATGCATTAGGACGTAGATATGGTGGTATGGTTCGGTCTAGGTATTATGATTATTTAGGTGATAGGTTATTTGTTAAGACAACTGTGTATGTAGCCAGTGGTAGTATTGATATGTTGTTTGTAGACCCTGTTATGGGTTATGATGTAGATGGTGACGATATCAGTCATTGTACTATTGATGATAATCATATGAATATACGTGATATACATTCTGATAGTGATATTAACAGGTTTTTAGATATTCTAGAGATGATGGCATATAGTAATGATGCATTAATTCAATATCTTAAAAGTAGTTATGAATCGTTGGGACGTGAAGTTAGTGGTTCACTGTATATGCCGTATCGTAAAGGGGTTTGTGATATTGTTGATAGGTTTAGTGACTTTGTAGAGCGTGGTTTACTTCGTATTAGTCTTAATTGTGTTACAGATGGTGTATGTGTGTGTTCTATTGATGACTTTTTTAATGATAGTTGGCAGTTTAGGTTTTCATTACCAGTTGGGTTGTTATCAAGGAAGTTAATGGCATCTAGGGTGTCTTGTGGTGTTGTATGGTTTGATATGTACATAAACATGTTGCATTTGTATGCTAAAAAGGTATTTGGTGTTGATATAGATAGGTAGTCAAAACATACAAAACTTTACAATTCATTACAGTTATGGTATAATAAGTATGTAAGATATTGACTGTAATAAGGAGATATAAAAAATGAAAACATTCGTAGGGTTTGATTTTTACACAAGTCATACACGAGTTAGTGATGATTTATGTTTACCTACTATTATTGAAGGTATCAGTAATGCTATTGATAAGTTTAGAGATGCATATCGTTTGTATCGTGTTATGGGGTTAAGTAATAACGTGCAAGATATGAAAAGTTATGCATTAGATATCGGAGTGGTTAAGGCATATATTAATATTGGTGATGGTAATTCTCATGTGTCTTTTGACTTAACTGATACTATTGTAAGTGATATGCTACAGTCATACGATTTTAAATCTAGGGGTTTGTCTTATACTGGGTTATTGGATAATCTTGATGCATATAATCAGTGTGTTAATAAGATAATTAGTACTATTAATAATGCGTTATCACAGTTGTATGCATTGTTTGTTGATTACCTATTCACGAGTTGGGGAAAGACTAAATTCATAGGTATGTGTGAGGCTATTGTTAGTCGTGTTGGTTCTAATAATTTGTTGTGTGGTAAGGTACATTTAGATTGCTCTAAGTGTGTGTCTTTTGATTTTACTTATTCTTTAGTTGCATCTGTTGATTTCATAGATTCTTTTGATGTTCGTCCTGCTAGGATTTGTTGTAGTGGTATTAAAACTATTGATAGTGTGTTGGATATCTTAGAGATGATTTCTTTTACAAGAGATATGATACGTTCAAATTCTATGTATGATTTTATCAATCAATATGGCAATACAGATGATTTAGATTACTTTAAAGGTAAGGAATGTGTTAGTAAGATTCTAAGGGTGGTTAATCATAAGAATGATTTAGGACTAGAGTATTATAAGAAGATAGAATTAGATTCTAATATATCTGCTATGGTGTCGTATGGTACACAGACGTTTAGAGGAAGCTATCTAGATTGTAAACTAGATTTTCATGTTTCATCTGATGCATTTTTGCGTAAAGTAATGGGTAGTGCTTTCTTTGATACTAATCGGTTAGAAGAGATATTGTATACATCATTGTATCTATTTGGTCGTTATGCTGGTTGTTGGGAGTGATAGTATGTTAATCACATTTGATACAGGTAGTAATGGTTTCATACTATCTAGAGGCAAGAATAATTTATCTGGTACTGAGTTGAGTACTTCGTTGGGTAAATTGATTGCACAGTATAGAGATGTATTAATGGTTGCTCATAAAATACCGTGGTGTATTATTAATGTTGATATGGCATTTTCTTCTAGGGTTGGTAATGTTTCATTTGTGTGTGGTCATAGTGGTGCTGACTCCTTTTGTAAGATTTCACTTGTCGATATTACCTGTTTAGGTACGTTGTTTAGCGATAATGACGTAGATTATGAATCAATCTCTATTATAGTTAGTGGGATATTGGAGGATTCTTATTTTAGTTATATGGCTTCTGTGTTTGATTCGTGTTTTGATTTTCCTGATATTGAGTTGTACAGTAGATTTAATACACGTGGTAGTATGCTTAAACCTATGCTACATCAAGAGTCAATACAATTTATTTCTAATAAGATTTCATACGCACGTGTTAGAGAACGATTAGAGTTATTTGGGTTTGATTTTGCTATATGCAATATCGATGATACTTTGAGGGGAACATTTACGGCTGTTGACGTTTGTAAGATTTTAGAGACGATTCAATACATTAGGGATAGATTGTTGTCAAGTGGTTTTTCTTTTGATGTGGTTGTTAGGGGTGTTGGTAGTGTTTATCCTATCGATTACTTTGAGTGTTGTAGGGGTGAATTAGTATCATTAGTTTATGATAGACGTAACTCTGGTAGTATTACTACTGTGTTGTCTGATGGTAGTACAGTTGGTGTATATTCAACATCTATTGCTGATGACTATATTACATTTAAATTTTTGATTCAATCTAGTAGTTCTATGTATAAATTAATGGGGACTTCTTTCTTTGACGTTAATAAATTCTTTTCTATTGTAGAGCGTTCTGTGTTTGAATTTGGTGAGTTTGTTGGTTGTCATAGGTAAACTATCGTTAAAACTTTGAAACGAGCATACAGGTGCGATTTCGTGTGTTAAATTAGGAGATTAAAAATGATTAATATGATTGTTTGTATGGATAAAGGTGACGGTATTGGTGTTAATGGTGGTCTGTTGTATCATCTTAAAGGTGACTTAAAGCATTTCAGACAAAAGACATTGGGGACTACTATCATTATGGGGAGAAAAACTTTTGAAAGTCTACCTAATGTGTTACCGCATCGAGAGCATTGGGTAATTACACGAGATACAGATTATAAAGTACCTAGTGGTGTAAGAGTGTTTCATAGTCGAGAAGATGTATTAAAAGAACTTGGTGATAGAAGAGCATTTGTTATCGGTGGTTCTTCTATTTATGATATGTTTATTAATGATGTAACTTCTATTTATGCAACAAAGGTAGATAAGAAGAAAAAGGCTGACACATATTTTAAATTCAGTCGAGATGATTTTAGTTGGAGTCAGATTGGAACTCAGCAATGTGATGTGGATGAGTTGAGTGGTGAGCGTTTAACTTATACATTTGAGGTATATACACGTAAGAATTTATTGAAGATTGGAAGAGATTCAGATATTGGTACTTTACAAAACTTAACATAGTATGTTATATTGTAGGTGTTTAAAAAATACTTCAATTATTTAAGAGGAGATGTAATTATGTATTATACTACGTTCGCAAGCAGTTGCGATAATATCGGTGTTGTGGTTCATATCACCGATTTCATGGATAGGGATGATGTCATCGAGCAACTCAATCATTATCGTTGGAGTTACGATGCTGTTAAGATTGATGACGATGAGGTTGTAGCTATTGTTTATTTGAGAGTTGGTATTGGTCGCAACTTTCAATATATCTCTAAGCGATTAGGGTGTATGGTTCAAGTTAATCCTTATAGCGTTGTCTATGGGTTAGGTGCTATTACTACTTATAAGAGTGGGAATTTAGTCAATTACTCTATTGATTTTGATGATAGGTATGAGTGGTGGTTAGTGTGGGGAGATAAGTCTACATTGTTATCTTTTGGTTTCATTGATTTTGATGATTGCGACTCGCCTTATTGTGTTGAAGATAATGAATTAATTGGTTATGAGTTCACTATTGAAGAGGTTGAAGAGTTTACTGAGCGACTTAATAGTGGTTATAATTGTGGTTTTTAATCTGTTTGGTGGGTGTGATTTCATACTCACCTTTTATTCTATATTGAGGTATGATATGAAAAAGTTTGATTTTATAAAAGCGATTATTAGGATTTCAAAAGAATTTGTGTATGGACATGATTTTGATGCACTATATCATAGTCTAAAATTAACCTATAGTGTTAATGGTGAGTTTGCTATAGGTGAGATGTTACGTTTTGTTGATGAGTATCATCAAGATGGGTTTTTAGATTACTTTGAATGGAAAGAGTTACGTAGGGTTGTATTAGAACGTGATTTCAGTCGCTAAGGTGGTAACTTGTTATGAATTTAATTGATGGGAGTAAAATTGTTGTAATTAAAGATAGAGTGTTTACATTAAAGACTATTTCTGAAATATACGTCTTTGATAATATGTTATATGTTCACTGTTTCAATGGTGATATAGCTAAAATAAAATTAGATAAGATTTCTGATTTTAAAGTCTTTAAGGATGTAATTGATGAGGTATCTGCATATAATTTATCTTTAACTGGACTTGTAGCATGTGGGAGGTAAGTATTGTGTATTACTTTATTTTCTTTAAATTAGCACTTGCAATGTTTCTTATGGGTGTTTTATTTGCTTTTCTTAGTTTATTCTTCCCTTATTTTAGTAAGGGTGAGCATGTTATGGATGTTTTAGTTGGGTTTTCTTTGACTATTTCCCTGTCACTTTTTGTTGTGAGTGGTTGGTTGTGGGTTTTTGATATTTGATGGTGGTGTTACAGTGGATTATTACTTCTTTTTTAAGGTGTTTGTTGCATCTTTTGTTATGACTTTTATTTTTGTCATTAGTGAGTCTAATAGTGTTCTTGGGACTAAGCAGTGGTTATTATATAGTGCTTTGGGTAATATATTCTCAGGTATTTCTGTTGTTTCTTTGATTATTGCTGTGTGGATGTGGGTGCTTGATTAATGGAATTGATTGTAAGACATGACTACGATGTGTTAACTAATACATTGTTACAGATTAATAATAATTTTAATGGTACTAGAGGGTTTTGTTGTCACTTAGATACTATTATGGGTGTTCATTTGGTTGGTTTTAAATCAATCTCGTCTAGTAAAGGGTGTATTAACGCAGTATGGCTGGTAGATTTAGAGGTTGGTGAGGACGAATTTGACCGTTTTGAGGTTCACTCCATCTTATCTATGGTTGATGCTAGTAGGTGTGTGGGTGAGATTTCTTTTGAGGTTAAAAATCCTATTATCTATGATAATTACTTATGTACTACAAAAGTATATGATTATTTTTTAGAGAGGTGTGGGTTAGGTGAAAAAAGTTAAGTCTATAAAGAAAAAACAGTTAATGTGGGTTGATGAATTCTCATTAGATTATGGCAATATCTCTATTAATAATCATAATAATAAGTTAGGTCGTCCTTATGAAAGGTATATTCAGCTTATTAAGGGTAATAAGCTGGAGTGGAATAGTAAGTAATATTTTCGAGGTTTAATTCAATGTATATATTTTGCAGATTTTTAACAAATGAAGATTTAGATGAATTTAATAAATTAAATGCTGTTAGGGGTATTTACATTCACTCTGATATGACTACTTATAATTTAGATACTGGCTCATATACATGTAAGAGATTGTTTTCTTCTAGTACTTCTAGCACTTTGTCTGATGTTAGAGATGAATTTTGGTTAGATATGCCTAGATTTTATAATGAGTCTTTTGAATTTGTAGCTTGTATAAAATTTATAACTAATGTGCTTAGTATTGAGGAATTAGAGGAGATATTTTCTCAGAAAATGTCCTCTAAAATGAAGAGTGTTAGGTTTCCAAGGAGAGAATCTAAAAATCGTTATCTTAGGGTGATTGGTGGCGACAATCCCAAATATCCTATATACGTTGTATCTAGAGGTAGGTATGATGAGATACGTGCTAAAACTGTTAAAGAGTTAAACATGATGAATGTACCTCATTTTGTTGTGGTTGAGCCTGATGAATATGATTTATATAAAAATTCTTTTGATTCTTTAGGGTATACTTATAGTGAAATTCTTAAACTAGATATGTCTTATAAGGATAATTATGATACATTAGATGATAGAGGTGATTCTATAGGTAAAGGTCCTGGTGGTGCTAGGAATTTTTGTTGGGATGATTCAATTAGGCGAGGATTTTCTCATCATTGGGTATTAGATGATAATATTGAGTGGTTTAGGTATTTTACTGATAATTTTCAGAGGAAGATGCGTACTGCTGTCTGTTTTAAAGCATCGGAAGACTTTTTCACTAGATTTAAGAATGTAGCTATGGGTTCTCTACAATATACATTCTTCTTAGATTCTAAGGCTAAAGCTTATCCTTTTGTTATGAATACTAGGATGTACTCTATTATTTTTATAAGAAATGATATACCTTATCGTTGGAGAGGTAGGTATAATGAAGATACGATTTTATCATTAGATTGTCTTTCTAATGGGTTGTGTACAATTCAGATTTGTGCTTTCTCAGCCGATAAGATAACGACACAGCGTGTTAAAGGCGGGAATACTGATATGTTTTATTCTATTGAGGGTACAGATAATAAATCTCAGATGTTAGTTGATGTTTATCCTCAGTTTGCACAAAAAGTTTTTAAGTATAACCGTATACATCATTATGTTGATTATAGTGTCTTTAATATGCAACTTGAGTATAGAGACGACTATACTACTGACAATTTAGATAAGGTTAATGGTTATGGTATGCGTTTAGTTAATATACCTAAAGAGTGGGATGGTACACATAAAGATTCTAGGGAGTATATAGAATCTCATTTAGATGAGTGTGAAGAAGTAGATATGTTTAATATACCTTTATAGTTAGAATTTTTACATCTTATATTACAAAACTTTACAGCTTAATATATATGGTGTTATAATAAGCATGTAGATATTCCTACATGCTTATTTCTTTGTGAGGTGATATTATGTATAGACATGATTTTTTGAGAATTCCTGTGTATTGTGGTGATGCTGTTAAATCACATCTACCTAAAACAGGTACATTTGAGGTAGGTGGGTATTACTACACTCATTGTTCTAGAGGTTCTCTATTTGAAGAATTAGTGTTATTAGATGGTGTTGATTCTGAGCAGATTACTGAATTTGAGTTTTATCAACAAATACCTAAAACTCTTGATATTCGCACTTTTGGTGGTGGGGGTTCTATTGGTATTCAGTTGGATGGTTATCTAGAAAGATTTAATGATTTTGTAGGTAAAACTGTACATGTGTTTTGGCATAATTACTCTGTTTACTTTATCTTTGATATTTGTAAAGTTAATATTAAATATCGTAAATTAGATATTGATATTACTAGAGATACTACAGATACGATTCATATATCTTATATTGATGTAGTGTTAAAAGCAATTCGTCTTTTTAATATTGGTATTTACAAGGAAGTTAAGTAAAGGTGTACTATGTCAAGTTTTAATTATATTAATATTAGTGAAGATATTAAATTAAAGGATGATTATAAATTACAAAAGTCTATTATAGACAATAGATACTATTCAATTTCAGATATTTGTGGTAAGTATTTACGTGAGTTTAAATCTTATACTAAATGTCTTGTTATTGTTAGCGATTCATCACATCTTAATAGTTCTTTCGATATAGTAAGTTATACTAACTCAAAGATATTCCTTGATGAGAAAGATTTGAGCATATCGCCTATTTTTTGTGTTGAGGTGTCTGAGCGTTATGATGGTAAGTTTTTGGTTAAATCCGTCATGACTTGTTTTTCCTCATTCAGTGATTTAGAGGATTTATCAAGTTTTATTGCAAACTCTTCTTTTTGTGATAGAGTAAAGCTTAGATGTCGTAGAGATGAGTGGAATAATCAATTTCACCATGCTGATTTATATCTTAAACTTTATGGTAGCGATGATTTATTGGATGTGTGCTATGGTCTTGTTCTTAATCATGAGCAGTATATGTCATTAGTTGATATGGTTAAGGAGATTAATAAAGGTTTAAGTGATTATAGGTTAAGTATTGCTAAGAGCAATGCTACATCTTATTATAATGTGTCGTGCAAAAGGGATATGGTGATATTGTAATGAAGTCTTTATTAATACTTAGAGGTTGTCCTGGTAGTGGAAAGACATCTCTTTTAAAAGATTTAGGGTTAGATATTTATTCTTTAAGTAGTGATAGGTTGCGTTTGATGTATAGTTCACCTGTTTTAAATGAAGAAGGGAATTATACAATTAGTCAAGATTGCAATAGTGAAGTATTTGATACTTTATATAAGATGTTAGAGTATCGAATGGCTAATGGTGAGTTTACAATTATTGATGCGACTCATTGTTCTTCTCATAAAACAGTACAGAAGCAGATTCAAGAGTATCGTAGATTAGCTAAACGATACAACTATAGAATCTATCAGTATGATATGACTATGGATTTATTAAGAATATCTGAACAGAATGAATTACGTCGGGGTACATATTCTTTTGTTCCACATCATATTGTTGATAAGATGTATAAGGTAATGAAAGATACACCTAAGCTACATAGAGATATCACTAAGATAGATTCATTAGAAGATTTTATTTCTTCTTATAATACAGACTATCTGTGCGATGCTAATGTATACACTAATGTTAAGGTTATTGGTGATATTCATTCATGTAATACTGTTCTCAAAAATGCTTTATCTGACTTTGATATTAATACATTATATGTGTTTGTTGGGGATTACTTTGATAGGGGTATTGAGCATTACGATACATTAAAGACTATTCAAGATTTATCTAAACGTAAAAATGTTGTATTATTAGAGGGTAATCATGAATCACATTGGATTCGTTATGCACATAGTGAGAATGGTGATGATTTAGGTTACAAGCGTTTCAGAGAAACAACTTTAAAAGATTGGCTACTACATTATGATAATGAATCAGATTTAAAGAAAGAGTTACGTATATTATATCGTAAACTACATTCTTGTTATTTCTTTAAGTGTGGTAATATTAGGTATATGGTTACACATGCTGGTTTGACAAAGTTCCCTGAAAATGCATTACTGTTGTCATCTACTCAATGTGTTAAGGGTGTAGGTGGTTATGACTTTGAGGTTTCATTAGAGTATACTAAGCAACAGCGTAGTGGTACTGAAGTTCAAGTTTTTGGTCATAGAGGTGTATCTTCTTCTAAAGGTTTCAGTTATTCTTTAGAGGGTAAAGTTGAATTTGGTGGTCATCTTAAAGTTCTTAATATTGATAAAAGTGGTCAGGAAGTTTTTGAATACAAAAACTATGTATACAATAAGAATTATCTAGATGAAGAATTTAAATTTCAACAAGAATTTGGTAAGGTTGTACTAAATACGGATTCTATTGAAGTTAATGTCATAGCTAATTCTAAGTTAGTTAAGGTTCGCAACTGTGGTGATATGGTTAGTCTTAACTTTACTGAAAAGGCATTTAGGCATAATTTGTGGGATAGTGTTACAATTAAGGCACGTGGGTTATTTGTTGATAAGATAACAGGTAATGTTAAAGCACGTTCTTATGATAAATTCTTTAACTTAGGTCAACGAGAAGATGCTAATGAAGAACTAGATAAGTTAGTTTACCCTGTTAGGGTTGCTAAAAAAGAGAATGGTTCTTTAGGTATTATTTCTTGGGATAAGCAAAATGGTGATTATATTTTTGCTAGTAAGAATTCTACAATGACTGAGCATGCTGGTTATGTTAAAGAAAATTTTGAAATGGTTGATTTCAATATTCAGTATGCATTGCGTACAATTCTAATGAAGTATAATTGTTCTGCTGTTTTTGAGATGATTCACCCTAAAGATGTGCATATTATTAATTATAATAAATCTCATAAACTTTTCTTATTAGACTTTGTGCCTAATAAACTACATTTAGATAAAGGTATTCATATTGACTATGAGTTTTCTGAAATGTGTAGAAAAGAGTTTAGTAAGATTTATGAAGAAAATCCTATGCTTGCTTTTGATGATGTGTTTAAAGTTGTGTGGTCAACAACTGTTTCTGGTAGAGATTCTTTAAATGTTTATCTTGAAAAAGCTAAAACGTGTGATTTCGAGGGTTATGTATTCACTGATTCTAGAGGGTATATGACTAAAATCAAGTCTGATTCTTATTTAGAGTGGAAATATTGTAGGACATTGTTAGGTCATTATACTAGTAATAATGAAGTAAATACAGACTCTTTGAACGAATTTGAAAAGAGTTTCTATGGGTTCTTGCGTACTCATTTTGTTAGTGATTTAAGAGATAAGAATATTTTAGATGTTAGAGATATGTATAATGATTGGTTAGGTAACAAGTGATGAGTAGATATAATATTAATGATGAAGTCCCTTTAAATTCTAAAGGACAAAATGCTAATATAAAAGCTAATATCTTGTCTGATGAAGAGATGCGTGAATTGGGTTTTACTGATTATGCAAAAGATAGATGGTATTTCTGTAGAAGAGTTGGTGGTAAGGATAGTGATATTAGTTTTAATATCACTATTAATAAGAAAACTAAGGACGTTCAGATAGATGTTCTAGATGAGATGTTTTTACAGCCTTATGACTTTCAAATGTATATCGGTACAGTTGCTGTAGCTAATCGTGTGTATGATGATGTTCAAAATTACATGAAATTCTTCATGGACAATGGTGTTATTTATGGATATACTTTAGGTGATTATATTTAGATTGAGGTTTATATGTATAAAAATTTCTATAAAATATATGACATACTAACTACATTGTTTGATTATTTGGACTATGCTCATCCTTGTATTAAAAAGTTATTTACTTTGGGTAATAATTCTGTTAAGTATGATAAGTATAGTGGAAAAACGACTATTGTTTTTGGTGATGATATATATTTGATTACTGATATATCATTATTACACTATATATCTTATGATTATTATGTAGCTAATTATGATAATATATTTGATGATTCATTAGATTTCTATCATACTTTCTTATCTGTACGTGGTGTTTCATTTAAAGATATGGCTTCAAACCTTGATAGTATTGTTAGCTTTAGAAGTAACTTTGGTTATAAAACAGATGATTCAGATATTGAGTTTCTTAAAGAATATTTTTTACTTATTCATAGTAAATTATGTGAGTTAGATAGTTTGTAGGGTTGTATGGGGATATATTTTACTAGTGATTTACACTTAGGTCATGATAATATAATACGTTTTTGTAATAGACCATTTAGTAGTGTTGAAGAGATGAACGATAGAATTATACAGAATTATAATTCTATCGTCCATAAAAATGATTTAGTATATATTTTAGGTGATTTAACCTATAAGATTTCTGTTAAAGAGTCTAATAATTTAATACAACAATTAAAAGGTCGTAAGGTTCTAATTCGTGGTAATCATGACTTAAAGTATGATAGTAGTTTGTTTGAAGATATTCTTGATTATAAAGAGTTCAATCAAGATAAGGTTAAGTATGTGTTAATGCACTATCCTTTAATGAGTTGGAATGGTAGTTATAAGAATAAAAGTATTCATTTACATGGTCATATTCATGCTCAGTATGTATATAACTTAAAAAATAGACATGATTTTGTTCTTAGGTATGATGTTGGGGTGGATGCTAATAATTATTATCCTGTATCTTTGTCTTCCATAAGGGATTTCTTTAAAGTTCAATTAGAATATAGTGAGGGTGATTAGATGTCTTTTGATGATATTAAATTTAGCAGTGATTATTCTGCGGAGGATATTAATAGAATAACTAAAGATTTTGTAGATATGGTTAAGTATCTTAGAAATAATGAAACATACTATAGTTCTATCGTTAATGAATGTGATAAAGCTTTAGGTGATTTATATCACTATTGCGAGTTACGTTATCCAACAACAAGAAGTGGTAAAACTAAAGTTGTAAGTCTTATTCGTGATATATCGACTACTAGACGTAAGGCTAAGGATATTTTAGAGTTAGTTGACCCTATCTTGAAGTTAGATACGTCATATACTAATGAGTTAGGTAGGGTATCTAATTCTATTAATAAGTCATATAACAAATTATATATTAATGGGCGAAGGTATGTTCCACGTGTTTTAAATGGTTTATTTGAAGATGGTGGTGATTAGTAGGTGTCTGATGCATCTAAACTTAGGGGTAGGATAGATGGTAGGATAGATAAGTATATCTATACCTATGCTGATGCTTATTTTAGTGGTATTGACAATAAAATATTACATGATGATTTGTATAAGGATTTAGTGTTGGATTTGAAAAGCATTATCGAGGAAGAATGTAATAGAATTGGTTTAAGGTAAAGTATTGTTTTTATTTATAATCTGTGGTACAATTTATTTACAGGGTTTGATAGTTTAATGAGTCTGAGTGGTTATAAAAATTCTCTCTCAATCACTCTCACATAAGAAATAATCTCCGTAATTTCAATGGAAGTTTTTCTTCTATAATCACTCAGATTCATTAAGCTATCAAGCATTTGTATTTTGCCACGTTGTTGCATAAATTTCTCCTTAAAAGCGACTCATATATTTCATCGTGATTATATGAGTCGCTTTTTATTTAATTAAGTGGGGTATGGTTTGAGCGATTATAAATTAGAGGATAAGTACATCTCTTTCAATGGTATTACACTTGGTACTGACCAGATAGAGTGTGCTGAATATATGTTAGCTAGGAAAGGGTGTATATTGGGTGGTCAGTGTGGTTTAGGTAAAACACTTATTACATCTGTGGCTAATAAAGTATTGCTAGATAAATATAGTACAGTTGTTTCTATTATAGTTTGTCCTGTTAAGGCACTCAAAGCCTTTAGAAGAGAGTTGTTTGAAAAGCTACTTCTTAAAGAAGATGAGGTGGGTATTATATCTGCTGACTATACTTGGTATAATTTAGATACAAATAGGATTTTTGTATGTACGGATACTCAGGTAGAGAAGTTGGATAGGATTACTGCTGAGTTAAAATCTAGAAACATTCCAATGATTCTAAATGTAGACGAGGCACATAAGTTGCAAGATAAGAAGAGTAAGTTTTCAATGATTATGTCTAATATTCGTTCTAGGTGTTCTATTGTATGGCTTATGACAGCTACACCTATTCTTAATTCTTTAGATTCTTTGTATAATATTGTTAACTTTTCTTCACCTGGTTTTCTTGGTAAGAAAGATGCTTTTGATAATAATTTTACTTTGTGGAATTTACGTGACCAGTACATTAAACGTGGTGGTAAGGCTACTAAGATTAAAGTTAAAGATGTATATAGTTATAAAAATCTAGATATTCTTAGGGAAAAGCTTAATGATATTATTATTGTTAGGGGTAAAGAGTATAATCTTAAATTCACTGCTTTAGAGTGTGATTTGTCGGATAAAGATTATGAGATATATAAAAGAGTTTCTAGTGGTATTCTAAACTTTGAAGATGATGCTAGGAATTTCTCACGTAGGATGCACGATTTACAGCGATTTGTTGATAGGGTATATACTGATGAAACAATGGAGGATTTGGTATCTAATTACTGTGATACTGAGTATTCCCCTAAAGAGGAATTATTGCTTAATTCGTTAGAGGGTGCATTTAGCAATGGTTATAGTGTTATCATCTATGCGGAATACAAAGAAACAATTTCTAGGTTAGAGACTATACTAAAGAAAAATAAGAAAAAGCTAAATTTAGGTAAGATACATAAAGTAACAGGTTCTATTAATATTAAGGTTAGGGAAGCTGTCGAGGAGAATATTGGTTCTAGAGATGTTGTGTTGATTACATCTGCTGGTACTGAATCAGTAAATCTACAGAAATGTAACACAATTATTTTCTATGATATTTCATTTTCAACTAAGAATATGATTCAAGCAGTAGGTAGGGTTTGTAGACGAGACTCTAAGTTTGATACTCAGTACGCTATTCTTTTGGTAACAAAACGTACCATTGACGAATATAAATATCGTATGTTCAATAATAACTTGAATATGGTTAAGGGTGCTGTTGGTGCTGGTAAAGATATACCTTTGTCAGAGGATATGTTGTTGTCAGATGCTAATGATTTACGTGTTCTTAAAGATGAGTTGCTATGGGCATACAAGGGTTCTAAGAAACGAACAAGAAAAGCTAAAACTACAGATTATAAAGTTGTTGAAAAGCAATTAGTTCCTTGTACATATGCAGATGCTAGTGGTGAGATTGCTAGTTATCGTTTTTTAGTTGAGCCTTGTATTTCTGATACTGTTGGATTTGATTTAGACTCATGTACTAAATTATATTCTTATATCTCTGATAAAGAAATTCCTTTTGCTGTTATCAAGACAAAGTATCATCAATACCTTACTACCGAAGAGGGTAAGAGGATGCTTTTATCTCTTAAAGATGGGGCATTAAATAAAGGTAGAATTTTACTTATAGGGAATAATATAGAGATTTCTAAGATGATACAAAAAGAGGTATTGAAGCTTTGTAAATAATCTTTGATTTGTGTTAAAGAGTGGTTATTGAGTAGAATATGGTGTATGATAAGGGTATAGGTTTCTCTATACCCTTATTTTACTTTTGGAGGCTTAAATGAATACTAGAAATAAGAGTAAATTACGAGCATTGTTGTTGGTTTTAAAGAGTCGTAAATATGTGGTAGATATTATATCTTTTGAAGATGATACTATTAATATCAAGATAAAAAAGATTTAATATACTATATTTTTCAAAATCCTCTTTACAAAACTTTACACATGTGTTAATATGATGTCAACAGATAATATATGTTTCTATTGTGAGGTGATTGATTTGTATTTTCGTTTGTATCATTTCAACAGTGGTTGGGTTAATGTGCGTAAAGCTATTAAATTTCTGACTAAGAGTGGTAATTGTAGTTATATGGGTGTTGAGTTTTATCCTGATGGTAGTTTTACTGTTTGTGTTTGTTTCATGGAGGATGGTGTCAATGTGTAGTGTGTGATTACAGTGATGACTTTATATTAAAAGCGTTGAGGTGGTATTATCCACGAACTAAATTTTTTATTTCTGAGAATGGAGTTTTAATGGGTAAAGACTTTATGTTTGATGGTATCTATAATGTTTTTACTGTTTCAGATGATATGAAGGAGAAAGCAATAGTATATTATGGGGATAGACAGAAACATAAAGATTGAGAGTTCTTATATTTTTAATGAAAAGTATTATATTAGGGTTTTTGTTATAGTAGATGATTTTAATTCTATTACTGTTGATGGGTTAGATGATATAGTTCATAAAGTTTTAGATAATCATCACAGAGGTAAATTTCCATATACTATTACACCTGTTTGTGTTGGTAGTGAGGATTTTCTCTTTTCATTAGATTATTACATTAGGGTTTCATATAATAATGAATTGTCTGATAATACTAGTTCAAATGTTTGTGATGTTGGTTATAGTATTCATGTAGTGTATGTTCAATGGTTTAAGTGGTATATTACATTTAAGGATATTTTTAAGCCAGATGATTTAAGTCATTTTTTGGTAGGTCATATTGGTGATGGTGTATTTTTCAAAGGTTTACGTAAGTTAGTTAATTTTATTAAAAGGTAGATTTAAAAGGAGATTTTATTATGGATAAATTTTGTGATGTAAGAGTAGTTTCTATGGTTAATTATTTTGCTTTACCAACTTCTTCATTATGTTGTCGTGTTGTAGGTGATAAACTAAAAGTTGTAATATGTGATGAGGGTTTATATGCTGGCATGCCACGTCCTAGTGGTGGTTTCATTAACAACAATAATTCTTATCGTTACATTGAAGCTACGCTTGATACTAAAGGTGAGGTTGTTGAGTTTGAGGGGTATATTAACACTGGGTATGGTTTTGAGTATTTTGAAAAAGATTCTATTTATGCATTGGGCGCCATCACCAAAGAGCCTAAGGTTAATACAACAACTATAAAGAATTTTATTAAAGAGTAGTGGTATTTTTTTTAAAAGGTAGATTAAAAGGAGATTTTATTATGTTTAAGTGTTCATTTTACAATGATGATGGTTCTGTTAGAGAGTGGGTTTATATTGTTCTTTCTATCGCATTTTTGTTTGTTGTTATTGGTGGTTATCGGTTCATACTTGCTGACAATCCACCTCCTGAAAAGATTTTATCTCAACAGTATACTAATGTTTTAGGTAAGAATTTAAACTTAGATGACAGCTTATATTATGCTAGTTATGGTTTTACTAAGGATGCAACTACTAAAGGTGTGTCTAAGTTTAGAGATGTTGATTTAGATTGGAAAAAGATTGATGCTAAGGATTTACCTACAGAGGTTAAATCTCATTTATCTCAGTCAGATGTTGATTTAACTGTTTATGTTGCTGATGTTGATGAATCTTTAATTAAGGGTATTACTGATGTTAAGCATTATGTTCTTGTTAGACATTTTAATGAAAACAATTCTGATAGATTAAGTGGTGTATATACTGTGGTTAAATTAAAAGATGGTGGGGTTAAAGTGTTTACACTAGATGATGCTATTCGCTTTATTACAGCTCATTTAGTTACTAAAGGTAGTAAATAGCATGAGAAAGTATATTAAAAAACCTGTAACTGTAGAAGCTTTTCAGTTTTTCTATAATGACGATGCATCTACTGAAATACTAAAGACAGAGGTTGGTATCGATAATTGTTTCTATGATTGTGATGGTAAACTCTTTTTACGTACCTTAGAGGGTGCTGTGGTTGTTAGAGATGGTGACTATATCATTAAAGGTGTTAAGGGTGAGTTTTATTCTTGTCGTAAAGATATTTTTTATAAAACATATTATTCTGATGATGTCGTAATTAAATATGTTGTGCATTTAGAAAAGTATGATGTATTTTCACCTATGTTCTTTGATACATTTGAAGATGCTGTTTCTTGGGGTAGAGCAGTATTTGAAAAATATAAGGACATTAATGATTGTGAAATTTTCTTATATCAAAGTTTCAATCATCTAGTAGATGATACAATGACAACTTTTTATGTTTCTAAGTGTAAAGAATATATTCCTTATGTATGGGATGAAGATATCTTAAATCATTTACAGGTTGATGTAGATGATAATAGGGAGTGCTGTTGTATTGCTGATTATACAACAGCTGAGGAAGAAAAAGATTTAGGATTAATTGTTAACGAAGCTATTAGGGGTTGGGTATTCAAGCATAATCTGATTGATAGGGTATGGGGTTATGATATTGAATACGATACAACAGTTTCTGTTCCAATTAAAGAATAGGTATATTTAAAGAGGTAGTATTATCACTACCTCTTTTTATTTTACTTTACACTTCTTTACATATGTGTTATCATTTAGTTGTAGATATTCCATTGTATTTTGTGTGAGGTAGGTTAATATGAAATTGAAAAACTATAAGGTTTTAGATGGCTATCTTGTTGTTAATGATACAATTTATTTTTATTTAGGTTCTTTACGAGGAATTCGTTTAGATGATAGCTACTTAAAATTAGATAAAGAGTCATGGGTAGGTGAATGGTTTAGTTTGATTGATTTTGATGGTGATATATCTGATTTAATTAGATTTGTTGATAGCACTAACAATCTTATCAAAGATGCTAAGTCTAAGGATTATTTAATTATTGAATGGGGAATATTTTTCTTTATTATGTTGTTTGTAGTTGTTGTTTCTTGCTTTGTTGGTATGGTTATTGGTGTTAGTTGTGGATTACATATATGAATATGAACATTGATGTGGATAGTTTTGATTCGAGTAGCTTGTTCTACAAAGATAAAATTAAGAGTTATTCATTAGATTATATCAGTTATAATCATATGTTTTTATTAAAATTGTATTATGACATGAGTGATGATGAGATAGCTAGATATATGTATTTTTATGGTGATGGGTATTAAGAGGAGATTTATTATGTATAATAGAGATGATTTTTATGTTGATAATAATTATAGTTACTTCATTGTTTTTGGGGATAAAGTTTTTAGTATAGATGAAGTCAAGGACATATATCTACGTGGTGAGGCTATGTATATTGAGATGTCTGATGGGACTAAGGAATATTTTGATATTGTTGTTAATGTAGTTAACATTCCTATTTTACTTGATTTCATTAAAGAGTTTAAAGTTGCTAAAACAATGAGTAAAAAGTCTAAAGAGTGTATGTATGAGCGTTCATTTCGTCATTATGCTTTCTATGTGTTTCTAGTACTAGTCATTTTATTTAGTTTTTTGTTTTTCTTAACTAAATAGGGGAGTAGTGATATGAGTTTTACTAAAGATAGCTTTGGCTTTAGAGATGATTATTTCTATTATCAAGCTAGTTATATTGGTGGTAGATTTGATTCACCTGAGTTACGTTCTTTTAAGGGTGTTTATCAAGTTACAGATATGTCACATCTAAGTTTAGGAACTAACACATATGGGACTATATTATCTATTTTTGTGTATGACAGATATAGTATGGATGATGTTAGTGTTAGAAGTTTTTATCTAGATGACTATAAAGAGAATAGAGCGTTTTATGATATATTAGTACATAATGTTAATACACGTATTAAGTATTACAAGAATGGGATTGAAGATGGGGATTCTTGTTTTGTTGGCAAGATGTTCGCATTACTTCTTATATTGTTTATAGTATTTGTGGTTTATATGTGTGGAATATCTTAATAATATTACATAACAATATTAAACTTTACAATTCAATACATATATGGTATTATTTAAGTAAGATATAGTGATTGTATCTAAAACACTGTATGAGTGTATTATAGTATACAGCTTTATAGTGGGAATGGGTTTGTTATATTAGGCATAAGAGTGGTACATTATACTTTTTACAAACTTTGTTTTATATAACTTATTTTGATGGTGATGGCTCATATCCTAGTGTAAGGTTGTGTAATGTTTTACATTGTACTTATTTATGTCTTTTTATTTTATAGAAAGCTAACACTATTAGAATACATCAATCGATACATTCACTATATCGAATATTATTAATTTAGTTTTCAAATATTACTTTACATAGTATTACTAAACAATACAAAGTGATACAAAACAAAGTATTTTTTATAGAGGGGTATATACATATGGATTATTACATTAAAGAGTTTTTAAAGACTAATAAATTAGAAGTAGGTGTACCATTTAAGGTTAAGGAACTTAGACGTTTAGTGATAGTTGATGAGGATGGTTCTTTTAAGTATGAAGATAGTGGTGAGGTATTAGTATTAGGGGATGTATTTAGTATTCTAAGTGGTGCTTATCATGTAGAGTTAGCTAACACTAAGTATAATTGTGGTGATACTTATTATTTTGTATCTGATGCATACAATGTTAAGTCAGCTACATGGGGAGATAACATTTATGATTATGCTTTATTGAGTATGGGTAATGTATTCAATGCACGATTTGAGGCTGAGAATCATAAAGAAGAAATTCTTAATAAGTGTAGAGAGATTAACACTAAAGATACTAAGGTAGTAACTAAGAAAGATATTACTGAAGTGTTAAATGATAATGTGAATGTGTTGTCTGATAAAGTTAAAGGCTTAGGTGATACAGCTACATTGTTAAATAAAAAGCTTAAAGATGGTGTAAGTGGTACGGCATTGTCTATCGATAAAGATAGCATTGATAGTGGCAAGTATAAAGGCTATACATTACATAATGGGGTTAAAAAAGACTTTGATATTAATGCAACTAGTTTAGGTGAGGCTATTCGTGAAGCATTAAAGAAAAGCTTTAAATAATATAGGTAATATTAGTTAATATAGGTAGGTGAGTGTGGTATGTTAGAGAATACAATTAAGATGTTAGTTAATATGTTAGATTATTATTATAAAGATAATCTAATTGATGGTGTGAGTACTGATACTAGTGGTAGTAATTATGTTATGTCTGTTGATTATTCTTTAGAGAGTGCTAAGTGTACATTAACAGATGGAACTATGACGATGGATGCTACTCTATACTATAATGATAGAGTATGTAACTTGTATATTAGGAATTATACAGAGGGATATAATACTTCTACATTAGATACTATTATTCAAGGTATTTGTCATTATGAAGAAGTGTTACAACGTGAGAGTGATATTGAGGTTAATGTAACACTTATTTAGTATAGGTGATACTATACAAAAGATAATTATGTGAGATAAGGTGATTTATTTATGGGTTTGATTCAATTCAAGTTGCGGAGTGGTGCTTTACAAAAGGTAATACAGAAACGTATGATTTCTATCAGTGAGTTATCTAGGTTGAGTGGCGTAAGTCGTCCAGCTTTGTATAGCTTAATTAATGAAAATGTAAATTATGTTCGTATTAGTACCTGTAGGAAAGTAGCAGAAGCACTTAAAGTTGATGTAGATACATTATTTGAGGTAGCTAGTGATACAGCTACAGAAGAAGTTAAATAGATGGAAAGATTTTATAGTTTAGATATCAAGACACAGTATGTGTTACAAGATAGTGTTAGAAAGGATAGCTTTAAGAGTATAACAACTGTTGATGGTGTTCAGTGGTTGTTATGGACTTTCTATCATTGGGGTATTAAGTATTTAACATATGATACAGTTAAGGGGTTACAATTATTTCATGGTAGACCTGTGTATGATGTAAGTACTAAAAGATGGTATGGTACTAAAGTAGTAAAAACAGAGACTGTAGAAGATACTACTGGTACAAGTGGTGAAGTTCATAGTGAGGGTGGTATTCATGGAGATGGTACTGTTAGTTCTGGTATTCATAATGGGACTAATGAAGTTGAAAGAGGAAACATCACTAATGAAGTTCATAGTGATATTCTTCCTGTGGATAATCATAATGGCGAAGATTTAGAGAGAGGTAATACAAATGACAATGGACATGGTAGTAACAATCATTCTAATGGGGATGGGACTAACATTCATGACAATGACAGAGAATTGGATGGGGCGAATACTCATAGCATTTCTATTGATGGTGGTGTACAACCTGTTATTTTAGGTGCTAATATACGTGAGGTAGTAGAGTATACTGACAAAGGGAATGTACCTAAAGACATGTCTTTCTATTTACATTCGTTGATTTCTAGTGTATTTGAGTTGTCTGAGGGTATGGCTATAGAGTTAACTACACAAGCTATTGAAGATGATGTAACTAGTAAAAAATTAACAGATGGTGCTGTAGTAGAAGTATCTAATAATGGGGTGACATGGTTTAAGCGTTATTTTAAATCGATTGAGCCTAACTTGTCTACTAAGTATTGTGTATATGGTGGTGGACGTACAAAAGATACAGTACGAGATATGGCTGATGTAGAATATTATCAGTATATGAGGTATACAGATACTACACATACTGATATGAGTACGACTAGTGTATGTGCTAATGGGTGTGGTAATTGTAACAGTACTACAGTTAAATTTGAGGGTGTGAGGAATACAGTAGATGGGAGAGTTGTTTTTGCTGATAGGGGTAGTTTAAATAGATAGGATATCTATAGTAGATATAATATAAAGGTTATGGGTAGTAGTAAGAGTTGTAGTAATAAAAATACTAAAGATGAGATTAGGTATCTTCCAGAAAACATTGTTAAGGTGTCGATTGATATGGGTGAATATCTAAGGCTTAAAGAAGTAGAGAAAGAGTGTGTAGGTCTTAGGAAAGATATATTAGCATATAAAACAGATTCTATTTTTGTAGAAGAGCATGAAGTGTGTTATGAGCGATTACATGAAAACTTATACAATGAGTTAGAAGTATTGTATACTAAGTATCGTGGTTCTGCTATATGGAATTTAGATATTACATTATGTGGTGTTATAGCTTTCTTTGTTAGAAAGTACTTAGAGGGTAGTCCTGAAGCATTTGATTACGATGAGGATACTAGGTTAAGATATAATACCTTAGTACATGCAGTTACATCATTAGAATATTTTTTTGATAAATCTACTAGTGAAGATAACTTAAATGAGGAAGATAGGGAATTAGTATTAGAAGCTTTATCTGAGTTGAGAGAGTACTGGTTCTCTATGTGGACATAGAGATTTACTGTGAGAGGATTGAGATATATGCGTTATGTTTTATTGGGATTTATTCTATTGACTTCTCTTTTTATAGGTGGTTGTGGTGATTGCTTTGTTGGGTGTGGTGATACATCAGTCAAAAATCAACCATCATTATCTGCTAGTAGGGAAGAAAAATTAAACTATTATATTACTAGTCAAAGTGATAGTTTAATTGAACAGAATAAAGATTCAGATGTGTTTAGTCATAGATATACTGCTAATGAACTTGGTACTAGTGATTATTTACCTAAGACTTTTGAATATATGGATAGTAAAGGGTATAAGGTAGATTCTATTAGACATGATGATAATACTGCATTATATTTTGTTTCTAAGACAATGTATTTTATTAGCAATGCTAACAAAGGTGTCACCGTGACGTATAGGAAGAAATGATACATAAAATACTAAAGAAAATATGTAAGTGGCTTATGTACGAGAGTATACAGTAACGCATATTATTTATAGGAAGTAGTTATATGGATAAAAAGGTTATCATTAAATCTATAGTGTTTATATTATTTTTTGCTGTTTACTGTTTTGTAGATAGCAGACGATAATCATTTAAAAGGGGATTAAATATATGGTAGTATGTTCTGTAAAAGACTTAATAAATGAATTATTAGAGACATCGTGTTATGTTGATGATACAGTAGAAGTTGTCAATGCTGTAGGTACACCATATCAAATTGCTAAGGTAGTTAATAAAGATGGTATTGTGACATTGGTGTTAGATGATGAGTAGATTTCTATGTGAATTTAATTTTCAACAAATATTAGGCAGGCATTTATTTAAGAAGTATGTGTGTGTTCCTAATGTATCTATGTATGAATACAGAAATGGTGAATATGAAGCCGACTTTCTGTATTTTAATTTAAAGACACTACATCTAACAGAGGTTGAGATTAAGTTATCTTTACGAGATTTCTTAAATGATTTCAAAAAGAAACGATATCATGATAGTAAGGAAGTCATGTATTTGTATTATTGTATGCCTAGTGAGATGTATTATGATAATCAAGAGTTGATTGATTCTAAGTTAGGTGACGCTGGTCTAATATTGATTAATGGTGTAGATACTGACACAGAAGATGGTGCGTTCTACGAATTTGATTGTTATAAGAAACGTGCTAAGAAACGCAAAGGTGTTTCTAAGTTATCAATCGATAGAGCAATGTATTATATGCGTATAGGTTGTATGAAGTGGATAATCAAATAAAAGGGGGTTATATTATGGCAACAATAGAAAACAAACGATTTACTAAGTTTAGATTACAGTTAGAATTATTGGCATCACATACAAGTTACAATCCTGAGGATTTAGTATTCAAATATTACTTTAAAGGTGTAACATTACCTACAACTAATTATGGTGATATTATATTACATGAAGTACGATATAGGTTATGCGATTATTTCGTGATTGAATACTATGTAGGGAATGTACGACTTGTTGATACATATGATTTAAAGGTTAGTGGTGATTTAGAGTGTAATAATATCATCGAAGAAGTTGTACAGTGTATAAGTGATGTTATCGATTGTGTAACGATAAACTTTAAAGACAGAACTGTTGCTAATGACTTTATGAATGAGTATCTCAGTAATTCTATTGATGATAAAGAAGATACTATTCTGTATCATTATAGTGGGAGTGATTTCTTAGTAGTATATACAAAAGATTTTAACAATAGAAATGCATATCGTATTAATAAGTACTTTGTAGAGAATTTAGTGGATACTAAACTATTAAATGATACTAATATTAAGAATTTTAATCTTATTAAACATTATACAGATGTAGTATATAGTGATAAAGATACAGAGGTTGCGTATTATTAATTTATAGTAGAAGGGGTTTATAATATAGTGTGTATTCATAGGGATGTAGAGCATAGGACACGTTCATATACAGATAATAATGAAGTAATTAGTACACATAGAGAAGTGCTAAAAGATTTAGAGTATATATGGGGTTGTTACCCAGAGTTACGTTTAGGGCAATTACTATGTTATATTGCATCTGAGGTATTGGGTACATCTGACCCATTCTATTTAGAGGATAGTAAGTATCAAACATTTAGGGATACTGTAGAAGATAGGTATAGTGATGTATGAAAGATAAAGATAGCAGTTGGTTAGATATATTTAAATACACGTACTTTGTACTACAGTTGAAAATAGAAGTATTTCTATTAAATCGTTTGATTGGTAGTTCTACTGGTTTATATCAACAATGTATTAATAGGGGTGTATTAAAGTTTCTAGATGCATATGAGCGAGCGAATGAAGGTAACTATGAAAAGTTCTTAAAGTCTGTTGAAAAATCAGTTGAGGATTCAGATGATAAAAGCTTTAAGGATTATTCTGAGGTATACCTAAATGGGTTTAAAGCACATTATAATGTAGAAAGAAATATGCGTGTTATAGCTACTAATGAATTAAAGAAACAAACAGAGGAGTTAAAGTGTAATGAGTATATTATTTAAACGTGGTGTAGTTGTGTTTTCAGTGTTGACTTTGTTGGGTACTACATACGTAGGTGCTATTAGTACTGCTAGACCTGTTGTTATTAGTAGACCACCTGTTGTTAGGTCTACACCTGTTACAAAACCAGTAACTAAGTCTAATACACCAAAGAGTTCTACAACAAAGAGTAGGGATACTAAATCTTCCACAGAGAGTAAGTCATCTAGTGTAACAAATAACTATTACACTACTAATAAGGGTGGTGGATTCTTTGATAGTTTCACTGGTGCTTTTGCTGGAACGTGGTTCTATCATACGTTATTTGGTAATAATGATAGCAGTAGTTCTAATGTTAATACTGAAGCTACACAAGAAAATACGGATGGTGGAGATACAGAAGAGGTATTTAGCCTTAGTTATTGGATTACTAATAATTTAGAATATCTTAAAAACTTATTATTTGGTGTTAAGTAGGTAGGTACTATGTTACAAAATCTAAAGAATAGGGAATACATACAAAAGCTATTAAACGCTGAGAGTTGTGATAGAGTACATGATTTATGGTGGGATAAGCCAGATGGTTTATTTATTAAGCGTGTAGACAACTATATTTGAAGATGCTGTGGGTGATTCCACTAATACTCATAAGAGATACATATATCAATGTGTAGATGGTAAGTATTATGAGTATTCCTATTGGGAAGATTATTTTGGTGATACTGATTGCTATAGATTTAGAGAGGTTGTAAGGCAACCTGTTGTGGTTTATGAATGGGAGTAAAATATGATTAATGTACAAAAAGAAGCATTAGGTATTGTAAGAGCTTTGTTAATTGGTAGTTGTGGTTATACAAGTGATGTTGTTGCTGAAGATAAGATGTTTGTAGTATGGTCATGCAAAACATTACAAAATTGGAAAGCTATTGTAGGTGGTACTGATATTAAAGAGTTAATAGAAGTAACCTATAATGGTGATAAAAAAGAAGCATATGTAGATGTGTATGATAAGAAATTAAATGTAGCTATTCCTTATGACTGTGGTATGAGTAAAAATGTATAGTATTAGTATTCAGCCGCCGATTATAGCTATGCTAGTTCTTATATTTTTAATGTTATTAGATGTGTTAGTAGGGATATATCTTTGGGATACTGTTACATTATTAAGACGTGGTGTATGTATAAAAGATGTTTTAACATATATTGTTAAATTGTTATTATATGTAACGGTTTATCTGTTTATAACATTAAACGTGGTACTAATATATGCTAACTTAAAATAGAATATTGGTATAAAAGATTTTTATGGGGATAATACAAACAACTAAAAAAGTTTGTATTATCTCTTTTTTATTATATTTAGTATACTATATGTGTAATAGTATTTCTTATAGGAGGTTAATAATGGTAACACAATATTTTAACGCTGATGTTATTACAGCAGAAGAGTATATTGGTTATGTACGTACTATCTTTCAATTACAATCTGCTATTAATATGGTGGGTTTAGATGGTGGTATTCAAGTTGTTAATAATAGATTACGTTTCTATAATGCAGAAGATGAAGATATCACACCTGAATATAAAGATTTGAAAAAGTTGGGTGTGAATACTAATCTTCTACTTAAACATAATAATGCTATTTCTGATTGTGTTGTACACTTAGAAACAACTGTAAAGGAATTGTATGATAAGGTATGTCATGCTGTTGTTAGTGATTATGGTAATATAGCTAGATACTATCGTGCCAATGAAGATAAAAATTTAGTGCCTAGTTTCGTGTATTTACGTGAGTTCGATAATCAGGATGAATCTGATAAAGTTAAACTGTTGTATGAGTATCAATATTTGTATGACTATATTAATAATTTATGTAATATGAATACTAATAGAGGTATGGATGATATTATTAAGACACAGTATGATGTACATAGGGATTGTGTTAATTTTGTCATAGAACATACTAGTATAGATGCAGTCACTCCGTGTACTATTGTTAGAGATAATATAGCTATTCGATTGTTACCTACAGTTGTGTTTAGTGGTTCTCATAAAATTAAAGTTAGGGATGTGTTGAATAATGTCGATACAGTTATTCGATACTTGATTAGATTACATTCTGATTCATTTAAAGTTGCTTATGATGGTTTAATTCGCACAGATTCTAAGTCTTTTGATAAGGTAGGGTTTAAACAGATTAATTATGTTACAGAGGGTAATGGTTTTGTAGTATTTGGTGATAATGTATTTTCTGTGCATGTTGATAGTGATAGAGTTAAACATTTAGTCAATCAATTAAATTATGTGCATAAAGTCGATTGTTTTATTAAGGCTATTGAAGGTCATCAGTACCTATTAAATACACCTATTATTGATAACTATGTGACAGTTGCTAGTGCTATACAGTCTTATTTACAATATCAATATGAAAGTGTTGTGGGTTATAGTGGATATACTAAATACATGCCGTATGTGTGTTTGTTGTTATCCGCTACTAGTGTGAGTTCTGTTGGTTATGCACATATTCATCAGAGTGTTAATATGCATTTAATTCATTATCGTAGTTTTATGGTTGATACGGATAATAGTGATAGGTTAGATATGTTGTTGTCTTATATTGATTTTTGTAAAGATAACTATAATTCTGATTTTACGTGGAACAACGATAGACATGTTATGGTAGTTCATCACAAGCATAAAGAAGATGAAGTTCTTCAATTACTGAATTATATTGATGACAATTCTATTGGTATACGTTTAGATGTAGATGATGTAGTAGATTTACTAAAACTATCTAGAGGTTTAGTAAAGAGTTTCTATAATACATTAAATGCTGATAAAGATGTTGTATTTATTGATGCTTTGAATGGGTTTAGAATGATTTCAGATATTGCTAAATCTAAAGACGATACATACATTAGATTAGATTATGAGATTGATAAATATCTTAATTGCAATACTAATTATATGGGGACTATTAATAGTGACTCTTTATTAACATGTTCTGATATGGTGTTTCCTTTAGATGGTGTACGTTATTATACTAAGGATGTAAGTAACTATAAACCTATAGTATCTATAGTTGAGAAACGATATAAAGGGATGAGAGTTGTATTACGTCTTATACTTGATAAATTGTATGGTATCTTTAGTGAGATTAAGGCTAGGGACATTAAAACAGTATCTATTGGTGTAGAGGATTTCAAAGATTATAGTAACTTATCATTCATTGTTAAAACATATGATGGTAGGGTTGAAACATATCCATTACATGTTACTGATATGTTTAGCTATGCTGTGTATAGTCTATTTCATGAGGATAGTGGGTATCAGATATATGATGCTACATTAAAGGAAGTATATGATATTCTATCTGAAGTCAAGGATATGATGGTAACTAGTTTTAATTTCATTGATTTTGATGAAGATATTTTTGTAGTAGTTGATAGTTTACGTACATTGTCTATAATAGCAGATAATTCATGTGATAAAAAAGAGGTAGAAAAAATGAAAGTAGTACATACTAAAGAAACAAAGCTAGTACGTTCTAGTGAATCTAGAAATCTTATGTTAGCTAAAGACTTAGCAATGGAATTTATTGATAGTGGGTATGATGTTATCATGAAAGATGGTGATGATTTAGTAGTGTATTCTAGTACAGATAATAGCTTGCAAGAATATGTACCTAAGTCTTTACACAATGTTTTCTATGACGTAGATAAGTTAGACTTATTACCATTGACATATTACGTGTATATGTGTAAATAGTTGAGAGGGGATTAGATTATGATATACAATACAGAAGAGATACGATTAACAGCAGAAGAGTATGTAAGATGTATAGAATTATTCTATGTGTTGAAACATAAGGGAAATAGTTATGGTTATAATTCTAAGATTACATCTATTGAGGAGATGGGCATAGATTTTGAAGGGGATTTCTTTAATTTTGATTTAAGTGAGGGTATCGTTGAGCAGTTTGAAATGTTGTCTAACATGACGATTAAATCTGTGTTAGATAAGTTACGTTTTATCATGACTCATGCTATCTACAGTTTATATGAGGTACAGGAGTTATTAAAACAGAATAAAACAGCATATCGGTTATGCCCTAATTTTACTCTTAATGCATATTTAGAGGGGAATGTATTTAAGAATGTTCTTAACTACCTATTAGAGTGTCATAGATTATATAATTACTTTGTATATGGTGATTATTTTAATTGTTGTATTCGATATGTACATGATGACTTTAAAAATCCATTTCATATGTACAATAATAAGGGTGAGGACGTACCGTTGTTATCACCTGTGATTCAACATGTAGCATTTACAACTAATAAAGAAATAGCTGTACATGAGGTTATGGAGAACCTACATGCGGTTATGTTTATGTTATCTAAGTTACATCTTGATAAACTCAAATTGTTACGTAAAACCTATCAAGATGCATTAGAACTTAATGGTGGAGGGTTTCATACTCGTGTTAAATATAATGACAAAGAACATGTAGGGTTGATTAATACAATGTATATCAATCTGCCTAAAGATATTAAGAGTGAAGATGTAGAACATATCGATACTGTTAGATTGGTTAAAGACGTAGTTGATGCAATTACTATAGGTGTAAGTTGTAATTATTCTTGTGAAAAATCTAAATTAACTGTGTTTGATATCGTAAGTGCTATCGTATGTCATTCAGATATATTATTACGTGATACATATGGGAATGGGTATACAAATTATGATGCAACTACTAAAGTATTCTTAGACAAGATGGGATGTACCAATCTTAGTAAACATATCTCACAAGCTATGATGTTGTATATTATTTATTACTATAGATATAAAATTAGGAATGATACATATCTTCGACTAGAGCGATTGAAACATTCATTAGAGTTTGAGAATGGAACAGTTGATACTGATGTAGAATGTAAAAATGGGCATATATTTCTTAATCGTAGATACGCTGAGAGAGAAGAATTAATAGGGAGTATTATTAATTTTGATACATTACCGATTAAATCATCTGATTACAATAAGGTTATCCCTAGTGTATTGGTTATGATGTTAGATACATTAAAGGTTGTCGGTTCTACATGGTATTATCACGCAAGATTTACTACACCAATGCATATGGTTCAACTTATGTATGAATTACGATATGAGAAGTATGATAACTTATTCTGTGAGTATTATACAAGTAGCGATACATTTAAGTTAATGCCAGATACATATTGTAGTAATAGTGACGATGACATACCTATTACTTGGTATCATTGTGGGAATACAGTATTACCTACATATGGAACATATGATATAAATACTATTTTAAAAGATACTGTATTTATTAATAGTGGGTATCTCACAGAGGCTAGAATGGGTTTAATCACTTTGTTGAGAGTGGTTGACGATACACTACATGATATCACTAAAGAGGTTGATAGTTTAGAGTTACGATATAATATGTCTGACTATAATTACAATATGGAGTTTCATATTACATTTACAGATGGTGAGACAGTGGTTAGATATACTGAGTTTAACCTAGCAGATTTCTATTATCTATATGGGTTATTATTATATTGTGAGAGTGTTGGTTGGAAATCTTCTTTATTTAATTATAAGATGGATATATACTCTTTAAAAACAATAATTAAAGATATGGCTTATAGAATTAATGCAGTTGCTAAAGAATTCTATACATATAGTGAAGATTTTATTGATAGTGATGTGTATAATATCTTGGAATCAGTTATGAGTCATGCTAAGGGGTATAAAAAGAGTAATGGTAATGATGGTAGTATTATGAAAGAGTTGAAGGATTCTTTGGGTGTTAATACTATTGACCCTGTTGTTGAGGTATTAACTAAATATAGTAATGAAGTTGATGTTAAATATATAGCAAGGGTATTATCTAATGAGTTCATGCTTAATGGCTATGATTATATTGTTGTAAAAGATGATAAGATGAAAGTATACTCTACAGATGGGAGTAAGTGTCAGGTCATTGCTAAACCATTACATCGGTTCTTCTATAATGCTGATACGATTGATAAGTTACCTTTGTTGTATTATTTAATTGATTAGGTGTACTATGGATGGTGTTAATGCTATATTAAATTATGCATATGGTGTATATTCTATACTAGGGATTTCATTATATGTGTTTGTTGTATTGTTAATCAGTGTTGTGTGTGGTATTAGTAAGTCATATCAGTTAGATGAGTTTTGTAAAGTATATGCTAGGGTGTCTATACTGTTATCATTAGCATTTGTTGTTATCGTATCTATTATTAATACCATATCATTTATATTAGAGTAGCATTAGGGGGAGTGTATGGATAGTATTTCTACAAGTGTGTCAGATGTATTACAGCACTTAGGTATTGAGTACATTAGACGTGATGAACATAATAATTACTATATGGTAACAGATGAAGGTGAAAAGATTTCATGTGATGAATTCTTTAGGGTTGTTTGTATGCATGTGTTACAGGATAGTAATGAGATGTATGTAGATAAGAAATAGTTTAAAGAGGTAGTTAAAATCTACCTCTTTTTTATTTAACACTTTACAATACTTTACACATATGTTATACTATATATGTACCAGATAGGTGGTAAATATATTGTCTTTCAAAAGGAGAAACAAAAATGGAAATGTTAGCAATGTTAAGTGGATTACCTTGTATCTTAGTTATTGTATGGGGTTTAGCATATGTATGGTTTATTTCAAAAGGATATACACCTACTAAGTGGTATAAATTAATTGGTATCATTTTAGTGGTATTATCTATACTAGATGTTTTCATTGTTAATGCAGATTTATATCCTAAGTATTAATTTACTTAGGATATATTGAAAGGAGATATAAAATGATTATAGTAGCTTTCATTATTGTTGTAGTTATGGTTTACATAACTATGATTGGTAGTAAAATTCATGAAGAGTGCGATAGATATGATTCTATTAAGACATATAACACTCTTAAAAATGATAAAGAGTTTCTTAAAAAGATTGGGGGTTAATTATGTTTTTACCTGTAATTGGTTTGTGTGTGTTGTTGTTACTTATTTATGTAGCAGTAACATTGTTTAAGATTAGAAAGAATTATCACTTTAAGGATGCTAGTCATTTTGAGGTGGTATCGGTTGAGCGGGATACGAATTTAATTCCTTTCATTGTAGACTTTGTTGGTAAGCTAGTATTACCTATGGCTATTCTAACAGTAGAAAGCTATACATGGTGTGCTATTCTTTTGTTTGTTTTTGTTATCTTTGGGTTCTATTCTATTAGGGTAGATATGAATTTCTTGTATGCGTTAATCTTTAATGTGTATAAAGTTAAAACAGAAGATGGAATTGTATATACTGTTTTTTCTTTTGAAGATATTGAGTATATTACTAGTGGTAAATACTTAGAGGTAGGCAATGGGGTTCTCTTATACAGATGAAGTAAATACTAGGCATCATATTGTTAATAGTGAGATAACAAGACCGTATCTTGTTAAGGCATTAGATATAGATGATGCTACAAAAGAATATATGGGTTTCTATTATGGGTATGTCATTAAGCATAGTCATTTTACTGATGAGCGTAAGGATTATCTGTTACTCATAGATGAAGCTACGCTACAGAAAGATGCTAGTGTGTCTAGGGTAGAGATTGATTATAATACGATTAGGCAGTCTACTGGTGTGTTAGATAGTAATGGTAGATTGTTATTTGTTGGTGATATCATTTCTTTTGTTAACAGGGATGATGTTAAATATATTATTGTTAAGGGTTGCAATGGTTTTTGTTATATGGATATAGATAACAAAGATAAAACAAAGATTCCTTTGATGTGTAATAAGTATAAAGATAATGTTAATACAGATATTGTATATGTGGAGGGTTAATATGTCAGTTGAGTTAATTACAGCACAAATCAGTACATTAGAAGAGAGAATTAAGGTTTCAAAACAATTATTATCTAAAATTGATAATTTAAGTGATACAGATACAAATGCAATGAAGAAACAAATTAATGATTGCATTGTGAGTTTTGAGGTTTTGAATTTCTTGTTAATGGAGCGTCAAGTGATTGAAACAAAAGAGGAAGAACTTAATTCTGTACTAAATACAGCAGAAGATGTAGAAGTTCCTACACAGACCGTTGGGTTAGATGGTGATATCGTTGAATAGCTTAGCGTTAAGTATTATAGGTGGTTTTGTCTTAATCATACCAACAGTGTTGTTTCTATACGTTATGATTCAATTATTGTTTAGGGTATTAAGGAATGATATAATATTTTCTAAGGGGTTCATGCATTTATTAATTGTGTATGGTATCATATTTAGTATTTGTTTCGTTGGTGCATATGTTGTGTACATATGCAACTGAAAGGTGTTGTAATGGCAAGTAAAGATTACATTTTTAAGATGCTAGCCGCTAGTTCTCATAGTAAGGATGCTAGGGAAGAACATGATTTCAACAGAGCCTAGTGCTGTTGATGACTTGTTGCGTTATGTAGATTTACAGCATAAAGTTACTGAGCCTAGTTGTGGTAATGGTAATATTGCTAATGTATTGCTTTCTCATGGACATGAGGTTGATGCTTATGATTTAATTGATAGGGGTTTTGGTTATACAAAAGACTTCTTATCTGATAATACTCAAATTGAGGGTGATATCGTAATGAACCCACCATATAAATACGCTATGGAGCATGTATCACATGGTATGAGTATTTTAAAAGAAGGTGGTAAACTTTGTGCCTTTCTTAAAGTACAGTTTCTTGAAAGTCAAAAACGTAAACCTTTGTTTGATGCATATCCTTTAAAATATATGTATGTGTTCAGAAAACGTACAAATTCTTATCGCAATGATGATAGGTCTTTAGGTGGTAGTGCTGTGTGCTATTGTTGGTACGTGTGGGAGAAAGGTTACACAGGCGAACCGACAATTAGATGGATTGATTAGATAATTAAGTATTTGTATATGTGTAACATTTGATTTTGTGTTATAATAATATACAAATACTTTTTATTTTAAGAGGAGATTAATAAAGTGGATAGATATGGACGTGTAATTTACGATAAGAACTTTCATACTAAGAATTTCATTCTGCATTATAAAAATCTAATAGATGTAGATAAATTTAAAGCAGATAGGGTATCATATGGTAAGCGTATAGATACATTATCTAAACAGTTATCAGAGATTGATATGGGTAAGAATATTTTATTTATCGGTAGTCATGATATTCATCGTGAGTTATTTTTAGCTATGTTAAGTCGGTTTGAAACATTACAATCGTATTACTATTGTAGTATGATGCAACTACATGATATATTTTGGGGTAATAGAGGTAGTGAAAATACTCATTTAATGGATGAGGATAAGATGTATTCACTACAGGATATTACAGAACGTGTATTGTGTGTATATATCAATCGTGAGATGATTCCTACACGTAATGCTAGTGTAGTTGGTACTGTTATCACTAATCGGTGTATGTTACCTAATAAAGTAAATTGGTTATATTTTCATGGTTTCACATCTGATATGTTAGATAGGGATGGTTATAAATCTATCTATGATTTGTTTAAGTCAGGTGATAGTTTTACTATTATTGATTTAAATAAAGATATGCCAAACTTGTTTAGTAGTGAAACAAAGACTGTTAAGTCGACTACTAAAAAGCGTAAAAGTGTTAAGACAGAAGAGGTTGCAGAGACTTCCAACAATGTTTCTGATTTATATTGATAAGGGAGTGGTTTAATGAGAAACGTAATATATTCATGTCTATCTAAGTCAGACCCTTATTATGTGGATTATCTTAGAATCTTTGAAGAGGAAGCTGATAATTATAAGAAACAATTTAAGATTGATGGTGTTCTTAGCGATGTAGAACGTAAGTTTATGGATTTCATCATTAAGTCCTATGAAGTGAGTGGTGAGACACCTAGTCTTGATTTGTTTGTTAAGATGTTTAGTGAATATCCAGTAGAGGATGATTTACGTATAGCAGAAGAGATTGGTATCAATGATTTTAGGGTATATATTTTTAATCTGATTGATAAGAGGGTTAATAAATATATTGCTAATCGGTTAGATGAGTTAAATGCTAAAGTAAAGAGTGATGGTATTACAGATGATATTGCACAAGAGTTTACTAAGTTAACTTCATTGTCTAATAGAAATAAAGCTAAAGACATTAATATTGAAATAGATTCTAAGCAAGAGTATGATAATAAGAAGTTACGTCCTGTAGGGTTAGTTACAGGAATACCAGAGATTGATGATAAAATCGGTGGTATGAGTCCTGGAACTGTAACAACGATTGCTGGTTTTACGTCCCAATACAAATGCGTGTCAGAAAATGAACGTGTGTATACTAATAGAGGTCTTTTAACAATGAAAGAGATTTATAATATTGGTGTACATAGTGATTTGATGGTACAGTCAGAATTTGGTATGCGTAAACTCGTAGCAGTACATGATGAAGGTGTTAAGAATTCATATATCATTTATATAGGAGGTATCCCTATTGAGACATCACCTGTACATAGATTTAGGGTTTTAACTGATAATGGTTTAGAGTGGGTTGAAGCACAAAATCTTAAATGTGGTGATAGAATTGTACAGTCATTAAAAGAATCTACACATGATGTTACTTGTGGTGATATTTCTTCATGGGTACACAGTGCTGAGTTGGTAGCTAAAACACAAGAAAGTTTTGATGATAAACTTTATACTGAGAGTGTTGAGTGTTGGAAGTCTTTTATTAGTGAATTATTTAGTCATATAGGGTATGTTGTTAAGGGTGGAGATATATTTATAAAAACATTTATGTATTTCATCGATGTTAATAAAGCGTATTCTGTAAGTCGATTATTATCTGCAATGGGTATTTCTACAGTATTAGTTAATAATAAGTTATTTATTAGAGGTTCTATCTCATTAATGCGTTTTATTGAAGCAGTGGGGATTGAAACATATAGTGGTGTTAGCAATAGTTTCTCTTTATCTTCAATACATGATGAATATACTGGCAGTGAAGAGTCAGTTGCTATACGTAATGCGGATATTGAAGAGTATGTTAATGCTGAGTTAACATGGAATAATGTTACAGATATTGAACAGTCTGAGTGTTACATGTATGATTTAACAGTTGAGGGTTCTCCTACTTATTGTTTGAATGGGTATGTAACACATAATACAACGATGTCATTAAATATAGCACATCTTAACGCTTATGAGTTAGGGTATAATATCTGTTACTTATCACTAGAAACACCTAAAGAAGATATTAATTGGAACTTATTATCTTGTCATAGTTATAGTACTAAATTCCAACGATATAACTTTGTATCACATGCTAAGATGCGTTGGGGTACTATGACAGCAGACGAAGAGGATTTTATCTTTAATGAGGTAGAACCTGATTTAAAGAATGATTACATAGATGATGAGGGGAATACACGTAAGCGTGGCAAGGTTATTATTCTAGACGAATCTGACTTCAAGACTTTCTCTTTTGGCGAGATTTCTAGTGTTATTGAAAAGGTAGACGATAAATTAGGTGGTAAGCTTGATTGTGTTATTGTAGACTATATTCAGTTATGTAAGTTTAGTGGTCAAGGTGTAACTTATGATGCTAACTCACAGATTAATAGCTACGTAACATTCTTTAGACGTTTAGCACAGAATTTCAAGAAAGAGATTAAGGAAGATGGTACTGAGGAAGTACGTCAGTTAACGATGATACTGTTAGCACAGATTAATCGTAGTTCTTGGCAAAAAGCAAGTCGTAATGATGGTAGATATGATATCACTTGTTTAGCAGATGCGAATGAGTTAGAACGTGGTAGTGCTAGGGTATTTACTACGTATACATCGGAGGATTTGAAAGCTAGAAAATCTGCACAAGTACAGATATTAAAAAATCGTGCTGGTCAAACAATGTATGACCCAGTAACTGTGTATGCAGATGGTGAGGCTTATGTGTTCATGTCTGAGGATGGTATGAATAGTAGTTTTGGTGGAGATGGTCTTGCTAGTGTTGAAAGTGCGTTCGCTAGTATGGATGATTCGTTTGATTTCTTATAGAGGTGTGATGGTATGAGTTCTTTTACGTATAATGGTAAAACATATAATTTTGCACAAGATGTATATATTAATTCTAATGGTAAATGTGTAGCTACATTGACAGATGAGAATAATACAACTTGTGAATTAACATTTGTTGATGGTGTGTTAGTGTCTATCACAGAAATTAATTAGTATATCGTAATATAGTATAATATGTTATAATCTTCATAGATAGCTATTTATCTATATATATAGTAGTAGTGTTATTGGATAAAGCTAGTAACACTACTATTTTTATAACATTAAAAAGGATATACATAGGTGGGACAATTAGATAAATTAACTAAAAGCTACGAGCAACATATTATTAAATGTAGAGTAGAGGGTGATAGGGCAATTCTTGCCGTATTATCAGATGTACATCAAGGTTTAAATGATAGAAAGTATTTACAAGATACTGTTAAATTCTTATTATCGTTGGGTGATAGGTGTAAAGTTATTCTTGGTGGTGATTGTACTAATACTACAACAAAAAACTCAAAAGGTAATGTACTTGAAGAGTGGTGTAGTGGTAGTGAGCAGATTTATACTTTAGTAGAGGATATTAGACCTTTATATGAAAGTGGTCAGCTTATTGGTATCGTAGAGGGGAATCACCCTAAACGTGCTTATAACGATGCATATATCACTATTGAAGAGATGATTGCTAGTTTACTGGGTGATAAATCACTATATAAAGGTTGTATGGGTATTGTTTACTTTAACGTAAATGATAACTTATATGTACATCAAATTTTGCATAAACATAGGTCTACAGAGGGTGCGTATGATTTCTTTAATGCTGATGTAAATTGGTTTGAGCATAAGCATAAACCTATGACTAGAGCAAGGGTTAAGATTGAACACAATAAGTTTGTTAAAAAACCTGTAGCACGTCAAGTATGGGATATTTATCAATCTAGTTTTCAAGTATTCCCTGATTATGCTAAGAGTGCTGGATATAAGCCTAGTGTGAGTGGTTATTACTTGTGTGAGATGAGTGGTAATAAGCATAATCGAATTGCTACACCTTATTTTGATAGTGATTTTAGAAATTTAATTAAAAATGGATATGAATTCTAGGTGATGATGTATGGTAGATGAGTTCTTGAAGTGTTATCAGTCTAATACTTCATTGAGAGAGTACAATATAGTAGCTAAGCTTAGTATTGGTAGAGAGGGTGAATATGGTGAATATCCGTCTGAACCTTATTTAGATTATTTAGGGTTAGATTCAGTTGGGTTTGATAAACAGTTTGAGGATTCGTATATTTATAACAATATTTCTCTTAGAGACTTGGCATATATGGTTATGTATGCATGCTTAGATGATAATTATACGTATGTATTGCCTTGTAGTGGTTTTGATGTCAGGGTTAAGTCGTTAAGTTCATATGAGGGGTGTGAGATTCATATCACAATACCTTTGAAGGCTTTTATGACAAAGTGTATGGCTAGTTTTGTTTATAGAGATGTGTCAGTTGTTATAGATTCTATTTTTAGTATGTATAGAGATGTAGATATAAAGGAGAAGATAAAGGGTGTTCAAAGAGAAGTCTAAGTTAGATGGTTGGGTGGATACGATTGATAGTTTTATTGAGTTAGAAGATGGACATGCAGTAGCATCTAATGTAATTACTAATGCTAAAGAGTTTATTAAATCTGTGTATGATTTAGATAAGACAAATCCGTGGCATCGTAGATGTGGTGTTAGAGTTGTATCTTCAACTATTGGTAGTATTCTTATTTCTATTGAAGCTGTAAATGGTACACATCTTGATATTGAATTTTTACCTACTGATATTATTAGCATGTATCATTATGATACACTTAGTGATGAGCATAATGTGGTAGACTTGATGTATATTGATTCTATGTCAGTTCAAGATGCTATTCAAGAGTTTACTGAAGTATTAGATAATAGTGGTATTTAGATACTATTTTAAGGGGAGATTATATTATGGTAGTACATTCAGAAGAAGATATTATTGAGTTGGTTAAGTTCTTTAAGAAAGAATACAATACACTAGATTTAAATAATCAATGTAAAAATGTAGTAGATTTCGTCAAGGGTACTAAGTTAGAAAGACCTATGTCATGTACTGATGTTGATGTGTCTGTACATGAAGATAGCACAATTACAATTAGCTATATAGTTAAAGAGTGGGCAATTAATTTTATATTCTTCTCCGATAATCAAGTTCATGTTCAAGAGTGTACCAATCACGTAACTAAGTTTGAAAATGTAAAACGTGCGATTATGTATGCTAATCGTTTCTTATGTATATAGGTGGTATATGGAGTTAGTTTCTTTTGTATTAGTATTGACATTAACTGTGTTAGTGTTAGCAGTTGTACAAGATTATTTTGCTGATAAAAATATATGGTATTACTTGTTATCTGTATCAACTATTTTATTATTTATGATTTTATCGATGGTTGGAATACAGATATTGTTTAGAGGTTAGATTATGATTTTTATCATTGTTTTTATGTTTCTTATAGTATCATTTTTGTATACATTTTTTACCTTTTGTGATACTGAAAAATTTAATAGTAATAGGGAATGTATCGTTTATATTTTAGTGTCTTTTACTGTTATAACGCTTTTATCTTGTTTAGCTTGGTATGTAACAAAATAATAGTTGAGTGTATGATTTCAGTTCATACACTCTTTTTTATTTACAAAACTTTATAGTATGTGGTATTATTTAGGTAGATAGTTTATTTCATATAAGGAGATTATATTATGAGATATCATTCATTGTATCGAAAGCATTTAATTGTAGGGTTTATTAGTACGCTACATGAGTATGGTATGCGTACAAAAGATATTTTATTTGTGGCGACTAGTATTGGTAGTTTGTCTTGGGAAGAGTTTTGTAAAATTGCAAGACATGACTATTATGATAGTGGGTATGGAGCCCCTGAGGTAGCTACAGATTTAAAGATTTTCACTACAAAAGGGTATTTCTATCGTCAAGAGATATGTGATGGTATGGAGTGTTGGGAATATGAAGAATTTAAATATCACCCAATATCTACAGAGAAGTTAGATACTTCTAAAGTTAAAACTTTTGTTGGTGGTTGTTGGTCTACATTATCAGATATTATTGAGAGAGGTAATAAAGAAGATGTATAGCTATAGTGAACTTAATGCTAATAGATTTAATGAATTACATAAGGATAGTAATGAACTATTATCCAGAATTGCATCGTCTATTATGTTATATGAGATTGATAGATGTGATAATATTTTAGACTATGTGAGTGGTAATGGTAACTTTCAATATAGCAGAGAGTTTACCTACGTAGGTGGTATTGGTGAGATTAATATTGGTACACATCTTTTACCTATTAGACAGAGTGATAAATTTTTATTTAATAGTGGCACATTAGATATTTCTTTAGGGGAACATAGATTTGTTAAGATTCGAGTTCATAAAGGTCTTAATAGTTGTACAACAAGTGTGTCAAAATGTCTTATTAGATATGTAACTGAGGAAAGAAATATTATTAAGGGCATATTATCTCAATACTTTGGTTCTAATAATATTCCAAAGGACTCAGAATTGTATAAGGCTTATCTTGAATATTTATCTATGATAGAAGAGATGAGTGTTATTTTAGGTTTTTAGTGTTATACATTTTATATATAGTAGTTGTACATTCTTTCTAGAAAGTTGTATAATATGAGTGTATTATTCTTATGAAGAAGTGAGAATAACGACTGAACAAGTAGAAGTAGTGAAGCGTATGTTTATTATCTTAGTTGTAGGGAGCATGTTTTAGCCGATTACAATGATGATGGATAACAAAAGCATAACGAAACGAAAGGGGGCCGTTTAATCTATGTCTAATAAGATTAAGGCTGTATTATCAATTCTAACATTTTGTGGTGTTCTTTTTGGTTTTGTAGGTAGTGCTGATGCACGTATGGTAATGACTACTGCATACACTCCACATGAGCAAGCTGGGTATATGGCTAATGGCTTGTGGATTCAAGAAGGATATGTTGCACTTGATTTTTTACCTTTGGGTACACAAGTGTGGTTAGATGGTGTTCCATACATCGTAGGTGATAGGATTGGTAGTGGTGACTATAATCATGTTGATATCGTAATGAATAGTTATGAAGATGCTATTCAACATGGTAGACGTTACATGGACTTACAATATTAATATTGTAATGACAACTGAATAAGAGTATATACTTTAGATAATTTAGAGGTATGATGCGTTGATATCATACCTCTTATTTTTTCAAAAAAATAACTTAACAAAACTTTACAACTTAGTATAGATATGGTATACTATAAGTGTGGTAAGTGTGATAATTTAAAAGGAGAAAAGATATGAAAAACTTTAAAATTTATGCTGTTAGTGGCGAAGATAATTCCAAATATGAAATCTCTTTGAATGAGTTAGTTACTAAAGGTAATTACTCTGATGAAGAGGTTTGTAAGTTGTTAGATTATATTGAATCTACAAAGTACAAAACTTTCAGATGGAAGTTGGTACATAAGAATTCAATTCATGCTATGGATGGTGATGGGATTCAACATTATCTAGTAGATTTAAAATAGTGTGTTATGGTAAAGGAGATAAATAAAATGAAAAAGGGTATGTATCAGTACAATAATTTTGTTGGTTTAAATATGGCTGAAGTAGAAGACTTTATTCATATTTATGATTGTGGGTATTGGGACTGTGAAGCTATAAAGGTTGATGCAGATGTTTATGGCTTAATCAGTGGTAGACATGCAATGCCAGTTGATGAATACGTTTTCACTGAGGTTGAAGATATGTTCAATTTTGGTGAGTTAGAGAGAGTGGCAATGAATAGTATTGTTAAGACATCTGACACTCTTGTATTATATGTTACTGGCTTAACAGTGGCTACAGTTTCTGTAATTAACGTAGCTAAGAATTTAGGCTACAAACAAATTGCATTAAAACATTACAATAGAGACAATGGTCTTTATGAGTGTCAATGGGTATACTAGTTGGAGGGATTAAATATGGAATCAGTTGAGACTGTGTATGGCATTTATCAGAATGGTCAATCAGTGGGTTTTCTTTCTCACGATAGTTTTTCTGAGTTCTTCAAGGATGTATGCATTGATTTAGTATGTGCTAAGGAAGAGAGGGAGTACATTACTGATAAAGTAAGTGTGGATGTATTATATTTTGAATTTGGGAAGTTCTTCTCAGATGAGGATGGGACTACATTATATAGAATTGTAGGGAAGTTTCCTAAAAAGGATATGGTAGCATTGGGTAAAGAGTTTTATTTCAACAGAGGAAATTGATGGAAGTAGTTTTAGATATTGTAAAGTGGTTAACTTCAAAATATAAGATTAAAGGTAATGAGGTTAGTGTTGCTGAGATTTTATATCATTATTTTAGCGATAAAGATTATAGTAGTATTAATACCTCATTAAATACAAAAGAGATAGTATCTTATTTTGATACTATCTCTTTAGAGTATGATTGCTTATTAATTGGGAATGTGTATCAATCTTTATTAGATGCTAATCATCGTCATAGTAATGGTGTTCATTATACGCAAAAAGAAGATATACATAGGATTATTGACTATTTATTCTACAATGATTTACTGAGTAGAGTTAAAGAGTCAGATACTAAGGTGTATAGCGATATAAGTGAATTAGTTTTCTTCGACCCTGCATGTGGTTGTGGTAATATCTTAGTATACATATATCATTTATTGTTAAGTATGCAAAAAGATGGCGAGTATTTTGATTACATTAAACCTAATAATTTTTATGGGATAGAGTTAGATGGTAGGTCATCTTATATAGCTAGTTTGTCTATTTCTTTAGAGTATTATAGATTTAGTAGTGAATTAGTTTCTTGCGATACGATTACATGTGCTGACTCATTAAAAGTAGATTGGGGCAACATTGTACCTAGGGATAGGTTGTCTTATATAGTAGCTAATCCACCTTTCTTAGGTTCTTCTAATATGAAGAAGGCCCTTAAACGCACAATAGAAGATAACTTTTACAACTTTGAAGGTAGGGATGGGTTAGACCTTTGTTGTTTTTGGTATATAAAATCTGCTGAATTTATTCAAAATAGTGATATTAGAGTGTCTATTTTGTCTAGCGATTGTGTAGTTCATGGCACTATTTTATATAATACTTTTAATTATATTAAGTCAAGATGTCATATCTATTATGATTTTATGTATGATACATTTGAATTTAAGTCTTTAGAGACTTATTGTTGTGTGTTAGGTTTCTCGTCAAAAAAGAGAATTGGTGATAAATATTATATTGATAGGTATGGTAAAACTCATATATATAATAATTTAAATATTTATGGTCTAGATACTGATGTAGATATTTTAGTAAGACCTAAATGTGATATTAGTTTGAATCCTATTAGCGTCTTAGGTAGTTCTGATGTTTATGATGCGACTCATGTATTTTCTAGTGAAGAGCGAAATGATATTTTAAAAGGTAATACTTGGTTAGAAAGATATTTCTTATTATCAATTCGACAAGACTTTATATGTTCTAAGTGTGGTGATTACTTTGTGTTTGATATTAGCAATTTCTTAATCGCTAATACAGTAGATTCTGTTTCACATGTAGGAAGTATATATAAGATTGTTAAAGAGTATATTGTTGAGGGGAATAGTATTTCATATAAGGCTAGAGGTTTTAAAGAGTCTTGTTTCTGTATACCTAGATTTATATGTGATAATGATTCTTTTTTATCATTTAGGTTATATGAGGGGAACTCAGAATTTTTAGGAAGTCATATGAGTTTTGTATTAGATTGTGATTATGCTTATCTTTCAGTTTTATTATCTGATGTATATTTAACTTTTATGAGGAAGTTCTGTAGCACTTCATTTGGTAACATTAATTACAACAAAGATTTTCATAGATGTTTCTATATTCCTAAATTAGATGATGGTAGTAAAGAGTTACTTAGGGATAGTTTTAAAAAGATTTCTAAGTTAATAGATAGTTATACTCAAAGAGGTATTACTGTGAATAGTTTACAGAGTGATACTCCTGAAGATTTAGTTATTCTTCTTAAACATAATAATGATATTGTTAAAAGTGTGTATGGGTTTAAGTCTAGTTCTGATTTAGATTTAGATGTGTATAAAATGTATATAAGAGAGGTTATTAGTTAATTATGAATTCAATTATAGAGGCTATAAGAGAAGCTAAAGAAGTTAAAGATAGTTTCATTGGTAGTGGTAAGATTGGGAAGTTAAAGTATTCTATTGTAGGTGATAGAGAGGGTTATACAATTACATATAAAGGTTCTTATAATTCTATTCTTTCCTTTGTTTTTGGTGTTGATGATACTGAAGTTTACTTTGGTTTTGAATCATATCTTGGTGAGACTCTTGCTACTGCTAAGATAGGTAATGCTAAATCTTCAAGTGGCATTAAGCAGGATAGGGTAATTCGTGTTGATAGTATTAAAGATTCTGATGATTTAGCTAGGGAATTACTTGTTAATATTAAAGAAGATGACTACCTAAGTATAAAACAGGTTTTATATGTAATGGAAGCCGATATGGGTGTATATAGATTATAATATTACGAGATTATTAAGAGATACTAAATATAGTATCTCTTTTTATTATGTCATAACGAGTTATATATAATATATATGATTTTGATAGACTATTTATGCATTTATGGTGGTAATATATGGTAATTTTAACAAAGAAAACAAAGTATGACTCTATCTTAGAGGGTGTAAAATCTACAATCAACGAGACAGTAATGGGTGATTTACGTAAGATTGGTAATAGCAAGACATTTACTCCTTTGAAGAGGGTATTAGGTGGTAAATTCTATAATGTAGAGACAGGGTTTAGGGTTCATAAGATTAAAGATAGTACATATACTTTGGATGTAGAGTATTATGTTGAAAATCATGATTTAGATGCTAGGCTTAATCTTATTGTAAGGTGTGATGGTACTTATACATCTGAAGATAAGACAAATGGCACAACAAATATTACTGCTAAACAGATTATAGTACAAGAACTAGATGCACCCGTAACTACACTAAATACATTTAAACCTTTTAAAGTTAAATGTGATATAGATGTGGTAGAAGATTTACAATTCGTTTCTACTGATTTTAAGTCTGTGGCAGAAAAAGTTATTACTGATTTATTTGATGGGTTATTAAAAAATAAAGAGTTAGATAAAAAACTTGCTAAGAGTACAGGCAATGCTAAAGGTTTTAGTTCTGTAAAGGAATTTATGTTGGTATCATCTAGGTAGGAAATATATGGCTGATGAGTATGGTAAAGATTGGCGATATCAGTTAGAGAGACAGCATAGTGTAAATAACCCTATTATTGTAAACGAAGATATTGAGTTACAGAGGAGAATGTTTTGGGAGTCTGCATTACATACAGGGATTACAGTAGATTTTTATAACTGTAGGTATGAAAAGCAAGATTTCAATCAAGACTTAAATCTAATGTGGGATGATGCTATACGATTGCCTGTTATCTTTGACGATGCACCTAAAGTTAAGGTTCTTAAAAATTTAGGTTGGTATACAGAAGATGACGAACGTCCAGAGTTGGTATATTTACCAATGTATAAAGATTGGATGACTAAGGAGCTTTTAGATGTTAAAGAAAATTCAATTATACGCTTATATTATTTTGGTGGAATAACTACAGCTGACTTTAGAGTTACTGATAAAAAATTGGATAGTGTTTATGGTGTGTATTGGATTTGCAAATTAGCACCAGAGCGTATGAATGATTTCACTATGGTAGAATTAAACGGTGAGCATTTCTTGAAACGTAGTGAGGTTAGACCTAGACATACTGGGTATATGGGTAAGCAGTTAGAAGATGGGTATAGTCCTGACTATGAAAATACGTCTGATTATAGGACGTATGAGCATGATTCTTATGTCAATCAGATTGTAGATAATGATGACAATGATGGTTCTGCTGATAGTTTAAATTATTCAGATACAGAAAGTAATAATGTTGGCTATGAAGAGTCAGAGGATAATATGTCTACAACTTTTGAGTCAGTAGATGGTAAAAAGTATATAGATAATTTTGACGTTATTGATGATTATAAAATACCAAAGAAAGATAAAAAGGATAAAAATATTCGTGGTGGTAGATTTAATATAAATTGAGGTTAGTAAATTAATATGAGATATAGTAGTGATTTAATCGTAGAGTCTTTACGAAGTCAACTAAACGAGAGTTCTATCAATGAGGCTAAGGTAGTTACATTTGATGGTAAGGTAAATCCTAACTTTGGTCATGCAGTTATTATGGCTGGTGGAGCAGGTAGTGGAAAGGGAACAGCATTAAAGAGTGTTATTATGTTACAAGGTAAAATCTTTGATGTTGATGAGTTAAAGAAGTTATATGTTAAAGGTGCTAAGAGTGGTGTCTTTGACGATGAACGTAATGGTGATTATAACTTTAAAAACCCAGATGATGTTTCTTTGTTACATCAAAAAGTAAAAGACTTAAAACTTAAAGATAAACGTGAGGAAGCTTTCTTTAAATCTATTATGGCTGATAAGTTACCAAATATTATTTTTGATATTACAGGCGATGAAGAGTCTAAGATTACAAATATTGCTAAAATGTGTAAAACTATTGGCTATAAAGTGTCATTAGTGTGGGTAGTTGCTAATAGGGAAGAGGCATTTATTAGGAATATGAAACGTGATAGAACAGTTCCTGATGAAGTATTCCATTCAACACATAATAATGTTAAAGCATCTGTATTTGGTTTCTTAGAAGGTCAAGGTGCTAAGTTCTGTGATTATGCTTGGATAGTGTTCTCGTCTGGCATTGATGCTAAGAAGTTATCACCAGAGGAAGAGAAAGCATTAGAGCAAAATAGGGTTATTGCATTAGAGAAGAAAGGTTCTACATTTGTTGTACCTGATAAAGTATATCGTAAAGTTATGGTTGTTACTGGTAGGAATGAGATAGACCCTAAAGCACCTAAAAACTATTTAAGTCAAGGTGATTTTAGAAAAGACTTTGATAAGAAAGTAGACGCTGTTCGTGGTGGTTCTATGACAGTAAGGAAACAGCGTTTCTAATAGAGGTACGTATGAGGATACTACGTAGTGTTGTTGAAATGGAACATATAGATGGGATTTATATCACTGTTTCACAGCATATGTTTAAGTTGGGTTCTAAGCGTATACAAAAGGAGTTAGGAAGTCTTTATTACAAAGACTTCCTAATCTTTATGGCTGTAACACTAGCTAAAGAGTTTGAACGTGCTATTGATACACAGAGGTATAAAGGGACTAAGTGGGCGCCGTTATCTGTGTCTTATTTAACATATAAAAAGCGTATGGGTTTCTCTTTAAATACGTGGGAGGCAACTGGATATCTTAAAAATAATATTACAATATTTAAGAAGTTTAATAACTTTATAGCGGTTGGGTTTCAACAGAAACAAGTATATCCTAATAGTGGTGTACAAGTTAATATTATTGCTAGGTATGTTGAGTATGGTACAAATAGGAATACTATAAATGGTAAAAAGACAATGCCTCCTCGTCCTCTATTTAGACCTATAGCAAGTTACATTTCAAAACATATATCTAGGTATTATAAGATGTATTTAAAAGAGTTAGATAAGATTAAAAATAGTAGAGTTCCTTATTTGTATCTTAGAAATAAGTCTGTTATTAAATCTTCTAAGAGTAAGAAAAGGAAGTGATTGTATGGTAGATAATAAAGATATGATTATTGAGGGTTTACGTAATTTTGGTGATTACTTCAATAATGAGGATGATTTCATATCAGCAATAGAGGGGTCAGGGTACTTTTATGCTAAAGAAAAAGACATCAATGACGATAGGGTATACAAAGTTATAACAAAAGATATGTCTAAGTTTATTGATAATAAGTATATTAAATTACTTATTAAGAATGACATATTAGAAGGGTGCGATACTATTTACGGAACAGATGAGGATGGTAGTGAGTTTAATGTTGTAGGTATTGAGGATATGTTCCTACGCATTGAATTCAACACTAAATCTTTAGATGATACTGAGTATGAGGAGTTAAAAAGTCAAGTTCTTTCATATTTTATTGGTAGTAAACTGTTCTCTTATTTGTACAAAAAGAATAAAGCTAAGATTGATAAGTTAGTTAAGAATGATATATTCTTTGAGCCTAATAACGATAAAGATTTCTTGGGATTGTCTGATGATGCATTTTATTGTTTATTATGCTTTGACGAGGACTATTTAGGTGATATGGTTGATTACTTATTTTTGTAGTAAGGGGTAGTGTATGCATAGTCCTTTATATCAATATGATTTAGCTATGTACGATAGGGTACATAGTCTATATGATGAGGTATTTTTTGCTGATGTAGATGAGCAATTCATTACTAATGCAAGAGAGCATCAAGGTAAAGTAGTTATGCCATTTATTGGTATAAGTCGATTACCTGATTTCTCTATTAATTATGAATTCTATAATGATAGTCAAGTTAGAAGAGGTTGGACTAATCAGAAAGCTAGAAATGAAGATGGTGTAGAGTTTAGAGATAAACGTGTTATGATACACTCATTACCAGTAATGTTGCAGTATCAAATAGATGTATATGCTACTAAACGAGATGTGTGTGATGGTATCATTTCTGAGTTATTAATGGAGTTTTCTGAAAGACCATATCTTAGGGTTCAGTTTATGGACATTGGTGACCATGTGCAAGAATTTCAATTAGCATTAGAAGATGGTGTTAGTGATAACACAGATGTGAGTGGCTTTGCCGAGACTAATAGATTTTATCGTAAATCTATAACAATAAATATTGACCATGCGTATATCTATCGTGTAGATAAAGCATTAGAGGTTGATAAAATTATTATAGATATTCATGATTTACCATTAGATGATAAAGACTTGAATAAAATTAAACCTAAGAATGGTAATAATTCCAATTCTAGTGGGTTTGATTTCAATACAGATGGTATTAGCCCGGGTGTAAGAACTAGGGATGAGTTAAATCTTGCTAATGAAGAGACATCAGATGGGTATCATAAAATTCAATAGATATAGTGAGAACGTATTCAAGTATTTGGATACGTTCTTTTATATATAGGTTTTGAAAACATTAAAAACAATAAATATCTGTGTATACTGAAGAGAAAATTATATGTACAAAAGATGGTAAAGTGAATAACTTATATTATAATATAAATTATCCGTTTTCGAGGGGGATATAATGGCTACACTAACAATGTTAAGCCCTGGCGTGTATATGAATGAGGTTGACAAAAGTCAATATACTACAGACTCCTCTACTTGTATTATTGGTATGGTAGGTGGTGCTAGGTTCGGCCCCGAGGGTGTTCCTACACTTATCTCCTCACAACAAGAGTTGATTAAAACTTTTGGTGAGCCTGTTGAAGGTGAGTATGGTTTGTATAGTGCATTAATGGCACTAACACATGCAAGTCAAGTTATCTATACACGTGTAGTACGTGGTGGTACTAAAGCTACTTCAGGTAAAATCGGTACTGATAAAATTCTTTATCGTTCTGCTGTAATTGGTGAGGCTAGTAATGGTCTTAAAATTAGTCAATCTGCATTGACTGGTGGTAAATTTACAGTAATTGTTAAGGATGCACAGGATGTAGAGAAAGAAAAGTTTGAAGATTTAACTTTGACTTCCTCAGAAGAAAACTTTGTAGAAGCTGTAATTAATGCTAAATCAAAATTGATTCGTGTTGAATTACAATCTACAGGTGATGTATCTGCAAAAGAGTTTGTGTTGGGAGATGCTGTAAAAGGCGGAAACACTGGTTCTAATGCACATGCAGGTAAAAAGGGTACAAATAAAGTACTCTTAGAGTCAAAATACTTTGATTCTAAATTAAATGGGTGTTCTGCTATTTTCAGTGCTATTGATGAGTTTACTCAAACATTCAATGTTAGCATTGTTGATGAGAATGGTAATGTTGTTGAGCAATTCAGTACATTATCTTTAGACCCTAAATCTCCACGTTTTGTTGAGACTATTATTAATAATGGTTCTATTCGTGTAAATGCTAAAGTAGATACTGATACGTCTGTTAACTACGCTGAGGATACTTTAATCTTTAGTGGTGGTGATGATGGTATCTTGGGCATTACTGCTAGTGACATTATTGGTGATGTGTCTGGTGGTGGTTTACAAAGCTTCTCTAATCCAGAAACAGTTACTATTGACGTATTAACTGCTAGTGGTTGGAGTGATGCTAGTGTTATTAAGGCTGGCTTGAGTATTGTTGAGAATCGTGCTGATTCCATTTTCTTGGTAGACCCACCATTTGGTATGAGTGTACAAGAGATGGTTAACTGGTCTAATGGTAAGGGTTCTTATACTAATCAAAATGGTCTTGACACATCTTATGGTGCATTATATTGGCCGTGGTTACAGATTAGTGATAATTTCACTAATAAAAATATTTGGTTGCCACCTAGTGGTTTCGTAGCTGGTCAGTATGCATATAATGATAAGGTAGGTTTCCCGTGGTTAGCGCCTGCTGGTTTGAACCGTGGTAGAATTACTAAAGCTATTAATACTGAGTACTCACCTACACAAGGTGAGCGTGATGCTTTGTATGGTCATAGGAACGTAGTAAACTGTATCACAAACTTTATCGGTCAAGGTATTGTTATCTGGGGTAATAAGACGTTGCAACGTCAACCAACTGCATTAGATAGGGTTAATGTTCGTAGGTTAATGAGTTTCTTAGAACGTAGCATTGCATCTAAATCTAGGTACTTTGTATTCGAGCAAAACTATGATGCTACTTGGGAGCGTTGGAAAACACTTGTAGAGCCAGTATTGATTAATGCTAAAAATAATGGTGGTCTATATGATTATAAAATTGTGTTAGAAGCTACTGCACAAGATTATGAAAATAATCGTATGCCTATCAGTATTTACGTTAAACCAATTAAAGCCGCTGAGTTCATTAGTTTGACTTTCAACATAATGAATTATAGTGCTAGTTTTAACTAATAAGGGGGATATGATATGAGTCAGTTAAATGCCGCCTTTATGTCTATGGACTCAACGTATGAGGTTCAACGTACCAATAACTTTAGGTTTATTGTAGATTTAAGTGAGTTCTCTAATAATACATCATCTTCTAGTGGTGATATTATTGAGTTGGCTTGTGATAGCACAGGTCTGCCTACTGTATCTAATGACCCTATTGAATTGGATTATGGCAACTCACAAATCAAGGTAGCTGGTAAAGCAACTACTGATGATATTACAGTTGCTGTAAAAGACTTTATCGAACCTGACGTAGAGAATATTCTATGGCAATGGAGGATGAAAGTTTATAATCCTAAGACTGGTAAAGTTGGTTGGGCGAATAACTATAAACGTACTTGCATGATTGTTCAATATGGTCCGAATGGTGAAGTATTGAGGAAATGGCAGTGTGATGGTTGTTGGCCGACTAGTTTAGACTTAGGTGAATTGGACTACTCTAGTGGTGATAAAAAACAAATTAGTATGAACTTATCCGTAGATACTGCGTATCTTGTACGTGATGGTCAAAATACTCATATTTATGGTACTGACTAATTTAGTTAGTTTTATAGGACATAACTTTGTTATGTCCTATTTTTTATGCTATAATATAGATGTGTGGTAATAATCTTTTCTCTGTGTTATTTATTGGGGGTTTATAAGTTGGAAAATAAATTAGAGGACTATCAATTAAGGTTTATTGATGAGTATCGTCAGTTAAAGGAGAGATGTGTTAAATTACGTAAGCTTTTAACTAAGTATGACGCAGGTGTGTTAGATTTCACACCTAAGTGTAATGCGGATATTCTAGAAGTTCGAGCAGAGATAGAAGGTGTTGACTTGTCTAAGTATCTGTAGTAAGATATATGTGTTAGATGATTACTCAGTCATGGTTTTTAGTAGAGCGACATTTTATAAGAGTGTCGCTCTATTATTTTATATACAAAATTGGGGTAGGTTTTCTGTTTATGGGGTTTACTTATTGTCTTTCATGTGGTATATTGTATGTAGTAGATGAGAGTGGTTACTCATCTATTACATGTGAATGATTGCGTTACATTCACATGTACCTCCCTGTACTAGTACGTTTGTTTCTTTTCCTTTCGTAGCGTACTAGTTATATATTTACATATTGTCTTTCTTATTGGAAAAATTCATGGTAGTTTTTCATGGTAAGTATGCAATTTCATTGTGTTGCATATATTTTTCTCCGCTAGAGTGTTATACTGATTACTTCGGCTCTTATCAGTATAACACTCTTTTTCTTTTATATGTCAGTTTAATAAAAATTTAATTGTTTATATTAAGTTGTAGTGTTTTTGGTGATAGAGTTTTATATATAAAACTCATGGTGTTCATGTGTTGGGTTTGTTGTTTATATTTAAATTTCATCTTATATACATTTTTGTGAGGGGTTCATAGTAGATACATTGACATCATATTCTACTTTTACATTAGATGGTTATGTGTATATTTCACGGTACTTTTGATAGAAATACTAAAGCTAGTTGCAGATAATCATATTTTCAAATAGTAGAGGTGGTGTTTTATGAATTTAATTGAGATATTATCTGTGTTAGGTATGAACATAAGTTTAGGTGATGTTTCAATAGCAACATTACTTTTACTAACAATCATACAAATTTCTCCTATTGAGTTTAATCCTTTATCTGTTATATTATCTATTATAGGTAGGGAATTGAATAAAGAAGTAATTGATAGGGTTGAGAAATTAGAAAAGGTAGGGGAGTCTAATAGTAGGGGTTTAGATAAACTATCTTATGAGATTTCTGAGACTAGGGCAATTAACGCAAGGTCTAGATTATTGGAATTTAATGATGACTTGTTACATAATGTAGCTAAGTCTAAGGAAAGTTTTGACCATATAATGTCAGACATTACGTATTATGAGCATTTCTGTAGAAGGCATGCTGATTTTCATAATCATGTTTCTGATATGGCTATTAAAAATATAGAGGACATATATCGTAAACGATTGTCAAGGAATGATTTCTTAAAATAGATTAATGGTTATATTGAATATAGTAGAGATAGTAATACTTTTTACTATCTCTATTTTTATGTTAATTGTTAAATATTTAGATAGTATATATAAGGTTAGGTAGTTTCATTACTTTTTTAGATAGTGTATTTTATTATACAAAAGAAGAGGTTTTTAAAGTGGAAGATAATAAATTTAATTTAGGTGCAGATGTTTTTGGTGATACTACATCTGACGTTACATCTACAGTTGTAGAAAAAGATATTACTTCATATTCTGTTGAAAGTATTCCTACAAAAGAAGAGGTTAAAGTGGAAGATACAAAGAAAGAAGATTTAATTGCTAAAGAATTAGAGAGGGAAAATACAGAGGCTGGTTCTAAGAAAACTAAGTTAGCATATGAATCTACTGTATTGTTGCCATCTAAAGGCATTTTATATAAAGAGGATAATATCCCTGCTAATATTACATTACGTGGTATGACTACAAAGGATGAGAAAATCATGTATGCTAGTCAGGGTGCAGATGTATTCAAGAAGATTTTAAGGAACTGCATTGTTTCTCCTGAGAACATTGATATTAATCGTTTGATTAGTGCAGATGAGATGTTCCTAATCTTGCAATTACGTATGGTTACATTTGGGGATAAATATAAAGTTCGTTCTACATGTCCTCATTGTGGTAGTGTTGATGAACATGAGATTAGTTTATCTGATTTCGATATTATGTATCTAGATGATAACTTCACAGAGCCTATTAATGTTGAGTTACCAGTAAGTGGTGATACATTGTCTTTACGTTTATTGAGGAATTCTGATACTGAATATGTAGAGAAGTATGCACGTAGGTTCGCTAAACAGTTTAATCAAAATTATAAAGAGGTAATGTATATTTGTAGGATGGCAAAATATATTACAGCTATTAATGGTAAACTTGTTGATTTTGTGGATGCACGTAGTTATGTAGAAAATATGGTATCTATGGACAGTGCTAAAATGCAAACAGTAATTAATAGCATTATTGTTGGTGTAGATACAATCGTAGACCATGAGTGTACATCTTGTGGTGAGTTGTATGATTTCGCTATGCCGATTACTAGTGAGTTCTTTCGTCCCACAATTAAGTGAGTTTAATTCAGACGAATATAACAATAAAGCTAGGGAGATACGATTTACTGCTTTTCGTTCTTTAATGAGAGAAGAGTTTCAACTAGCATATTTTGGTAAGATATCGTATGAATCTGTTGAGAATATGAGTTCCTTAGAGAGAAGGACGATGTATCAAATACTAGTTGAGCAGAAAAAAGAAGAGAAAAAAGCACAAGATGAGGCTATCAAATCCGCCAAAGAGAAAAAAGCTTCTAGGGGTAGGAGAAGGTAGCCTCTTCTCTTTATATGTTAGGTAAGGTTGTATATATGAGTGAGTTACAGGATAAAAAACAACTAAATAAGCGTATACAACAGATAGAAGAGAAAGAAGCTAAACGTGTTGAGAAGAACATAGCTAGACGTGAGAAGCGTTTTGCTAAGATGTTAGATTCTCAGATGACAATGTTAGAATCATTCTATAGTACATCTAATAAAGTTGCTAAAGGCATGCTTAGAGATAGTATGGATGGTCAACAGGCTATTTTAGAGGATAGTTTAGCTGATATGAAACGTGAGTTTAACTTGTATGCTAAGTATATGGATAATACTACACGTAAGTACTATAAGGGAATGATTTCAGTTGCAGACGAGAGTTTGACAACTATGAAAGAGACAGTTTCTAAGCGTTTTGGTGAGATATCAGCCGAGTTTGATGAAGAGATGGTTGGTATGACATCATCTTTCACAGATAGGATTAAGCGTTTCTCTAAGGGTATTAGGGACGCCGCTGTGGCATTAGAATTAACTGATATGGCTGATAGTGTTAAGAGTAGTTTAACTGATATTACTGACTCATTTATCGATAATTTCCGTGAAAGAAGTGCTAAGTTAAATGGCAATATCACTAAGAGTGACTATCAGAGGATGATTGGTAATGTGGTTGACTCATCTTATTCTATGGGTAGGAATGAGGCATCTGAGTTAGTCAATGGTATTATGGATGAGATTGGTATGAAAACTGCTAAACAGTTAGACCCTTATCTTAAAGAAGTTGCTAGTTTACATACTGCAATAGACGCCAACATTAGTGATTTATCAAGCATTATTAAAATGGATATTAATAGTGGTGGTAAAGGTGAGATACTCAAAGAGATGTCAAATATCGCTACTGGGTTAGGTTCTGATAAAGACTTAACTGTGGATAGTAATGCTATGTTGTCATCAATGAATGAACATATTGAGGATTTATATGGTCTTTCTAAAAAAGATTCTGTTAAGTTCAAGGGTATGACAAAATCACTTGCAATTATGGAAGGCATTCAACAACAACAATATAATAAAGGTGTTGAGGAAGCTGGTGGAAAGATTGTTGAGTGGTCTAAGATGTCAGTTCCTGAGTTACAGAAAGATGATGACTTTTTAAATTTCATGGCAAGGTCTGGAATGAGTGCTGAAGAATTTAGAAAAGCCATAGATACAGGTCATTCAGATGAAGTAATGAAGTCTATGCAACAGTTATTCATAGCTAATAAAGACGATGCATACGCTCTAAATCAGTTGAGGGAGTCTATGGGTTTCAGTTCTGATGCTGTAGCACAGATGTTCGCAGATGCAGATTCCTTGACAGGTGATTTGAAAAAAGTTACTGATAACATTAACAAGAACTCTAATTTAAGTGGTTCTAATGCTGAAAGTATGGCTGGGTATGCTAGTGGGCCGATAGAAAAGATAGGTAATTGGCTTTCAGATTCTTTCCCTGTTAGGATGGTATCAGATTTCTTTGGTGAATTAGATATTAAAGCCGCCAATATGGCAAACTATGCCATCATCGCCTATACTATTTCTGATAGGTGGGGTGATGTTAAGGATATGTTAAAAATGGTGTCTAGTCCGTTTAAGAGTTTTGGTAAGTTCTTAAAGGGTGGTGGGTTTAAGACACTATTCAGTTCTAAAGGTGCTTTAAGTCATGGAATTGAGAGTGGATTAAGGGCATTATTCACTGGTAAGGGTTCTTTCATTTCAACTATCGTTGGTAAGTTTAAGAGTGTGTTTTCATGGATTGGTAAGGTGTTTTATGCTAATGCACCTGATATGATGATAAAGGCATTTTCTAAAGTTGGTTCAAAGGTAGGTAGTGTATTCTCTACTTTCTTTGGTAAGATATTTGATAAGATAGGTAATACTGGTATTGGTAAGTTAGCATCTAAGTGGTTTAGTGGTGGTATATTTAAGGTTCTTAGTAAAGCCATGCCTATTGTTGGTGGCTTCTTTGATGTTATTCTAGATTTCTTTGATGGAATTGGTAAGGCAGATGAGTGGTTTGGTAAAGACCATAGTTTATTACAAACTATTACTAGTGGTTTAATTGGTGCTATTTTTGGTACAGGTAATGGTGTTCAAGGCGAAGATTTAATGGGTGATATCTTCACTATATTAGGTGGTGCTTTAAAGGGTGGTGCCGCTGGTTTCGTTGTTGGTGGGCCAGTTGGTGCTTTAGCTGGTGCTATTATAGGTGCTATAGCTAATGCTATTGGTGGTGATAGAGTAGCGAGTGCATTTAAGTCATTAACAGATTACATCTCTAGTATACCAGATAGGATTGTAGGTGTATTTACATCTGCATTTAATGCCGTACATGATTTAATTGCTGATTCATGGGTAGGTAGTTTGTTAGGGATGTCTAAGAATAATCCTAGTGCAAGTATGGGTGACAATACAAACACATTAATGAAAACAGTGGCTATGGCTACTCCATTTGGTGTAGTTTCTAATTTATTGGGTTCTTTTGGTTCTCATGCTGGTGGTTTATCTGAAGTTCCATATGATAATTATCCCGCATTTCTGCATAAAGGTGAGGCAGTTTTAACATCTCAACAGGCGGGTGCTGTTAGGTCTGATGGTGGAATACCTATTACTGGTGGTAATAGCTTGATTGAAGCTTTGGGTATTGATGGTCAGGTTGGTCAAGGTAGGTCTATTTTGGAGAGAGTATTTAGAGGTGTGTTCGGTATTACAGGTCAGGATACTTATGGTGAGGGTGGATTATTTGGTAATATATTTAAGCATCTTTTAAATCTTGGCACTGGTGGTGTTTTAGGAAATTTAATTGGTGGTAGTGGTTCTATCTTTGATAAGTTAAAAGAATTCTTAAAAGGTGGTGGTTCTTCGTCTAGTGGTAGTTCATCTGGTGGAGGAAAACCTGCTAACATGTCTACAGGTAGTGGTGATGGTAAGAAGATTTGGGATTTCTTAGCTAAGGCTGGTTATTCTGCTGAGGGTATTGCTGGCATTCTTGGTAATTTACATGAAGAGAGTGGATTTAGGAGTGGTGCTATTCAAGATGACGGTGGTACTACTAATGAAGATTTAGTAAAACAAATTACAGCTAGTAAAGAGGCATTTCTTGCCGATTGGAGAGGTTTTGGCTTAGCACAGTGGACTGATAAAGGTAGGAAGAGTGCATTATGGGATTTTGCACAGTCTAAGGGTACGAGTGTTGCTGATTTCCAAACTCAGTTAGAGTTTTTACTTAAAGAACTTCAAGAGGGTTATAAAGGAACATCAGATGCATTAAAAGGTCAGATAAGTGTTGATAAGGCATCTGAAATTTTTGGTAGAGAGTATGAGGGTTTTGGTGCAGATTCAGCCGCTAGTCGATTAGAAAAATCTAAAAAATTCTATGAGGAAAATACAAAAGGTACTCCTCAGTATGCACAAGGCACACCGTGGGTGCCAGATACACAGGTAGCATTAATTCATGAGGGTGAGATGGTAGTGCCTGCTGATAAGAATCCATTAAGTTCGGATAATACTTCTAATGCTGTAGGTTTACCTACTGATAACAGTGGTTCGGATGATATTGTGGATGCTATTAAGTGGCAAGTATCTAGGTTAGAGAGTAAGTTAGATGCATTAATCAATGTAGTAGCTAGTAGCAATTCTAATTACAGAGGTAATGGTTTTGGTTCTGATTCTTCAGTTAATAATTTATTGAAAGTATAGGTGGTGATTGTAGTATATGGCTAATGATTTCAGTTCTGATAATTATTCAATGTCAGTAGGTAAAAGTGGTGTTACCACAATGCAGTGGAATCCTACTACAATTATTCCTTGCTATATCGTTAATTTAGTTACAGGTACTAAGATTAATTTTGCTACATTACCTACAGATGTGTCTGAGGACTATGGTGCTAGTTTCGGTCAACAACAGCCTATGGGTAGGTCATCTCCTTATTTTAACTATGAGGGTAGTGAGGCTAGAACAGTTTCATATAGTGTTACACTTCATAAAGATATAGTTCCTGATATGGAAAATGTTGTATTAGAGTGTAAGAAATTAGTATATCCAAAGTATACAGGTAGTTTAGTTACACCACCTTATTGTTACGTTAGGTTTGGTGCTATGATTAATATTACAGCTATTGTAAACTCAGTGAGTATTGAGTGGGGTGGTGCCGCTGGTACTATTCTAGGTGATACTCTTGATAGTGAATCTTTAGGTGGGAATAGTTCCCCTACATATTCTGACGTTCAAATAAGTTTTAGTTTTACAGAGATTAGGGCAAGGTCATTAATGCAAGCTGATAATGTATTTGATGAGGGGCCTGTTAGGTAGGTGTGTTAATGAATAAGCCGTCATTGATAAAAACTGAGATAACACAATCTTTTACAAGTAGACAAGATAAGATATCTAGATATTCTAATCTAAAGAGGTTAGTAAATTTAGATGGGAATACATACATTGAGACACCTAATAAGATAGAGATTAGGGAAAGTAATAGGGACATATATTATTCAGTAGAAAAGGGTTATGAGAATAGACTAGATTTGATATCTAATAAATTCTATGGTACACCATTAATGTATTGGGCGATTGCTATTATGAATCGAATTGATAATCCTTTAGATATACCATCAGGTGTTGTTCTTAGAATACCTGCTATTGAGTCTATTTATGAAACAGGTGCTATTCAGATATGAGTGAGTTTAAAGAGAGTCAAATAACAAGAGATTTGAGTGGTCATCAACCTCTTTATGCTTTCATTGATTTGACTATAGATGGGCATAATATTTCGTATTTTGGTAATAAAGACTATAATGAATCTGTAATGAGTTTAAATGTAGAACGTAAAGGTAAGTCTAATCAAGACTTATCTGGTTCTACGTTTGATATAGAATTATATGACGATACAGCACTTCGTATTGAGGAGTTGTTGGCTAATGCTATACCTGTGGGTAAGAATTGGAAAACAGCTAAACAACTAAAAGATACAGGCAATGATGTTACTAAAGGCAATATAGAATGGAAACAGTCTGAGGAAAAGAAAAAAGACGAAGAGGCTGAGAAGTCAAATACATATACAAAAGAAGATGAGAAAAAAGATAAAGAACATAAAGAAGGTACTAAAAAGAATGTAAAGGCTAAACAAGAGGGAAATGTTAGGTGTAGGTATGGTTGGTGTAACAGAAAGGGTCAAGTAATTGAAGATATATCTTTAATTGGTAAGGCTTTGAAGTATACGCTAAACTTTGAAGGGCCAGCATTAACTTTAACATTGAACTGTGTGGCTGAAGCTGATGTTACTTCTACACAAAAGTTAAATATGACATTTGATGTTGCTACTTATGGTGGTAAGCCGTCTGAGATTGTACGTGCTATGTGTCAAAAAGCTGGCATTGAGATTGGACGCATTGTAGAAACAAAACCTATTTTGGGTGAGGATGGTAAGCCTAAAGAGTTTAAGACTGAAACTAAGAATATGAGGGAGTTTATCTCAGATGAGTTGTTAGAGAAGTCTGAGCCTTTAGATTCAGATAAGCCTGGCTATAGGTATTTTACACAAGTTGTTGATGGTGTAGAAAAAGCATACTTTGTTCCTAATGAGATGTATGGTGATATGACTGTTGTTACATACAAGAAAATGGAAGAAAATACAACTTCAACGTCTACAACTACGGCTAATGCACAGGGAAATACAAGTGGTGATGCATATTTAAAAGTCATGGGTGTATCAACACCTGTACTTGGTGCTAATAATCATGGTGATATTAGTGTTACAGGTAGTGGTAAGGTTATCTTTGTTGGTGACGCTAGGGTTAAGGATTTAAGTGATTCAGTACCTAATAATAAAGATATAGCCTATGTGTATGATGATAAAGCTAACTATAGGTGGTTAAAAGACAACATAGATAAGATTAAATCATTGGCTACATTGGGTAGTAGAGTTTATATGATGTTAGGTCTTAATGATTTAGATAACATTATTAACTATGTAGAGTACTACAATCAGTTAGCAAAAGAATTTGAGAGTATAGGTGTTCAGTTCTTTGTAGTATCTATATTGCCGGTATTCATGACTAAATCAACAATTAAGAATAGTAAGGTTTCTGCTTTTAATCGTGCTGTAAAGCAAAATAAATGCAGAGAGTTACATTATGTTGATATCTACAATCCAATTCTACTAGCACTCAAAAGTAATAATACTAAGTCTGATGGCATTTCTTATAACAAACGATTAATGCAAGATGTGTATAGTCGGATTGTATATTATAAAGATATACAAGTAGAGACAGTTACTAATAGAGATATTGCTAATAAGGGTAAGATTATTAATGGCGTAGAGTTTACTACACATAGTGTACCTGATATGTTAAGTCATTCTGCATATCAAGGTAGTGTTTCTGATGACGAGATATTTGGTGATGATGCTTTCTTAGAAGATACAATTACAAGGTATCTAGCAGTTGCAATTTCAGAAGCTGATAATAGTGATATTGCTGAGTTAATTTCTGAATTAAAACAGTATGAGTCTTATCTCATTTCTGATAGAGATAACACATTACATCATGATGTTTTAGGGTTAGATTTAAATAAAACTGTTTCTACTGCATTAGCTTTAAAAGAAAAGCCAGATATTAATAATATTACTAAGGCTTTTCTTAGAGTTATTGGTAAGGATAAGATTTCTTCTGATGTAACAAAGTATGTAGATTTGGTTAATAATTTCACTGGTAGTGTTAAAGGTGATAAAAAATCAATAGATACATATGTTGGTGCTGTTAGTAGTTTATTTGGTAATAATAAAGATGTTGCTAAGATATCTTCTACTGTAACGGATGCTATTAAACTAATATCAGAAAATAGAGATAAGGTATTAAATAACAAGAATACTAATAAAGTGGAGTTGTATAGTGGTATAGCTGATAGTATTGTAGGTAAATTATTCCCGAATCAGAGTGCTAATATAGGTAAAATTAAAGATAAAATAACGTCTGTTATGTCTTTAGATAGGGATAAGATTAAGAGTGGTGACTACACAGAGATAGAATCTTTATTGTCTAAAGAGTTGGGTATTGATAATACTAAGTTAGACAAGTATGTTTCTACTGCTAAGGCTTTAGTTGAAATTTATAAAAATAAAGAGTTTTTTGATATAAAAGATACTAAGTTTATGGCTAAAGATTTATTAGCGAGTGTTGTTGGTAAAGAAAAAGTAGAAAAAGTACAGAAGTATGTAGATACTGCTCAGAGTATTTATAGTGCTTTAAGTGGTAATAAAGATGTTACTAGTATAAGTGGTGCTATTCGTAACTTGTCTGATGTGTTGGGTAAAAAGTCTAAAATATCTAAATATATTGATAGTGCTAGTTCTATGTTAGATATTGTCAATAAAGGTCAGATAGGAACTAAGATTTTTGATACTAATAGTGGTATAGGTGGTATCATTAAAGAACGATTACCTCAACTAACTAAAGAGGGTTCTTTGGGTGGTATTATTGCATCAACTACAGGTATATCTAATACTTCTACTAGTGAGGTTCTTAAAGCTAATTTACCTAAAGATGTTGCTAGTGGTGTTACAGGCTTAAATGGTGCTTTAAATAATGCTACAAATGGTGCTAAGGTCGATATTGGTAAAGATGGTATCACCGATGAGGAAATGAAAAAAGGTGTACGTTCTATTACTTTTGGTGGTAAAAAGCAAAAGATGGAGATTTGTGGTGAATTTGAGATTTATACAGGTAGGAGAGACAGTCAGGTTATTAGTTTCTCTCCTGAGTTTGAGTCTGATAAAATTGCTACAGATAAAGTACCTACAAATGCTTTAAGTATCGATTCTGTTAGGAATGAGATGCTAGAATGTACTATTGAGGGTATTGGTGGTAGTTTAGCCAGCGATGCTTATAAAGATAGGGCAGATAGTTCTACTGGTGTTGGTGTTGTTCTAGGCATGAGTGGTTCTTCATTTAAGAATTTAGAATCATCTGCCGCTAGTATGTGGTCTAGGTACTTTAGTTCAGTATATGGTGCTAGTCTAGAAATAATGGGTAACACTAAAGTTAAGTTTAATGGTCATATAAAAATTGCTGTATATACTAAATTTGGGTTTTTACATCATACAAGTGGTATCTATCATATTCAAGGTATTACAGATACGATTTCAGATGGTATGTTTACTACGAGTTTAGATTTACAGAAAAATAGTGACCAAGCTAAGAAGAAATTGAAAGGTGAAGGTGCTAAGAAATTGGACGAAAATAAGATTAGTGATACAGATGGTAAGTATTGGGTTAAACAGGGTTCTTGGGTTACATTAGAGGGGTGTATAGCTGGTGTGCCAAACGCTTTAGAAGATTTAGGTAAGTGGTTCTTTGATAGGACTGGTAAGAAGCTAGTATGTACAGCTGGTACTAATGGTGACCACGCAGCTGGTGAGCATAGTCATGCTACTGGGTGGAAAATGGACGTTAACGACTGGGGTGGCCCAGAAGGTTTGACAGGCGGTTGGATTGTTACTCCTGACGAAAGTTCTTGGGGTTCTTTGTGTGTTGAATTTATTGAATATGGTAGGTCTTTGGGGTTAGGCATGAACTATGAGTATAACCATATTGATATCTGTATGGACGGAAAAGAGTGGAATGAGGAGAATCCTGGTGGTGCTAAAGATAATGGTGGTTATAGAGGTTAATACTTTATGGCTATAAATAGTAATGACTTTTATGGTAGTCTACAAGCCCCTACAGAGTTAGGTGGTATATTTCGTGCTAGGGTAGAAAATAATGTAGACCCTTTGGGTATTGGTAGGGTACAGGTACGTGTACCTATGATACATCGAACTGTTGCTAGTGGTGGTACTGCTACAGAATCACTTCCGTGGGCATCTTATTGCTCCTCTATTGGTGGTGGTTACAACTATGGTTCATTTATTGTACCTGAGATAGGAGAGTATGTATGGGTGATGTTCGAGGATATGGACTCAAATAAACCTGTATATTTAGGTTCTGTGTTTGGCACTGATTCTACTCTAGAAAAGAGATATGGTAGTGATAAGACTACTGGTGTTTGGAGTGGTGTAGTTGGTGCTAATGAAGTTCCTTTGGAATCTCAACGTGAGTCACCTACACATAAGATGATATATAAATCCAGACTTGGTTCTATGTTATATTTCGATACAGATGAAAAGACAAACTCAGTAGGTATCGAAGATGCTAATGACCAGAAGTTTAAGATTTCTTCTGCTGAGGGTAAAGAATTTATTCTCATGGAGGGTGAAAATAATGTATTAGTTAAGATACATGATGGTAAGATTGATATAGGCTATGAGGGTGGTAGAGGTATTCAAGTTATACCTGATAGTGGTGATATTGTGTTAAAAGCAAGTGGAGCCACTATTACTTTGTCTGATTCTATTACTATGAAAGCTGATAGCGTTAATGTTAAATCTAGTTCATTTAAAGTTAACTCTAACAGTATTCGTATGCAAGCTGGTAGTATCAAGATTATAGAGTAGGTATTTACATACATATATTTTTATGTTATAATTTGTTTGTAGTTAAGTTTTTCTTTTCATTTTTCTTAACTATGAGGAGTTCTCCGAACGAACTCCTCGCTCCTTTCGATTATATAACATAATACAATCCTTAAAATAGCGTACACGTTTTTATATATGTGTACGCTATTTTTTGTGTTAATTTCACTATATGAATTAATTATATATTAATGGGAGAGGTATAGGTGATAATATGGCTTTTTATTATAATGAGGAATTTAAAGATACAATAGCTGGTAGTGGATTATCCCTATCAAAAACATTTAAACAGAATTTACGAGATGGTAAAGGTATAACGAATGTAATTAGTGGTGAGGATAAGATTAATGAAAGTATCTATACTATACTATCTACAAGGGTTGGAGAGAGATTCTTTCTACCTGAATTTGGTAGTCGATTACATTTAGTTGTATTTGAGCAAAATAGATTTGTAGCACATGACCTAGTTTCTATTTATGTTAAGGAAGCTTTAGGGAATTGGGAAAAGAGGATTGTTGTAGAAGACGTTAGTATTGGTAATAATTGGGAAGATTCAAATATTGTTCCAGTACATATAACATATAGGTTAGCTAATAGTAATATCATAGGTTCATATGTATATCCATTCAATAGGACGATTGATGGTGTTGATATGTATGAATTTGGGGGTGCTGTTAGTACTACATCATACTAGAAAGGGGGTTAGTTTTTGGCTAATAGTAATAATACATTGTCTTATACAAATAGGGATATTGTTAGTATTCGTAAAGAATTGATTAACGCTATACCTAAGTTGACAGATAAGTGGACAGATTTTAATGAATCTGACTTAGGTATTACACTTATTGAGTTAATGGCTGGTGTACAGGATATGCAAAACTTTTATCTTGATGCACAGGCTTTTGAGACATATTTAGATACAGCTGTTCAAGATAAAAATGTACGAGCGTTACTACGTTCTATGAATTACAGAATACCATTAGCAAAATCATCTGAGTGTAAGGTAAGGATTGTATTTGTTAATAATGATGATAGGGAGATTACTATACCTAAATATACTTCTTTTACGAGTAGTATTAATTCTAGTATTGTAAACTTTGTAGCTAAAGATACAATTACACGTAGTGGTCAGTTTGATTACATCGATATTCCTGTTATGGAAGGTGTAGCAAGGTCTATTACATGGTCTAAAGATGATTTCACTAGTAATAGAAATGTTGATGGTGATATTTCAAGACGTATCTATTTGGGATATAAGAATGTTTCAGATGGTTCTGTTGAAATAGTGCAACATGGTAACGTATGGAAAGAGTGTAATGATGCATTACTAAAATATGAAGGTGGTAGATGGTATTCTGTACATGTTGATAGTGATGGTCAGGTATACGTTTTAATGTCTGTAAACTTTCTACAGTTAATTGAAGATGGTGAGAGTTTAGATATTAATTTTGTAACAACAAATGGTATTAATGGTATTATCGATATGGATGTGATAGATACTATTAATATGAATATACAAGATGTACAAAGGATATATAATACAACAAAATCATATGATGCATCAAACTCACCTAGTAGTGCTGATTTACAAAATATGAAAGTTCTTGCTAGACGTAATGCTATCACAATGGATAGGTATATTACTTTAGAGGATTTTGAGACGGCAGTATATGAACAGCCTTATGTATTTCAAGCTGTAGTTAAAGATTGGAAGTATTCAGATTATGTTACAGAGCCTTATATTGTTAAGGTGTGGGCAGTTAATACTTTGGGTGAGTCTTTAGGTGAGTTAACACGAGAAAAGTTAAAGAAAGAATTAATGTCTAAGGCTATTGCTGATGTGACTGTTCATGTATTAGAGGTTGAGAGTGTTGACTTTAATATTGATGTTGACGTTGTATTATCTCTAGATAATGAGACAGCTAGAGAAAGGCTTAGGTCTGAGATAGCATCATACTTGTATATGACATATCGTGCTGAGAATATGTCTTTTGGTAGAGACATATCTTATTCACTTATGACATCTAGGGTTAAGGCTTATTCTCCTTATATTAAAGATGTATTGGTAAGAACACCTAATAAAGATGTTGAGGTTGGTAATATACAATTCCCTAAATTGGGTAAGGTAACAGTTAGGGTTGTAGAAGAATTGTAGGGGTTATGTATGAAGCTAATTGATAGAATAAAAAATAGTAAATACATGACTTTAATACCTGAGAAGTATAGAGAGAATGAAAATTTCTTAGTTTTCTTTTACTTGTTAACACAACAGTTTGATATTAATGAAGAGAACATACGGAATTTCACCTCATTAACTAATAATGATAAAGTACCTATGAAGTTTCTACAGTCTTTGGGTGCTTTTAATAATTATACTTATCAGCATTTAGCTAAGAATGATTTCAATAGGGAACTTTCAATGCGTATGTTTAACATTTGGGAGCAGAGGGGTTCTAAAAAATCAATTATAGACGCCGCAACGTGGGGTGATAATGTTGGTTGGGTTGGTGGTGACTTATGGATTCCTGGTTATTATCAGCCATCACAGTCTGCTACATTTGAGTTGCCACGTGATAAAATCTTTAGGCATAGCATATCTAAGTTTTCAAGTACACATGTATTTGAAGATGGCAAAACATATATGCCTGGCATTATACTATTGTCTGTTCCAAATCTAACTAAGGAAGTTAAACGTAGGATTTATGAGGTAACTCCTGCTGGTAGGAAGTATATATTTCAGATTGAGTCATCATTCTTTCCTAATGATGGGATAGATAATTTAGAGATAGGTTCTTTTAATGAATTATCTTTCTACAAGAAAATGAGGATATATCCTAAGAATGTGTTTGAAGAAAATCCACCATATGATAGGGATACTGACATAGATTTCACTTATGAGATAGATATGTTAGTTGATATGGAAGAACTTTGGGATATCCTTATTCATAGTGAGACTAGAGGTCGTAGATATCATAGTGGTCATTTGACTAATATTACAAATAACGAATATATTATGAATATGGCATGTTCTACGTTACCTATTTCTGTATTAACACATAAGTTTTCTGTTGATGGGAATGATAGTTTAACAGATAGTAGTTATAAAAAGGCTGATACTGGTGAGTATTTAGATACGTATAATAATAAGGGTATTGACTCTATTACACGTGATATTAATAGTGTTTATAGTAACAGTTTAGATTTAGACGTACATAAAGAGGTACGTCTAACTGCAATACGTAGTGAGAATTCATCTATAAGGTCTAAGCATGGTAAGATGAGTGGTATAACTACTAGTGTTGTTGATGCTTTTGTTGAAGCAGAGCCTATTTTACCTAGTGACTCTTTATATTCAGTTGATGATGTAGCTGATTTACATGAGTGGGATTATAGAGATGAGTTCTATTCTCATGGTGTTGAATTAAATACAGACAAAGATTTACCTGTTCGATTAGAGTTTACACATACTTCATTTAGTAGTATTTCTTAGGTGTTTAAGTAATATATAATAGTATAATTTATTTTAGTATATAGAAAATATATTTAATGGGGGAACATAGTTTTGGCTATTTGTACATTAAAGGCACATGTTTCTAGGGCATTAGATTTTTACAATAAAGATGACATTTACTTCGCTATTGGTAAATCTACTCCGTGGAGTGCTAGTGATATTGATAATTTTGATACAGCAAGAGATTATGAGAATAATCCACCTGTACCTAAAAATACAGATGACATGAAAGAGATTGTTGGTTTTAAAAAAGCTGAGTTTAAGGCTATGGTAGTTCAAGATGATAATGGTTCTTTGGAATATCGTGGTGTGAATTGGCGAATCGTTTCACCTACAGATGCTGTAACAGAGGGTGCTAGGTGGGTATACATCTCAACTGAGTTGTCTTATGATGAGTTACCAACAGATAAGCCATATCGTCAGGTTGGTATTTACACTGGTTTAAAGAAAGCTGGTTCTGTTCAAGGTAATGTGTACAATCTTCTACCTAATCAAGTATCAGATAAGGGTTTATTAGAGGTAATTGACTTTAGGAAGCCTGTATATCGTGATAGTGATGTTAGGGAAAAATTGAAAATTATCTTAGAGTTTTAGTCGTGAAATGTTAGGAGAATTCGATGAGCGTTGTTTCACAAAGTCCTTATTATGATAGGTATGATGATGTAAATTCAGAGCATCGGAAAGCTGGGTATACTAGAGTTTTAGCTATCCCTGGTAGGGCAGAACAGGCATCTGAGTTTAATGAAATTCAGTCTATTCAAGAGGATTATTTATCACGTATTGGCGATTCCTTATATAAAGATGGGTTTGTCATTAGTGGTTGCGAAGTAAATATAGCTAATAATTTTATTACTATTGGTGCTGGTAGGATTTATTTAGGTGGTTTAATTCGTAATACAGAAGAGGTTAAATTAGCTATCACAGGTGTTGGTAAAGAGAGAGTTGTAGCCACATTAGTTACTAGTGTTGTTACTGCTACGCAAGATAGTTCTTTACGTGACCCTGCCCAAAATGCTGAGAACTACAACCAAGTTGGTGCTAATCGGTTAAAACAAGTTGTAGCTTTCTCAGTTATTAGCGATTCTAGTGCTTTGGGTGATTATTCTGCTGTAGTATACAACTTAAATGATGGAGTTGTAGTAAAAGAGGCTAAAACAGATAACTATTCCATTTTAAATGATGTACTTGCTAAACGTACATATGATGAAAATGGTAACTATAAAGTAGATGGGTTAGACCTACAGTCTGTTACTGAAGATGAAGGTGACAAGATTCGGTTGTATGTGAGTGCTGGTAAGGCTTATATTCGTGGTTATGACGTAACTAAGCCAGCTATGAGTAGTATTTTATTGAATAAATCAAAATCTACTAGGGTAGTTACAAGTGAATCTCACTATTTTAAATCTTCAATTCGTAAATATAAGCTTTCTAATTCACCAGTAGCATCAATTCAAAACTTTACTGCTAGTGTTCTTGTAACAGGCGAACGTAAGTTTAGGGGTAATGTTAAAGGTGGTCAAGAGGCTTTAAATAATACACCTGTACAAAGTATTGTTAGTGTTTATACTAAAAACGCACAAAACAATAAAGAAACTGTATACGTTGCTGGTAGGGATTACTCATTATACTCAGACCAAGTGGATTGGTCTTTGACAGGTGATGGTGCTACTGAACCGGTACAAGGTACTACATATTATGTTGACTATACTTTCAATTATTCTATGCGTGAGGGTACAGATTTTAGGGTTGAAAATACAGTTGATGGCTCATATATTGTATTGTTAGATAATGGTAGTAAACCTACAGAAAACTCTTTGATGTACTTTACATATAACTTTACACTAGCTAGACGTGATTTAATTTTGTTAGATAGCGATGGTTATTTGAGTGTTATTGAGGGTACACCTGATAGGGTTGAGGATTTAATCATTCCTTATAATGGTTCATCAGCATATTTAGAATTAGGTTATGTAGATGTATATCCTACTGATGCTTTGGGTACAAATACAAGTGGTACAAAATTGTCTAGTGTAACAAATTATGATGGGGTTAGGTTAACACAGGATAACTTGTTATTAATGATGCGTAGGATTAATAAGTTAGAGGATAGCATTGCATCCTTAGATATGGAACGTAGTATTGAGGCTGGTGAGGATTTATCAAGTCTATCTGGTTACTTTACTGATAGCTTTGAAAATATCAATAAGTCAGATTTAACATATACAGATACAGCTAGTAGATTATCCTATACAGCTTGTATTGACTTTGATAGAGGTGAGTTGACAACATCTGCAACTATTGGTAGTGTTGATATGACGATTGATGATAGGTCAAGTGATAGTTATGCTACATTTGGTAATATTATTTCTGCACCATATCAAAATGTATTGGCAGTTAGTCAAACATATGCTACAGGTACTATGAATGTTAACCCTTATGCTAGTTATGGGCCGCTTTGTAAGATTGAGTTAGACCCTGCTATCGATAATTGGGTTAACACGAATAAAATTAATGTATTTAATACTGTTGAGGATGTTAAATACGATACAACAACTAAAGTATATAGTCATGGTTATTGGTCTAGAAATGCTACTAAAAATCTTAGAGGTTATATGCGTACTGAACGTAAGGAGACAACAACTAAGGGTGAGGTTACAACATCTAAGAGTGTTTCTGAATCAGTTGCTAAGTCCGTGTATGAGTATATGCGTGTTAAGGATGTAAAAGTTAGTGGTTATGCATTTGGTCCGAATGTTAGGAATATTAGAGGGTTGTTCAATGGTAGACCTATTAGTTTAACTCCTACTGGTACAACAACTACTGGTACTTCTTATGTAATCGAAGGTAAAACATATACTACTGTTAATGCTGACAACAATGGTACTGTAACTTGTAAATTTACTGTTCCTGATAAGACTCCTTGTGGTACAGTAGCTTTCCAAATGCAAGCTACAAATTCTAATGGTGAGGTTCATACAGGTACTGCTAACTATACCGCTAATGGCACTATTTTGACAACAACTGTAACTAATACAACTGCTGTAACACAACATTATAAAGTATTGGTTGAGATTGACAACTTATACAATAATGACCCATTGGCACAGTCTTTCATTATGGATAACGTATATGATAGGAATTTAGTTAAGTTAGATTTGTATTTTGCTAAAAAATCATCTACAAGACCTGCTGTATTACAAGTGCGTAATATGGTTAATGGCTACCCTGGTGAAAAGGTTTATGCTGAAGTTGTAATTGACCCTAAAGATGTTAAAATTCCTACGGATAAAAATGTTCCTGTGGCTACTGAGGTTGTTTTAAATCAACCAGTATATTGTTATGCTAAGCAATATTATTGCTTCGTAGTACTTTCTGATAGTAATGATTATGAAATGTATGTAGCTAATATGGGTGATAAATTCTTAGGTAAAAATGAGCAGTTAGTCGTTAACCCTTATGCTACTGGTGTATTATTCAGTTCTTCAAATGCTAGTACATGGACAGCACATCAAGGTATGGATATGATGTTTAAATTGTATCGTACACAGTATACAGGTAATGGTGAGATTGTATTTAACAATGTACCTTTGACTGATATCACAGGTGTTATGTTGGATGCGTCATATGAGGTTGATAGTGATAGTGATAGCAAGAGCGTTTCTTCTAGTAGAACTGGGTTGAAATGGTTCTATCGTTTCACTAAAACAGGTGCTGGTGAGGTTCCATCTGATTGGTTAAGTATTGATACTTTAGTATTTAGGGATTTACAGTCATATGCTAGGAATATTGACTTAAAGGCTGAGATTACTACTGATTTTAGTACATCACCATTTATAGCAAGGGATAGGGTTGCTTTACGTACATTCTTAGATAGTAAACAGTCTACATATATTTCTAAATCTATTGACGAAACAAACTTCGCTAATCCTTATCAAGCATTAAAGATTAGTTATCAAGCCGCCTTACCTCAAAATACATCTATGGAAGTATTCTATATGGATAGAGAAGATGGTGATTGGGTAAAACTTGCTACTGATAATGCTACTATTAACATTGGTGGTAATACTGTTAAAACTGTATCTCTTGATTCCATTACAAATGTAGATGAGGAGTTCAAACAGTATACTTGGAATATTAATAAGATTAATAGTATGGTTACTAATACTCAATCAAGGGGTTCTAAGTTCTTCAAGATTAGGATTGATTTAAATACTACACAAGCCTTTAACCGTCCTAGAGTTAAAAAGCTTGCATGTATCTTTAAAGAGAAAGAGTATAGGACTTAATCTTAATATTAATCTGTATTTTTAGTATAAGATTTTAACTATATATAGTATTGATAGTATAGAGATGTGGTTATATCTACATCTCTATATTTTTATTACTTCGGATAAATTGGGGGTTATCATGCCTGAAAGAGTACAAAGAATGTTCTGTACGATGTTTAAGAAGACAGAGGAAGAGCAGAAGAATTATGATGCTAGAGTAGAGTTAGCTAAAGCTAAGGATGATTTAGAAACAACTAAAGAGAGTTTAGCTGTAACAACTGATACTTTAAATAGAGCAATGCAGATGATAGAGAGCTTATCTAGTGAGCTATCATCTATACGAGAAGAGTTGAAAGATACAAAAGAGGGAAAATAATGGGTGTTTTAAAAAGATATAATTCTGATAAAATAGATTGGAATATTGGTGCATTATATTCACATGATGAATACATACAAAAGCTATTTATTGTGATGAAAGAGTTAGGATTAGTTAATCCTATTAAATATGTATTTGGTACTATACCAACTGTTTTAGTCGGTGGTAGGGTTACACCTAAAGATACTTCATCTATTGAAGAGGCTTTTAATATCATTGATAGGTATAATCAGTTGGGTGTTGGTTGTAGGTTAACATTTTCTTCTATGTACGTAACTAAGGATGAGTTAAAAGATAGTGTATCTAATCAGCTTATGAAACATCTAGAAGGTAATAATCAAAAGTATGGTGTTAGGATGAATGGTATTATTTTAACATCTGAGTTGTTGGGTGAGTATATTTACAATAATTACAACTCTTTAGAATTAATTTCTTCACAAGTTAAGCCATCTGTTGAGGTTGGATTAGGTAAGGATACAGTTGATTATTATAATAGATTGTTTGATTTGTTTGATATTGTGGTAGTAAATCCTAACAAATGGTGTGATGCTCACATAATTCATGGACTAAAACATATTGATAGGGTTGAGTTTATAACTAATCATAGATGTTTCCCTGATTGTCCTATGGCTGGTGAGCATTATAAGGCTCAGGTTGATTTAAGTAAAAAATTACTTAATGGTGGGGATTGTTCATTAGAGAAAGAAAAGTTAGATACAATTAATACGTGGTGTTTAGATGTTAGAGGGCGTTTCCCTTTGTTGGGTGTTTCAATGTCTGAATCCGAGATTAATTTATTAATAGATAATGGTGTTAAGCACTTTAAATTAGAGGGAAGAGATAATGATACTTTCTGTTTTTTGAGAGATGTTGGTGATTACATCTTTAATAATCAATATTTTTCTAGGATAGCACATAGTATCATGGGAGAGGCTATATAATATGTCTACAAGGATAGAATCAGAAAATGGTGAGGAACTTTGGGGGCCTGATATTTTTGGTAAATACTCTATCGATAAGATTAAAGTAATTGCTGAGATTTTAAAGGGTGTGTTCAAAGATAATCCTATTACATTTATTAATCAGTCTAAGGCTGATGATGAAGTTTATACAAAAACAGAAAGTAACACTCTTTTTATTCTAAAGAGTGATTTTAATAGTATTGCTGGTGATTTAGTAAAATCATTGACATCTAGTTATCTTAAAGAGTTAGCTAATACTCAGGGTGTGGCTAGTGTTACTGAGGTTAGGTTATTAGAAAAGGTTTCTAATTACTTAACTAGAGCATGTTTTGGTCAAACCTATACAGAGATTAAAGACTTAGCTAGTATGAATATTGCTCCGTTGCCAGATAGGGTTCAACAGGTTGAGACTCAGATGGTTTCAATAGATACTAGAATTAATCATACTATGAATGTTGTTTTCGAGACAAATAGGGATGGTTCTTTTTCCAGTATATCTAAGGTAGCAACGAAAGAGGATTTAAAATCTGTTAATGATAAAGTGGGTAGTGGTAATATTACAGTTAGGAACTCTAAGAATGTAATTGATGCTGTCAATCGATTGGATAAGAGTATTGTAGCATTAGAATCAATTTCTGAATTTGTAAATACATTATCTACTACTGTAAATACATTATCTAGTACAGTTAATAATCTTTCAGCGACTGTTAGTAGGTTATCGAGTACAGTTGATAGGGTAGATAGATTGGTTGGTAATGATGCATTAAAAACAACTAGTAAAACAATTACTGGTGCGATTAATGAATTAAAGGTATAAGAGGGGTAGTAGTTAGTGGAAATTAAACCTTTTAAAAAGATAAATGGGAATGGATACTCTTTTAGGGAGATATGGAAGATTTATGACGAACAGTTCAATATTCTTCGAGATATCATATTATCTTTAGGTGATAAGTATCAGGTTGAAAACTTTAGTGGTAGTGATGATAAGGTCATTACATTAAATACACCTTATAATAGTAATCAATTATTTGTATATTGTAATGGTGTGTTGCAGTGGAAAGATAGAGATTATAGAGAAAACTCACCTACAGAAATTGAGTTGTTGTTTGATAGGAAAGCTACAGATGATGTAAGGGTTGTGACAATTAAATCTAATGTTATTAAGAGTGATTTACATCAATATCTGAAAGATATTAGTTCTGTTGTTGCTAATGCTAAAGAGCATTATGATTCTGCTAGAAATTTAGAATCTAGGTTGGTAGAATTATATTCTTCTTTACAACAAACTCATTCTTTGTACACAAATAATTCAACTACAAGTCTTGTTGCGGATTTAACAAGATTAAAGAGTGAGTATGAAAAAGTAAATACAAGTATCACTGCTTTAGATAAAAAGTTAAAAGACTTAATTGGTAGCAGTGAGTATGTTTTAACAACTTTAAATATTGATGAATTAAAAGAGTTAGTTAAAAATATTAAATCAAAGATAGATGATTTGTCTAGAGATAAAACTCTTGATATTATATTCCCATTATTTGGGGGGCAGCAGATGGTAAATGATTCTACTTTTGCCGTTGGTGACTGTATTTTTGTTGGTATAGATAAGAAGTATTGGTTTTTAATAGATACTTTTTCTGAGACAGATGATACATATGCATCTATCAGAAGAGCAATGCAAGAAAATAAAATTACTAAGTTTGAATTTTTATTAATTACTCATTGGCATGGTGACCATTATGGGAACGCTATAAAATTAATGAGGGATGGTTTAGTTGGTAAAGTTTATGCTCAGAATGTTCCTCTAGATTATCCAAATGGGGTTCCTGGTGCTTATGGCATGCCTAAGGAAGCACTACTTTGGATATATAATAAGCATTTAGAGGCATCAAAGAAATATAATGTTGTGTTTGAGAAGTCACCTGTTGGTGATGTGGATTTTCATGGTGCTAACTTGTATTTCCATAATAATAATGATTATTGGATTAAAAAACATAATTCCAGTTGGGTTGGAGGTGATTATAATAATACTAGTACTGGGTTGACGGTTTCCTATATAGGCAGAAATTTTGTAACACAAGGTGATGCTCCTATTAACGCTATGGCTGGTCTTGCTAGTACGTTACCTGCGAATATAGACTTATTAAAGTCAAATCATCATAGTATTTGTGATGTACCGTGGGTATTTAAAAAACTTAATCCAAAGGATGTAATAATTACTGCAAATCAGTTTCAAAAGGTTACAGCAACTCGTTTTGATTTTGCTACGACTTTTTACAATAGTGGCTCTAACATTTATTATTTAACAGACCAGACAAAGGATATTCATATTACATATTCTTCAAGTAACGATAGTGTTTCATATAATAAAGAATTAGTAGAGGGTTATATTGATAATTGCTCTGGCTGGCATTACGCATCTAATAGTGTGACTGTTAATATTAATTTTAATGGTGATATTTATACTGGTGACATTGGCTCCCCATACAAATATATTGCAGATGCTGTACGTAAGGCTCATATAAATGGTGCTAAAGAGATTAGATTAAGACTATTTCCTGGTGATTATACAAAAGACATTAGGAATTATAATTTCTTTAGGGTGGTAGATGGTTCAATGGGTTTACTTCAACTTATTGGGTTCAGTGGAAAATTAATCGTTGAGGGTATAAGACCAAATAGCAGTGATGTTATTTATTTACCGCCAGTGTCTGTTTCAGATTGTGATTGTGTTGAGTTTAAAAATATCACATTTAAGACAGGCATTGATGTGACAGGTAAGGCATTAGAGAGTGAGAATTTATATTCAAATGTTGGGATTTATCGCTCAAATGTAACATTTAATAATTGTACATTTATAATTAATGACACTAAGTTAATTACTACGATGAAATCTAAATCAGATTTCATGACTTATCATGTTGATTCTAGTAAATCAGTGGTTACTGTAGATAGTTGTACGTTTAGTGGTGAGGTTAAATATGGTATTAGGTCTGTCGATGGTTCTGTTGTAACTGTTGTAGGTTCAAATACAGTCGATGATTCTGTAGCTACAATGTACTACGCTGTAGATGGTGATATCAATGTTAATGGTACAGCGACTAAGAATACGTCTAATGAGGCAACAGCTGGTGGTAAGGTTAGTTTCTTAGATGTAAATACTACACCAACATATCCTAATACTACACGTGGTCAAGTTATTGGTACACGGCTTTCTCAAAAATATGGTGGTAAGCTTGGATATATTTCTGATGGCAATGGTGGGCATGCATCTATAGACCATTTCAATAAAAGTGGTGACTTAAATAACAAACCTGATTTTGAAGGTCAGTTCGCATATGATAAAACCAATAGACGTTTAGGTTTTGCATTAGGTTCTTCAAATAAATCTGATTGGTTAGATTTAACATCTAATAAGAGTATCGGTGGTGTTAAAGAGTGGAAACAGGGGGGTACTTATAGCTATGGTGATTTAATAAGTAACTCATATGGCAATCTTTTTTATTACAGAGGTGGAGACATTTCTTATCGAAGTGGTACATCTGTTGATAGCCAGATTAGTGGTGCTTTAAGTGTTGTTAGTCCATTAGGTGGCAGATTTGTAAATATTGACCCAAATAATCATGCTCATACATCTTTCGCTATGTTACATAGTAAGCCTGAAAACTTTCCATTACCATCAACAAATTCTGAAATTAGTAAGTTGGGTACATTTGTTACATATTACACTAAGAAAGATACTTTTAAGAATCAACCAACTCAGTATGGTCAGTTAATCAATCTACCGCCTGGGATAGATGATACTAATGAGACAATGCAGTTGTGGATTGAGCAGTTCTCTGGTCAGATGTATACTAGGGGTGGTAATCATCAAAATCCTATTGCTGATAGGAAATTTACACAGGTTTATCCTAATGATTTTGATAATGTAGATGTTTTACTTTTTGATTATGTAAGTTCTGATGTTGATGCGAGAATTAGAAATGTTCGTTTAAGGAAAACATTTAATAATTATAAGGTTATTACCTTTTACTTGACACAGGGTAACGATATGACATATTTATATCCATGTAAATTTGATGTTTCTGAATATAGGATGGCTTTAAAGTTAGCAAAAAGAGCCACTCCTGCACCTAAATCATATATTATTGGTAAGGTGGGTATATATTGGTCATTGAAGTTTGAGGATTGGGTTTTAGGTTCAGATAATCTTGCCGATATGACACATTCAGAAAACTGTAAAATTATGGCAATTACAGGGTGGCCGAGGCAGTTTGATTTAGACTAGGGTAGGTATAAATGTATAAAATTCCATATAAAATGGTTGAGATAGTTACAGATAGTGGTGAGACTTTAACGCTTGAAGATGTGTTAAAGTCATTACCATCTGTACCTATGGCTTTATACACAGGAAATGATGACTTTACTAAAGAGAAGATTAAAGACGTTATAAATTATCTTAAAGCTAATGGTGGTGGTCAGTTTACAATACCTGAAAATCCGCCTATTCATAAGTTAACAATCGATGTACATAGGAATAAATTTCAAGACTATGTAGTACATTTTATCTACAATGATTATCGTTACCCTATTGGGACAGAGAAACGTCCATATACAGGTGAGCCGTGGCAAGCTGGGGATATCATCTATAATCTTGATATTTTAAACTCAGATGATAAATGTACTATGTGGTTTTGTAAGGTAAGTGGTTCTGATACATCAAGTGGAACGTGGTCGCAACAGTCTATATGGCAATTATCTTCTAGTGAGATTGATGACTTAGTAGTATCTCATGTAGGTTCTTCTATTGGGCCGATTGTACAGAGAGAGGTACAAGCACAAGGTCCCGCTATGATGTCTAGTGAGGTTACTACACAGTTAAATGCTAAAGTACCTAGTAAAATTGAGTCCGAGGTGAGTAAACAGCTTGCTACTACAGTACCTACACAGGTTGCTAATATTGTAAATGATAATCTTTCTAGAGAGGTATCTAAAAGGGTTGATACTGTAGTTGCTCCTATTATTAATAGTAGATTAAGTAGCACTTTGTCTGATACAGCTGTTACTAAGATGATTAATGATAAGGTAGACCCTAAAGTAGCATCTATTACTGAGGAAGTTAAGAATGTAGTAAATACTAAAGTTACAGAAGCAACTTCAACATTGAGTAATACAGTTAATAATTTTATTGATGATGCTAAACGTAAACTAGGCTCTATTACTACAGTTACAGCAAAAGATGTAGATGATAAGATTAAAGAATCTTCTAAGACACTTAACGCTAAGATTGATAATATAGTAGATAATAGATTAGCTAATCTTAGGACTGGTCATAGTGATATCGTAGCTACTGAAGAGTATAAGATGGGTGCTGATGGTGTTGTTGACGATACAGCTAAGTTTGAGCAGTGCGTTAACGATGCTAGGGGTAAGATTTTAATTATTAGCCCTGGTGTGTATAAGCTAACTAAAAATATATTTATTGGTGAGTGTAAAGATGTTATCGTGTTGGGTTCTTTTAGTGAAAAAGTTCCTTTCATTAAGAATGATGATATGTTTATCACATCTCCTACTAACATTGAGTTTGTTAGGTCTGTAGAATTAGATACAAATAAGGTTAATCAATGTCAAGGTTTTGCATATAATTCTAATAGAAATGAGTTTGTACTTGCTACTATTAATTCTGATAATACAAATCAAGTGTTGTATATCTTAGATGGTGACGATTTAAACACTCAAAAACGTAGGGTAGACTTTAGTGATATAGAGAAGTTAGGTCATTGCAATACTATGACTTACAATAAAGATACTAATACATTATATGTATGCAATGGTGAATTTAATTCTAATCCATTTAGGTTAGCTAAATTAGATAACAACTATTCTATTATAGGTGTACATACAGATTCATCTCAGGTTAAAAAGTATAATTTTGCTTATGACCCTATTACTAAGTGCTACTGTTCTATCATGCCTGGTGATAGAACTACAGGGATTAGACATGTATACATTCTTGATAGTAATTTTACTGTTATCAAGGAGTTTGATGTTGATTTCTTGACAAAAGATTATAACAATAATGGTGCTATGTTCTATAATGGTACAATTATGTGTGCTAGTTTACATGCTATCTTCCAGTTCGATGTATTTGGTAATGTTAAGACAGTAGTTGATATTGATAAGGCTTATGAGATTGAGGACTTTGATATTAAGAATGGTGTGGTATACTTTGCTGTATTAGAAGGTCATAATGTTCATATCTTTAGTGGCAAGCATAATAAGTTTAATTCTATACACATTAACAATATGAAAGTAAACCGTTTACTACTTGCTAACAATTCTCCTTTATTAGGTTTAACTGCTGAGGGTAAAGAAATTAGTTTAGCTAAGGTTGGTAAGTCTGGTTCATCTGAAATTGGTGATAAATCTACTAATACAATTTTAATTGGTAAAGATGTTAAAACATGGGATGGTGGTGATGCATCATATACGTTGTTATCTACCAAACATTACGGTACAGCTATTTACTCTAAGAAACAGTCAGATGATACATTTATTAAGAAGACAGAGTTAGTTAAGTTGTCTATCGATGTTAAACCTGATTTTGTTGGTCAGTTAGCTGTGAGTGGTGGTAAATCTTATATAGCACTTAATAATACAGGTACAGATGGTTGGAAGCCATTAGGTGGTGCTAGTCCATTAGAAGCAGTTGATAGGATTAGGTTTACAAATGGTGCTGAGTTGTGGATTGATTAAGTTTTAATCTTAAATTCATAATCATTGTTTGTTGGTAAATTATATATAGGTAGTGTTACAAAGGTAGGGGGGTAGTTCCATGAAAAGCAATACTTTTTTTAGAGGTACTACCCCTACTCTTGAAATTAGCATGGGTAGGGGTATTAAGGTTGAAAATATAGACAGTTTGATTGTTTATTTTTCACAAGGTATCACCGTACTGAAGAAAAAGCTTGAAGATGTAAAGATTAACAAGACAACTAATATAGTGTATATTCCTCTAAGTGAGTTAGAGACATATATGTTTAGTCCTAGTGTTGTTAATGTACAACTTCGATATAAATTACTAAATGATGCGAATATATACAGTACTCATATTTATCCTTTTAGGGTGTTGAAACAGGTGTGTGATGAGGTATTTATAGAATGAATGAGGGTATAATTAAATCTAGTGGTACATTCAGTAAAGTTAGTATCAACTCAAAATATGTTAATACCAATTCACATGTGGGAGTAGGTACTAATAATAGTGGTACATTAGAGGTTTCTAACAGGGTAAAGGTTACTAAAGATGAAGTCAGAGATATGCTCAAAGAAAAACAAGATAAACTAGTTGCTGGTAATGGTATTTTATTGAATGAAGATACAAATGTGATATCTGTTTCGACTGATAAAATTGTTGTAAAAGAGGGCGAAAATATTTCTGATTTAACTGCTTTGTATTTATTGGCTAAAGGTGAGAATTAATGGCAGATTTAAAGGATAATTTACAGAGTCTTGCTACTCAAATTGGTACTGATATTAAAGGTATTAAAGCATCTGTAAAGGCTACAGATGATAAGGTTGGTGTATTAACTTCTTTATCTACGACTAATCAAACTTCTATCGTAGATGCTATCAATGAAGTTAAGGCTAACATTGTTACTGCTCAGGGTGGTGCTGTTACAGAGCAAGCTGTAGACACTAAGTTACAAGCTAAACAAGATAAGCTAACACCTGAGGGTAAATTGTCTATTGTTAAAGAGGGAACTCAAACTAAGATTAAAGTTGATTTGTCTGATTATGTTGACAATAGTGCATTGACTACAAAATTAGGTGATTATACTACTAGTACAGCTTTAAATACTACTTTGGGTAGTTATGCTAAAACTAGTGAGTTAAACACTAAATTAAACGATTATACAACAACAGCTGTATTGAATAGCAGGTTGGATTCTAAGCAAAATAAATTAACAGCTGGTAGTGGTATCACTATTGGTGTTGATGGTACGATTCAAGCTAGTGTTGATTTAAGTACTATGGCAACTAAACAAGAATTAACTGATAAAATTCGTGAGGCTGTTACAAATTTAGTTAATGGTGCTGATGCGACTATGGATACTTTTAAAGAAGTACAAGAAGCGTTGAAGAGTGATAAAACAGTTACAACTGCTTTGACATCTTCTGTTGCTAATAAAGTAGATTATAGTCAGGCACAGTCTTTATCAACAGCACAAAAACAACAAGCATGTGCTAACTTAGGTATCGGTGACCCTACAGTAGATTTGGTGAGTGTGTATACAACTGCAAGAGATAGTTAGTAGGTGATTGCTTATGGCTGATAATACACAGTTAGTACAGAACATACAATCATTAGCACAGACAGTTGGTAGGGATATTAAGGATATTAAGTCTAGAGTAAATAATTTACCTAGTGGTTCTGGTGTGGACACTTCTAATCTTGCTACAAAAGAGGAGTTAAGAGTTGTTGAGGGTAAAATACCAAAGGCTAGTGGTGTTCCAACTCTTGACTTTACTGTTGAAAATAATGGTGATGTATATGTTGACATTACATATCCTGAGGTAAGTAATACACCAACAACAAATACACAGACTAGTACTATAGCTTATGGTACTACTAAGATTTATGATGTTGTGTGGGGTGTTGCAGTGCCAGGAGCCACTGGTACAGGTAGGGGTTATTTAGAGTATAGTCCTATTAGTGGTTTTGGCAAGTTACACCTGGATATCAAGATGACACAGAATAGTGGTAATGGTGGGATTATTGCTACGTTGCCTGCTAATGCTCCAGTTCCTAGTAGGTTGCTAGAAGTAGCCGTAGATGCTAACAATAATAGTGTTTACGTAGAGCCTAATAGTCGCAACATCAAGGGGTGGGGTGTTGCTGGTAATAATAAGAGATATATTTTTGCTATTACAGGTTTTTGGAGGGAGATTAAGTAGATGGCAAGGATTAAGATTGGTAACATCCGTGTACCTACTAAGAATGACTTAGTTGCTTTCTCTAAAACAGAGCCTACTGGTGATAACAGACCTGTTTTGTGGGTACAGCCTACTGATGGTGAAAATGATGTGCATCCTGTAGTATCTATTGAATATGATAGTGATACTAGGGAGTTAGTGCTAACTCATTCAAATAATACTAAGTCAAGGGTAGATGTTAGTTCTTTAGGTGGTGGTACAGGTACTATGTCTGTGGTACCGCCATTAAAGAATAATACTCCTTTATATGGTTTAGATACTTCAGGCAATAGGTGGTCATTGATTAAAATGTCTAGTGGTAATGGTACAGAGGTAGGTCATAAAGATAAGCCTTTGGCTTTTTCTGCCAGTCGTTTAACTTGGTGGGATGGAAATAACTCACGTTCTATTTTGTCAACTAAAGAGTTGGATGGTGTGGGTGCTAATAAAGATGGTAAAGTTCTTTATAGAAGTACTGAGATTGATAAGATGTTTAAAGATGTCTTAGATAAGTTAAAAGATATCAATAGTAAATTGTAGGAGTGGTTTCTGTATGATAGTTGAAGACATCGTTAATGAATTAGATAAATTTATTGCTAAGTACAAGGAAAATAAAACTACTGCGGAGCAAGGACAATCTCTACGAACTAAAGTAAAAGAAGCTTTAGCTGGAAAAGGTGTACAAAATACTGACTCCCTAGATGATAATGCTGTCGTAGAGTCAATTAAGTCCTTATCATCTAATGGTGGTGCTAATATAGGTACTTCGGCGAACTTTAACATAGAGAATTTAAAGTTTACAGGTTTACTCCCTAAAGATTTCTCTAAAGAAAGTGTATCAGAAGAAGATTTAGTTAAGATTAATGATACTATCATTAAAGACACAAAGATTATTTCTAGTGCTGAAAATATTCTTATACTTAATAAGAAGACTGGGGAAAACGTAGGTGATGGTACCGCATTAACCTCATTAGAACAAAAACTCCTAGACAAAAATAAACAATATGTGGGTTCTAACTACTACAATTTTAAGGTATATAATTTGCCTGTCGAAATAGGGGATAATGAATTCACAGTAACTATTACCAATAATGGTATTTCTAGGGATAAAGATATTTCTATTACCGTAACTACTGAGTTGTACGCTAAGGGACTCATTAAAATACAATTTAAACCGGGTGAGGGTTTCAAACTACCCGGTGCTATTGATAGATTTGTTAAATATGTAGATGAATATGATACAAGAACTGAGATGAGTAAGGTTAGTAGTACTATAAAAAGTTATGGCTCACTATACTCTATTGCTAGTGTAGGTATGATTAAGAATTTAAGAAATAATATTGTTAAGCCATTATCAATGAGTATGAATTTTGATGTTAGTGCTAATGACCTAGCTACACAAAACAATGTGCCATCTAGTGAGTCAGCAGTGAGATATTCTAGTATATTCTTCGGTAAAAGTGGCAATTCTTTACGATTCTCACGCACTGGTTCAATGTACTTATTTCGAGTTGATGGGAATAATGACAGTATTTTCTCTGTGTTAGATTATAAAGATGGAGATACTGTAGAGATGTTGATTGGGGTACCACTCAGCGACAGTACTTATAGTAGTTTAATCCCACACTATGAAAGTATTTCTGAACATGTAACAGATGTATAGGGTGTAGAAGAGTGTTTTGGCAAGTACTTAAACCGACTTTTAATTCAGACACAGTGTCTATGTATCTTATATAACCACTGATAAACTTATTTTAGACAGTGGTTGTGTCTTAACATAGTAAAGTGGAAATAATGTTGAATTCCATTTTCAATTAGATAGTATTTATAGTAGGTAATATAAATGAATGGTATTTTATATGTTCTAGATTCAGAAACAAATACATATAGGTTAGTTAGTAGTGTCAATTTAGGTTCTAATACTGATGAGTATTTAAATAGCGTACTTTCTAGACTAGAGAATATCAATAGAGTTTCAGAAGCTGTAAATTCTGAAACTCGTGGTAATACTAGTGATGTATAAATTCACATACTGATATCTTTAAGCATACAAAAGATATTTTTATTTTATATTTTTATGTTTAGTGAGGTAATGTGTATGTCAGTACAAAGTAAAATCGATGGTGAGTTTTCTGTATTAGTAGATAATATCAGTAAAATTGCATTGGCTATTGAACGTAAAGGTGTTCATAGTAGTGGTGAGTTATCCAACTATGCATCCGAGATTGACTCTATTGTTGGTAGTTCTTCTGATGATGGTGTAGTTTCAGAAGATAAGAAGAGAGAGATAATTTTAGAGTTTGCTAAAAAACTCGGTTACAGTCGTGCTGAAGATATTGTAAGTGCATATGAGTCAATTTCAAAAACACTTGCACTAGCTGAAGCAAAATTTCCTAGAAATTCTGGTGGTAGTGATTGGCGTCATGATGCTAGTTTAGGTTTGATGGGGTTTGTAATTTCATCTAAAGTTGATACGTCATTCATTACATATAGGTACAATTTGGTAGGTTTAGATAACTCTACATATACAAGTGATGTTATTTCCGTTGAGGATGGTTTAACTTGCGTTGTAAAAACTTTACCAGCTTATAGTGACCCTTTAATTGGACGAGAAGACGAAAGAACTTACATTACTTTCTTGGCAGATATTAGTCAAGTTGGTAACAACTTAAAATCTTACTCTATTGATGTGTTTGTAAATGGCAATAAAATCAATTTTAGTAAGAGTGGTGAAGGTAATCACAATAGTAGCAATGTTACATATAATGTTGTAGGTGATTATTATTCAAACATTAAGTACTATATGGATTATGACTCCTATATTGTGGGTGGAAAACTATATAGGAAGTTGAAGTATGTATACTCATTAAGTGGTGATGGTACAGTTTTGACTGTATTTATGGATTCCCCTGAGTTTTATAGGGACAGAGAATTGTTTGCAGAGAACTATGGTCTTGTTAATAACGACTTCACAATTCCGTCAGGAGTTAGAGTTGTTACGACAATAGGTGTTAATGGTGATACACTTTCTAGTGTTAGGATGAGTTATGATTATGTAAACTCTTTCGTATCTAAGGGGTATACATATAAATTTACGCCTAAGGATATGTCTATTGCTAACTCACAAGGTTTTGTTGGTATGGTTGATGCTAAAGAACCTATAGGTGTTACATTGTGGACAGGTGAGGTTGTAGTATTCCCTAAAGGTACAAATAAATATAATCTTAAAACAAAAACATTCGAGCCGTGGGATGGTACATCTTATGATGATGTAGGCCACTTATAATAGATAACAATTAAATATACATAAGATATTCATAAAATAGATAGTATTGGTGAAAGGTGTATCTTATGGACTTTAATGGTTTAAAAAATGTTACACCTATCTTCCAAACACTTTTAAATAATGCTAAGAGTGGTATTCCTAAGAAAATTCAAGTTTTCATAGGAATACTTGCTCTTATTTGGTTGTTACCAATAGTATTAGATATAGTGTTTGTTGTTTTAGGTGTATTTTATGATTATAAGCCTGATATGATACTAAAGTTTTTACCGAGGTTAGAACAATTAATTAGTATACTCACAGGTGTTTCTGCTGTTGCGTGTTTAATGGCGATTATCGGTTTATTTACAGATTCAGATGGTGATGGTATACCTGATTCTGTTGATAAGGATAATAAAACACCAGTAACAAATAATAGTATTCAAGTCAATGTAGGTTCTGATGGGAGTAAATCTCCTAAGTTACCATTACACATTGATAAATAATTTGTTTTGGTAGGTATTGTTTTAGTATGCGTATGCTTTATAGGAGATGTTTTATGATTGGTGATTTAAGCAAAGAGTATGAATCAAATGGCGACATCGGTGCTATCTCTACAGGTGAGGGAGATTATGGTGGTAAATCTTATGGGATGTATCAATTAGCTAGTAATGTAGGTTCAGTTGATGATTTTATTGCATGGGGTTTAAATTCTGACTACAGTTGGATTGCAGAAGAGTTAGATAAGTATGCTGTTGGTTCATATGACTTTGACAACGCATGGACATATTTTGCTAATAATGACTATGAGAATTTTTATAACATGCAACATTCATATGCTATTCATAAGTATTATGATGTATCAGTTGGGTTGTTAAGGGAACATTTGTTTAACATTGAAAATCATAGTGAGACTATGAAAGATGTAATTTTCTCTAGGGCAATTCAATATGGCACAGGTAATATTGTAGAAATGTTTGAAGATGCATTAGTAATTATGGGTGAGAAATTAAATCTTGATTTACAAAATCTTTCTTATGTAGATGAGAAACGATTTGATTACGATTTAATCACCTCTATCTATGACGTTTGTATGACTACAGAGTGGAATAATTCTGCTTTAAGGGAAAACTTAAATCATAGGTTTAGGGAAGAAAAAGCTAAGGCTATTCAAATGTTATCTGATGAGTTAGGAATCTAGGTGATTCATATGGGTTTCATTGATAAGTTAATAGAATGTATTAGAGTTTTATTCTTAGGTAAGAGTATTGATAGTGTTGTTACGTCTACACAAGACAAAGTAGTAGATACAGTTAATAATACTGTTGATGAAGTTTCTTCTAAGGTAGATACAAAAGTTAATGATATCACTGATAAAGTAGATAACATTACTGATACAGTAGATGATAAAATTGACGATGTATCTAATAAAGTTGAAGATATTGTTGAGAACTCTAAAAAATTGGGTATTAACATCAGAAAAAAATAGTGTATAATAGAGGTGTACAATTTAAGTACACCTCTATTTTATTTAGTGGGAGATTACATTATGGGATTATTCGATGTTGATGGGATTGGGTTTAAAAATAAAGAAAAAACTAAAAATGAGAACTCTTTTGATATGGGAGTAGATATATCAAAAGTTGATAATAGTTTAGTTAATACTAAAAAAACGAATAGTAGTGATTTTGATAAAACGCTTGTAGGGGAGATAAATCCTTTGGTTAAGGTTGATGTTATCAATCACTATTTTAAATTAAGCGACTTATTAAGGGATTATGGGTGCTATATTGATGGTTCTACTATGTATTGTCCTTTTCATGATGACGATATTACAGGTAAACCATCTGCTAAGTATCATTCAGATACAGATTTGTTGTATTGTTTTTCTGAGAATAAGGTATACAGTTCATATCATGCATTGAAGATTCTATTTGGTAAGGATGTAAACTTAATTTTTAAAAAGATATGGTCTACATTATCTAAGGAAGAGAGATTATCATATATTGGTAAACATGATGAAAAGGTTAAAGATGTTGTAGTAGAAGATACAGGGTGGGAGTACTATAATAAAAATGTATTATCTACTTTTAAGGTTGGTAAGGTGTCATATGAGCAATATAAAAATGCTTTATATAAGGTCTTATCATTAATTCAAGAATAAAATAGTATGAATTTTAAGTAAATTATAGTTGTAAAGTTACTTAAAATTAAGTATAATGGATATTGTAGAAAATGTTACTACAATATCTATTTTTTTATTTAAAAGAGGAGAATATGCTATGGCTAAGATTACAGCTATTCGTTTACCTAATGGTAAGGTTAAGATTACTAATTCAGATATTAGTGGTATTATTGGGGAAGAGTTCAATTCATCTGATGATTTCTTCAATAAATACAAAACAATTAATGAATCTACAGGTGTAGAGAACGACTGTGTGTTGTTAGAGTCAATCAATGGCTAAGAATGTTCCTATTATAGGGAATGGACTTGCAGTAATACCATTACATACTAGGGGTACAAGTAAGAAGAAAAATAAAAGAGTTGCTGATTATCTAACTAGAAGTACTTTCTTAAAGTTATTGGTAGAATATTCTGATATAGAGAAGATGGATATCGTATATTTAACTGGAATGGGTATTATGTATCAAGATGATATATTAGATGGTTCAGTTACTTTAAGGGATATTATACAAAACACTAGTTGGTGTAATATAGTTGCTGAGGAACTATATCGTTTGTGCTTATCATTGGGTACAAATAAGATAGTTCTTCTAGCTAGAAGCGATAGATTTTTAAAGCTTGCTAAGACTCTTAGGTCTAGAGGTGTTATAGTTGAAAATCCTATAATGGGTGTATTGTCAGAGAGGTATGCAATTAAGATACTATTCTCTAAGACTAAGTTATGGATTAATACAAGGGGTGACTTTTCAAAATGAATAAAGAGTTACCTTTATTTTTACAGAATTTAACATGCGATATTACTGATTGTGTGTTTACATTAAAATTGGTAGGTAGTACATTTCAATATAATGCACAAGAAGTGTTACAGGCTATACTAGATAATAATATGGTTAATAGAGTTATATTAGAATTAGTACGTGAGCCTGAAAATATTCATGATAAACATGCTGTAAAAGTCATGCTATCTGTTGATGGTTATAGTGGTACATACCATGTTGGTTATGTATCAAGAGATATAAGTGAGACAATTAGTTTTCTTCTTCAAGACGAGGACTTGTGTGTACATATTTCTGATGTATTCATGAGTGGTGGTGGGTTAGATTACTATGTAGGTCTTATGTTTAATTGTAGATTTAAAAGAAAGGAATAAAACATATCTATGGCTAACGAGAAAGCTAAGGGCGATTATAAACATTGGGTCGGGGCTGTTCCTAAGATAGAAAATTGGTATAAGAATTTTAACTTTGTATTGGTTGAAAGTATGGAAGACTTAGAGAGTATCTTTAAAGATAAAAAAGATTACTATATGGCTTTCGATACAGAGACTACAGGTTTAGATTTTGAAGAGATTGACTTAGTAGGTTATTCTTTTTGCTTAGATGGTAAAACAGCATATTATGTGCCTGTGTATCATTTTCAGTATGATGGTAATTTAGGTGAGGAATCTGTAAAATTCATCTATGAGCGTATGTGTGAAGCTAAGAAGGTATTCATGTATAATATGCGTTATGATGCACGAATTATGGAATACTATGGGTATAAAGAGAATAAAGCTGATTTAGATAAAAGACGTTGGATGTATGCTAAGTTTGATATGTCTAAGGTTGATTATTATGATGTTTCCGTACCTGTATGGTTAGCTGATACAAACCAAAAATATCCTAGTTTAAAGTGGTCTAGTTTACATTTCTTAGGGATTGAACAGTTACACTTTGATGAGGTAATAGAAAACGCTGGTTCATTCTTCTATTTAAACCCATCTGAAAATGAAGATACAGTGTTCTATGCCGCCGCAGATGCGTTGTGTACATTTTTACTTGCAACTTCAACAGTTAAGTACTTTACTGAGGCTAAACATTCTGCTAAGTTTGATAATTTGATGTTATATCCTTTATTACACTATGAGAATGAGAGGATTTGGTTAGATGGTGATGTACTTAAAAATCTTTACATTATAGCTACTGATAGGGTAGATAAGATGGAGAGAGATGTGTATGCCATGATAGGTGGGCAGATTAATCTAAACTCACCTGTACAAGTTGCACAAGCTTTTGAGAGGTTGGGGATTGATACTGGTGAGCGTACATCTAAAGGTACTATGTCAGTTTGTATTAAGATACTAGCTGATTTACCTAAAGAGTATGTAGAAAAGTTCCCAGCTTTGAAGTCGTATATCAATTATAAGAAAACAGCTAAATTAATATCTTCTTATATTAAACCTTTGTTGAAGGAGTATGAACGTAGGGGTTATTGTAGGTTTGCTTATAAAACTACTGAAGTACCAACTGGGAGGCTTGCTTGTGGTAAGGATGGGAAGAATTCTTTCTTTAGTCCAATTAATGCACAATCCCTGCCTAAGCCACATGTAAAGATGGAAGACGTATTTGACTTGGGAGATAGAAATTTATTCTCTAAGAAAGATAATATCATTATGGGGTATAAGTTTGTTTATTCTTCTTATGATGAGGAAGGAAAACATATTATACCTGATGACCCAACATATATTGGTTGGGTAGAGGGTATGGATGATGACTTAAATATACGGATGGCTATTTCTCCTAAAATGTTAGAAGATAGTAATGATGATGAATTCCTGTACAGTAGCTTTGACTATGCCGCTGAGGAGTTACGTATCGCCGCTAATTTAAGTCGTGAGCCTAATTGGGTTGATGCTTTTGTACATGGGGATGACATTCATAAGCGGACCGCTGTAGCAATTTGGGGCGAGGAGCATTATAATAGGGATTATCGTAAGATGGCAAAGTACGCCAACTTCTCTATTTTGTATGGTGCTAGTTCTCATTCATTGTATGCTGATAGTCGATATGGTTTTAAGTCTTTACAAGAAGCAGAGGATTTCTATAATAAGTATAAGAAAGCATTACCGACTTTATTCCAATGGCAAGATAGATTAATCTATAGTGCTAGACGTAAAGGTATGTTACAGACATTCTTTGGTAGACCACGTAGGTTACGTTCTTATTATGAGAATAAACAGATAGGTTTTGCTAATCGTAGTGCTGGTAACACAAGTGTACAGGGTGTTGCTGGTGATATTCTTAAAATGGTAATGATTAAGTTGTGGAAAGCATTATTTAATAATGAAGAATTCAAGAACGATGTTGCTTGGAGGGTTGCTATCCATGATGAGATTGGTTACACAATACGTGCTACTAAATTAATGCGTATATTAAAGATTATTAAAGAAACACAATCTGTTAAGTTACCAGAGTGGCCAGTAGAAATTATTACTGACCCATCTGTTGGATGGTCTATGGGTAGAGTATACGATTTTCATATGGTTGAGGATGATTCTGAGTTAGGGTATCATTTTGAGCCTGATTTAGCATAGGGGATTATTATGGAAGAGTTTATTTTTGATAGCTTAACTCTAGATGACTTGGTTAAGTATGTTGATACATCAAAAGTATTTAATATCACTAAAGGCGAATTTAATCAAGTTAAAGTATATCTAGCAAGTTATGAAGATGAAAAGCTAGGTAGTGCAGTTGAGCGTTTAGATGTTGCTTATCACATTGGTAATAAATGGTCTTTGGTAGATATGACTAAAGTTGAAGGCTTTAATGAAGTACCGTTGAGTTGGTTATTATCTGATGTTGGTGATATCGATGATTGTTTAGTTATTTTACGTAGAATGTCTAATATGGTCTTAGATAAGAATAATTCTAGTTTATCTACATATATTTATCATATCGTAGATGATAAATATGAGTTCATCACTTCTAATGCATTAATGAATGGTAAATTAGCTAGATATGGTATCATGTTAGATGGTTCTGTTGATGATATTTTAGAAAATATTAATACTAGGGTTGATAATGATTACGATAAGAATTCATTAATTTCCTTTATTAAGAGTGGTGTTGCTAATGAGTGATATGTTAGAGTTAGTTCAGTTAGGTAAAAATGTACGATACATTAGGGTTAATGTGTTAGAAACAACAATATCTGAATTCTCTAATTTAACTGGTATTAGTCGAGATGTAGTGTGTAGGATTGAAGATTTAAGGATGGGTAAGGGTTCAAAAACTTGCCCATCTGTATCTACTATCTTAAAATTATGTAAATCTCTAAATATTGAGATTGGTGATATTATGGGCAATGATATATCTTCAAATGAGGATGCTTTACTTAATTTAAAGGAGGTTGTTTCTTGTGGCAATTAGTGTTGGTAGAACTTTAAATGAGTTAAGGCAGATGTCCTTTGATTGTGGTATTACTATTCCTAGTAGAGAAGATGGTAAGTCTTTGAAGAAAGAGGACTACATCAAGCCAATTAGAGAGCATAATCTTTCTATTAGATATGGTTCTGTTGATAACACACCTGAGCATTTAAAGTTGATGTTGCAGTTAAAATCGCCTATGTTGGCTGGTAGGGTTGATTCTTTTAAAGAAGAACAGCAACAAGAGGTATGGAATTCAGATAATTGGTCAATGGAACAGAAATTAAATGGTGTTAGGTGCTTTATTGTTAACGATGGTACAGGTATTCACTTATATAGTAGACATAATAGTGATATTGACTTGCTCCCTATAGAGTTTACAGAAAAAGTTAAATTACCTAAAGATTTTTCATACAGTATGTTAGATAGGACGTTTGTTTTAGATTGTGAGTTGACATCTGATAATCCTAATATATGTACTGTACTAGATGGGTATGGTGTAGATACTAGTTCTCAGTTACAAGCGGTCACATCTATTTTAGGTTCTAATACTGATAGAGCATTAGATATTCAAGATTTTAATGATTTAGATTTAGTGTTCAATGCATTTGATTGTATATACTGTGATGGTAGTTGGATAATGGATACTCCTTTATGTGAGCGTAGGGAATATTTGTCAAACATTATCAGTATGCTGGTAGATGCTAATTTTAATGTTAGACCTGTTAAATATGTAGTTGAAAATAAGAAAGAGTTTTATAAGCATTTAATTAGTCTTGGTTTAGAGGGTACTGTAGCTAAACGTCTAGATGGTGTATACGTACCTGATACAACTAGAAATTTTAAAGGTTGGGTTAAGTGCAAGAGGTCTTTATCGGATTCTTTGAGTGCATTTAATTCACAATCATCATTAAGTGCTTTTGATACATTAGATGATGTAAGTGGTGATATAACTTTCTCCTTTGGTGATACTATTGACGCTTTTATTACAGGGTATGAGTTGGGTAATAAGGGTTCTGCGTTTGAGAACATGATAGGTTCTATATGTGTTTCTGTGTATGTTGAAAAAGAAGATGGTACACAGGAAGTTAGAGAGATAGGTAAGTTTAGCGGTTTCAATCTTGATATGCGGAAGAATATGGGAATGGTTATTAATGGTAGGACAGTACTCAAACCAGAATACTATGGTAAAGTTGTAGAGATTGATGGTCAACAAATTACTAAAAATGGTAGGTTCGCACATTGTGTATTTATTGGGTTTAGATACGATAAGCTAAAGGATGCTTGTATTCTTAAAGAAGAATTTTTAAAATCACAGCTACTGTAATTTTTACTTTACTTTAAGTAAAAATAGTGTTAAAATTTTATTATCTAATGTTTTGAGGTGTGTTAATATGGATTACAACAAATTAGATATGAATGTGTTCATAGAAAAACTCTTAGAACATGTAGAGATGTGTCCTTGTCTTTTGATAGGTAAGTATGTTACTGAGTTTAAAAAGGTATACAAAGATACAATAGAGCGTGTGTATACATTAGATGACGTAAGGAATTTAATAGATTCATACGATGGTATTTCTAGTGTAAATAGTAAGTTTTTAGTATTAGATGGTATAGGTTATTTATCTCATGTAGGTCAAAACTCTTTATTGAAGTTCATTGAGGAATCTAAGTTGCCCATCATCATTTTATCTTATGGTGATAAAATCTCACCCATTATCATGTCTAGGATGAAGATAATTGTTAAGAGGTGGGATGTTGTTAAGAATTTAAATTTTTCTAGCGTTGCTGATACAATAGCATACATAAATGAGAAGAATTCTACACGAGAGGATAAGATGAGTGAGTTTGATGAGGTACAGATTATGGCTAATATGTGTCCTAGTCTATACTCAATTAAACAGCAAGCTGGTGATAAATATGGGTACACTAATAGTAGATTAATAAATCTAATGGTTGGTACTAAAAATAGGTGATTGAATGGGCGATTACAGTTTAATCAACAAAGTAGTTAGAGTTGAGGATAGTAAAGAGGGAATAAACTATTTAGATTTAGTTTGTTTCATGTACCCTAACTATGAATTACGTACTGAGTTCAATATCTTAGATGGAAATACTGATATTATATTTGTTGGTAAAGTTAATTCTAGTGTTGTAAAGTCATTAAAAGAAAACACTAGAAGCTTTATAGCAATTAATAACATAGGTATTCAAGATATTGATATGACTATTAGGGATATAGCTATTAAGGTTCTCTATGATAGATTTAATAAAGAGCCTAGTGATAAGACACATACAATGTTAACTTCTATGACAGAATATGATTTCATTAAGTACTTTAAATCCTTTTGGGTATTGGGTAGGTCTAAGATTGATTCTGTTGACATATCTCTTTGGGATTTATATTGCGTACTAGGTAAATCTAGACATGATATATTAAAGACATATTTAGAATTACGTGAGGTATATTCTGATAGTATGATATTTGGTGGTGTACTATCTTTCTTAGAAAAGTCTAGAAATTTAGAAGATGTTGTTACTAATAGTGGCAAGTATCTTAGATTACTAGTTGATTTTAATAAGTCATATGATAAGTTGATTGTACCTATTATTCAGAAAGTTTACACGATGGAGTGTAGAAGTGAATCTGATAGAGAATATCGAACTTTGTGGTTGTTAATGCAGTTGGGTAGGGGGAATATGATATAATGTCTATACTTGAAATTGAATTAGAGATGAATAAAGTTGCTAAGGATTTACAAGATAGAATCTATCAAGTGTATGACACATATTTGGTAGAAAATAGAAAAATCATAGACTTGCCTACTTATGAAGCTTTGTATCGTAGCCCTAAACTACAGTATGAAGTTTCAGAGAGATTAATACGCACTATAGATGTATTAAATGATTTAAAGTTACGTATTAGTGTTGTTAATAAAAATTTATCAGAGATGAAAAATTTACAAGTAACAACAAAGTCAGATTATCAGTTGGTAGCTAATTTAAAGTCAAAAGTTAGTAGATACTATGATGAGTTTAATGAGCATAAATTTCAGATTTCTGATTTAATAAAAAATGCTAATAATAAACTTAATACAATTAATGCTGTTAGGTTTGTTAATGAATAATTTTTGTGTTATGGGTTGAAAGGAGATTTATGGGAGAAGATGCTTTTAAAGACAGATTAGTTCATGAATTTAAAGAGTACTTTCCTAACGATAGTTCGCTACAAAACTTTTGTACGTTAATTATCACTATGAAAGATAATCCTGATTATGCTTTATCTGATGTAGATAGGGATGTATTAAGGAATTCTATTAAAGACTTGTCTGTATTCACCTCATTAGGCATTTATACTAAGGTTCTTGGTAAGATGAGTAATGATGTTAAAAAGCAGTTAGATGTGACTACAAGAAAGAGGGGTAGTAAGGTTTTAGGTAGCAATACTACTTCTAACAATGTAACAGCTACTGTGTATGAGTCCAATAGGTTTGATTTAGGTTTTGAGATAGAACCAGTTAAGGTTTCACATACTCAGAATACTCAAAGTCAAAACAGGTCTGTTGGTGTTAAAGAATATTCTAGTAAATCTAATACATTCACATTAGATGGGGTTGATTTATCATCTAGTAAAGAAATTCCTACAACTTCATATGAGACATATTCTGACTATGGGACATATGATGATGTTCCTACTGTTAATGTAGATGATTTAGATTATTAATTTTGGTAGTTAGCATATTGCTATTACAATATATTTTAGTTTCCAATAAGGAGAGTTATTATGTCTGAGATTGAAAATTTTGATGCTATGTTCGGTGGTTCTAATGAATCTACTCCTGTTACTGAAGCAAAAACAGAGACTGTTGTAAATGAAGTTGCAACTGCTACAACTACAAGTGTAGTATCTCCTGATAGCTTTGTGATTAGCATTGAGGGTGCTGGTTCTAACTTGTTGAGTGATTTGGGCATTAAACCTATTTCATTTGGTGATAGGATTCAACGTGTACCTATTGAAAAGTACAAAGCTAAACAAGGTAACATTGATAGAATTTCTATTATTTCTGAGCAAGTATTACCTATTAAATATCATTATATTGAGGGTAAGGGTTCATATTTGTGTACAGGTGGTAAATGTTGTCAGTTAATGGGTGACCCAGCAGTTCGCTACTTAGTACCTATTTGTGTATATGATACAACTAAAAATGGTGACCCAGCATCTAGCAACATTGAATTGAAAGTCTTGTCTATGGGTAACGAGTTGTATCAAAACATTGGTATGATTGCTAATACAGGTACTGTACGTAGCTTGGGTGGTATCACTCATGTTGATATTTCTGTTAACTGTACAGATGAAAAATATCAAAAATTATCACTCATTCCTACAGGTGAGGCTATGTGGAGAAAATCTGCTAAGGCTGTTGAGTTCTTAAATAATAAATGGCAAGAATCTGCAAGCGAAGCCTACAGGGCATTGGCACGTAGTGTAGATGAAGCTACATTTATTAAATTATACGATGAAGCTAATTTTGGTGTAAAATCTGAAGAAAACAAAGGTTTTGGTGGTAGTGAAAGCAACTTCAATTCCTTTGGTGGTGCATCAACTAGCAACTTTGATGAATTCTTTAAATAATAAAAATAGTTAATAGTTGAAAGGATAGAGGTACTAGCGTAATAAAATAATAATAATTGGTAGTACCTCTATTTTATTATATATGGTTATCTTGGCTATAGACCCTAGCTTTAAGGCTTTATCATTTAGCTTATATGATAGTGATACAAAAAAGGTTTATATAGATACTGTTTCATATCCTTTAGGTACGTCTATAGGGTTTGAGAAGATATTTGATGCTGTTCATGTGCAGTGGTATCAGTTACAAAACAAAATAGATGAGTATTTAAAAGAAAATAACATATCTATTGATGTTGTCATTTCTGAAATACCACCACCTATAGGCAACTTTTCTGCTGGTTTATATGCATTAGATTATACTATCTTAAATAATTTATTTGAGAAGTATACAACAATTAAGGATTTATTTATATTATCACCATCATTCTTAACTAAGGTTCATGGTAGACGTGGGTATAAGAAGAGTGAGAGTACTGCATTAGTAAAGTATTTTATTGATGAAGTATTATCTGATAGTTTCGATGTGTATATACCAGATAGTGTTTCTGCTAAGGGAAGAGTATCAAAAGGTAGACTAAACAATGATAAGGCAGAGTCTTTTATATTTTTATTACGTTTAATGGTTAGACTTAATATTAATGGTTTAGCTAGTAAGATAAAGAGTGAGGTAGAGGGATTATCTCATGAGGGTGAAAAGTTATTAAGGAGTAGATGATGGCAAAAAAAGAAAAGTCATCTGTTGATGATTTCGCAAAAAGTATTAAAAAGTTGTCTAGTGAGTATCATTCCTTAGATGCTCCAGAGTTTGTTAAAAGTGGTTCAGTGGTACTAGATTCTATATTAGGTGGTGGTATTCCACGTGGTGTATTTATCTTGTTATCATCTGATAGTGGTTTAGGTAAATCTACAGGTGCATTACATGTTAGTAAAGCATACTGTATTCAAAATAAAAGGGTTTTATACTTAGATTTTGAAAGTGGTGTCAATTTAGCACAGTTAAACTCAATGGGGTTATCTAAGTTTAGGTATGACCCAGTTACAAATCCTGATGGTAATTTCTTCTTATTCCAAATTCAAACATTCAGAGAAGCTGATAAGATTTTGGATGAGTTGGTTGAAAATGTTGACTTAGTTGTTATCGATTCTGCCACAGCTATTTTAACTGAAAAGGTAAAAGAATCTTCTTCTGAAGATGTACTCCCTGGCATTGATAGTAGGGTTATGGCTACTTTCTTAAAAAGGCATAAATCTACAAGTACACGTGCTGGGACGTCTTGGATTATTGTAAATCAGTTACGTACTAAGATTGCTATGGGTTATGGTCAACAAACTGCTGAAGTTGAGGCTGGTGGTAAAGCACTTAAATTCTACCCTGATATTCGTTTAACAATGAAGAAAGCGTATAAAGGGACATTAGAGCGTACAGAACAGACAGCTGTAGGTGAGCAAAAAGTTCCATTTGGTGCTATTTGTGAAATTAAAGCTGTTAAAAATCGGTATGAACGTCCAGAGATTCCTCTTAAATTAGCGATTATCTTCGGTAAAGGTATTTCTAATGAATATGCATATTACGACTTCTTAGAGCAACGTGGTAAGATTGTTAAAAGTGGTGCATGGTATACAATTAAGTTAGGTGATTCTCCTAAAGTTCAAGGTATGAATGGTGTTATCGATTGGATTAATACTAATCGTAGTCTTGTTAAGGATTTCATTGAGTCTGAGGGTGGTTATCGTTTATTACTAAATGAAGCTAGTACTGTTGATTTGATTGATGAATCTTATGATGAAGAGGTCTTTGATGGTACAGAGGTATTTGATGAGCCTACAGAGGATGATGGTGAAGAATAATGTCTGATAAAATAACTGTAGATATTAAAGACTTTCAATCTTTAAAGAAAGCTTATATTGAGTTAACTCCTGGAATTACAGTTATCACAGGTGCTACAAATAATGGTAAAAGTGCCATTATTCGTGCTATAGATTCTGCACTTTTTAATCTTGGTGATGATGCTATGGTTAGAGGTGGTCAGAGGTACTATGGAATTAAGATATCTAATGGTAGTCATACAATGCTTATGGCTAGAGATAATGTAGGTAAGAATGAAAAAACTGCATATCAGTTTGATGATGGTACTGTACAAAAGAAAGTTGGTAGAGGTCAGTTAGAAGAGGTTTCACGTATGTTTAATATACGTGAGGTCAAAATGAATAATGGTACTAAGATGAAAATTAATTTTTGGTATCAGAATGATAAACCTTTTCTTATGGATAAAACAGCTGGTCAGTTGTATGAGTTCTTATCTCTGAGTTCTTGTGATAATTATGCTAGGGTATTAAAATCTTTAGGTAGTGATGTTAGGTCAATCAACTCAGATATTAGTACATTGACTACAGAGATTAATACCTATAAATCTTTAATTAATGATAAGAAAGATTTTCTATCTAAAAATGATGGTTTTGATTTGGTGTATCAAGAAGCCTTAGATGTAGATGCTATGGGTGATTTACATTCAAATACATCTAGTATTTTAGATGATATTGATACATATAGTCATTCGGTTCAAAGGCTTAATGGGTTAAAATCTAAGTTAGATGATAAAATTTCTGCTATTGATATGGGTAGTATTAGGTCTTTATATTCTGATATCGATTCAATTAATTCTAAGGTAGATGGGTTGTGTGATTTATTATCATATATTGATGATATCAGTAGTAGCATTTCAAGATTATCAGATATGCATAGAGATTTACATCAAACGATTGAAGATAGTAATAGTAGTATAACTGAGTTTTCATTGTTATTGGGTGATGCAGAAAAGATTTCATCTGACTTTGATAGCATTTCTGTTGTGATGGTTGATGTAGATACAAATGCTAAGTATTTAGATAGTTTAAACATTAGGCATAAAGATATACTGAGTTCTATGTGTGTAGACATTGATAGGATTAGTTCTGATATAGATACATTAGACTCTTTCTCATCTGAGGTTATTTCGTGTGAGAATTGTTTAGTTGATGTTGGTACTGCTAGAGGTGTGTTAGATTCTTATGTACAGATGGTTAATGATTTAAAGACTAAAGTATCTGAAAGCAATGCAGAGTTTGAACAGTTAAAGAAAGATATAGGGTATTGTCCTTATTGTAGAAGGGAGTTTTTCTAAAATGGCAACAATCGAAGAGGTAAAAGCTAAGTTTAGTAGTGTTGAGAAGATTAATCAGTCTTTGAAAGACGAATTAATTCGTACTGAAGAGCAATTAAAATCTGCTGAGGATTCTTATAATAAAGCAGTTAATAAATTATTTGAGTTGACAGATAAGGATACATTAGAGGATGCAAGAGTATACGTTTCTCAACTTAAAGAGGATTATGAGAATAAGTTAAATGACTTGAATAATAAATTATCTGAATATCTAGATAAAGATGGTGAATAGTATGGCAGATTCCTCTATTATTCGTAGAGTTATTGAACATAAAGCTATGATTGATAGTGCTAAGAAAGATATAGCTAATATGTCTTATGCAATTAGCACTAAATCTGATTCGCTTAAAGAGTTAAATAACTTAAAGAATATCAGTGAGTTTTCGTTTAACTATCTAGATGTGTTGGTTAAAGAAGAGTCTGGTAAATTCATTAAGCACTTAAATAACATACTAGATTTTGGTGTAAAATCTATATTTGATGATTGCAATTATTCTATTGAGATTAGGGTATCTGATAGTTCTAGGGCAACAATTCATCTAGTATACGATGATGAAAATGGTGTTAAATTAGAACCAGATATTAAAAATTGTGGTGGTGGTATTCGTACTGTTGTGGGGTGTTTATCTCAGATAGCGTTCATAACACATTATAGGTTAGAACCTGTTTTGTTTATTGATGAGGGTTTGAGTCAATTATCTAGTCAGTATATACCTAACTTTATGGAATTGATTAATCAGATGGCTGAGAAGAATGGGTTAAAAATTCTTTTAATTACTCATGACGATAGGTTTACTTCTTATGCTGTTAGACATTATGAAGTTTCTAAGGGGAATACTAAGTTATTGAGGGGTGGTGAGCTGGGTGAATGACATTCATTTAAAATTAGAAGATGGTGAAAAGATTGCATTTATTTCTGATGTTCATGTGGATAGTAAAATGCCTGACTCACGTGTAGATGATATCATTGTAACTCTTAAAGATAAACTAGTTGATATTCTTAATAAATGTATCAATGAAAATGTAAAATATGTCTTTTTTGAGGGTGATGTTGTAAATCGAGTTCAATGTCCATTTGAACCTATTACAATGTTAGCTGATATTTTATTACGATTTAAGAATGAAGGGATTAGATGTTTTTCTATTCTTGGGAATCATGATATTGTTAGAAATTCACTAGAAAACTTAGATAAAAGTCCTATTCAGATTTTATTTAAGTTAGGTGTTTTAGAACATATCAATTTAGAAACAAGAGTTATTTTTAATAATTCTATTCTACTAACAGCTGTTGATTATACAGAATATCCTATTAAAGCTGATAATAGTTACAAAGTTAATATATTATTAGCACATATGTTTTATGGTAAAAGTGGTTTTCTTGCAGATGAAAAACACAATCTAACAGATAATAATATCTTAGATTTAGGGTATGATTTAGTTGTGTTAGGTCATGACCATGAAGATTATGAAGATGTAGTTGTTGGTTCAACTAAGATAGTTAGACATGGTTCTGTTCTTAGGGGTACATCTCATAACTATAATTTTACAAGAAAGCCCAACTTTGTTATCATTGATGATATACTTAAACCTAAAGAGGTTAGACGTGTAGAGATTGCTCATAGGGATTATAGAGATGTTGCTAGTGAGTACATTTTAAATAAAAAGACATTTAGTAGTGTTAGTGCATTACAGGATGTCTTATCTAACCTAGCTGATAAGTTAGTTGATACGACTGAGACTGATTCAGATAGGATTTATAATATTATTATGAGCGATGAAGAGTTACCTAATGATTGTAGAGAGTTGTTACTAAAATATATTAATGAGGTTTAATTAGAAGAGGTACAAAAGATGAGTGAAGAAATGTTATTAGATGATATTAATGAGTTTGATAGTGTATTAGGTTTAGATGATAATACTGATAGTGGTGTAGAGGATTCATTTGTTGATGAGTTCGCTAGTGAGGTACATATCTCTATTCCTACTAAAGAGATTAATACGATTTTAAATATCTCTAATGTATTAAAATCTAGCGGTGAGAATTCATATGAGGGTAAATTAATTACATTTAGGGTAGAAGAGGGAAATGTTAGATTTATGCTTTCTGATAACAAACGTAGTATTTCTAAGTTTGTTAAACCTTTAAATAGTGAAAATCTTATTACTGATTTCATTTGTTTGTCCTCTGGTTCATTAGCACGTATTGTTAAATTATGTGGTAGTGTATTTACAGTTATTGAGCGTAGTGTAGAAACTGATGGTGGTGTAAACAAGGAGTATACTATTGCAGTTCATGGTGGTGAGGTACGTGTAGATAACTATAATTCTGATGAATCTAGGTTTAATCATACATATGATGATTCTTATAGCAACACTTCTAATCGTGAGAACTTAATTTCTTATATCAAGAGGTTGTTTAACTATTCTCAAACAGCCGGTGGTAGAAGTCGTTTCCTATCATTTAAAGATAATACAATTACAGTAGAGTCTTATAATAATATGGCAAAATTGGCATGTGAGGATAACTTTGGCAGTGGCTTTAGATTACATTTAGCAGATTGTAAGTTATTAGCACTATTATCTAGTTCTGATAGTGGGGATAATATTTCATTTAATAGTAAAGGTGATTTGTATTGTGGCGATACATTTGTATTTAAAACAGAGGCTTTTACATTAGAGGATAACTCTATTCAACAATCTTTATATGGAAGAATGGTAGTTGATAATAAATGTGATGTATCATTAGACCATTTACGTAAAATTATTGATTTAGCATGTAGCCTGCCAGAGACTACAGGTGATATTAATATTACATTTGGTGATTGTGTATCCATTGAGGTTGTTTCACGTAGGGGCAATTCTACAATTAAGTTGGATGCTCTAGATGTTGGTGGTATTTTTGACATTGGCACTATCTCGATGAGTGCTAATGCAGTTAAACAGGTATTAAGTACATTTAATGGGTTTGATATTGCTACATTACGATTAAGTCTTGATGGTATTGCTTTAGATAGTGAGATGGTTAGTATTTTTGTCTTAAAGAAAGATTTTTAGTTATTATTAATTATTAATGATATTTGTATATATACCTTTAGGTGATATATTTTCATAGTCAGTTTTAGTAATTTCTAGAGGTTATTATAATGGATAGAGAAATGAATAGGTTGTTGGGTTTCTTGGGTACTAATGTTGATAGTAATGTTGGTCTTGATTGGACTTGGACAGAACTAGTTAAACATGCTGAACAAGGTGATAAATTCTCTTTGTATCGTTTGACTCAATTAGCACGTCATTCTGAGCAACCTGAAGTCAAAAAATATGCGACTGAAGCCGTTGAACGTATTGAAAAAATCGTTGAGGAAGCCGCTAAACTAGAAGCTAGTCAAGTTACTACTAAAAGTGGTATCTACTTATCTAGTGAAGAACATTAAGGTTCTTCTACTTGAGGTGTAGTGTTTTGCTACACCTCTTTTTTCATTTTATTATTTTGTAATGTATGTTATAATCACTGTAAGGTGGTGATTATATGAATATCTACATTTGTGATGTTCCTTTTGATAGGGATACTTTTAAAGACGTACCTTTATGTAAAATATTTAAGTATTACGAAGAGATAGAAAATTCAAAAAGTAAATTAGATAGATACGAAATGATTACTTCTGAGATTGGTAGCATTAATCGTGAGATAGAGTCTTTAAAGGAAAGAATTTTTGAGTTAGAAAAAGAAAAGTATCGATTATTTGGTGATAATTCTTGTAATATTCTGTAAATTTGTGTTGACATAGTTTAGTAGGGGTGGTATATTATGTGTAACAGTAAAGATGATATGAAATTTACTGCAACATTCTCTGATGACGATAAAGGTAAAGATTTTAAAGTCGGATTAGAGAATGTTATTTCTAGGGATGGTGTAAGTACTTCTGTTGAGTATGATGTCTTTAAGAGAGATGTGGAGGCTAAGTTAGATTCAGAGATTGGTTCTTTTAGCTACTCCACTGATAAAAAGACAAATATTAAGATAGAAATACCTACAAAGCGTTAAAAAATTATTAAGGAGATTATATTATGGAAGAAAATCAATTATTAGAAAAGGTTAAGAGATATAAAGATTTAAAAAATAAAATCTCTATTCTTGAAGCCGAGGCTAAAGAGTTAAATAAAGAACTTAAAGATTCTTTACGTGAGAGTGGTAAAGAAGAGTTCATCATTGGTAGTTACGTTGTTAAGTTACAATCTATCTCTAAAGATAGATTTAATTCAAAACAATTCAAGGATGAAAACTCTTTTTTGTATTCTAAATATGTATCTACTGTAAATGAAGAGCGATTACAGGTTACTGGTGGCGATATTTTATAAATTAAGCACTTTACAAAACTTAATTTATAATATATAATGATACATGTAGTCATGGTACGAGACATGATTACATATTTTAAGCTAGGTGTACTTTTTTCTATCTCATTGTACACGTACAGGATAAACTTATTTTAGGTTTGTAGTTACCTTGATTTCACTAGCTATTCAGAAAACTACTATGCATGGTTCTATTGGTTAGGCAATTTAGAAGTTCAATTCTTCTTAGAACCACAATTAAAGTCCACTCTCATGATGTGTAGATTGCGATATACTAGTGAGATATGGTCGGTGTTGACTTATCATCGAAAACAGCTGAAATACTGCAGGGTTTGTGGCTATAACGTCTTAGTTTTCATATGTCCTCATTATGGGTTCGACTCCCATATCGCCGGCATAGAGCTGGCGATGGATGACGTGCGTTCGCAAAACGCATAGTAGTGTGTTGTCATCGTGAGGATGAATTCTAATATTTTTTATGGAAAGGTGTCCGAGTGGTTTAAGGAGACGGTCTTGAAAACCGTTGTACAGTAATGTACCGTGGGTTCAAATCCCACTCTTTCCGCCATTTGGAGAGATGGCAGAGTGGCTTATTGCACTTCCCTGCTAAGGAAGAGTGGAGATATACTTCCACCGTGGGTTCAAATCCCACTCTCTCCGCCAAATATGACTCTATAGCTCAGGTGGATAGAGCAATGGTTTCCTAAACCATGTGTCGGCAGTTCGAGTCTGTCTAGGGTCACCATATATGAACTCTTAGCTTAGGGGTAGAGCAGTCGGCTCATAACCGAATTTGCCCTCGTTCGAATCGAGGTGGGACTAGGTTTGAGAATCCTAAATTTTTAGTTCATAACGAAAAGCGACTTAGGTTACTTCAAAAATCATTAAGTCGTAAGATTTATGGTTCTAAAAACTACATGAAAGCTAAATTGAAGTTAGCTAAATTTCATGAGTATATTGTTAATTCTCGTAAAGATTATTTACATAAAATATCGTTATTCTTAGTTAGAAATTACGATGTTATTTGTGCAGAAACTTTGAGAGTTAAGAATATGCTTAAAAATCACAAGTTAGCTAAGTCAATTAGTGATGTTAGTTGGTATGAGTTTTGTCAACAATTAGAGTATAAATGTTTGTGGTATGGTAAGAAACTTGTACAAATAAGTACATATTTTGCATCATCACAGATATGCTCTAATTGTGGATATAAGAATTCTGTTGTAAAGAATCTCAATATTCGTGATTGGACTTGTCCTGAGTGTCATACTCCTCATGATAGAGATATCAATGCATCGACTAATATATTAAAAGAAGGATTACGAATTTTAGAGTTAATATAATTTCAGTATATAAGAACCATAGGGCATATGGGGATAGCCTACTGTCATAGTGTAAGACATATATTAAGTATAAACTTAATATATGCAATTATTGGGTAGGAACCTAGTCACTTTAAGTGGCGAGAGGTTGTCAGAGGTTCAACTCCTACAGGCACCATTTTACATTATGTTATTAAAGAGGTATACAAAAGATGGAAAGAATTACAATTTTTAAGGGTTTTACTATTCCAGTTATTATTAAGGTTGACGAAAAGCAACAAGTAATTACTGCTTATAATACTCATTGTGAGTACTTAGCCGAAAACGCTTTTTATAAGTTAATGGATGGAAAATCTCAGATTTCATATATTGACTTCAGACCAAAGTTTTATGATAGTTTAAAACTTAAAAGTACATATAAAGCTAAGGCACGTTGTCATGATGGTGATGTGTTTGATGTTAATGTTGGTAAGGAAATTGCAAAAGAAAAATTAGCTAACAAGCTAAGAAATTCCATTAAAAAGCGTATTGATGCAATTTTATTGCAACAGGCTATGTTGCAGAATGGTGTTGTATCTAGTAATGGTTATAAAGAATTACAGTAAAATATTATAAATGTGTAGAGTGTATGTAGAGATATGTACACTCTTTTTTATTATATAATAGGTGAGAGGTATTTTCAGTATGATGTGTTTAGTGATTGCAAGAGATAGAAATGTAAAGTTAGATAGTAAGTATACAATTAAAGATGCTATTGAACAGGTAGAGATGTTAGGTAACAAGATGAATTTAAAAGGCACATTGCGTTACTATGGTTTGTCTTATGTTGAAGATAGGTCTTTCTTTTCTAAATATAAAGATGATTTTAATTTAAAAGATATGAGGTCTTTATATAATCTAACTTTGGGTGAGTTGTGTGATTATAAGGATAGGTTAATCTATTCAGAATAGAGGATGTATGATTCAAGTTGGTGATAGGGTAGAGCATAATACATTTGTATCTTTCATTGGTGATGTTGTTGAGATTAGACCTTATAAAGATGAAACAAGTGTAGCTGTTAGAAATGATGAGGGTAATATCTTTTGGGATGATATTTCTACATGGGATTTAATACCTGAAACAGTTATACACTATGGCAAAATTGACGATGATTTTGATGGTGAGACTATTGACGTAGAAGCTGTTATCGACTTAGGTAGTCTAGAGGGTTAAATAGATAATTATATATACTCTTAGCGAACATACGATATAAGAAATTATATTTTAATATATTATTAAGGTACAAAGGGGCAGTAACATATATGAGTGATGTTATCTCAGATGTTACTAACAATATAACGAATACAGCTAAGATTGTAGGATATGTGGTTAGTAGTCCAGAAATTCATCATAGTACACATGGTGAAGATTTCTATGAGTTCTCAGTGAGAGTTCCTAGATTAAATAGTAGTGCATCAGATACTATTAGAGTTGAAATTTCTGATAGGGTATATGATGTTAATAAGATAGATAAAGATGCTATTGTTTCTATTGAAGGGCAGTTTAGGTCATTCAATGAACATAATAGCGAAACAGGTAAAATCTCTTTACGTTTATTCTTATTCACTAAGGATATTGAGATTTTAGATTCTGTAGAAGAGTTTACAAATAAAATTACTTTAAGGGGTTTTATTTGTAAAGATGTAGTACATCGTAGGACTCCTGGTGGTAGGGAGATTTCAGATGTTATATTATCAGTGAATAGGTTATATAATAAGTCTGATTATATTCCTTGTGTTGTATGGGGAAGAAATTCTAAATATGTTTCAAGTATGAGTGTGGGTACTGAGATTGAGTTTGTAGGTAGAATTCAGTCAAGGGTATATACTAAGAAATTTAACGATGGTTCTACATTAGAGCGTGAGGTATATGAGGTTTCAGTATCTGACGTTACTAAGATTAGTGATTAGTTGAGGGGTTATATTTATGAGTAGCATATTATCAGATGCTGTTGATTACAGTAGTAAAGTAATGCTAATACGTGGATATGCTTCATATTATACTGATGATGATTTAGTTAAAATTTTCAAGGTAGATTCCTTATACGAGATATTAAAGAATAATACATATGAAGAGATACGTACAAAGTTGTCAACAACTTTGACAAATGTGAGAGAGGGTATATTTGATATCGGTGATGTTGTTACCATAAAGAAGCCTATTAAGTTTGATGGTTCATATAAGACTGTTAAAGGTGTTATTATTGGTAAACATGTGAGGTATCGAGATGAAAATCTAAAAGATTATTACACTGAGTTTGATATCATAGTTCAAAGTAATATCTATAACGATGGTTATAGTTATACTATCTATAGAGAAACAGAGGAGTATTTACGGTTAGAGAGTAAGGATATCGTAAATAAACTATACTTGCAAGATACATTAAAACGAATTAGTAGGATTGATGTTGAGGTGTCGGTGTAGTAGGGGTTGTTTCAGTGGATAATTCAAATTTAGGGAGTGGTCTATTAGTATCACCATATGATAGTAGGGATTATAAATTTAGGGATTTATTAAAGTTGGGTTCTGTAAATATTCCTTATGAATATCAGAGTGATGTGTTCCCTTTTGTGTATAATCAAGGAAAATCTCAGATGTGTTGTGCATGTTCCTATAGTGCTGTTAGGTATTTACAGGAGACTGATAACAGTCAATCTTCTTTAACATTACCATTATCTCCAGCATTTAATTATGGGTTACGTCCAGAAGAAGAGAACTTTGAGGGTATGTATTTACGTACATGTCTTAAAGGTGGCACAGATGTAGGCTCTATTTTATATGATGATATGCCTGGTTTCTACACAACAAGTGAGGCTTTTACAAAAGTTACCAATAATCTTGATTTGTATAGAAATAAAGCTGATGAATTTAGGATTGATTCATATTATGTATGTAGTTCTAGAAGAGAGATACAGGTTGCTATTTTAACAACTAAGGCAGTCATTACAGGTATACCTATTTTTGATAGTTTTTATGACGTAGGTTCTGATGGTATTATACAATATGATGCTACAAGAGATGTGGTAAATTATGGTGGTCATGCCGTTACTATCACTGGTTGGGGTTATATTAATAATAAATTCCATTGGAGGCTTTTAAATTCATGGGGCATTGAATGGGGTAATGGTGGGTATGCATGGTTACCTGAGGAATATCCGTGGATTGAAAATGCATATGTTATCGTTGATACAACAACAAAAATGAAGTTTAATGATTATATCAGTAAATTTTACTGTTAGAGTATGGGGGATGACATAATGAGGATTACATATAAACCATCTTTTGGTAGGATATTAGCAATTATTTTCTTGGTTTTAGCATTTATATCTATGGTCTATTCGTTAGCAGTGGACACATATTTACATTATAAGATTCACTCTGGTGATTTAGAGTTATATAATATAGAATCAAAAGTAATTGATGGTGAGATATCTGCTAATGTGTTTGAGCGTATTGGTAGAATTGATGGGTATATTCTATTATACGATACAAGGACTAATTTAGTGTATATTGGTGATGATAGGGGAAATTTAACACCATATTATGCTAATAGTAATGGTAAACTTGTAATGTATGATAAAGTTAATAATAGGTTATTATACTAATATATAGAGGTTAAGTTAAAGACTTGACCTCTATTTTTATTTGTTACTTTACAATTCTTTACATCTATGGTAATATATAAGTGTACTCTTTAGTATTGGTTTTGAGAGTATGTTAATTTTAAAAGATGTGGAGGTACATCATGAAAAAAGATTTACAGAGTAGGATTGAGAGTGCTTTAAGTCTAGAAGATATTCTAGCATTAGAAAATGGATTAAGTATTGCGGAAAACGTGGTAGGGGATGAAATCTATATCTTCAGAAATGAGGTAGGGAACGGATATAGTATGATGTTCCGTACTAATAAACCTAATGAGTTGTATGTAGAGGATTTTGATGAGAGAGGCAATTTAATCAATGTTCACTACGATATGATTAATGGTGAGGAGTAAAAAATGGCTACACAAATGAATGATGAGTATACACGTGTGTCAAAGGGAATGGTCTTTATCTATGATATTGATGAGGATAAAGATAAGAAACAATTTAATACAACAAGATTTAATCGTCCAGATTGTACTGAGTATGGACGTAGACCATGGGTAGTGGTTTCTGATAATAAATCTATTGATAAGATTTGTACAATCGCTCCGATGTCAACAGGTCAATATGGTAAGGGTGATAAAATCAAAACTCATGTTGATTTAACTCTTAATGGTACTAATACGTGTATTATGTTGGAGCAGATGCGTTTTGTTAACACTCATGAACTAAAAGAGTATGTAACTATTTTAGGTAATAGTACAATGCGTTTAGTTGATGAAGCAATGGCATTTCATTTAGGATTAAACCTATATAGACCTAATAAGGTTGTTTCTGTGCCAGCTAGTAAGAAGGCTTATGAAGTGATTAATGAAAAAAGTTCTGTAGAGGTTAAAGAGGCGACAAAAGTAGATACAAAAAAGTCTACTGTAACAGGAGGACGTAAGACTAAATATGACAAAGACTCTTTAAAAGAAATTTTATCCGATTATAACAATATGACTGAAGATGATTTCTCAAAAAAGTATAACTGTAAAAATCATCAATCTTATTTGTATAAAGGGTACTACATCAAGAAATTATATAAAACTAACTTTAAATAAGAATTGAAAGATGATATAATAGGGACTAGGTATTCTAGTCCTTATTTTTATGTTTAGAATGAAGGTGATTGTCTTATGTGTAGTGAAGCTATAAAGACTGATATAGATTTATTACTAGAGGATTTAGGGAGTGCTGAAAATCTTAATCATGAATGTATTATTCTATATGATAACCATGTATGTAAGGTATTCAATAAGGATTATACTGTAAATGAAGATAATGTACTTCTATTTGATTCTTTATTAGATTGGAGAGAGACTGCTTTAAATACATATCAATTAAAAAGCTTGCTATCTTCTCTAGTAGGTACAGATACAAAACTATTGTTTACAGCATATGATGGCTCCACTCATGGTTATGTTACAAGTTATATGACTAATAAATACAGTGACTATGGTGTTAATGTTCGAGTTATAGCTATAGGTGATAAAACTAAGAATATAATAGGTAGAGAGAATCATGAGATGGATGTAGAAGAGGGTAGAATGTATGAAGATAAGATAACGATAGATTTCAATAGAAGGGTATAGTTATCTGTTGGTCTATAGTGATTCTGACTACAGACTGTATTAATTAAGAACATAACAATAATACTATATACACTAATACTAATATAGAAGATAATACTAACAATACTATAAGGAATATAATCATCAATATAATTAATTTCTTCTAGCGAAGAAAAGAATTATATTTCAAGTAGGGATAGGTTAATATAACTGATATAATTGATTATAAAATAATTGATTGATGGAAGTGAGATATAGGAAATAAAACACAGGAAGCTGTTATAATTAATTGATGTAATAAATTAAGATTAATTATAATAGGACTGATTAATATAGAGGCTGGTTGATATGATATAGAAGATTGGATATCAATGAGTTGATAATATTAGATTGGATTATTTACATTAGGATAGTGGCACATAGAATATGAGAAGATAATATGTGTAATGTAGGTAAGAGAGGGTAGAGTGTGTTAATGAAATTACATTTGAATGAGAAAAGCACACAAGAGAGTAACTGTATTAATAGGGTATGTTAGTAATATAGGTTAGAGGTGTCCTATAGATGCGAGGATAGGTATTCTAATAATAGAGATGGTAAGAGAATGAGTGACACTATTAAAAATAGTATTTAAGAAATAAGTAATATAAGGATATTAATATAAGGATATTAATATAAGGATATTAATATAAGGATATTAATATAAGGATACCGATGCAAGGTCGGTTGAGATTAAAATGGGCGATTAATGTGAGAGGTAGAGATAGTGAATATGTTGGGAAGATATATAATGTTTAGATTAAAAGACATGATTTCAGTTAAGGTTAGTTCTAAATGGTGTTCTAAAGAAGTTGAGTATTTCTCTTGTGGTAAATGGGGATAATAGTTAATAACATTAAATTTAACACAACTAAACAAATGTAGACATAGATAAACAGATATATACAAAATCATTCTATAAATTGTAGTCATGTGTTATAATGTATACTATATATAGTAAGACCTAAATGGTAATAAATGGGATTAGATTATGATTAAATTATACTGATACTATAAAATAGTGTGGTTTTGATTATAGGAGGATTGTGTTGATAACAGAAGAGATAGTAGGTCAAAATGAGGTCTTAAAACGAGATGGACGAGTTGTAGTATTTGATAGTGGTAAAGTATTCAATGCTATGTTGAGTGCGTATAGTAGTTTACATGATAGTATAGATAGTGAGTATATTAATGTATGTAACGATGCTATTAATACTATATTGGATGAGTATGATGCATTAGATGATAGGATATTGGGTGTAGAGGATATACAGGACATTGTAGAGAATACGTTATTAGATTCTAAATATAATGATGTTGCTAAGTCATATATATTGTATCGAGAGAGTCGCACATTAAGTAGGGAGACTACAGTTGACAAGGTAGTTAGTGAGATATTAGAAGATAGTAATGATTATTGGTCTACAGAGAATAGCAATAAAGATTCTAAATTGCTAACTACACAGCGTGATTATATGGCTGGTGCTATTAGTACAGATATCATGCGTAGGAAGATATTACCTAAGCATTTAGTAGAGGCACATGATAATGGTATCTTGCACGTACATGATTGCGATTATGTGTCAATGCGAATGTACAACTGTTGTTTGATTAATTTAGAGGATATGTTACAGAATGGGACTGTTATCTCTAATGTAAAGATAGATAAGCCACATAAATTTAGTACAGCGTGTAATATAGCTAGTCAAGTGATTGCCCAAGTGGCTAGTTCCCAGTTCGGAGGTCAATCTATTACATTAGGTCATTTATCACCTTTTGTAGAGGAGACGAGAAAGACGTTTAGGGATAAGTTTCCTAATGCTAGTGAAGAGTTGCTCAATGATATGGTTCGGAGTGATATTGAGGCTGGTATACAAACATTACAGTATCAAGTGTTAACACTAATGACCACTAATGGTCAGGCACCATTTTTAACAGTATTTATGAATTTAACAGATGTTGAAGAAGGTAGTCAGCGTGAAGATTTAGCGATGTGTATTGAAGAGATGTTAAAACAACGTATACAGGGTGTAAAGAATACAGATGGTGTGTATATTAGTCCGGCATTTCCTAAGTTAATTTACGCATTAGATGAATGTAATATCACTAAAGATAGTCAATATTTTTACTTAACAGAGTTGAGTGCTAAATGTAGTGCTAAGAGGTTAGTGCCGGATTATATCTCTACTAAAATTATCAAAAAACTTAAAGGTGGTGATGTATTTCCACCGATGGGTTGTCGTTCATTTTTAAGTGTAGATACTGCTACAGAGAATTTAGCACGTGCTAAGAATTGGGATAGACATAGGTATCATAAATATTATGGTCGTATGAATTTAGGTGTGGTAACATTAAATCTTGTAGATGTGGCATTAAGTTCTAAAGGTGATATGTCTAAGTTTTGGGAACTGATGGAAGAGCGTTCTGAGTTAGTACATGAGGCACAATTAATACGATACAATCGATTAAAAGGTACTAGGTCTGATGTAGCACCTATATTATGGCAACATGGTGCGATTGCACGATTAGATAAAGGTGAGGTTATTGATAGACTTTTACTTAGGGATTATGCCACTATTAGTTTTGGTTATGGGGGTTTGTGTGAGTGTTGTATAGCTATGCTAGGCAAATCTAATAAAACTGAAGAGGGGCAACAGTTTTGTAAGGATGTACTAAACTTCATTAATAGAAAGTGTGGGGAGTGGTCAGATGCTGATAATTTAGGTTTTTCACCATATGGCACTCCTATGGAGAGTTTGACATATCGTTTTGCTAAGACATTGCGTAAGCGTTTTGGTTTGATTAAAGACGTAACCGACCATGATTATATTACGAATTCGTTTCATCTAAATGTGAGGGAAAGAGTAAGTGCATTTGATAAGATAGCTATTGAAAGTCAATTCCAAGAATTGAGTTTAGGTGGTTCTATTATTTATACTGAAGTACCTAATATGCAAGATAATATAGAAGCTGTTATTCAGCTTATGCAGTACATGTATGAGCATAGTATGTATTCTGAGATAAATACTAAATCAGATTATTGTTCTTGTTGTGGTTTTGATGGTGAGATGGTAATCAAGGGTGAAGAGGGTTCATTGTATTGGGAATGTCCTAATTGTGGGAATACAGACCAATCAAAGATGAACGTGTGCCGTCGGGTTTGTGGTTATCTTGGTACTAATTTCTTTAATCAAGGACGTACAGCTGAGATTAAAGATAGAGTATTGCATTTAGATTAATATAGGCTATTGTAAAGTAGTGTAAATTTTGGTATACTTTAGGTGTAGGTAATGACTTATACCTAAAGTATACTTTTTTATTTAAAATAAAAGGATGATTATTATGAAAAAATCTAGTTATGAGCAAGACGTATATATTTTATTTACTACTTCTGATTTGTTTAGTTCTCCTTTGTTGGGTGTGTATGCTACTAAAGAGGAAGCTGAGGCTGAGTACTTAGAAGTACAAGAGGAATATGGGTTAGAAGATTTTGAGTTAAGTATTGAACGTAGTACATATACTTTTAAATTCAAAGAAGGTGTGTAGTTATGGTTAGCAATGAATTTATTCAAAGTTTATTATTGAGATATTCTACATATTTGTTTGGTGGTAAATGTACAATAGTAGTTATGGGTGGTGCTATGGTAGTGTCATGTAAACAAATTGATGGTGGCATTGAGTATACTGCGGATTATGTCTTTGAATATGATGGTAAAGATACTGCTGATTTAGTAGGTATTGATGTTAAAGTTACTGATACTGTAGATGGGATTGAATATTTTAGTATTCAAACTAAGAATTCTTGTTATATTTATAGTACACTACAATTCGTAGTGCAGATGATAATTGATAATGATTTAGATTTAGTAGAGTGTGCTAAAGTTATTATTAAGGGTGAATAGGTTGTGATAGTATGGATGTAAAAGATAAAATTCTTGTAGACATACAAGAAAATAAAAAGTATAGTCATATTCGTATTGCTGATGGTCTTAGTGCTAAAAAATCAGATATTTTACGTAAAGTTATGATTAAGTATGATTCTGATTTCAAGAGAATGTCTAAAGAGGTATAGTATGCTAAGTGTTGATGATATTACATGTATACATGATACTATGATTGATACTTATGGTGGTATTAGAGGTGTAAGAGATAAGGGTTTATTATCTTCTATTGTTAGTGGTGTAAATCAGACATATGGGGATGTTGCTTTATATCCTACAGTGCTAGACAAGATATGTAGGATATATTATATGTTTGTTACTAGTCAAGTATTTCTAGATGGTAATAAGCGTACAGCTACTAGTGTTGCATTAGTACTTCTTTATATGTATGGATATAGTATACCTAAAGAGTTTAATAAGGACTCTTATAAATTAGCCTTAGATGTTTCTAATGGTAAGATTTCTTATGAAGAATTGATTCAGATATTTGGTGGTGCTTAATTTATGGATATAGATTCATATAAAGATAAAGTAATTGCTAAAATAAATTCCATGTCAGATGAAGATTTACGTATGGTATTTAGTAGAGTTCTAGGTGGGTATGAAAAACCAATTCCGTTGATGGCTATACCTATTGTAGTTCCTAGTCTTAGCATTAAACGTACATTTATATTAGTGTTTAGAAGATGTAATATGTATCGAAAGTGTGGTGATATTGTTGCGATACGCAGGACTAAAAGAAAATGATATTGTAGATGGTGAAGGTGTTTGTGTTTCCTTTTGGGTTCAAGGAGTTAAATTATTATGTTAAAAAATGACTATGGTGATTTTAGTGTCATTGGGTATGTAGATGATTATGTGTACCCTAATGGTAGGGTAGTAAAGTGTGTTTTATTACAATGTAACTGTTGTGGTAGATTTAGGAAAGTTCCTCAAGGTTCTATTAATGGGACTGCATTATCACATAAAAACTGTTCTTTCTTAGTTGATAGAGAGAATGAATTTTTTACATCATTTTACAATAAATGGGGTTCTATGAAAGATAGAATCTATTCTCAAACAACACATAATTATAGTCATTATGGTGGTAGAGGGTTAACTACTGATTTTGATTTGTTTATTGATTTTTATGATAATTGTTTTTCATCGTTCTTAGAGCATGTAGATAAGTATGGATTAAAGAATACTACTTTAGAAAGGATTGATGTTAATAAGGGTTATGTTATTGGTAATATAACATGGGCAACAATGTCTGAACAGGCATCTAATAAGCAGAAAGGCATTTGTTTTTATCACATTGATTTGGATAATAAAAAACATTATTATAACAATTTAAAATCTTTTTGTTTAGAACATGATTTAAAACGTACAACTGTTAGAAGACATTTATCTCATGGGTATAATTTTTATGGTGGTTTTTTGAAAGAATGTTCTTATGAAGAATTCTTAAATAATAGAGAAAATTAAAGGGGGTGGTATTTTTGGAACAGTCATTACGATACGCAGGACTAAAAGAAAATGATATAGTCGATGGGGAGGGTGTATGCGTTTCCTTTTGGGTGCAAGGCTGTTGTCATTGACATAGATGTGATGGTTGCCATAATCCAGATACATGGGATATTAATGGTGGTTTAGAGTTACCTAATACCTATATTGATGATATCATTAGTTTATTGTCAAAGAATGGAATACAGAGAAATTTAAGTATTTTAGGTGGAGAGCCTTGTTTAGATAGTAATGTGAGTATTGTGTTACCATTACTCAAAAAAGTTCATACAGAGGCAAAATTCTCAAAAATATACCTATGGAGTGGTTTCACTTTTGAGGAATTATTACAACGTGATAACACTAAAGAGTTGTTACAGTATGTTGATGTACTAGTTGATGGCAGATTTGAACTAGAGCATAGGGATATTACATTAAAGTTTAGAGGTTCACCTAATCAACGTGTAATAGATGTTCAAAAGTCTTTATCTAGTGGTAAAGTTGTGTTATATTATACAGAGTAGATAATATATAAAGGAGATTATATTATGGCTGTGAAAATGCAAGAAGATTACAGAATTGGCGATTATGTAGGCACTTTTGGTTTAGTATGTTCTGCTTGTGATGATTTTTTACAATCATTGGAAGATGATATCGACTATAAACGTGTGAGTGATTTACATGGTATGGTAGTTATTGCAACAAATAAAGATAGGGATAAGATTTCTTTTATTGTTAATGATGTTCGTTTTGACTATCGTGATGGTAGATTATACTTTAATGATTATATGGATGCATTGTATGAACGTCCATATATCCTACATTTAGTTATTTCTACGTTTAATGAGATGTTATTACATAGTGATGTAGAGATTAGTAATAAAAGTTGTATTCAGAATTGTGTAATAGCATTTTTAATGTTACAGGGTTGGTTTGAAGATAAACGTATTTCTGATTTAGAGTATGAGATTGAGGAAAGTGATAGACGACAAGCCGCACGTGAAAATGCTGAGTTTTGGGATGAATACTATTTCTTCAACCCTAATGATGTTTAAAGAGAGGTGTATATGATGGGTTTAATTAATAAAATTTTGTATTATTTTGACATGATGTTGGTGAGTATTAATAGCACAGATGGTAGTCTTGTTAAAATTGAAAATGATTTGGGTAAAACTAAAGAGGTTGCTACTAAGGTAGTTCAGATTAGTTTAGCTATTAGTGAGATTGTAGTTCTTTTGTATAAGGTATATGGTGTATTTCTAAACACTTCTACAGTTCTTCAAAATGGTGCTTTGGGTGTTAATGATGATAAAAATAATTCATATAAGGCTATGAAAGACTTGCAAAAGAATGTAGATATTGAATTATTACAAGCTGTGTTAGAAGATAGTACAACTGTACCAGATAGTTTCATTGATAAGTTGCATGCTGATGTTGAGGCTTATAAAGATAAATTAAATAGTCGAGTTGAAGCACGTAGCGATAACTAATTAATAGGAGATTAAATTATGCTACTATATTTTGCTGTAGATGAAGAGGACACATGCTTTCACTCCTCTAAGATTTTTAACAATCTTGAAGATTTGTATAAAGAATTGATGGATTATCGCAACAATGTGCATTTTGTGTATAGCGTATCATTGTTTGTGTATGATACAGTTAGTAATAAAGAGTGTTCTATTGTCATAATTGCTAATGATATTAAATCTCTTTCATTTGACGTTCTAAAGTCATATGTTGATATTTTTACTGAATATTATTATAGAGATGGTATGGTTGTTACATCTATTAAGTGTGATATTGTTGGCGATGGTTGTGGTAACTTTGGGTACGATTATGTAACAGTTACATTTGATGATGGGACTGAGGTTAGACGGTAGTGTAAAATTAATATTGTAAAGTAAGATTTTTTATAGAGGTAATGGGTTTAAATTAAGAGAGTTTATAAAGATAAATTAAATAGTCGAATTGAAGCTATAAGCGACAATTAGTATTTTTAAAAGGGATTAAATTATGCGTTACTATTATGCTTATGACTTATTAAGGGGATATAATTCTGCTAATACAGACAGTTTTGAAAATCTTGACGATTTGTTTGATGATTTAATACAGTTTCAAGATAGTAAAAAGTTATATTGTGTTACTTTTAAGGTCGTTGATGATGGTACTTTTTATGTAATTAGTTTAAATCTTTGTGGTAGGCTTGATAAATCTAGACTTGGTATGGTTCAAGGTATCATTAATTATGTAGATACTTATAACTATTCTTATGGTTCTGATAGTAGAATAGAGTCTGTTTTATGTGATATAAGTGAGGGACTTGCTGTAGTTATTTCTAATTATAATGGAGTTCAGAAACATCGATTTTCTCATTTGTCAAGGGTTGTAAAGTCAGAATAGCAAAATACACTAATATATGGTAAAATAGTACCATATATTAGTGTATTTTTATTTTAGGGAAGGTAGGGTTTTGGTTTTGGGTATTGATTTATCTAAAGTATCAATTAATATTAAAGATATTTATGATGATACAAAAAGAGGTTTTGAGGTATGTTCTAGTGGTGTAGAGTTTGATTGTAAGTTACCTGCTAGAAGTACAACACATAGTGCTGGGTATGATTTCTATGCTCCATATGATGTTGTTATTCCGTCTTTGTGGAAACAGGTAGGTAAATATCTATTACATTCATTATTACATTTCTCTTTTAATAGTTATAAAGATGTTATTAGACCTACAATGGTTAAGACATATATTAAAGCTTATATGGGGAATGATGAAGTACTATATATTTACAATCGTTCATCAAGTCCTATTAAGAAAGGTCTAGTACTTTCTAATGGTGTTGGGGTTGTGGATTCCGACTACCATGATAATTTGGATAATGAGGGTAACATTGGTGTAGCTTTTTATAATTTCTATCCTTTTGATGTTACGATTGAGAAGGGTGATAGGGTTTGTCAGGGTGTATTCGCTAAGTTTTTAAAAGCTGACAATGATGTCGTACTTAATAATACACGTAGTGGTGGTTGTGGTAGTACTGGTAAATAGGTTTTTGGTGAGGTAGTTATGGTTCTAAGTAAAGTAGAGATTTCATATGACGATATTGAAGATAATAATATTAAATATGATACTAAAAAAGCGTTATCTATGATTTTAGATGATGATACAAATAGAGAGGGTTCTTCTTTTATGATTAATCCAAAGGCTTTAAACTCTCTATTGAAAGCATTAGAGAGTGTTAATGCCGTAGATAAGATTGTAATTGTACCTACTATTCATAAAGGTGATTGTATGTATATTATTACTAAGTGTTTTGGTCGAGTAGATGCTTTATTGTGTTCTGAGTAGGTGATAGTATGAAGTATTTTATTTCTGATTTACATCTAAGTAAGAGTGGTGCTAATAAAGTATCTGGTATAGATTCACAATTACATAATCAGTTTATATTCACAGTATGGAATAACTTTATTACAGATGATGATGAGGTATATATTGTTGGTGGTGTTGGTGATTTATCATTATTAAGCATGTTAAATGGTAATAAAGTTATATTGCTTGGTAAATCTGATTTAGATAGATTTAATCAGTATGTGTCATCTGTGTCAACTAAGAGGGATGCAGTTCTTGATAAGGAAATGTATCAAACATATTGTAAGAATGAATTTAATGTACAGGTTTTATTTAGAGATACATTAGAAGTTACTTTATGTACTAATGAGATTATTAGGCTGTGTGTTGATTATGAAAATGCTACAATGTCTAAGATGTTCACATTAGCTAGTGGTATTGGCAATTATCAACGCTTATTTGGTAGTGGGATGAATTTAAGTTCATTTGTCAATGGCTATAAACCTGTTTCTGAGTATGATATTATTTCAAGTATTCGTAGGGGTTCTGACGAGTTACTTTATTGAGGTTGTATTTATTGGTGGTGATGGTTGATTGGTAGATGGTAGGATACTATTCTTATGTGGTAAGGGTGGTACAGGTAAAGATAGTGTTATGGGTTGTTTATTAAAAAAATATCCTGATATTTTTGAGAGGTTTGTTATTACAACTACAAGACCTATGCGTAATGGTGAGGTTGATGGTGTTGACTATCATTTCTGTAGTAGAGATGATTTTGCTAGAAAAGTAATGAAAAATGAGTTTTGTATTGTAGAGTATTATTCTGTTGTTGGTGGCGATACAAAGTACTATGGTGTTGGGGATATACCAGATAATAGTAGTAAAGTATATGTTCTTTGTGGTACAAATACTCAATACGAAAAATTGAAAGCTAAATATGGAGATAGGGTTATTGGTGTATATCTTTATAATACTGCATACACTAGTCTAACACGTATGTTGTCTAGGCTTAGAGATAGAAAAGAGACTAATGTCTTAGAGGCTTGTCGGAGAGTGTTGTCAGATAGTCAAGATTATCTGTATATTGATTTTAAATCTTTTGATTTATTGATTAATACTGATGGATGCACTTTGGATGATGAAGTTTCTTTAATATATGGGTTATTTAAGTAGGGTGGTGATTCTATGAAAGTAGCTTATATAAGTGATATTCAGATTAGTAGTCTTGTTGGTGAAGAGACATGGCTTAATGAGTCATTTGACTATTTTAGTTCTATTTTTACTCAATTTGTTAGTAGATATTCTGATACTATTGATTACTTAATTTTAAATGGTGGTATTTATTCGGATACTATTAGATTTCTTGAATTTGTTGAGTTTTTAGACACTTCGTTTAAATCTCATGATATTCATACTAAAGTACTTTTTAATGTTAGTAATATAGAGTATTATAGTAACTCAGTCTTTGTAGATAAGGTAGGTCAGTTCTATGATACTGATAAGAAGTTTAAAAATCATAGATTATATCTACCACGTAACCCTATCATAACTAAAGATACTTGGATATTTGGTGTTGATACATGGTATGACTATTCTCTCTATAGAGGTAAACCTATTTCTTTAAAAGATATTACTAAGAAAGATAATCGTGGTTTCTTTAGTAAGCTGTTTAAGAAACGAGTTAACTTAGATAACTTCAATATAACCGATGAGAGTGATTATGCTTTTGGGTTACAAAACACTTTTGACGTAAAACATACAAATGATTGTGTAGATTCCTTTAGGCATATATGTGATAGATATGATAGGACTATTGCACAGCCAACTAACAAAGTTGCTTGTGGTTATTTTTATAGCAATGCTTTGTTTTTAAGTGATAACCCTAAAAGGGATGGGTACAATGATGCTTTTAGTGGTAGCTTTAAGTTTGATGATACATTTAAATCTCATGGTATCACTGAGTATGTGTGTGGTAAAGCAAGTTCTTATCGTAGTCATATTACTATGGATGGTATTATGTATAGGAATAGTGCTACAACATTACGTAAAAAAGGTTTCATTACAACAGATTGTGTATTAGGTGATGTGTTGGTAGTAGATTATTAATAATCATTATCAATGCTGATTTGGTTTAGGTTAATGGTGGTAGCTTATGAAAGTTATTGACGTAGATAGTATTTTAGAACATAAGAAGAGTATAGCGTACAATACTAATAATGAGAGATACTTATCTAAGCTAGAGGTTTTACAAGTTTTATATGATGAGTTACCTAGTGTATGTGATTTGAAAGAAGATAGTGTATTAGATTCAAGTAAGTATGTTAGGTTAGCTAGGCATTATCATTATAAAAATTATCGATTACTTCGGTATGGTGATATCAATAAGTTAGGGTTAAAAAACTCTTTGACTCCTTTTCATCATAACTTTATTAAAAATATGGGTGGTGCTGTGTTGGTTATTTTTAATACATTAAATAATAAACCAGTATCTTGTGTATTTAGAGGTATTACTGAAAAAGAGTTCATAGATTATAGTGCATTACAGTCTATGTATGGCTTTGATATGATAGACTCTAATTTTAAGTATGGTGATTGGGTAATTATTGTAGAGGGTTTATTTGATGCTGATGTATTACGTTCAGTATATCCAAATGTTTTTGCAATGCAGACATCTAATGTTAACTCATTACAGGGCGAGATATTGTTATCGATGACAAATAAATTTATTGTAGCATTTGATAGCGATACAGCAGGTAGTGTTGGTTTTGACAAAGCGTATCATAGGTTAAAACGTGACAATACAATCGTACAAAGGTTACAAGTGTATGGAAATGATAAAGACGTTGGCATGTTGGGAGAGTTTATACATAATAATGATGAATATTCTAAACGTAAAACGTATTACACTAATACAATAGATGAATTAAAGAAAGGTAGTATACTAGGATGGTAGAAAACAATAAAGATACAAAACAAGATAAAAAAGTAGTTGCTTTTTCTGATAAAGGTAGTAAAGAGTTAAATCGTAGTGTTAAGCGTAAAGAGTTTGTTGAGGTTATGGAACAAATTTTTGAGCGTATGAATGAGACGAATCATTATCTTATGGAAGATATCAATTCAATGTACGCTAATCAAGTATTCCCTGTACAAATGGGACATGCTGTAATTGAAGAGTTGTTGGTTGAAAAGGGTATTATCACTAAAGAAGAGATTGAAGAAGCTTTAGAGAAACGTAAACAACAATTATTAGAAAAAGCTAAGGCTATTAAAACCAATGAGAATGGTGATGAAGAATTAGCTACTGATGATGAGTCTAAGGCTATTGAAAATGAAGCTGTTCTAAATGCTATGGCTGATACAGAAAGCACTACAAAAGATAAATAAAAAATATAAGTTTACATAATGCATAGTTGAGATATACTATGCATTTTTTGTTGTAGGTGGTGTGTATGGGCGATAAAGTTTTTAGTAATAATATACGATTAAAATATAATTATGATAGGGATAAGGTTGGGAATACTGTATTTAGACCTTATGTGTATGATAGTAGTGGTACAAGTGACGCATTTTCAACTCAGTTTAATTATACTGATATGGTGCATCCATTAAATACTGATGAAAATGGTGGTAATAAGTATAAGTTACGATACGATATTACACATCAAGATAATGCACGTGGTGGTAAGAGGGATTATTTATTTTTCAAGGGTACTAATGGTGTTAATTCCATGTTTTCTGCATCTAATGAAAGCATGGTTAGAGACATGCGTATTAATCCTGACTTTTCTATTTCTAGACAGGCATTGAATTTAAATGATTTTATTATTCTTAAACATGACCTAAAGTTTGATAAAGGGACTATTAAGTATAAAGATAAGAATAATAAAATTTATACTGTTGAGGGGTTAAGTACTTTTTCTAGCGAGACTGATACTTCTTCACGGAGTCAATTTTATGGGTATGGTCAACATGTTCATTATAACTTTATTTCTAGTGGTAATGTTAGGGCAGATATCGTTAGAGATGCTTCTCTTTTTAAGAATAATGGTTATTCTTGCTTTATGTTATTAGTTCATTTTGGTGTAAGATTTGTCAATGAAGATAGTGTGTCAAATATTTTCACTATGTACTGTTTTGTTCCTATATGTTATTATGATTTATCGAGGCTTAATAATGGTGCATTATCGAGTAGATGGAAACTCTATGGCGATACTGTCAATACAAGCAATCCCTATTCTATGTTATTTTATATTACCAATAGCTATAATGGGTTAGGTAGTGGTGCAGATGGTAAGATATGGGGTAATAACTCTTTGAATGTTTTAAATGGTAAGGTTAAAGATACATCTGCTAAGAGTATACCTGATGTAGAGTGGGTATCGCCAAATACTTTTGGTGTGTCGAGTGGTAGCTTTATTCCTAGCAATGTTTTAAATGAATATGGGAGAGGGGGACGTAAACCTAGAATTACTGTAGAACTTACTTCATATCGTATGAGTGAGATGAGTTATAAGTATTATATGTATGGTGATGGTCAAAGTTTGTGGAGAGGTAAGCCTGACAATTATGCTAATTATAGGGTTAAATGGTATCCTACTAACGATGTTGAGGCTGGTCAACCTAATTACTTTTTAGAGCATGAGTATATTTACTAGTACTATATAGCAATACATAATATATAATAGTATAGTAATTTTTGTGGTTTATTGTCATTGTAATATTTCGTAAGATATTGTAATACGTTGTAATATTCTGTAATTTACAGTCTTTATCTTATTGTAATGTTTAGTAATGTTGTGTAATGTGAAAATACACTAATTATAAGGGTTTATATTTATTTGATACATATATTTAATAAAGGTATACGGGGTAATATGGAAGAGTTATTTAAGGATAGGGAGATTCGTAAGTATATTAATGAATCTTTAGCTAATGCTGTGTATAATGATGTACAGACTAAGGAGTGTGATGTTTGTCATACAGAGTCTAAGAATACATATGAGATAGATGGTCATATTGTATGTGATAGGTGTGTTAATTTCATTAAGTTTTTACGAGATGATTTTGATGTATTGCTTAATAGTAAGCAAGAGGTATGGTCTAATGTACATGCTCGGTATGATGCATTAACAGAGGGGTATGTAGTACCTAATGTAGAGAAGTTATATGATACAGCTAAAAAATCATTTGGTGGAGATATTACTAAACTAGTTAAGTCTTATGGGATTAAGACAGATTCACATTTATTGGATAGGATATATAAAGGTGAGATATGCATACCTAATACAGTGTTGAGTACTTCTGGTAAATTAAATCGTTTTATTGATGATTTTGAAATTAAGTTTATGAGGGCAGATAGTGCTAAACAACTAGTAGCAGATGCTGATGGTTATAAAGCCACTATAGATGTAACACGTTCTAATAGTCAATTCAGTAAAGATAATCAAAGTTATATACAAGCTAATCCTGATATTATTAATCAGATTAAAAAACCATATATGAGGAATAATGACGATAAGGTAGCATATAATAATGTAGCCAGTCTATTGGGTAATAGTAATACTAGTACAGTAGCTAAGAATAGTGTGACACAAGCACCTAAGAGTGGGAGTACGATTGGTAGTGGTACAAATACATCATCTGCTAAGAATGTAAAGACTTCTAAGGCTAGTGGTAATGCTAGTGATTTTGAGATTGCATTAGGTAGGGATGGTTTTGCATTACGATATACTAGGAATGATACACAATCTAAATTACAAAAAGGTGTAGTAGAGTATCATTGTACATTTAACTATAAGAGTAAAACAATTAGTCAAATGGATGTAGATATTGTATCTATTGATGATTTTGATGAAATTACTAAAAACGCATTTAAATGTACTAAGCTATATAAACTATTACCATTTATGAGTGATGATGGTGATTATATTGTAGATATTGATACAGAAGGTATCGTTACTCATTTAGAGTTAGATGTAGATAACATTCAAAAGAATGGGTTTGTATTTAAGATTTTAAATCATAGTAAATCATTTGATAAAGATACTGTAAAGATTATTGACCCATCTGTTATTACATCGTATAGTAGGTTCAATGCATATATTTCTAAGTATATTCTTATGAGTATTGGTAAAGATTTCAATGCATTTGTAAATGTTAAATCTAATACTATTTATACTTCATTAGGTAAGGTAGAGTGGTATCTATCTGATATCATTGATAATGGTATTCTTGTAGAGTTAGTATATGGTAGTCGAAGTGCTACAGTAGAAGTAACTAAGAGTACAGATAATGTAGGTCTAGTAGATTTATGTTTATGTGGTTTGTTAATTAGGAATCAAGATGTATTTGATACATTATTTGGTAATAACTCTTTATCTTCTATGAAGGGCATTAAGACTACTTCTAAAGTAAATCCTAATATTACAGTAGAGTGGTTATTCAATGATGATTCTATACGTTCATTTATCACTAGTGGTGAGTTATTATTATTTGGTAGTTTTGATGAGAATGAATTAACGTCATTTACTGTTTCTAGTTTTAGGACATTACAAAAAGATTTAGAACGATATACTGATGATGCTTTGTATCAAGATGGATATATTAAAAAGAATAATAATGCAGTGATTACTAGTTGGTATAAATATAGGGATGCTAGTGATACAAGGTTAAAAGTATTATATCGTCAAATTGAGAATAACCTTAAAGCTACATACGATAAGTTAGATGATAGGCTTGATTTCAAAGTTGAGCGATTGGTAGTAACTAAGAGTGGTAATATCATTGAGTGTGTTTTCTCTATTGTAGATAATGATGGTGTATATCAGGATTTAGATACAATGAGGAAAGACTTGTCATTAAAATTACCTGATTATTATCATATGTCTGAATCTAATGATAATAGCGGTTCATACTATGTACAATATACAGTAAGTGATGATGACGATATTGAAAAATTCGCTAGTGATATTGAATCATCTGTGTTAGAGGGTTTGTTTAGATTACATGCTACAGAGATTAATGAGGGTTGTGGTTATACTCTTATTGGTGAGGGCGTAGCAGTTCCTATTAATGAAGCAGATAGTAGTCATACGCATGCTGATTTAGAAGATGAAGATAATGATACTGAAGAAGGTACAGACGTTGGAGGTGTTTCTACACCTACAGGTACACTTCATAGTGCAGATGGTAGAGGAGTAGGTTCTTTGGAAACAAATAAGAAAATTGATGCAATTAGTTTTGATGACGTGGTAGTTGAGGAGGTTATTTCTGATGTAGCGTTTAAATGGACTACTAAGAATGGCAAAAGGGTTAAAGTTAGGATGACACCTCAGGAAGAGAAAGAGGCTAAAGAGAAACGTCAGGCTTACTATGATAAAAAAGCTAAAGAGGCTGGTGATAAGGTACGTTCTAGTAAGGTGGCTAAACAAAATAAAAAGTTAGGTCATGACCTTGCCAAGAAAGCCGAAGATAAAGCTGCCGCTAAAGCCAAGAGGACATTAGCTAAGAGGTCAAAGGCTATAGACCGCAAGAATAGTTTAAAGAGCATGAGAGAGAAGAGGGAGTCAAAATATAGAGAAATGCATAGCAAACTTAATGATTTAAGGAAAAAGAGAGAGGGTAGACCTAAGAGTATTACTAGGTAATAATTATTTAGATAGTTGATATCATACTGTACTGTATAGTTGTATAATTGTACAGTACAGTATTTTTAGTATGTGGTGTTTTTAATTAATATGGGGTAGTTAATGAAGATTGTATTTACCAGTAGTGATATGACTGTTGATGATACTAGTGCATATAATATTTCTGAGAGTAAAGAAGAGGATACAGCTGATACAGAAGAGGTTGTAGACGATACTTCTAATCAAGAGGAAGAGGATATGGGTACAGAAGATACTAATACAAATAAATTAAGTCAAGAGGAATTAGATGCATTACGTGATGGTAAGGCTATTAAGTGTCCTGAGTGTGGTAGTACTAATATTAATATACATAATAATGGTGAGTCTTATTTCTGCACTGATTGTGAGTATTCATGGGATGTACGTGATGCTGATGACGATGGATTAGATGATGATATTGATGATTATATTGATTCTATGGTAGAGGAATTAGATGAATCATATCAATTAATCGGCAATACTTATACATTACAGGATGGTAGTAGTGTATATGTGATTTCTAATGAAGGTAGTTCTTTTGAGGTATTGGATATCGATAGTACAGATAGGTATACAATACAGGAGAGTGTATTATTAAATAAGGTAAGGGTTAAATAGATATGTCAAATTATAGTACAATTATAGAATCATTAGTGAGTACAAGGGTTACTGAGGGGACATTATTACGTGATTATAAAGGTATCATTAGTCAGTTAAAGAAAGCGTTATTATCTAAGAGTACAGATGTTGTACCTTATGATGTTAATAGGTTATATCTTTCACTAGATTGTGGCTGGTATGGGACTGTTGAGTTATTACCTGTGTATAGCATTGATACATTACATGATAGAGAAGATAATAAAGGTCACATTTTTATTTATGCTGATATGAAAGATATTATCAAAACAGATACTATTTCACATTACTTAGTTAATGGTAAAAAGGTTTCTACTGTTGATGAGATTCTTGTTTATTTGTTAAAGCTAACAGTTAAGGCATTAGATGATAAAGCGACATGGTATGATGATGATTATAATTTAAATGAATTAAAAAGTTTCTTATCAAATACATTTGGATACACATTTACTACTATGGCTGATTTAAAGAAAGACTTGTTAGATAGCAGTAGTGTGTTATATAAGACTTATAAATCTGAGTTAGAGAAGTATCTGCCTGTTATGATTAATAAATATACTAAATGTTTAAAAGGGTTAACATTAAATAGCAATAAGTCAGTAGATATGACAAAAGATACAATTAGTATTTGTTGTATTGATACTAAGAAGAATATGATTTATATGAGTCGTGCAACCTCTGATAATGCACGTTATATTGTAAATCCTAAAAAGAAAGATTGGAATGGGTATACATTTGATTTTGCACTTGATGATGTTAATAATGCTATTGCAAAATACAAAACATTAGATTGCATAGGTGGTTTTTCATTTGATTTCTCTGGTCATGTTGAGACGGATGTTATTCATAATGGGAGAAGGCTATTTAGATTTAATGCATTATAATCAATGATATTATATTTGTTAGAGTGGTAATAGTTTATGAGTACTTTATATCTTGATGATGAGATGATGGGTTATAAAGATATATTCCTACAGGCTATTCAAGATATAGAAGACTTAGGGTATAGATTTAAACCAATATTATTAATACATGCTTATAAGGGACGTAGCAAGAAGATATTAGGTGTTACGTATTGGTATCATGATGATACTTGCTTGATAGAGTTTTCTGTAAATAATCATAATGTTCATGTATATGATTATGGGACTCATGTTATTAAAGATAGTCAGTTATCAATTAGTACAATTTATCATGAGTTAGTACATGCAACTGTAGAGTGTCATTTCAAAGGTCATGGTAAAGAGTTTAGGAAGTTAAGGAATAAGATATTAGAAACATATAAGATAGACATAGGTGGTGCTATATCTGATTATAATTAGGTGATAAGATATGGGATATTTTAATATTATAGATTCTTTAGTAGATAATCGCTCAGATATTAATGAGGGTGGTTTACTAAGGGATAATAAACAGATATTACGTAAGATAGAAAAACAATTACATTTCTTTAAAGAGGCATTTCTTATTGGTGGTGTAAGTAGTAATTTATTCTTTATAGATTGGTTTATTAATAATCGCAGAAAGTATAGTGGTTATTTTGGGTTACGATTACGTATATCAGATACTATGTATAAGTGGATAGAAGATGAAAACAGCTTATATTATTGTATAGATTTAAATGCATTACTATCGTATAATAACATTAAGTACTTTATTTTAGGTGGTAAGTTAGAGGATTCTTTATATACTGCATTAGAAGATGACATTGAGTCTTTCTGTGATATATTATTTGATAATGGTAGTGGTCTGTCATTAGAAGAGTTAGTATCATTTATTAATGGTGTTGGCATTCCTTGTACATATAATAGCTGGAATGCCGCACGGAATGATATAATGACTAAGAATAAGTTAATTGGTGTACTCACACGGATGGTTAATACTCAGTTACCGGAGTATATTAATGCTTGTCTTAGTGTAGATAATGCGTATGTTAGATTACTTAATGGTAGTAAAGACAACTTATTTTATAGGAATGGGCATGTGGCTGTCGCTAGGGTAGATATTAAAGAAGATAGGGTTGTATTCCCTCATTATGGTAATTTAGAGATATGCTCAATACATGGAAGTGCTAAAAAAGAGCGTGTTGTTTATCATACAATTAGCGATGTAGTGGATAAAGGATATACTAGCAATAGTGGTTCTGATTTAGTGTTACCTATACTGTCTAAAGACAAGTTTAGAATAAATTTATCTGATGATAAGAAGTCATGGGTAGAGACTAGATATCCTAGATATGAGTGATTGAGGTTATAGTATGGCAGGTAGATTATTACGAGATAATAAGCAACTATTACAGAATATAAAGAGAAGAACAGAATTATCTAATATTTGTTCAATGGTATCGCATGGTATGGGGTTTTCATTTACACTTAAAGTAGATGATTATGCAGTAACTACGAATCGTATGACATTATATTTTAATATTTCAGATGATGCATATACGTGGGTGGAAAGTAAAGGTAGTGCTTTCTTGTGTTTAGATTTACGTAAGGTTTTAAGCTATAGTAATATTAAGTATTTTGAAAATGATATTAAATTACAATTTAAAGACTTTAATAAGTATACTAGTGCTGTGGCTAATGATTTTGTAAGAGAAGTACTCTATATGGGTGGTGTAGCTGACGATTCCTATGTAGTTAATATGCTACAGCATTGTGGTATAGGTGGTGTAAATGTAGGTAATCTACAGGATTACATTAAAGACACTAATACATATAATATTGTATTAGAGGTTGTATTAGATGAGTTACGTACATTCTTAATGGATATCATTTATGATAATCTAAATACAGATAACTTATATGGAACTGTTAGTAGTATAAAAGGGTTAGTTCTTATTGACAATCGATATGTAGCTGTATTAGGTGTATATCTATCTAGTGGTGTTAATGAGGTGGTTGTGCCTCTTCAAAAAGAATTAGAGAAATGTGATATTATTAGTGGTAAAGTATGTCAAGTAGATACAGTTACTAACTATATTAATAAGAGGTGGTTTCTTCCTAGTCCTATTAATATAGATAAGAAGTTTAATTATATTAAGAATAGGTCTTATTTTATTGTTATGAATACGAGATAGTTATATATGAGTAGATTAATACGTGATAATAAGAATATACTCAATCTATTGTCCAATAAAGCATATCCTTATAAGGATATAGTTGGGACTAGGGTTCTTGTTCATTATTATACTAGTAATGGGTTAGCTTGTTATAGAACAGCATTTTTGTTATATCTTAAAACAACTAGAGATATGTATACATGGGTAGAGAGTAAAAACAACTTATTTTATTGTTTAGATATTAGTAAATTGTTTAGATATTCAAATTTAGTTGAGTTTGGCATAGAAGGTTCTACTAAATTTAATTCTAATAGTTTTAGTGGTAATTTACTTGATTTTGTTATGAATCATATTACGTTCTCACTAAATAATACTAAGATAGAAGATATTAATCGAATGTTACATTTTTATGGTATTACTGATACTGAATACAATTCCTTTGGTGGGTTATGCAATGATACACATGTATATAAATCATTTGAGACTAAACTAACTGATGAAGTTGTCTTTAGGTCTGAGCGAGTATTTCAAGATTTCTTTGATGAAGTTAAATTGTATGATTCTATTAAGGGTAAGTTATTTAATGATACTATGTTACCTTTGTTGAGGTATGATACTAAGACTTGTAATGTATATATTCCTAATGTTACTAATGCAAATAGCTTTGAATTAATGTCTAGGGCTGGTTCTGGTAAAGACGGTAGACGTATATTTGTTGTAGATGATTTTATAAGTGGTAGGGATAGTTTTAGTAGTAGGGATAGATTATTTATCATGTCTTTGAATGATTATGATATACCTTTAGGTGGTGCTTTTTAGTATATGAAGAGTTTACTGAGGGATAATAAAAGTATACTAAATTATCTAATAAACAAAGTATATCCTTATCAGAGAGATGTCATTGTTTCTGTTAGGGTTAAGTACTGCTTAGGTGATACAGTTATTTCTACTAGTGACTATCATATTGGTATTAAAGCTACTGAAGATATGTACTCATGGGTAGAGAGTGGTAAGAACTTATTATATTGTTTAGATACTAGTAAATTAGAATATTATAATGTAATATTCTATGGCTTATCTCATACAGATGCATATAATTCTGATGTGTTTAGTGATGAATTGTTTGATGATGTCTATGATGCTATTTTTAGGTCACTTAATAGGAAACATAATACTAATAATGTAGATATATTACACAGATTGTTAGAAAGTTATAGTATCAATCAACAATATAATTCTGTACAGGATTTCATAGATGACGTTACTTCTTATCATGCACTTAAACTTTTTATGAGAAGTAAGATAAGGGGAGATATTGTATCTTCTATTTTACGTGCATTACAACATGTTGATTTTATACAGTCTATTGATAAAATGTTGATAGATACGTGTAAATTACCTTTGTTGCGATATGATACTATATCGCAGTATGTGTATATCCCATACTATTCATACATATATATTGTTAAGCTTATGTCATATAAGGGTAGTGGTAAGGATTATAGACATATTGTATCGGTATCAGATATAGTAAATAATAATATTCCAACTAACATTAAGCATTTAGATAAAAATATGAGATTAATACTAAGTAGTAAGTGTGTATGCAATGTTGATATTGAAGGTAACTACTGAGGGGTGGTGATTGATTGGCTAAGAATGTGTTACGAGATAATAAAGCAATAGTTAAACGTGTGGTAAAGGGTTATAGAGATTCATCTGATAATCTAGATTCTTATGTATTTGTAGGGTTCTTGGATAGTGGTTGTGTGCTTAACTTTAGATATAAGGAATATTTATATTCCTATGTTATTAATGGTCTTTCTCTTGATACAGATTCAGAAGATATCAAGGTAGTAGAGCATAAGGGAAAAGGGATTATTTGTTTAGATACAAATAATATATTTAAGTTAAGTAGATTAAGAGATGATGGAATTCTTATGTATCCTAATGATATTTCTGTGAGTGGTTTGTTGCATAATATGGCTAATCTTGTGTACAAAGATTTACTTAACAGATTTTCTAAGTTTGGGTTACTTGAAGATTTAATGTCATTTTATACTGCTAAGTATGGTGAGTTTTGTGATGATTTAGATACATTTAGTAAGTTGTTTGTTAAGCATAATAAAGAAGCTTTTACATCGATGTTGGGTGAGTTATGTTCAGACCTATCTATTGATAAAAACTATTATAGGTTAGCTAGGACTGTGTATGCTGAGAATGGGTTATTAGGTTTGTGTTGTATGGATTTTGAGACTGATACACTCACTCATGCTATTGATTACAGAAATAATATAGAGGATTTGGATATACTCACAAAGTCAATTACTAATAATAAGATAATGTTTAAGAGTATTAGGGATTGTGTTGCTAATCGTAAAGTTTTAAATCAATGTATTGGTTTTGTTTTATCATATAAGGGCAATGGCAAGACCTACTCATATGATAAGGGTTCTATGATTGAATTGGTGTGTTAGTATGGGAAACGTATTACGAGATAATAAAACTATACTAAGTAAGGCTGTTAATATATTTAGTAATGCTATGGAGCATCATATGTCATGTATTGAGGTTTCATTTAATGGTACGATTACATTCATATATAAACAGTTTAACTATAGTTTTAGATTACAGGGTGTAAGGCTTAAAATCAATCCTGAAGATGTAAAGCTAATAAATTATAAAGATAAAGCAGTTATATGTATTGATACGAATAACATATTCAATTATAATAGGCTCAAAGAAGATGGTTTGTATTATAATGGAATATCTGACTTTATGTCCATACAGAGTGTACTAAAGAATATGGGTAAAGTCGTGTGGAATGCTATGTATAAGACACATACAGATTTATTTAGAGAGTATTGTAGTAAGTTATCTGATGTGTGTGGTGGTTCTTGTGGTGATTTAGATTCATTCTTGAAGTTATTTATTAAATATAACTATCCTAATATGGTATCTGTATTACAGGATTATATCAGTACCATGAGTATGGATAACTATATGGGTAGAGTATCTAAGACTATGTATGTTCAAGATGGGTTGATTGGTGTATGTTGTTTTAACTTTAAGGATAATCTAGTGACATCTCCTTATTATAGTAAGATTTCAATGTCTGATTTACAGGTATTTACCACATCAACAAATCAACGTGGTGTTAAATTACTAAATATTTCAAGAATATTGACTAATACAAATAAAATTGATTGTGAGTTTCTTAAATTAAATCTGAGGATTAGTAATAATTCTCAATTCGTGTCTGATGATGGTATGATTAAGTTAGGTGTTGATTAATGAGTGCGTTACGAGATAATAAAGTCTTAATACATAATGTGTATAAGTATATCAGAAATAGGGGTATGGCTCGCATTCGTATAGGTGGTAAATCCAATACAGTACCTATGGTGATACGTTCTAAGCACAATCGTACTGGCACGATATTTGATGTAAGAGGATTATCTGTTGCATTAAATCTTAGTCATTGTGTTATTAAAGAGAGTGGAGATATTGTATCGATAGGTATTGATAGTCAAGATAGAGATGCGTGTTATTTAGCCTTGTTGGGATATGGGTATAGTCTTAGAGATTTTATGTTTAATCGGTTATTTACAGTTGATGTAGCATCTAATCAACAACTGTATAAGGAGTTTACTTATAAGTTTACATCTGATTATTCTTTTAATGTTGATAATGGGATTACATCTGTTAGTGAGTTACAGGATTATATAGGTAAGTCAATCGACACTTCTACATGGAAAAAGGTTTCTCATAATCGAAGAATAAGTCTTGTAGATGTAGGGAAGATAGCAGACTCTATTATGAGCAGTAGGTATCGTTATGACTTATCTGCTACTACTGAGTATCTTGTAGAGAGATTAGAGGACTTTTTCTTTGACAATTTAATCTCCTTTAAAGATAATAATGGTTTTAATAGGAAAGCTAATTTTACAGATTTTATACCGATTGTATCATTTGATTTCTCTAAGAGTGGGAGAGTTAAATTTTATAGTTCTAGTGGTTATATTATCGATAAGACTATTTCAGATATTGAAATTAAAGATTTATACAGTGCCATTGTAACTGAGAAGATGTTTGATAGTGTTAAGATATCTAAAAATGAGTTTAACTATGAGCAGTTTACACTCATTATTGGTAAGTAGTATTGTTGTACTGTATGTATGATGTATAATATATAATAATATAATGTTAATAGGTAGCACATTCTATATAGGTAGAGTGTGCTATTTTGTTATAGTTGTGGAGGGTATAAGATTTGGCTACGATTCAAGAGCGTGTGGAAAGTATTATTGAATCATTACATATTAGAGAGGGTATGGTTCAAACCGCTAAAGCACAGAAGAGTATTTTAGACTTTAAACCTAAGTTTGAAGTATTTTATTATAGTGATAGGAAAACAGATAATGCACCATCTAAAGTATTGAATGGGGTAAATAAGAACATTAAAGTCGGTTATGCGACATATTATGGTATTTTTGAAAACTATGTTGTTTTTGCATATAAAGATAGTAATAACTTAATGTATCAAGAGGGGTATGTGTATAAATTCAAAACTGAAGATGATGCTAAGGCTTTCTATGATGGTGGTATTGATAGGGGTAGCATGGAAATTATTAAAGGTACTACTGTTGTTGCACCATGTTTATATTCATTAAAAGATAAAAAGTTCATGTCTGTACGTGAAGCGGTTGAGGATTTAGCGAATGGGTATGTGCGAGATGCATTATCTTCATTAGATAAATATATTGGTATGAATTCCATTCCTTTTGATGTTGTTGACGTAACATATGAATATAGTGTCATGGGTGTTGATGGGATTAAATTATATGAACGTGGTTATAACTGCAGTCTAAGTGTTAGGATTAAACTAAAAGATTCCAAATATCCTGATAAAGATACATTTAAGGTATTATCTAGTTCTGTGGATAGGTACGTTAATATGGGTGCGATTACAGGTTTATCTAATGGTAGTACACATATTGATTATATAACTATGCATAGTTATTTGTGTAATTAAGTATTATTAACATTGATTATTTATTGGATAGTTTTATATGGAATTTTATTATTTGTGAGGCAGTTCGATGAGTTATTCAAGTATTATAGAGTCTTTAGGTTCGATGAGGATTAATGAGAGTTTACATTTAGGAGAGGTAGATAGATTATACAATAGTTTTATAAAAAATGATTTTTATCAAGGTTCTAATTTTTTAGATTATGGTAGCGAAGTTCCTATGTTTAACGAGTCACCTTTTGACTTTAAAGTTAGTACATTTGAGGTTGGTTCTTGCAAGCTTAATAGTGGTAGAGGTGGTAATTTTTTTGCTAGAAAATTATCTGAGAATAAAAAAGATTTTTATTTGATGATTACTTTTGTAGATACGAGTTCCATGATTACTATTGTTAGGTGTGCAGTTCATAGATGTGATAGTGAAGGGATTGCAGATGCTATTATTAGTGGTAGTAAAAAGCTAAAATTAAAAAAAGTTAGCGATAAGATAGATGGTTGTGATTTAGTAGCGAATACATACTACAATTTAGGTAAAGACCTTATGTATAGAGATAGTCTTAGCTTTATTGGAACGTTCGCTAGTCGCATTGTAGGGTATATGTCTAATGCATATAAAGGTAGTTTTGAAGCTGATTTCAAAAAAGTATTAGCGATGTCAGATGGGGTTTATTTAAACCTAGACCCTGATAATCATATGTTTACAATTAATATTGGGTTTAAGGCGAAGGATAATCTTGAAGATTCTTATAAATTATTAAACTCTAATAATGGTTCTAGTGGTATTAAAGTAGGCAAAAAAGGTTCTGCTTTGACTTTGTCTTATAAGTTATAATTTAATAGGTTAAAATAATGAATAAAAGAAATAGTATATTAGAGTCATTATCAGAGGGAATGTTGACTACAGCTGTTGCTAAGGGAAAAGGCGATGTAACTAACTTCTTTGACGATTTGTTAAAAGGTAAAGTTCCTAAAGGTGTTTATGCCGAGAGTAATATCACTAAGATATATGCAACAGATAGTAGGGCAGTTAAAGTGTATAGGTCTAAGATTGTTAGGTCTAAAACAGTAAAGAATTTAACATTTAATGAGTTACCTAATGGGTATGTAAGTGTTGTATTTAATGAATTAACAGTTAAACGAGCAATGGTTATTCATATAGACCCTATGGTTTTAGAAGATTTCATTGATGATGCGTTAACTTTTGATACTGATTATATCGATTTTATGTCAGATATTGATAGTAAATATACTGTGTTAGCTGATGTAATATGGGATGATATGAATAATAAATTATGCTTGACCGATGAGGATGCTATTAAGGTATATTTACGCAAGTACTTTGATATTAACAATACAGCTAAGTATACTAATTGGTTTATATCTTCTAATTTAGATTCTATGATTTCTGATATTGGTGGAAGATTAGTTATGCATCCTAGTGGTACGAGTTGGGTATTTTCTATGAGTGTGGATGTTACAGATAGAAATATGTTTTCTGCTTATGTGGATTTATTCCCTAGTTTGTCTAATGATTTTCAAAGTACATGTAGTATCAGTGGTGGTACTGCATTGTTTCAGTTGAGGATTAAGGGTTGATATGAGTATACGTAATAATATATTAGATAACTTATCTGAAGGAATGTTAACCACTATTAAAACAAATAAGGGTGGAATATTCACTGAGATTATTAAGGGAAAGATTGATACTAATTTTAGTAATTTTAGTAAGTGTGATAATGGGAATATGATATATGACTCTATTGGTGAAATAGTGTTAAGACATAGAGAGATTTCTTCTAGGGTTGTAGATAATAAAATATTTTGTGATTATGGTGATGGGTATATTTTAGTTGTATTTCATAAGTTACCTATAGCTAGAGGGGTATTGTTAAAGACAGATTTTAAATCAATGCATTTGGAAAATACGATATCAAAGGTATCACTTTTACCTAAAGACTATCAGAGTTTTACTGATAAAGTTGATAGGGTGTTTAGAGTTTCAGCCGATGTGATGTATGATACATATCATCATAGGGCATGTCTTAATACTGGGCATTGTATAAATACATTTTTTAGTGCATGGTTTAAGATAAATACTACAGCAGACTTTAGAACGTATTTAGTGAATGATACTAGATTGATGTCTTGTATTAAGGTTGATAGTGTATCGATTGGTAATTCTAAAGGTATGGATTGGGTATTATCTTTTGGTTTTGATATTGTAGATATAGAACGATTTAACGAGATTAAGTCTTATCTCAGTGATAAAGTAAATAATATGTCATGCTATGAGGACATTAATGATAAGGTTGCTGTTGATTTTTATATTATTTAGAGGGTTATATGTCAGTAAATAGAAATATATTAGATTCATTGAGAGATATACATGAGGGTATGCTATCTTCAATTAGTAATAATAAATCACTTAGTAAAGATGGTGAGGTATGGCTTAACGCTATTATTAAACGTGATATTAGTAAAGTTCCTAAAGATAGTATAGATACATTTAGGATGTTCAATAAATCTAAGTTGACTAATGGCAGTGTAGTTCGTAAATCTACTAAAGAGACAGCGATGCAGAAAGTCAGTTCTAATATTGTTGATACAGTGTATTGTAAGACGTATGATGTTGGTAATACACATTATATAGCGTATTTATTTTCTTCTAAGGGTGCTACAGGGTATTTACGTGCCGTTGTACATGAGTCTGATGAGGATACAATAGCTAAGTTACTAGATGAATTTAAGTCAGGTAAGAATATACCAAATAAAGTTATCAATGTTGATAGCATTAGGGGTTGTAATTGTGTAGCTAATACATATTATAATTCTATTACTTTTGAGTTCTTTGATAATGTAAATACATTTATATCTGAGTTGTTTGATGTGTTTCTTAGCGTTGTTTTTATTGCTTTTGATTCATTGGATTTAGAGGTACTTAAAAAAATAATTACTATTAGTGAGCCTTTTATTTATTTAGATGATATGGACTATGCTATGGAGTTAAATTTTGTATCTACAGATAAAACAGTATTACCTAAAGTGTATGATTTATTGTCATCTATTTGTAGTGAGAAGTATTTAGTTAAAAGTTCTCATTATATAGGTTTGCGTTGGGGGTTATAAATGGGTTATTTTACTATTATAGATTCACTTAGTGATAAAAGAGTAGATGAGGGAATGGTATCATCTATTTCAAAGAATACTAAGAAACAGAATAAAGACATTAAGCGTATGGTTGATGCACTTATCAGTGGGCAGATTTCTAAATTATCATCTAAGGATATGGATATCAACATTGAGGTTCGGAACGATACAAAACTTTCTAGTAGTAATAAAAAGTATGAACAGTATTGTATTACAGGTACTAAGGGTGGTGTTTTACGTACTGAGGTACGTGGTTATGAGATTAATGGTGAGTACTTTGTAGCTATTATTGGGTATAATTTACTGAAAGGCACGACTGTTGGTAAGGCAAGGATATGCAAGTGTTCTGATGAAGATGTATTTAAAAAATTTAAAGAAAAGATGGAAAATCAAGGTGGATTTGACTCTATCTATGATTTAAATACTAATATGTATCGGAGTGGTGTTACATATTATGACAGCAATAGAGATATATATTGTAAAAATACTAAAGAAGCATTGGATATGATTTTCTCTTATTGTGCAGATTCATTCTGTTCCAGTTTGTCTAGGTCTGATATCACAGAGGCTTTTAGTCAATTTGAAACATGCAGATTGGATATAGCATCACCTAATAAAGATGGAATGTCTACAAGTGTTGTTGTGTATTTGTATGGTGAGTCCGATATTGTGGATTCATTTTATGGTACGATTGGTACTGAAGTGAATAAGCTAGGTAGTTTTTATAGAGTTGTTACATATCCGAAAGATGGACAAGCCATAATTTTGTTTAATTTTTAGGTGTTAGTATGGGTTATAGTGATTTAATTGATAGGTTGTTAGATACACGTATCAATGAGGGTATGTTGTCTACTTTAGGTGATAAAGGTATTAAGTCTTTGTTAAAAGCATTAGATAAAGGAGATGCTAAACAGCTTAAAGGTAGTAATATTAGGATTGATACACATTACTTTAATAATTCACCATTTAGTCGAGATTTATTACCTTATGTTGTGAGTGGTGAAGAACTACCGAGTATTAGGGGTAAGGATTATAATATATACCACTTATCTTGTAAGGGTGAAGATTATATAGTAGTTTTTGAGTATGCTAATCAGATTGATGAAAACAATCTTAGTAGGTGCGTAGTTCATTTATGCGATAGTAAAGATGTTGTGAGTAATATATGGGGTTATGTTTCTAGGGGTAAATTACTTCTTTCTAGAGCCAATGATACATTTAGTGGTTGTAAGATTGTAGCAGATACTTATAGGGTTAGGAAGTCAACACAGTTGTTGCCTAGTTCATATAAAAGTGAGGCAATACTTAATAATGACTTAGAAGTGTTTTGTGCTATGTTTGATAACTCTGTTGGGTTTATTAAGTCTGGGTTAAGGTCAGACTATAAAACATTTATTAGTATGTTGGAAGATACATGCATTGACTACTTTGTAGGACTCAAATCTTCTACGCTCACTATTAATTTTAGCTTTAAGACTAAAGAGGATTGTATGAAGATATGTAATTACATAAATGGTAAGAATTTTGGTAGTTCAGATTTCTTTGGACTCACCTATTATGGGTATAATGATTTTTCATTAGAGTTTTTCTTCTAGGGTGGCATAGATGGGTTATTTTAATATTATAGATTCACTTAGTGATAAAAGAGTAGATGAAGGTATGATATCTTCTATTTCAAATAACAGTTCATCTGGCAGTGGTGATAAATTACTTAAAGCATTGTTGGATTGTGATATGCGTACTATACCAAATAAAAATCTAAAGTCTACTACATCTTTTTATAATAAATCACCTTTTAGTGAGGTTGATTTGATTGTTAAGTATGAAAAACTACCTAGCAATGATGGTAGAAAGTGTTATATCTATCATTTAACTAAGGGTAAAAAGCATTATATTTCGATTTCTGCATCTTCTTATAATAATAGTCTTGATGGGTTATCTAGATTATTTATTTACGAAGCAAAAGATGAGAGTGTTGTAGATTATATTTGGGATTTCGTAGATAAAAACAGATTAATTTTTGATATGGATGGTATGAATTCTGGTTTAAAGGATTGTAAGACCATTGCTAATACATATCGTGTGTTTGGCAGTAAATTATTATCAGATGTATATGGTACTGCTAGTACATCATACATTTTAAAAGACACAAAAGAGGTCTTAGGTGCATTATTTAAGAGTAGTGTAGGGTTATTTAAGTCAGATTATAAAGGTTTTAAATATGAATCAGATATGAGTGAGTTAGCATCTTCATGTGTTGATTATGAGATTAGATTTGATAAAGATGTGCTTTCTATTAAATTTAATTTTAAAGATGCTGAAATTCGTAAGAAAATATATACTCTTATTTGTGAGAATCGGATTAGAAGTAATCAGTTATATTCATTAGTCTTACCTGGTAATGATATTGTGTTTGAGTTTTATATTTAATAGGTGGTATGATGGGTTATTTTAATATTATAGATTCATTGAATGATGTTAAAGTTAATGAGGGTATGACAGAGTCTATACCTAAGAATAAAAACAACGATATTGATAAGTTAGTTAAAGCTTTACAAAGTTGTGATATAGATTTTATACCTGATAAATATATTAAGTGTTATAAGTCTTTTTATAATAGGTCAAGTTTTAGTAAGAATTTTGTAGATAATGTTATTAAATGGACAAGTAATTTTAAAGAATAAAAATCCTAATGGCAGTAAACTTTATATGGTTTGTCTAGGTGATGGTGGTCGTTTCTTTATGGTTTTTGAGGCACCAAGGTTTTCAAGATTATCAAGGTGTTTTGTTTTTAAGGTACCAGACGAAGATACTATGGAATCTCTTTTTGAACTTGCGAACGAAGGGAAAATGACTTTTGATATAGATAATCCTAAGTTAGATGGGTGTAAGTTAATAGCTGATACATATTGCATTCATGATGTGTTTGCAGAATTTGATAGGGGTAAAATCATTGGTGTTGACACACGTTTGCTAGGTGATACTGTTGTTGTTATGGAGACTTTGTTTGAGGACTTTGCAAAGGTTTTTAAGTTTAACTATAAAAATGATAACTATGCCTTTGTTGTTGGAGAAATAGCTAAAGCATGCGTTAATTATGAGATTTCACTCACAGAGGATGGTTTTGTAGTTACACTTGATTTTGGTGTGGCTAAGGAACGCAACAGAATAGAAATGATTCTAAATAATAGAAAAGGTGGTCATTCTCTCAGCTTTTTTAAAGATGGTAAGAGTAAAATTAAATTAAGTGGGGGTTTTATATAGTATGTATAGTAAAAGTATTAGTACGATTTTAGAGGGATTACGTAGTGATTCAAAAGTACGTGTTAATGAATCAGTTTCATTAATTAAAAGCATTGTAGATAAAGATGTAAAAACTTTGTCTAAATGTAGTATTAAAGGTGATACTAACTTTGGTAAACATAGTAAGTATTATTTAAATGTCATGCGTGGTGTTAATAAAGGTGGGTTTAGTGAGTTACATTTCTCTAATGGCACATATGTAAAAGCATATACAAGTGATAAATCTGTTATGTTGTTGCTAAGTCATTTGGTTGATATCTCACCGATTTCACATTACATGAGTAACTCTTTCATTCGATATGAGTTTGATAGCAAAGAAACAGCATTAGAGTGTTTTAAAGAGATAGAAAATGGTAAGTATTCATCTGTAGATGATGCATTAGATACTACGTATGATATTATCATGGCATATAATGGTAAAGATGTAGAACGTCATACAGGCACTGAGAGTGGTAAAGCAAGTGCAAGTGCTGGTGCTAGAGTGGTTTCTGCATTACAACGTGTGTTCAGTGAGTGGGTTAATACTGAGTATGGTAAATCAGTAGAGAATTTACCAGTGTTACATGATTGCTATATTGAGGGTAATGTAGAGTATATCTCTAAACATAAAATTCCATTATTGGATGTGTATGTAACTTATTATATGGAAGATAAAGCTACAGTTGATGGTTTCATTCATATATTTGGTTCAAGGTTAAATGGTTGTTATAAAGTAGACAATGATAGTGTAGTGATTACATTACCTAATGGTGTTAAATAATGAATAAAAGAAATAGCATTTTAGAGAGTTTGTCTGAGGGTATGTTAAACAAGACCAGTCAGGTTAATGATGTAAAACGGACTAAAAATGGTGATATGTTTGCTAAATATCTTTCTAAGACTAGTGGTAGTTTAAGATATGATGATTTTCTTGTTTTTTTAAAGTCATGTGCCACTAATTCTGCTAGTAAATATACAAAAGTGCTGAGTGGGTATGGCGGAATGGGTTGTTTTAAGGGTTATGGTGAGATAGAGTGTGGTGACTGTTCAATACGTGTTATCTCGAATGAGGCTGATGAGATATATGTCTTTGTAGATAATCCTTATTCAAATGATAATACAGAGTCACAGATTAGGGATACTAATCTGTTAGTTTTCAAAGGTGACTTTGACGTAACTATAAAATATTTTGTTAACGATATAGTTCAAGAGATTGATGGTCGTTGTAGCTCTATTGATAAATATGTAGATTTAATTACAGATTATTTAGAAGATGGTGGTTACAAGTACTTTGGAACAACGTATGGGATAGATATGTCTGCTGATAGGAGTACTGAAGACATCTTAGATGGTCAATACTCTTTATTGAGTGTTTGTGTTGGGGATGAGTTTTATGAAGCATTTACAGATGATATACTAGGTACTGTGGTAGATGCGAGTGCTGAGGTATATGTAGCCAAATTATACTCTAAGTTGAAGCTACCAACTTTGGGTTGTAGGATGACAATTTCTTTTACATCATCTAAGGAAGCTAAAAACATGTTGAAAGTGTTGGGAGATAATGGTGTTGATGTATGGGTAACTAGTCTTAAAGTGGTTGGTACCTCTTTAGTAGTAGAGGTATATTAATGAATAGACGTAACAGTATACTTGAATCATTATCCGAAGGTATGCTTGCTAATAGTTTCAAGTCCAATGGTACATCTCTTAAAGCATTTAAAGATGTACTTAGTGGGGATATACCTGATAGTACTGCTTTATTTGTTATTGGTATAGATTTTAATGTAAATAATAATTATAAGACATTTTTAAAGTCTAAACGTAAGCCTGATAAGAAAACAATAATGTCAAATGTGTATAGGATTGCTGATGACTTATTGTTAATAGAGTTTAAGTATATGAAATTGCCTGTATGTCTACTTGTTACTTTTAATAATGGTGATTCATTTGATGTTGCTTGCGATAAGTTAGAGATGGCATTTAATTCTCCTGTGGATAGGGCAAGGGATGTAATTTCTAATTTAACATCTTATGATTTAGTTGGTACTACATATAATACAACTAAAGGTAATGGTACATTCTGTGTTGAGGCATCTGAAGTTATAGAGTCATTCTTATATTGGTACTATAAGAGTGAATCAAATAAAGGTGTTAAGCGTTGTTGTATTGATAGTGAATTATATAGGTATGTAAAAATTACAGGGTTTATCTTTAAAAACTTGTGCTTTGGTAATACATCAGATTTACAAATAGAAGTGTGCTGTTCTATTAATAGTGGTGATGATGGTAAGGTACGTGATTTAGTAGATACATTAAATACTCCTATGAATATGTTCGCACATATTAATAATGGTTCACTTGTTATTAGTTTATTGTTAAAATCATAGATTTTTGTTGGTTTATTTGTTATATAGTAATGTGTTTACTTTTTATATTGGTGTATATTAATGAATAAAATAAATAGTATATTGGAATCATTATCAGAGGGTATGCTTTCTGTTAATAGTTCTCATAGCAAGAGTTTTATGGACATTGTTAAGGGGAAATTGCCTAAAGGGGTTGAAGTTGAGTGTGATAATGGCATTAATTTCAAGATTCCTAGTAAATATGCGAGTGTATTGACAAAGAAACATAAACCTTTGAAGAGGTTTGGAAAAGTCAATGTATATAAAATAGGTGTTCATGATAAAGATAGTGGTGCATTACTAGTTGAGTTTACAGATACACCATTACCTATAAATGTGTGTTTGATGTTTAATTCTCTTTCTGATAGATTCGATGTTGCTTGTGATAAATTACAGACAGCCTTTACTGGAGGTGTAGATAGAACTGTTACATTAGCTGAGTCTTTAGGGTATTTAAAAATTGGAATAACATATAATACAGTTAAGGGGAATGGTACTTTTTGTACTGATATTGTAGATGTTGTTAAGTCTTTTATTAATGCTTATGGTAGTGGTAAATACGAGAGTGATTTACGTAAATATTTAATTGATAGTGATTTATATAATTATGTTACTCCTTATAACATTGTATTCGGAAGTTCACTCATGCTACATAATAAGCCTAATTTACGTTTAGATTTGTTTTTTAAGATTCAATCTATGGATAATGTTGGTAAGATTGTGGATACGTTTAAAGATGAGCATATTTCTATTTATGGTAATTTTGCAATAATCACTTTATTATTAAAGGGTTAGAAATAGTAGTTTATTTGTTATATAGTAATGTGTTTACTTTTTATATGCGAGGTATAATTAATGAAGAAAGTTTTAGAAGCTTTAGATAATGAAAGTACAGTAGTACAGTTAGGTGAGTACATTCATGATACAGTAGAGATTGAAAATGTAGTACGTGATGCATTTGATGGTAATACTAATGCTATTGATGTGACACTTGAAGATAATGCTTTGACAGTTAAAGTATTATCTGATACAGAAATGGGTGAAGAAGTTTCTGATTCTGTATTGTCTTATTTAGAGGATAAAGCTAGTTTTGATTATGAATGTGAGTTCAACACAAGTAGTGTTCGTGTGGCTGGTGAGCAGTACATTCAATCAACTATTAATATCACTGCTACAGATAGTACAGTTGAGAAACGTAAAGTAGTAGAGTCTGTTGTTAATGAGTCAATCTCTGTTTCAGATATTATGGACAGTGATGCATTTGCATTGTCTTTTGGGATTTTAAAAGAGATTAAGTCAAGTAATAAGCCTTTCTTTAATATGAATACATTTAATTCTGTGGTTGCTGACCAAGTTGCAAAGTATATTTGTGGTTTAGAATCTTTTGCTGATGTACTTGATGAATACAAGTATGAGTTAGCTGATGGTGGGTGTTCAGTTTCTGTAAAGCCTAATGTTTCATTTGATTTCAAGGATAGGTCTTATCAGTATCAAGCAATGATTGAGTTGACTGTGGGTGATTCTTCTATCATTAAGGAGTTTATCAGTAGCTTGAAGTCTAATGTAAAAGATTTTGTTAAAATTCAAAATAAGGGTAATACAATTTATATCGCAACTAAGTTCTTTTAATTAGTTGCAAATTTTAAGTATATTAATGTATAATGTATTTATAGTGATATGTTAGTCCACGTAAGATATTTCAGAGCATACACTAGATATTTTTAATGTACGTAAGAAAGAGGTTCATAACATGAATAAAGTTGAATTAGCAGAAGTATTGGTTAATAAAGAATTAGTAGGTACTAAAAAAGTAGCTGTAGAAGTTGTAGAGACATTGTTTGATACAATCACTGAGGAAGTTAAAAAAGGTGAAAAAGTATCTATTCATGGTTTTGGTAGTTTTGAGCAAGTAGTACGTTCTGCTCGTAAGGGACATAATCCTAAGACTGGCGAAGAAATTACTATTCCAGAGAAAAAAGCACCTAAATTCACAGCGTCTAAAGTATTGAAAGAATCTGTTAACCAATAATATAAGGGTGGTTTAATGGGAATTTTAAATAGTGCTAGTGTTAGCATTACAGAAGCTTTATTAGAGAAACGTAAGTCTTTAATCAATGAAGATGTTAAAGAGACTGAGTTTGAAAAGAAAGCTAAAGAAGAGTTTGAGGAAGATTTAGATAATCAAGAGGTTATTGAGGGTTCTGAAGATTCTGAGGACGAAGAAGAGATTACAGAGGGTAGTGATGATAAAGTATCTCCTGTAAATCTTATTATCAATGCTAATTATCAGAAATTAGTAGGTAGTAAATACTTCTTTGTTCCTGATACTGAAAATGATAACTTTGAAGAATATTCATTCTTTGTTTACGCATTGACTAATGATGGTGTTGGCGATGAATCACAGGGTGTTAGTGATGTTACAAAAGTTGTTAAACGTGTAACTAAAAAATTCTGTGGTGATAGTCTTAATGATTATACAGGGCCTGATGTTAATAGGATTAAAACAAAAGAATCTGATATTCTTAAATTTAAAGTTACATATAAAGTATCTAAATAAGTATATTATGCAAGAGAGTGTAGATTAAGTTCTACACTCTCTTTTTATTTTATACTTGTAATATTTTGTAAAGTTGGTTATAATTAGTGTGTAAAAGTTCATATCATTGTTATTACAGTAAAGGAGATTATACGATGAGTGAATATAGCCAATTTCAATTAAAGCAATATTCTGATGTGTTTGATAAGAAAGTAGTTGAGGATTACTTATGTCTTATGGGTACGAGTGGTGCGTATAACACTGCTATCCGAGGTTGTGGTTCTCAGTCTATTTTTGAATCTACATTCTTAAATGGTGGTAGCAGTGATAAGATTGCATCACATTATCGGTATTTTAATGGTATTAATAACTACATTCAAGGTGCTATTGGGTATGGTATTTATAGGATGGATGTGTTTGATTTATTGTTTTTGCTGGCACAGGGAAGACGTAAGATTAAATTGGACTCATTTATTAATAATGTGTTTATTCGTCATTATAATGTTCAGATGCTAAATCATTTGTATTGTTTATGTGATGGTGTTGGTGTTAGTTATTCTGAGTATGAGAAAAGGTTTGTTGATATTTACATCACATTATTTGGTTCTAATGCATATGAGGATAATGCTGAATACTTCAATGATTTCATGGATACTACATATTCTTTGTTATATACATTCTCTAAACGTACATCTGAGGTATTTTCTGACGAGGAATTTGAGGATTCTTGTGTGTTTAGTCCTAAAATATACTTAACAACGAATATTAGATTATTGAAGAGTGATAAATATCGGTCTAAGGGTGTTTCTTTGTATGAATCTTCTGCGATGTATTTATTAGTCTTGGGACGTGCTAAGAAAAATGCATTTACAATGTCGAGAGAGGACAATATAGAGGATTTGATTTTATACATTAAAAATCATACAGTTGAAGGTGTTGGATGTGCATCTAATGATAGGACGATTCGTCAATTTTTAGATACAATGTTTGATTACTTAGGGTTATTGTCTAAGCATAAAGAGTTTGTAGAGTCTATTATGAGTGGTGCTGATTTCAGTGAGTTAGATAGGGATTATAAATTACATAAGTATGAAATTACTGATGTAGATGAATTAATCAATGCTATTAATACTGAGTTGATTTGGGTTGCATTAGAGTTACCTACAGATTATGATGATTATATTTGTGAGGTACCGTATGGTGTGTCTGATATCGTAGAAGATGATGTTGAAGATGACGAGGTTGAAGATGGTGATGAAGATGATGAAGATTGTATCACTTCTAAGATAGTAGATAGCGGTAGTATTGTAGTTACTCCTGTTGGTACATTATCTTATGATATTGGTTTAGATACTGAGAGTGGCACTTCATTTGGTTATGATGTTAAACATGACTTTGGTAGTTTTGATGGTGCTATTAAATACGATAAATCAATGGTTCATTCTGTAGTGTATGCTATCATCTGTGGTGATATTGATTCTTCTAATTATAGAGACAGATTGTATGTTTCAGATGTATTATCTTTCGTTCAAGATATCGTTGATGTTTCTAGTGATATCACTTATGATTCTGTATTGAGTATTGTCAAAGACTTTGTATGTGGAGTTCTTTTTGATATCAATTAGTGATTATAAATAACATTATAATCTATGCAGATATGATGTAAGGAGTATAGTGTTACAAATGGATATGTTGGTTTTAATTAGTCAATTCATAGGCTTCATCGTATTAGGTACATTTATAATGTATGTAGTCATTGAAGTTGTAAGAGAAGCATATATTATGTTGTATGAATTGTTAGGCTCATTTAAGAATGATATAAAAGATATACACATAGGTGATAGTGCTACTAAAATATTGCTTATTTCGTTATATAATAAAGGCTATAGGTATGTACGTCTTTTGTATCATGAAGATGGTAAAAACTCATTACAGGTGGCAATTTCGCAAGATTTAGGGTATTGTGATGATGTGTATGTAGATGACTATATAGCTTTACAGTTATATAGTGCATGTGTTGCCGATACGATATCATATGCTATTAGTGATGTAATTGATAGATTATAGTTGTAGGGGTTAGATATGGATATTAAAGTGTTAGATTCTAAGTATATTAGTAGTTATGTAGTTAATTCTATGTTAGAAAAACATGTTATTAATGAGACTGAGTTCTTAAATGTGTTGAGTGCTATGAAAGAAAAAGCTAGAGTTGATTTTAATAAAGCACAAGAAGATAAAGAGAGTGCTAATGGTGAGGATTCCATTGTTGCACATGCTGAATATGAAATCTTATCTGTTGTAGAGGCTGTAGCTAGGGAATATTTAACTAGTAATAAGTAGATAGTTACAATACCTAATTTATGTAGTAGGTTAACAATTTTTTGTATATAAGTATAACTTTTGTGTATGATAGATTTTCAGTTATTTCATGGTTTACAATACAAAAGATGGGGGATTAAATTATGGCTTGTATAGATTATGGTGCTTATGTATTAAAAAATGGCACTATTGTAAATACTAAGTTTATGGAAGAGTTGTATGATGAAGAATTCGTAAAGGGAAAGACATTTAAACTTTGTACAGATGATGTATGGTTTTACAATCATGAAAAGACTCATGTAGATTACAGTGGTCATGGTGTTATTAAATTAGATGATACATATGGAATTGCTGTTTATAAGGGTAGTAGGGCATGGTTGTTCAAGGTAGTTGGTGATGTCATAGAAGTATGTGACATCCATCAATTATGTGGTAGATATGCTAGTGAGTATAGACATTGTGAGTACTTTCGTGGATATGGTTCTTGTGAGTTAGATGGTATTCATATTCTTGTATCTTATGGCGATATGAATAATGTGTATGGTAAGAATAATCAGTGGATTTATGAGTATGATATTAGCTATAAAGGTGAGTCTTATAAAATCATAAGTGGATATGATTATGGTATTCATATTACAAATTTAGATGGCACATACTTACATGAAGATTATATTCGTGCATTAGAATCTTATCAAACTCATTGCGTTAATTATCATGTTGATATGAGTTTATATGGTTACTCTTTTGGACATAATCCTTATGATATGTGGTATTACTATTCTAATAGACGTTATGAAGATAATAATAAGTTATCTTATAAGCGTAGGGATAAGATGCGTAAGAGAGCATTTAATAAACTTATGCATGGTGTGTACTCTTTTAGATTTAACGATGGATTTGTCTATAAGAAATAAAATTAAAAGTAGGGTTTTAGAGTATGGTATATTTAATAGGTGATATTCATGGTGATATTACACAGATAATGAAGGAAAATCTTCACAAGGATAACATTAAAGTTAAGCGTGGTGATACAGTCATTGTATTGGGTGACTTTGGTGTTATGTTTGCCGATACTGAACAGCATCGAAGTGCTTTAGATTATATAAGTAAGTTAGATTATAATGTGGCATTTATAGATGGCAATCATGAAAACTTTGATTATTTAAAATTACTACCTATTGCAACTAAGTGGGGCAATAAGGTACATAAACTTAATAACAGGTGCTTTCATCTTATAAGGGGAAACATATATAAGATTGAGGGGAATAAATACCTATGTTTTGGTGGTGCTAAGTCTATTGATAGAGAGTATAGGGAGTTAGGAGAGAGTTATTGGTTAGAAGAGGAACCATCTTTAGAGGATAAGTGTAGGTTACATAATTCTTTTAACGATATAGATAGTGTTGATTTTGTATTAACTCATACATGTAGCAATGCAACGCTACATAAAATGAAGAGGATTAAGCCTTTTAATGATAATTGTGAGACAAGGGACGTTTTAGATAGGATTGAAGAAAAGTTATCTAGTAGAGCATTGTGGTTCTACGGTCATTTTCATGTGGATGAGGTAGTCGATGAACAGCATATATGTTTAACCAATGAAACTGTATACTCTATTGAAAGGGATTTATCAGTAACTAGACATGAGCATTTGTTTAATTTCGATACATTTAGGTTCTTTGATTACATTTCATTGCAGCGTGTAAATCAGATGTTCAATAGCATAGGTAATGATAATATTGAGGAAGTACGAAGATTGTATAATAGTAAGGAGTAATACTATGTTACGTACAAATGATAGAAGTAAAACTATGGCTTTATATGTAAGAGATATATGTAATATGTTAGAGTCAGATGAGTATGGATATAGAGAGAATAATCTCTATAGATGTAGTATACCTATAGGTGGTAGTTCTAACGTAGAGTTACAGTATGACTATGGCTTAGGTAGTGTAGAGATGGTTTTTAGTAATGGATATTCTGTTACATTACATAGAAGAGATAGGAATACTTATACTGCATCTGTATGTTATGGTTTAGATACAATCGATAATATTTTATGTAGAGATAGTTCAGATATTGATTATATTATTTTCATGTATCTTCTTTATAAAGTATATGTTAGTGTATGTGATATGTGTGGTGAGGGTGATGATAACTACGTTTTCACATATGATTGTGAGGAAGCTATCAATTTTGATGATATGTTCTATCATAGTATATCTTCATTGCATAAGTATTTTCTAACATTTATTAAGAGTGAAGAACTTGAAGATTATAAAACAGATGGAAAGAATGGTCTTAGTGTTTTTACATTTGAAGACAGTGTATATGGTTCTTTTGTTGTAGATTATATCCCATATACTTTGGGTGGACAAAAGAAAGACCTAATTGTATTTAGGTATAATGAGTTTGATAAGATATATTTCTATTATGACGTACTAAAGAGAGATTATGTAATAGAGAAGAATGATAGGGTTGTTAAGTATAGCAATATGTTATCTATTGTTAGGGATTTAAAATATTTGTTGCGTAAAGTTAATAGTTTGTCTGGTGGGAGTTTTGATAGTTCAATGTATTTAACATATAACCAACTGAATAGTACGTTATTTAGAATGATTTATAGTGTGTTGTTGTAGTTTTAATAGTGTATGGATATGCTCCATACACTATTTTTTATTTAGTTTATACATTTATGTTGAAAATTTTACATATTAGGGGTTTACAACATAAATGTAGATGTGGTATTATGATTTTGCAAGGAATATTACATAAGTTTACAACTTATGTAAACACTTCATTGTCATGTAGGGTAAGTGATAATGACATATACGCACACATCTTTGTAATATTCCTTGTATGTATATTTTTATTTCATTTAATATGAAGGGGTTTTATTATGAAATTACAAAAGAAAAAAACTTTACTAACTGGTTTGGTTATGGCATCTCTTGTTGGTAGTACAGCAATGGCAGCTGGTGTCGATAACACTGTAAATGGTGGTTTTGGTGCTGAAGCTTATGGTTATACAAATACTATCACTGCAACAGGTACATCAGCATTTTCTGTTGGTTATCAAAATGAAGTATCTGGTGCTAATAGTATTGCATATGGTCATAATAATAAAGCAGTTGGTTCAAATTCTATTGCTGGTGGTGAAAATTCCGAAGCAAAAGGTTATAGCAGTGTATCTATTGGTTCTTCTGCACAAGCATTATCAGATTATAGCTATGCCATTGGTTCTCAGGCACGAACTAATGGTGCTAACACTGTTGCTGTAGGTAATGGTTCATATGCAAGTAACGATAACGCATTGGCTGTGGGTTATGGTACTACAGCAGGTGGTAAAGACTCCATTGCTGTTGGCTCATTTGTTAAATCTAATTCTGATAACAATGTAGCTATTGGTACTTCCGTTACTACTGATAGTAATGATAGTGTTGGTATTGGTACCGCAGTTACTACTAAATCTAATAATAGTGTTGGTATTGGTAACAATGTTGTTAATAACCTTAGCAATAGTATTGGTATCGGCAACGGAGTTGCTACTGACTTTAATACTATTGGTATCGGCAATGGTGTTGAAACTAAGGTTCAAGACACTATTGCTATTGGTAACGGAGTAGTATCCAATGGCGAATCTTCAGTAGCTATTGGTAATGGTATTCATGCAGATGGAGTTAAAAGCGTAAACATTGGTACAAATGTATCAGCTAAAGGTGTATCTTCTATTGTTGTTGGTCGTGATACAGAGGTATCTGGTGATGATACTACAGTAGTAGGTGCTAACAATGGTACTGTTGGTGCTGACCAAAGTGTTGTTGTTGGTTATAACAACAAGGTACTAGATAACTCTAAAGAGCAGTTAATCTTTGGTGTAAATTCTCAAACTAAAGGTCAAGGCTCCGTTGTTGTTGGTTCTCATGCAAGTGCTACAGAGATTGATGCATTAGCATTAGGTAACAACACCATTGCCGATGTACAAAATGGTGTGGCTATTGGTACAAATTCTGTTACTGAAAGTCCTATTGGTACATCTACAGTAAAAGACAATGCTACTGATATTCGTTTCTCTAACTCTACATTCGCAGGTGCTACACCTGATAGTGTAGTATCTTTCGGTACTCATGGTCGTGCTGGTGCTGGTGGTGTAACAGAATACACACGTCAACTTCAAAATGTTGCCGCTGGTAGAATTTCTGCTACATCTACAGATGCTATCAATGGTTCTCAGTTGTATGATACTGCACTAGAAGCTCAAAAATATAATACTGTAGTAGATGGTGTTAATACTACTGTTACATCTAAAGACAATGATTTTGGACGTAAGGAGTACAAAATCAATGTTAATAAAACATTAAAAGATATGGATTCTGTTGAATTTGGTAAGATTACTGATAATAATCGTGCTGTTATTGGTAAAGATGGTGTTCAGTTCTTTAATGGCAGTGAAAATATCAATGTTAAGCCTACAGGTATTCAAATTGAAAATACCGATACATTAACACAGGCTACATTCAATGGTGGTGGTATGCAAGCTAGTGATGATAATGCTACCATTCGATTCACTACAACTGATATTAGTGCTGGTGGTCAACAAATTCATGATGTAAAAGAGGGAACTAAGGATACAGATGCTGTTAATGTTAAACAGTTGAATGATAAAGCAAGTTCTCTAGATAAGGCTATTACATACAACACATTTAATATCAATAAAAATGCTGAAAAAATTGGTGAAAATGCTAATAACATCATTAAAAATGCATCTGACATTAAAGATTTAGGTAATAAGGTAGGAAAGAATATTGCTGATATTCAATCTTTAAATAATAAGATTGATGTTGTTGGTGAGGGTGCTGTAGTAAAAGCTAATAACTATACTGATAAACAAGTCGCTAAGGTTGGTGCTAATGCTGCCGCTTTAAGTGCCTTGCATCCATTATCTTTCAATGCTAATGAAAAGGTTGAGTATGCTGTTGGTTATGGTAACTATAAAGGTTCTAATGCTGTAGCAGTTGGTATGTTCGCACATCCTAACGAAAATACATTGTTATCTCTAGGTGCTACATTTGGTACTGGCGATAATATGATTAATGCTGGTGCTACATTCCGTATTGCTAAATCTTCTAAACAAGTTACTAATGCTAATACAGCCGTAGCTAAAGACGTTCAAGACTTAGCTAAGAAATACGAAGCTTTGGCTCAAAAATATGATAACCTTGTTAAACATTTAAATGCTGTTGAAGGTACTGATTTTGATGTAGAATATCCAGATGTACCTAAAACACATTGGGCATATGATTTTGTTAAAGATTTGTCTGATAAAGGTTTCTTAGTTGGTTACACAGATGGTACTTATAAAGGCGATAAAGCTATGACTCGTTATGAGTTCGCAACTGCTTTATATCGTGCATTACAACGTGGTGCTGTAATGGATGCTAACATGGTTAAAGCTATTAAAGAGTTTGAACCTGAATTGAAAGACGTAGAGAAAGCACAACGATTCGTAGTTGTACGTGAAAGTGGTTCTGATAATGAAATTCACAAAGTTGAACGTGTTCAAGTAAACACTCAATATGGTGAACATACATATCGTGATGCTTATGGTACAGAATTGAAATAATTTCATAGTCTTAAAAGAGTAGGTAGATAATACCTACTCTTTTTTATTTTGTAATTACAAAACTTTACAATACATAGTATATATGTTATATTAATAATAGATTAACTATGTTTAATGTGGTATCTTGTGAGAGGTGATTGAGTGTGAAAGATAGATATGTTAATAAAGCTATTGTAGGTATGATTGACAGTGTAGATGATGTAACAGATACAATGTGTAACATTTTAATACATGGCATTAATAGGAAGTTTCTAGTGCCTAAGTGGTGGACTGTTGCTAATAAGGTAGTAGTTTGTTTTAAAGGGTTTCAATTTAGAAATAAAAAGTTGGAATCAGATTATCTAGTCATACCTATTTTTGTTTTGCAGAATATAAGGTCTAAGAAGTATATTGTTGGGAGTGATGTATCTAGTGTATTATCTAATGTTGATACATCATATCTAGTAAAAGAAATAAATATGAATTATATTGAAAACTACAGTTAGGAGATTATATGCTAAGTCAAGAGTTACGTCCTAAGACATTAGACGATATGGCTGGTCAAGAAGAGGCTAAACGTCTAATAAAGGCGATTATTAAAAACCCAGAAAACGCACCTAAAGTGTTATTATTTTGTGGTAGCTTTGGTACTGGTAAATGTGTTACAGGTGATACAAGAGTTCATACTAGTGATGGCTATAAAAGAATTGATGAATTAGTACAAAACCCTGAATATGATGAAGAGGGGTTTATGGATATATCACCTCAGAATATTAAAGTTGTTGGTAGTACAGCTACACATTATTACTATGGTGGTAAGAAAAAGGTAGTTGAGATTAGTTCACCTAGCTTTAAGGTTAGGGGTACATATAATCATAGGGTTAAGGTGTATGGTGGTAAGGGAGGTTTACAGTGGAAAAAGCTTAAAGACATTACAACAGATGACTTTGTTGCTATTCCGTTAAAACATGATATCTTGTTTGATAATAAATCTAAAACTTATGAGTTCATGAAAGAGGATATCTCAGAAAGAGATAAGGGGTATTTCTTAGGGACTTTATTTTTCAATATATTGTCATATGGCTATGTGAATGATTACTACTTTGATGGTATCATCATAGCATCTACTAATGTTGAGTATCTTTCAAAAGGTTTAAAAGAGGATTACTATAGTATAGTAGATAATAAGGGTATCTGTATTAAGACTAGTTTAAGTAGGTATATAAAAGACTTCTTTACAGATGTTGTTACAATACCTGAATTTGTATTTTCATCAAATAGAGAGTTTATTTGTGGTTTCTTGTCTGTTGTATGTGAGTATTATCGTAAAGGGTTTGAATTTAAATTTGGTAATTTCACAGAGAGTGTGGCAAGAGATTTACAACAACTATTCTATTTACTTGGTATTGTTACACGTGTTGATGCTGTTAGTGGTAGTTTATATGACTTAAAGATAGCAGATTCTGCCAGTAGACATAAAGCTTTTGAAAGTTTATTTTCTGATTTAGGGTTGGTTCGTTACTTTTTTGAGGGTTGTGTTAATTATAGATGTAGTAAGTTAAAAATACCTAATGATGAGTATACAAGGTTTATTGCTGATAAGATGTATCAGTTAATTAAAGATGGTAATAACTTAAATAATTTACCACTATCTATTTATATGCACATGAGAGAAAGTGACTTTAGATTTATTAATAATAAGAGAACTAAAACTATGTCAGTAGATTCTTATTATAAGTTAGTTGGGGTTGCTCAGGTTCTTGGTATAGATGTTAATAAGAATAGAACTATTAAGGGATATAGTCAACTATTAGAAGATTATATGTTTGTTAGGGTTTCTTCTAAGAAAGAATTGTATAATGAGTATGACGTATATGACTTGACAGTTGAGGGTACACATACGTTTACAGCTAATGGGTTGATTAATCATAATACGACTGCATCACGTATTGTTGGTATGGAGTTAAATAATATTAAAGATGATAATTATGATTTATTAAACTCACCTTTCTATTATGAGTTTGACTCTACTGTCGTAGGTAATGTAGAAGAGATTAAAAAACTACGTGATATCTTTACTGTTTCATTTGGGGATTATTGGAGAATCGTTGTCCTTGACGAATGTGTTCATTATGACACACGAATTCATGTAATGGATGAGAATGGGAATACATTCTTAGAGAAGATTGGTAAGTTAGTTTCTAAAAAACCTAAAGGTTGGAAAGCATTATCTGTAGATGATAGAGGTAATTTCTCTTATAAGCCAATACTTAATTTCTTCAATAATGGTAAGAAAGATTTCTATAAGGTTGATATTGATGGTGTAGAAGATAGTGTAGTGTGTACTGATAATCATAGATTCTTTGATATCAATTTCAATGAGGTATATCTTAGAGATTTGGTAGTAGGTGACATTGTGTCTACTTTGTGTGGTGGTATATTAGGGTATGGTGTCATAAAATCTATAGCACCATATAAAGATTCTCATGTTAGTGCTTATGATATTGAGGTTGCTGATAATCATAACTATATAACAAGTGGTGGGATTATATTACATAATTGTCATACTGTATCTGCTACTGCACAAGCCGCCATGCTTAAAATGTTTGAAGAGACAAAGGGAAAGACTATCTATATTCTTGCTACTACAGACCCTCAAAAGTTGTTACCGACTATACGAAGTAGGGCATTAGAGATTAATTTCAATGATGTTCCAGTAGAGGCTATTGTAGATAACTTAACTAAGGTATCAGATGATAGAGGTTTAAATCTTTCTGAAGAGATTAAGTTGTTGATAGCTGATAGGTCTGGTGGTCATATGCGTAATGCACATATGTTACTAGATAAGTACATTTTATTGGGTGAGGAAGATTTCAAGGATAGTATTAAGTCATCTGTAACACTATTCTGTGATTATTTAATTGCTACCTATAAGAATGATAAAGATGCAGTATTGTCTAATATCAATGATTTATTAAGCATACCTAAAGATAATCTACAGTCTGATTGGTCTATTGTTATGACAGAGAGTTTACGTTCTTTCTGTGGATTTGATTGTAGACATAAAGATATCAAGAGATTGGTGGATACATATGGGAGTGATTTCAATATCATTGCTCAGTGCTATATGTCCACTTGGGTTAAAAATATGTTCATTGACATACCTTATACACAAGCTACATTATTAAATATGTATAAGGTAGTACAGGGTGCATTAGAAAAGAAACGTACACAGAGTGGTGTTGGTTCTGTTCAATCCATAGCAAGTAAGTATGGAAGACCTGTTAGATAATAAAGTTTAGTAAATTTTTGTAATTAATACTTGCATATGTTTAGTGTTTGTGTTAATATATAGTCAAGGGTTGGGTACAACATATTATATGTACTTAACAATAATCTACATTATTTTCACTCCGATGTGTTGTACCTAATCAAGTAATTAGCAAGTGTAAATAAAGGTGCGTACAGCGATAGTATATATCTGCCAATCCGTTAGATACAAGGCATCTTGTTACGTAAAAAATTATATTTTAAAGACTCATACAGCTAATTTATGTTGGGTATACATTAATTGAGTCTTGTATAAATATAGTGATAAAATTATATATAGTGGAGTAAAAGTTATAAAAGACTCATACAGCAAGCCTAAAATTTTTATGCTTTGGAAAATAAAAACGACTGAGTCTTGTTCATAATTTAATCTCCTTTTAAATAATAGACCCATACAGCTATTATCATAATGGTTAAAAAGAAGAACGATGGTAGATTATGCTACTGTTACCGAAAACCACTTCTTTATGCTAGTATAAGGTCATATCACAATTTTATATAAGATTTCTATTGATTTGGGTCTGGATGTTAAAAATCGTAGTTTGATTATATAATCTAAGATAGTGTAAGTGATATGATTTAGCATAGAGGGGTGGTTTTTTATGTCTGAAAATACTGAAAAAGAGACATATACTCTAGATGAAATTCTAGAGACAAATGCACTTGGTTTTGAGGCAACTCTTGAAGAGATAAGTAATTGTATCTTCAAGAAAGATTTTGAGAGTATTATGAATTTACCTGAAAATTTTATTATTGAGGGTTTGTCTTATAATGAGATGCATAATAAACTGTTAGGCTACTATATGTTTCAGTTAACAATTTTTACAGAGACTTATAGTGGAACTAAAGATTTACTAGCTTTTCTTAAAGAGTTACGTAATATGATAGAGAAGTATGCTAAACTCTTTACAGATAGATTATTAGAGGTAGGGTTAATTCTACCTAGTTACGTTCATTAATTACAGAGGAGATTTGTTATGAATGATTTTATGGAATTACTAAAAAACAATGTAAAGACTACAACTACAAATGGTGCTGTTTCTTATAAAACAACAGGTAGTGCTTTGTTAGATTTAAACAACTCAGTACCTTTGTTGCGTAATAAAGCTATTGAGTATTTATCTAATAGTAATTTAATTGCATTAGATACTATTCTTTCTTTATTTAAAGAATCAGTTATGGAAGATGCTAACTACACAATGAAGTGGTTGATGTATCTACGTGATATTAATGAGGGTTTAGGTGAGCGTTCTTCTTATCGTTTAATCTTAACTGAGATTGCTAATAATGTGCCTGAGTTAGTTTTTGCGTTGTTACAAACTAAAAAATTACAGGGATTAGGTCGTTTTGATGACTTGATTTATGTGTGGGATAACACAACAAATGAAAATTCTAAAGGCTATATTTTTAACTATTTAAAATATCAACTAAGTGAAGATATTTTATTAGATAAAAGTGGCGAAAGCATTTCATTGTTGGCTAAGTGGTTGCCATCTGAAAATACTACTTCACGTAAAACTAAAAAATTAGCTACTAGATTTAGAAAAGCTTTGGGCATGTCATCTAAGTCTTATCGTAAAATGCTATCTACTTTACGTAAGAACATTGATGTGGTTGAACGTAAAATGTCTAACAATCAATGGGGCGAGATTAATTATCAATGTGTTACTTCTAAGGCTAACCTAATTTATCGTAATGCGTTTATCAAACATGACCCTGAAAGACGTTCTAAATATTTAGAAGATTTATCTAATGGTAATGTTAAAATTAATGCTGGTAAGATGTACTTATATGACATTATCTGTAAGTATAAAAATAGATGGGATAGTGAGGTAGATGATACTTTAGAAGCATTATGGAATGCACAGGAAGTACCTAAAGATTATAATGATATCTTGGTGGTACGTGATGGTAGTGGTTCTATGACAACTGATGCTTTTGGTACAAATGTTTCTGTATTAGACATTGCTGATGCATTAACAATTTATACTACACAGCATAACAAGTCTAAATACTATAAAGATAAATTCATCACATTTAGCGATTCACCAGAAGTTGTTGATTTAAGTAAATGTAATACGTTACGTGATAAGCTTTCTTTGTTAGATGAGTATAATGATTGGTCTACAACGAATGTTGAAAGTGTGTTTGATTTAATTCTAGAGACTTCTATTAAGAATAAAGTAGATGCTATGGATTTACCTAGTACTGTTTTGGTTGTATCTGATATGCAGTTCAATTCTGCTATGGGTACAAGCCCAGACAATGATACTTTATTTGAAAAGATTGCTAAGAAGTTTGAATCAGTTGGCTACAAGTTACCTAAGTTGGTATTTTGGAATGTTTCTTCTTATAATAACACAGTACCATTACAGAAAAATGATAATGGATTGGTTATTATGAGTGGTTTCTCTAAAAATAATATCGATATGATTTTACATGATAACTTAGACCCATTAGAAGTTCTAAAGGCTGAGTTAGATAGTAAATATAGCTTTATTGATACAATTATTAGTAAGTCTTAATAATTACATATAAATAATAGCATAGGAGTGTAGATATTTATTATCTACACTTTTTATGTTATAATGTTGTAGATAGTAGTTACATTTTCTGATTAACAGTCTATAGTTAAGATTTGGGGTATTAAAGAATGGCTTTACAACTGTATGAAGATGATTTGTTAGATGAAGAGGTGCTTTCTACTAAGTTAATAACATTAGCTGAAATTATAGTAAGGAAGCATTTCTATGCCAGTAGAGAAGATAAAGAAGATTTAGTTTCTATTGGTGTTTTAAAAGCTGTGAGGATGATTCATAGTGATAATTTTAGAAGTGATAAAGGGAATTTGTGTACATTCTTATACACTGGTATGAGGAATGATATGCATAATTTCTTATATCATAAGAATAAGTTTGACACAGTAGATTTTGATACGACTTTTGATGATGGTGGTAGTTTAGATTACTACTTTGAAGATGAAGTAGCATCTGTAGATTATAGTCTAGTGCATTTAATCTGTATGAGGTTTAAATGCTTTGGTGATGCTTTGGAAGATAAAGTCATTACTAAGTTAAAATCTTATGGTTTTAAGTTAGATGGGTATATTTCTCATGATGTAGGTAGTCAATTAAAATGTAGTAATGATATTGTTAATCGTGTTGTTGGATTACTTTTTTGGGAAATGCGACAACGAGAGTTGAGTTCATTATTTAAGGATGGTGTTCTATGAGTTCTTATGGTTCTATTTCTACAATCACTATGAGTGATGAAGAGAAAGATTTATATGCTGAGTATTTAAGTGTTTCTATTGGTAATCCTGTACTAGAGTTTGTTAAATATATGTTAGGTGATGATTATTTAAAATTCATCGATATTTGTAGTGGTACAAATTTTAATATCCCTAGCAATAAAGCTTTAGAGAGGGGAATTAATAATGTCAAGATGTATGCATATGTTAAGAAATGGAATTTCTCTAATGCATCTATTGTAAATGCTGGTAATATTTATAAAAAGACAGAGTTAGCTACAAGACGTATTGTGTTGTCAGTTGCCAATGCCTTAGGTGTTAAAGATACACTAGAGGGTGAGGCTTTAGTTAATTTTGTAGAAAATATTGAACCATATGCTGTTAAGAAGAGTGTTGAGACTTCATCTGACAGTGTATGTTGTGATAAAGATACTTCTGAAGTGTCAGAAGAGGGTTAATTTTAAAAGAGTAGGTAATATAGTTATAATATGGTATCTCCTATGGATAATAACGATTTAATTTCTATCTTAGCTGAAGGTGAAGAAGATGAGATTAAACAAGATGATACTAAAGATAGTCAAATAGGTAGTGAAGATACAGAAGATAATGATGATAATAATAGCACTTCATTAAAGACAACAATGTCAGCTATGGATGTGTTAGATATTGAGGATGGTTCTAGGCATAGTACAACAAGTCTACCTAGTGGTAGTGGTGATGTTAGTCAAGATTTAGAGAATTGGATTGATGGTAAAGATTTAGCACCGTCTGATGATTTAAATCGATTTGTTAGTGCGACTGATGTAAAGTTTAAATATGGGTTAACACATAATACATTAAATAATTTTACATTAATGGCACAGCTACAAAAGTTTTTAGATACGTCTAATGAAATTTTATTTAGTGAATCTGCCGCTATGAACCTTTCTCCAGAGGAGTTAGAGAGTAGGGTCAGGATGGCATTTACAATGTATGCTGAGTTATCTAGGATTAATCAACGTACAGCATTAGCTTTAGAAGAGCAACGTAGAAAATACAATGATGGTTCTACTGATATTGATAAGCTTTCATTGTTGTTATCATCTGTACCTAGCGATAAGTTAAAAGAAATTTTATACGCTATTACAAAGTCAAAGGGTTGATATATGGGTAATGCTAGATTAGAAGAATTATTAGGTGATTCTAGTTCATATACTGCTATGACTGATAAGGAAAAAGACTATTTTGTAAAACTTCTACAAGAGGAGATGCAACGTAGGGAAGATAGTGGTAGAGTTGAACAGGTTAGAGATATAGTTAGGATTGAGGATTGGATAAATTCTGACTATTATGTGGGTTCTGACCAGAAGAGCATATACCCTTATTGGAAAGACTTTATAGTTGATATATTTAGAGATACAAGAAAAGATGATGAAAAGATTAATTCCGTCATACTCTCGGGTTCAATCGGGGTAGGTAAATCATGTTTGCATGGCAAAACAAAAATACCGACAAGTTTAGGGCTTAAAGAGATTAAAGAGTTACATGACTTGTATCACAATAAGGGTAAATGTTTTAAGGTTTTAGCTGAGAGTGGTTTTAAGGACTGCTTAGATGTATATGATAATGGTGTTGATAGTGTATATGATATAACATTATCAAGTGGTAGAGTTTTAAGGAGTACTAAGAATCACAAATATAGAGTTGTTAGAGATGGTAAAATAGAGTGGGTTAAAACTATAGATATTTTACCTAGTGATAGTATAGTTCTTTCACGTAAAGAGACTCCTTTTGGTAAAAGGTATTTTAATATAAAGGATGCTTATACATTAGGGTATGTTTTGGGCGATGGTTATGTGTCAAAAGCTAGACGTTGTGAGGGAAAGGTCTTTGAGGGGGTACTTGTTGGTTATCAAGATATTTTAACTGATATTTCAGACATATTAAAATATTCTTTTAGTAGGTGGTTCGGTAGTTGTCATTATAAAAAACCTAGAAAGTTAAAGAATGGGAATAATTATATTACTCTTGGTGGTTATAGCGTTTCAACAACAACTAAACTTGTTAAGAGTGGTTTTGGTTATTCATCTGAGAATAAAGGTATACCTAAGTTTATCTTTGAATGTAGAAAAGAAGTTATTTCTGCGTTTATTCGAGGTTTAATGGATGCTGATGGTACAGTTGGTAAGAATGGCAAGATAAGTATAATTTTAAAGTCTAAATCAATCATATACGATTTAGCTAGTCTTTTATCTATGTATGGTATTAATTACAAAATTAATACTAAAATAGTTAAAGGGTATGAAAACAATATATACTATAATCTTCTTATTGTTAACAATGAGTCTTATATTAGATATTATGAAAATATAGGTTTCTTAGAACCATTAAAACAAGCAAGACTAAAAGAATATTATGAAGATATTGTCAGTGGTAAGTGTGATAGAAATAATAGGATGAATGTACCTGACGTTGTTAGGGTACTACGAGATTTAGACTCTAAAAATCATTTAGTAATACATAAAGAACATTCTAGTTTTACTTCTTTTAGGAGTCAGGATAACATGTCTTTAACACAATTAAAGAAGTTTCATTCATATTATAAAGATTGGATTGAACAGTCTGATTATCTAAAGAGAGTATGTATAGATGATATTTTCTTTGATACAGTTGTTTCTATAAGTGAGCCATATGAAGAACATACATATGATTTAACTATAGATACTGACCATTCATATTGCTTTGATGGTGTTATATCACATAATACAGTTGCTGAGTTAATCATGATGCGTAAGATGTATGAGTTGTCTTGTTTTAGAAATATTAATGCTATGTTTAATTTGATGTCTAAGACAAATATTATGTTCTTATATTTTTCAGTTAATCAGAAACAGGCAGAACGTACTGGTTTTGGTGAGTATAGGGCATTGATTGATAATTCACCTTATTTCAATGAGAATTTTCAAAGGAATCCTAGATTGAATTCATTGTTAGTATTCCCAGAGGGTATTTCATATGCATATGGTTCAAGTGCTAGTGATAGTATCGGTATGAGTGTAATATGCTCAATGCTTGACGAAGCTAACTTTTTGGGTGGTAATGGGCCGTCTAAAGATAGTGAGAAAGCTACTGACTTATATGCTAATATCGTAAATAGGTCTAACTCACGTTTTATCGTAGATGGTGGTATCAATCACTCATTAAATATTTTGGTATCATCAGCTACGTATGAAAACTCAGCTACTGAACGTCAAATTAGGTTGTCTAGAAATGACCCTCATACTATAGTTGCCGCCCCTGCTCAGTGGGATGTTAAGCCTAAGAACTTTAGTAAAAAGTTCTTTTATGTATTTAAGGGTTCTAATTACTTAGAGGCTAATATAGTTAATTCTACAGATGATGTGAATAACTACAGAGTGTCTGAGGGTATGTCTAAACATAAGTATATTGATGGTTTAGAGGATTATGAATCCATTAATAAAGCTATAGAAGAGTTACCACCTCATATGCAGACTAAGTTCTTAAAAGTTCCTGTAGATTTGAGGAATGGCTTTGAGGCGAACCTATTGCGGTCTTTACAGGATATCGGTGGTGTATCTACAGGCTCACAAGGTAAATTATTTAGTTCACCTATGGTCTTGCAAGATTGTATAGATGTAAATAGACATCATCCATTTGTATCAAAAGAGATAGTAATATCTACAGGTGATGATATTAATGTTAAAGATTATTTAAGGGATGATTTTAGGTTAAAGTATCCTGAAAGACCTAGATATCTCCATATTGACCAATCGTTTAGGACGGATAGCACTGGCATATCATGTGTCTATGTTGATGATATCGTAGAGGAAGATGGTGTTAAAAAGCCTGTATTTGGTGTTGATTTTATGTTACGTATTAATCCACCAAAGCCACCTAAAAAGATAGCGATTTATAAAATACGTAACTTTGTTATTTATCTTGTAAATGTTATCGGTATGAAGATAGGTAAGTTGACATACGATATATTCAATTCTGAAGAGTCTAGACAGATTCTAGAGGAAATGGGTTTCAATGTAGGTTATTTATCTGTGGATAGAACAGATAAACCTTATCTAGACTTAGTAGAGATAATGTATGAAAAGCGTATAAAACTATATGATTATCCTATACTTCGATATGAGTTGCTCAACTTGTTACATGATAGGATAAGACGTAAAGTTGACCATCCTAAAGTAGTTACAGATGATGGTTTTGTTGATTATGATGGTAAGGGTAATGATGGTGTTACTGGGACTAGGGTAGGTTCTAAGGACGTATCTGATAGTTTATGTGGTGCTATTCAGAATGCGTTACAAAGTACTGTATCTGATGCTGAGGGTAATAATGGTACGTTTAGTGATTTCTTAATGGCTAATCGAATAGGTTCATATGCTGGTATAGATGCACCAACTGATATATCAGTTGAAGAGATGATAGATAGACAGATAGATGATATGATAGAAGAGATGGAGATTAATGGTTTCTATTAGATTGGGGTATATATGGCATGGTATGATTTATTTGTAAATCGTAGAGGTTTACAAGATACTAGCATTTCTAGTGACATTATTGATGAAGTAGGTACAATAAAAGAAAGTGTACCTAATGATGTTGTTAGAGAGGTTAAGATTGTTGAGGATAATAGGGGCAATACTTTCTTTGATGGAAATATTGAAAGTATACACTCTAAACCTATTAATGAGGGTTCTGTTAGTCTATCCCCTAGTAATTTACAACAATTATTAGGGACAGATGATAAAAATACTTTAGGTCAAATTGTTGAGGGTATTAGGGGCGATTACTCTTTAAAAGAGATTTTTGCTGAGAATGAAGAAATGTCTAAAGACTCAGTAATTGGTTCTGCTATGGAGATTATTGCCGATGATGCATGTACTCCTGACGAGACAACAAATAAAGTTATTATGATTGAATCCTCTGATGAGGGGTTGAAAAAGTTCTTAGAAGATTTCTTGATTAACAATATTAAAATTGATGATAGAGTATGGTCTTGGGCATATGAGATTGTTAAACACGGTGATTTCAAGCTAAGGCGAAGAGAGTACTACGCTGGTTCTGCTAATAGTGGTATTAAATCTGTATACTATGAAGATGTTATTAATCCTTATTTAGTATCACGTATAGAATATATGGGTAATGTACTTGGTTATGAGGATGAGGACTATTTATTTGATAGTGGTAGTTATCAAGATGCTGGTCAGTTCACTTCTGGTACGATGAGTGGTAGTGCTAAATTTGAGAAGAGTGATGAGTTTGTACATTTCATTTCTTCTAAACTTTCTAAACGTGAGAAGATTAAGTTGAATGTTAGGAAGTCTGATAATACACAAGAGGAAGTAACATGCTATAGGGTAGTAGGTACTTCTATTGTAGATAGTGCTAGGACTATGTTTAGAATTAATGCACTAATTGATAATATTCTTGTTTTATCACGTATTGCACGTTCAACTCAATTTAATCTTGTTAAGATTGAGGTTGGTAATGCTAACGCTGGTCAAACACAACAAATGCTTTCAGATGTTAGACGTAGATTTCAAGCTAATTCTAAGATGACTAAGGGTGTTGGGTTTAGGTCTGACCCATCACCTGTTCCAATCAATAGTAATATATATTTACCTACAAGAGATGGTAAAGGTGATGTTACTGTTGAGAGCATTGGTGATGGTGTTGACGTTCAATCTATTGTTGATGTTGATTATTTTACAGATAAGCTTTTTGCGAGTTTAAAAGTTCCTAAACAATATTTAGGTTTTGCTGAATCATTGGGTTCTATGGGTAACAATTCACTTGTTAAACAAGATTTAAGGTACGCACGTTCAATTTTAAGGGTTCAACAAATTTTGATTAATGGTATTACTGATTTGTGTGAAAACTACTTAAAATATCGTGGACGTGGTTCTGACGTTGGTGCATTTAAGATTTATATGCGTCCGTTACCGACTAGTGAGACATCTACTAGGGTTGAGGAATTTGTATCTAATCTTCAAATGATAGATTCAAGTAGTGCTTTCTTAGACTCATATGCTGATTACATTGATAAGGCTAAATGGCTTAAATCAATGTTAAATCTTGCTAATATTGATGCGAATGAAGTTGCAACAGATAAATTTAAAGATATTCTATCTGCTTTAGAAGATGGTACTTATGATGAGGGCGAATTCGCTACTGAAGAACCTAGTGGTGAAGAGGATGCTTCGTGGTAATTAAATAGTGTTGTCTTTATAAGATATATCTTGTATAATAGTATTAGTTATACAAGATATATCTTTTTTTATTTTGGGGTGGTTGAGATGAGTTTTAAGGTTAAAAATGCACCTTGCTTTAATTGTGAGGGTAGATTTGTTGGTTGTCATAGTAAGTGTGATAAATATAAGGAATTTTCTGATAGTAGGAATGTCAATAGAGATGTTAGATTACAAGAAATAGATGTTGATACTTATTATAATCGTAAACATATTTCTATGAGGAGGAGATATTCATGAGTTTATTTGACGAATTACAACAAGCCATATTAGATGGCGATATGGATTTAGTTGCTGATTTACGCAGACGTATTATGCAAGGTGAGAGGGATGAAAGTTTAGATAAGAATATGATACAAGCTATAATTAAAAAAGAGCCCGGTAGGGTTATTCGTTCAATCATTAATTCTGATGATTTGGATGAGATTTCTTGTTTTAAAGCGTGTAGTTCATTGTTAACACATAACATTATTGAAGCACAAATAAATAATAGAGACATTAATGATTATCCTATTAATGAGTTATACATTATTTTAGGTACATTCATTAATGATGGTTTAGATAGAGGTAAAGATGACTTTAAAAAATTTGTTACAAAAAGGTACAAGAGATTCATTTAACCTTGATTTGGAAGATATTCTAAATGAGGAGTATCTTCCTTTTTCTTTTTTAATTGATAAAAATAGGGATGCTAGATATTATGAGGATTTCTTAACAAAATATCAAGCAATAGCTTTTGATAATAGATATGATAAACTTCTAAAAGAGGGTAAATCTTTACAGTCTATTAATGAGGCAACAAAGAAAGAGTTGCTAAGTGGTGCTGAAAGTAAAAGAAAAGCAAGAGCAAAAAAGCTAACAACTATCTATAAAGGTGTTAATAATGATGGGTGTATTGAGTTTGTAACGAATAGTCAATATACACCTAATAAGAAATATCAACAAAAGATAAAGTTAAATGATGTCAAGGGTATAAAAGCATTAAAGGATTTCAAGAAGTCTGAGATAACACGATTGTTATTAGATGGTGATTTGTCAGTATACTGTAGTTGTGAGGATTTTCTATACAAAGGATATAAGTACATGGCTTGGAATATGGGTTATGGTTTAGATAAAGAAAATAGATTCCCTAAAATTAAGAATCCAAACCTAGAGGGTACTATTTGTAAGCATTTGATAGCTGTTTTATCTGTTATGTCTTTTAATAACAATAAAATAACAACTGACTTATTTAAAACTAAAGTAGTTGGCTCTTTACGAGATAAGAAGAGTAGTAATTTATCTAAATTACGGAGTAAAGAGGCTTTAACAAGGCATAAAAATAGGTGGAATGGTTTAGGCAAGGATATAGCAAAAGGTAGAAATGCTAGGTTAAGGAATAAAAACAAGGCAATTAGTGTTTCTAAAGGTAGGCATAGGTAATTATAAGTAAATTAGTAAGGTACTATATATAAGATTAGTACTAAATTTATATAAGTTTAATACGTTAAATGCGTTTTTTGAAGTAAAGGAGTATTTCTAGTGTCTACATATTTAGTAAAGTATAGGCTAGATTCTAAAGTATTCAAAGATGTCTTTGGTGACAATTTAACGTCTGTTTTTGATTTGCCAGAATTGAAAGAGACAAACATTAAGAATAAAAAAGCAAAAGATATCTATGAGACATTGTTGAGTCAGTCTAGGTTATATAACGTAAACTCAACTCCGATAAGCGACTTGTTTGTTAAACTAGATAAACAGTATGGTCTATCCGAGGGTTCTGAAGTATGTTGTGTGTATACAGATAAGCAAGTTGATACGTATAAGTTTTTAGGTATGGACGTATCTGATGATTTTAATGTGTATATTAAAACATATAGTGGTTCTATTCGTGTTGAGAGTTTGTATAATAGGGATTTAATCCTTAATTCTAGCTGTGAATTTGACAGAGGTCAAACAAAAGGTAAGATTTCAAGAAGTAGAGCCAAAGAGATTGCTAACGAAGTATTTAGTGAAAATGGTATGGGTTATGATATCGCACGTGCAGTGGCTACAGCTTTGAAATGTGGTGGTGCATACTCTTTAGCTAGTGGTGTTAAGAAGATGGGTATCAGTAGTACAGAGGAGGCAATGGATTTATTGTCTAAGAGTGTTCTTGCTGATATTGTTAGAAATTACACTGGTGATAATGGCTCTAGTTCAGAGAATGATGTTTTCGATAGTATTGTTTATAATATCGTAAAATCAAAAGTAAATGTACAAAATATGGCTGTTTCTGATGAGACAGTTAATGATATTGTATTTGTTACATTAAAGTACTTATTCTATTATTGGGGTACAATCGCTGGTTTATATTCTAGGGTTAAAGTTGTATTGGGTTCTTTAGATACACTGTCTTATATTGCTAGGTTGCAGTTAGGTGATACAGATTTCTTCGCTCAATATAAAAATATGTATGAGTTTAGAGAGATGCATCCTAGTGAAGAGTTTGATAACGCAACTGAGTTGGCTGAACAGCCAGCTGTTGGTTTCTCTTTAAGTGGTATTGTTAAGACACATGCGTATACAGATTATCTAGCTATTAAAGGTGCTAGTGATATCATGCTTAATATTGATAGTGCTGAAGCTTTTAAAAACTTTAATGATATTCTTATTTCCAATGTTGATAATACAGACCAAAATTCTTTGGGTGATATTGAAACATTGTCTAATGAAGAGTTACAGGCTTTAGCTAATATCGATGCATTACGTTATATGACTAGTGATGATTCTTCATTAAATCCTAGTGCATACGATTTATCTGACAAGGATGAGAGGGATTTGTACTTTGATAGTGTTGTTAGGACATATGATAAAAAGTTCAAAGCATATAAACCTGTTAAAGATACTGGGATTGTAAATTCTTTGTTGGATACTGTTGAGAATGGTACTATTAACTCCTTAGAGTTGATTACTAGGGATGCTGAAGATGATGGAATTACTGATGTTATTTCATTGACAGGTACTGAGTTACAGATTGATACAGATAAGAAGATGTTACGTAGGATTCTTATGCTAGTTCATAAGATGAGTACTAAGTTATTGAAGAAATTCTTATAATATGGGTAATGTTATCACAAAAGATAAAGTTACCTACATTGATACTGAGTGGCTTAAAAAATTACATTCATTTAGTAGTGTTAATAAGTTTTTTATAAAATCAACTCAGTTTGCAAAAAATGGTGAAAAGAAAAAGGTACGAGAACTTAGAGACAGTAGAGATTATGTTAGGGTGTCTGTTTCAGATGCTGATAGTGAGTTTATTAATATCTTGGGATTATCTGTTAATGTATTGAATGGTGATATAGCTTTAGGGTTAAATGTTACAAGTGATTATATTGTTATAGGTAATATATCTAGCGTTATAAAATCCTCATTTAAGGTTAAAAACTTGCCTGAGTATTTTAATATCAATATGTTTTTAACTATGGTTAAGTTTAACATTGAAATGCTTGAAAATAGTATAGTTACTGTTCTTAGGGATATGTATGAGAGTACATTACCAGATAGTCAATCAAATTCTATTGTATATGCTATTGTTAGGCAAAAGTCTGAGTTATCTGATATAGACAAATTTATAACAGATGTTATGGACATGATTTCTTGTGGGTATAATCCTGTGAGGGGTTTTATAGATTCATGTGTGTCATTATCTTGTAAGTTACAATCACAGGCTGTATTATTCTATGGTTCTTTTATAGAGAATATTTCTAGTGATGATATAGTAAACACATATCAGTATGTTATTAAAAATAGAGATTCGATTGATTGGTCTGATATTATTAAGACTTCAAAACCTAATTTAGATTTATTGACATTATACTATATCTCAGAGGGAGTTCCTGTTGCGTATCTTATTGCATTGCTTTCTTATGGCTTCTTAATAAAACAGAGAAAGATAGAATATGCATCTAAGCCTAATGTAAATAAAGAGATAGAGTATAGTAGATTTCTACATAGAGTAGCTAATTCTATACAATCAAATAATTATAGTAGGGATAGCGTAAAGACTATCGTTTATAATATAATTGATGTTTTTATATGTAAGGGTAAGTTTAACCTACTACAGTATGCTATTGAGAATGATAAAATATCAATAGTTGAGTATTTATTAAAGTCATTGAATGTTGATTGGGTACTGAGTGATAATACCATTTCAGTTGATTGGTTTTCTGCAATAGTTGTTGATTACATTAAGAATATATGTCCTTTGGTATATAATGGTTCAATGTATAGAAAAACTATGTTAAGTAGGCAGAAAGACTTTGTCAGGGTTTCTATTCCTAAGTTGTATCATGTGGGTAAATTGGTAGATGATATTTCATATCCCTTATTGGGGTTATTTAAATAGTAAATTAGTGAGGTTTCAATGAGAGGTTATCTCTTTTATAAAGATAAGACACTTCTAGAATTGAGAAAGTTTTTGACTGTAGGTGATTCTATTTTTGGTAAATTTAGACCGCAAGCAGTTTCTTTCATTAAATACGCTAAGAGTGACTTAGATTCTGAGTTAGAATTAATGGCTCAGAATGGTAATTTTAGTTTAGAGAGTATCAACTTAGAAAATGTGTTTCCTACTAAGTATAAGTGGTTTGTTAAAGATGTAAAGCTTAAATCTCTTAGGAAATATTTACATGAGGTTGAGAGTCGGATTGGTGAGTTTCAAGGTGGTAAGGAAGATAATCTTCGCTTATTGGTTGGTATTCACTTTTTAAGGTTTTTATTACTTTCTAAGATTGTAACATTGTATGTTTCTACGTACAGTGAGATGAGACGTGTTGGTCTTGATGCTGATAAGTTGACTTTGAATGATTTAGGATTAGGTCAATCTATTTTGAAATATATTAATTCATTTGAGGAGTTTGATACTAAGACTATTGATGATTGGTTGGCTTTGAGTGTGGATAGTTCCACAATGAAATATTACTTCTCAACTATGAAAAGGATTATGACAATCTTAGATTTCAGATAATAGGGGTTATACATGTATAGTATTAGTAATTACTTTCCGTTTTTAGATAAGGCGGATTTTGTTAAAAACGTGCGTGAGGTTCATGCAGTTGAAGAGTTCTTAGGTTATGAGCCTTTAGTTGTTGATTTAGATTCATCTACTAAAGATTCATCTAAAAAAGTATTTAAAGCCTATAGGATTATGCCTAGTAATACACTATTCTTAGCAGAACTACCTAATACTGTTTTCAATATTTTTAGTGGTACATTCGGTAGTGAGATTATTGTTGATATTATGGAATTTGACTATCAAGCTGTTGCTAACTTGATTGAGGTAGATTTAGTTAATGACATTGATAGAGCAATATTCCAATGCAATGGTGCTTATCTTGTTGAGGATATTTTAACAGATACATTCATTAATGCATGTGCTAATGGGTTGGATGTATCATCTGAGACATATTCTGAGTATAAGGTATTAGAGGATTCAGATAAACTAGATACAGTGTCTATGTCTGAGTGGTTGTTTAGTAATGAACATATTGATGAAAGTTATATTATGGAGTCTGCGTTAGATACATTACAACTTCTAAAAGATAGACGTAAAAAAGGTAAATCTAATGATGCTGAAGATATTAAAGGTAAGGACGCTGTATATACTTGGTTAGATGCTTATTTTTCTTTACCAGAGGGTGAGGAGATGAAGAGTGGTGGTCGTGAGGTAGTTCCATTACTTATTGGGCCAACTGCTGTATTTAAATCTGCTACTGTTAAAGAGTTGTGTAAAAAATATAACTATAGAATGGTTGACTTTAGGGTTGCATTCACCTCTAGGTTGGACTATAGTGGTCTATTCCAAATTGGTGAGGTAGAGGGTAAGAAATATAGTTATGCTTGCCCTATGGAAGAGATTGTAGTTTGTTCTGACGGTTTCCGTGAGTTTTGTAAACAATCATACCAGAAATTAGAAGATATTCTACAAAAAGGTTATACTGAGTCTAGTGTAGCATCTGATGGTAATACTGTTGAGACCGAGAAAAAATATTTAACTGATGAGCAAAAAACTAAGATTGTTGAACTACAATTACAGTATAAAAACTATATGCGTACACCAGTTCTATTCTGTGATGAAATTACACGTTGTAGGGATAAAGGTGTAAATGGGATTTTGGTACAACTTCTAAATCAGAAGAAGTTAAATGATATGACTTTGAATGGTTGTAAATTTGTTGCCGCTACCAACCTTGACATTCAAAAAGGTGTGGAACGTGAAGAGTATCGTATGGAATTAGATATGTTGTATGATGTTAATACTGACTTAGACGTAGCTTATTCCAATAGGTTCATTCCTTTAAAAGTATATCCTAGCGATGTTATGGGTAGGTGGTTTGATTGGGCAAGTGGTACAACAGATAAGAAAGGCTTTAAAGGTGTTTCTAATATTCACCCTGTTGTATTAGAGTTCTTAAATAATAATCGTGATATGGTGTACAATGATAAGCCTGTATTAGATGCTATTGCTGAAGGTTTATCTGACAATGAACAGCGTACACAAGTATTCCCTAACTATCGTACATGGGATATGTTATCTGATTACTTGTATTCAGTTGATAAAACTGCTGAGTCTGAAAATGAGGGTAAGGAAGATAGTGGTGAGGAAAAACTTTATAAACGTAAAATCTTAGAGGGTTATGTATCTAAGTGGTGCTGTGAAAAATTCATTCCTTTCTTAGAATCTAAAGGTTACAGTAACTTTGATGAAGTTAAAGAACCTGTTAAAGATGATGTTGGTGATTTCTTGTCAACTGCTTTAGAGACAGGTTCGCCAGCCATGTTAATCGGTCCGTCAGCATTGGGTAAGACTAGTCGTGTTAAACAGTATATGAAAAAGGCTAAGATTAAAACAGGTTTAGAGCCAGTCTTAATCAATGTTAACTTGGCTAGTAAAGATGCTGTTGACCTTATGGGTATGCCAGTTAAACAGTCATTAACAGAATATGTTGGTGGTGGTATTCTTAAAGGTAGTGGTCTTGATGATGTATCTAGGGAGTTACAGAGTGTTGTAGCTAATGTATCTGCTGATATTAAGTATGGAATGACTGATATCATGACTTTGAGAGCCCCTGATAAGACAATTAAAGATAGGTTTGTAACAGCACTTAAAGAGGGTAGAGAGGTTATTCTATTCTTTGATGAGGTTAATAGGGTAAGTTCTAATACTGTTACATCTGCTGTATTTGAAGTTATTTCTGACTATCGTTTCGCTGGTGTTGACTTCTCTAATTATAAAGATAAGGTTAAAGTAGTTGCCGCTTGTAATATGGCTTGGGAAGGCATGGACGATGAAGCTGGTGGTTATGGTGATACAGGTACACTTGACCCTGCCTTTGCCGCTAGGTTCTCAATCTATTGGAAGAAAAACTATGATGAGAATGATGTAGCATCATGGATTGAGTTTATGGAATCTCAAAAAGAAGAGGGTTTAATTGATGGTACATTGATTGAGTTCTTCAAGGGTTTAGATACAGAGCAAGCTTTAAAAATTATGGCTAGTGTTGAGAAACGTACATTGGAAGATGCACAACCATCTACACGTAACATGTTACAACTATCTAAAGATATTAAATCTATGCGTGGTAAGAGACAAGAAAATGGCACATTTAAAGCTAAGGCTTTCAATGGTAAAATCTTGTTTACCGATGACGTAGTAATGCAGTTTGAAGACTTAATCTTAGAAAGGCAGTCTGACTCTTTAGAAAGTCATGCTCAAAAAACAATTAAGTTCTTGGATTCATTATTATATGGTAGTGATAGTTGGGAATCTTTGTTAATTGGTGATACTGTTAAAGTTGGTGATACATCAATTTCCGCTAGTGATATTGTTGATAGCTTGGCTCAGTGCAGAGATGATTTAAAACAATTTACAATTAAACCTATGTCTGCTGATGATAGGGTTGAATGTAGTGATACTATTGATTTAGTAGAGGATTTAGCTGGTTTTGTAAGGCAATTAGATATCAATACTAGTAATAAACGTGAAGATATGTTTAAAATGTATCTAGGGGAAAGTATTTTAGGTGAGTTTACTAAATACTTCAATAATACATTTGGTACAAATCTTGATGAGGATATCACTATTGAGCAGTTAAGTGATAAAACTCTTATTATTCCATTTATGAAGATTGTACAACGTAACTTCTCTAAATATAGTGGTAATACTGAGAGCATTGTTAAGTATTGCTTAGACTTGTGTAATGATTTCATGGAGGCTCATGGTAAAACATTACCTAATGAAAACTATGCAATGTTCTTAACAGGGATTAAAGACATTTTACCTAATGCAGATAATATGGTACTTTTCTTGAAGAGGTCTGGTGAAAATCTAGAGGATATGTATCAATTAGCTGAGGGTGTTGGTGATGATTGGATTATAGATATTACTAGTGATTTTGGTAATAAAGTATCTAGAGAAGATATTGAAAATATCAAAAAAGCTATTAAAGAAAGTAAAAAATCAAAGACACCTAAGAATGTTAAATACAATGTATTATAATTAGTTTGTATGATAGAGGTGTTATATTCATTATGATTTCGTCTTGGATATACACCTCTATTACTTTATGGAAAGAGATATAGATATGCTAAGTTTTAAACATGTTAATGATTTTATTTCTAGATTACCTGTTGATACATTACCTGATTTTGGTGATAATGTTGTAAGTAGTGGTGATTTAGTTGAGTGTTATGCACCAGATTTTGACTTCTCAGTTTTAAATACTGCAATTCGTTCTTATAATCCTTATAGTTCTAAGATTATTGATAATGGTGTAGATTTTGTTGAATTAAATGATACAATTTATGTTGATGGTCTTAAAGTAGATGTAAGGTATTATGTTTCTAAGGGTGCATATGGTAGTGGCACTATTGTTAAATTAGTAACAGATGCTGTATATTCATTTGTTAAGGGTGAGTATAGGACTTTTAGTGGGTTTAATACATATAACGCTTTCATTGAAAAATTTGTTGTTTAATTGATTTGGGGGATTATTAATGGGGTTATCTGTTAATGAGCGAAATAGAAGAAAGAGAGTATTAGACTATATTAATAGCTTATCTACTGAAGAGGTAGAGGAGTTAAAAAGTTATAATACAATCACAGAATCTCTTAATAGTGGTAAGTATGTCAACATGCAAGCCATTCAAGATATATTAGACAATAATACTTTTGAAAAAATTGTATTTGGTGAGGGTGATTCCTTTGATGATAATAAGGCAGTAATTAGCTTGTTCTTCATGTCTAATAAAAATGTAAAATTAGCCGAGGGTTCTAAAAATGTATTTAGGATTATAGTCAAACGTGATTTATATTCTAGAGATGATGAAAAGTACTTTTATGTTGAGAGTGGTTTTGATGATAAGATATACAGTATTACTGACTTTAACGAATCGCCTATAAAATATAACACTAAAGAAGCAACAATGACATTTGATTTGTTGGTAGATAGGTGTGATTATAATGCTATCTACGATTCAATGTTGCCTTTAGTTGAAAATAATTTAAAGCGTTTTGACTTAATGGCTTATTCTTTGTTTAAGTCAGATTCCATTAAACATTTGAGGAATTTCAATATTTCTACATTAGCTGTTGGTCTACATAAAAAGACAGGTAGATATATTTATCACTATAACCCTAGATTTATTCTTAGGGAAGCATTAGAGGAATATGTTAATAGGGGTGAGTTGTATAATTCATTACAGGATTGTTATGTGTACTTGTTAACATTCTTTATTGCTCATGAAATGGCACATTTGATTACTAACAATCAAGTTCATTTTAGTGGTGGTAATAGCGATGTTGATTTAGATGGAACATATGCTAGTGGTGGTATGGATAACGTAGTTATGGATGGGTTCATTAATGCTAAACTTAAAGTAGCATTAGCTAGAACTCCTAACCTAACACGTAATGGTTCTGCTAATGGTGTATTCCCTGCTAATTGTATTAAAGATACAATTCATATGAGGGTACAGCATAATGTAGGTTTAAAGAGATTTAAATCTGCTGATGATATGGTTAATACAGTTGTTGCTACACTAAATAAGGTGTCAGGTTTAGATAAAGAAGCAACAGTTGATATAAAGAGATGTAAAGATAGTTTAAGTAACTATTGGGGTGCTGATGTTTTTTGTAATTTCTTTGTAGGTTCTGCTTTCTGGGAGTTACGTGCTAGTTCTCACATATTCCAAAGTGTTATTACTAATGTTGTTAGGGTATTGACAAGTGGTAAGATATATTGGAGTAAGTCTGGTGGGATTACTGATGAAGAAAAAGTTTCTGATAAAGAGATTTTAGCTAATGGTACACTTGTAAAAGTTAAGGGTACTAATATTGTAGGTATTATTAAGGGATATAAATCTGTTAAAAAAGATGACTATATTACTCTAGATGTGTATACAGTTAATAAGGCTAAGATTGATAGTGTTGATGTTACTGATTTAGGTGATGATGCTAAATTAAACTCACCTGTGTATATTGATAGTGGCGATTTCTATGCTGACTTAGATAGGAAATATATCATACCTATTGATGGTTCTTATGGTTCATGGGTAGAGGGTACTACTGAAGAGAAGACAAGTTTATCTGCTGAAGATTTAGCTGACGATTCTTCTGATAGTAGTGACTCTAGTAATGACATGGGTGCTATGGGTGGTGGAACACAGCCTAAGTCAGTAAAAGTTGGTGATATTGTATGGATTTCTAAGAAGAAGAAATTTGGTATTGTTACATCGATTGTAAATGGTTCATTCCATGTAGAAGATGTGAGAGAAGAACCTTGTATTGTTTTAGACGATTCAGATAATCATTTATAACGGGGGTATAAAATAGATGGCTAAAAAACAGTTAAAGAAAAGAATATTTGTACCTACAGGAAATGATTTAGGTGAATTCACTATTTTTGATTTACAGCCCGTAGATGTTACTTTTGTTGATAGTGATGACAGTTCACAACAAAGTAGTGGTGGTAGTAAGATGGGTGGTTCTAATAGTTCCATACCTGACCCTGTAGATAATAATCCTTTGAGTAAGGGTAATAGTTCCAATGGCTCACAGGGTTCTAGTGGTGGCAAAGATGCTAACCCTTATGCTAATAACAGTGGCGATAATAGTTCTAGCGATGAATTTTCTAAGCAAGATAGAGATTTAGATAACGACCTATATGGTGAAGATTTAGATACTGATAGAGAAGAACAGAGCAACAATAATAATTCAGATGGTGAAGGTGGTTCATCTGGAGATGGTGGGAGTGGTGAGAGTGGTGGTTCTTCTGGTGGTATGACATCAGAGGATAATTCCTATGCACCGCCTAATTATGATGGTTCTTCTAATATGGGCGATGATAGTAGTTCTTTAGATAGTACATCTGAAATGGAAGATGCATTAAATAAAGAGCAAGAGAACATGTCTGATACTGCTAAGGAGAGAGCAAGTGAGGTTAGTGGGGAAGGTTCACAATCTTCTACTTCTCAAAAAGATGGTAACTCGAATCAACAGAGTGGTGATAATTCTCAACAAGGTGGGCAATCTCAGTTAGGAGATAGTCAATCTTCTCAGTCATCTGATTCTAGTGGTGGTGATAATTCTCAACAAGGTGGTGGTTCTAACTCACAAGGTGGTGAGGGTTCTCAATCACAAGACAATCAAGCAGGTAGTGGTAGTAGAGGTGATAAAGGGAATAAACCTAATGATGACTTTAAAAAGGCACATGATACTAAAGGCAACGATTTAGATGATACTGATGGTAAGGGTGTTGTTGAAAAGATTGTTAGGGAAGCCGCTAAACGTATGCAAGAAGAGTTAGATAAAGATGAAACATTAGCTAATACTAATCAACAATCCTTAGATAACTATAAAGATTTTGGTGCTGGCACAATGACTACATTATTTAAAGGTAATAGTATGGTTGCTGATTGGAAAGCTAAGTTAGAAAAGCTTTTCAGAAAAGCATTAGGTCAACGTATCACTATGAATCCTAACATGATTAATAAACGTATCGAAGACGCACCTCCTGGTAGGGAAGATATTGAAACACAGATGGTTAAAGTTGCTGTTTTGATTGACTGTTCAGGTTCTATGGGTAGTGGTGCTTTTAAGAAAGTTATCATGCAGATGGATGCAATGATTAAAGCCGATAAGCAGATGAGGAATGTATTATTCTACATCATACCTTTTGAGGCTTGGAGTGCCGCTGAATGTGTTAAGCGTATGGTTAAGTGTAAAGGCACTAAACTTAAAGCTGAATTGATGAAATTTAAAGCAGAGGGTGGTACTAATATTGTCCCTGGTGTTCATGCAATGATGAAGAAAGTTAAAAACCCAGACTCTATTATTGTATTATCTGACTGTGGTGTTAATGTTAGTACAACTGTCTCAGATTCTACCTATCAAAAGTGGTTAAAGAAATATCGTGATAGGATTATTTGGGTATTAACTAGTAAAAGAGATATTTCTTATATGGGTGCAATTGACCCTTATGCTAAGAAACAAGATAGATATGTAGTGTTTAAGGGCAATGGTGATTAATTTCACGTAAAACATATAAATATTTTTGCACGTATTATATATCAATATGTACAATATGAGAGGATATGCACATTTTGTATATCCTCTTTTCTTTTAATGGTCTATCATGCAGATATTTATGGTAATAATGTTTTCAAGATATATAAATTGGTGTACATTCTCTTAAAATATAATTATATATTTGATAAAAATCTTCTTTAGTATTATAATAAAGATATTAATATTCTTTATTATTACGAGAGGAGGTGTTATCGTCTATGAATAAAAGTTTTAAAGTTAGGATTTATCCAACAAAAGAGCAACAGTCTTTATTAGAAAAGACATTTGGTGCGAATCGGTTTGTTTATAATTACTTTCTCAACTTAAAAAGCAAGTTGTATGAGTTTTATAAGATAAATCTTAGTTATAATAACTGTTCTAAGGCTTTGACAGAACTAAAAAGACAAAAGCCTTGGTTAAGATATGTTGATAGTGTTTCTTTACAACAAACACTTAGGGATTTAGATAGTGCTTATAAAAGATTCTATGGTGGTTCGGGATATCCTAAATTTAAGAGAAAAGATGGTAAAAACTCTTATCGTACAAGTTCTAATACTAAAATAGATAATTCTTTTATCACTATTCCTAAGATAGGTCTACTTAGATATAGAGATACGTATAATTTAGAGGATAAGAATATCCTTAAAATTTATAGTATTACAGTATCAAGAGATAGTGTTGGACGCTACTATGCTAGTATATCAGCTGAAGTTAATATCGAACATTTTGAGAAAGCCAATCAAAATGTAGGTATTGACTTAGGTATAGAAGATTTTGCTATTCTTAGTAGTGGTGAGAAGATAAAGAATCCTAGGGTATTAAAGCATCTTGAAGATAAGTATAGAGGATTAGCTAAATCTCTTTCTAGAAAAGTTAGGGGTTCAGCTAATTATCATAAATCTAAATTAAAATTAGCTAGATTTCATAAACACGTAGCTAATATTCGTAAAGATTTTCTACATAAGTTATCTACTAGTCTAGTAAAGACTTATGATGTTATTTGTATAGAAAATCTTAATATTAGTGGTTTGATGAAAAATCATAAGTTAGCAAAATCATTTCAAGATGTTTCATTGTCTGAGTTCATAAGACAATTAGAATATAAAGCTAGATGGTATGGAAAGACTGTTTCTAAGGTAGATATGTTTTATCCGTCTAGTCAGTTATGTTCTAATTGTGGATTTAAAAACAGAGATGTTAAAAATCTCAGTATTCGTGAGTGGGTTTGTCCTAAGTGCGGAGTTCATCATGATAGAGATATAAACTCAGCAATTAATATTCTGAATGAGGGATTAAGAGTACTAAATTCTTAGATATATAATTTTAACTGTGGGACACACAGGGATAGCCTACTGAATCTGAATTCCAATGCTTTTATACTAGTGTGTAAGAGTAAGTATTCTTGGGGAGGAACTTCAAATGGCTTTAAAGTCATAAGAGGATGTCAGAGACCTTAAAAGTAGATTTTGTATTTCAATTTTATACATAATTATAACCATGGGACACATGGGGAATAGCCTGCTGTCTGGATGTAAGACTTTTTTAATATTATGTTAAAAAGCAGACCATTGGGTAGGAACCTCTTTATTATTTTTAAAGAGGATGTCAGACATATTGTTAACTAGCATGTGGTTAGTTGATAATGTTTTATTGTTACTTTGGGGGTATTAGGTACTGCATGAATAATAGTGAAAAGACATACTTATCAGATATTTCTGTATTTGATAGGAGTGTATACGAGAGTAATGTACCTACGGATTCTACCTCTAATTCTGTTCTAAGGGTAATTAGAGGGCCGCTTGCTGAGTGGGATTCTCTAAATAGGAATGGTAGAAAGTATTCTGAGAAGTTATGGGATAATGTTCTTGCTAGTCCATACGTAACAGAACAGTTAATGTATAATACCCTATATGGTGAGGCTAATCACCCCGCTGATAGGATGGAAGTAGATTTTGAGAGGGTTTCTCATAGGATTGCTAAGATGTGGAAAGTGCCACAATCTAACCAAATCTTCGGTGAGATACATATTCTTGATACTCCTTTTGGTAGAATCATTAATACATTATATGAGGCTGGTGGTGTTATCGGCTATTCATCTAGGGCTGGTGGTGCATTACATCAACGTAAGGATTATATTGAGGTAGATGAAAATCAATATAACTTTATTACATTTGATGCTGTTCCATTTCCGTCCGTTCAGTCTGCACGTCCTAATGATGTTGTAACTGAGGGTGTAGTTGAAAAACAGACACTAGAAACAAATGTTCATAACGCTCTTTTTAAAATTATTAAAGAGTGCGATGAAAAGGACTTTAAAAATATTAAGTCCTTTATATATAGCATTGATGGTTATGACTTAACACCTGAGAGGTTATTACTTGAAAGTGTTGAGGATATAATCGTTGCTAAACGTGATGAAGCTGTTGTAGATGACGGAGACACTATTGAGGTTATTGATGATAGTGAATCACAAATTGATACTTTACAGCGAACACTTCAATCTATTAAGGCTCAAAAACAATCTCTTGAAAAAGAGAATGGGGGTTTGAAACAAAGTTTAGATAATGCTCTAAATAAAATTTCAAATGTACTTCAAGACTCTAAAAATAAAGAGGTTGAGATACAATCTGAAGTTGAAAGCCTAAAAGACACTATTGCAAGGAAAGATGAACAGATTGTTGGGTTGCAAAACGAGATTGATGAGTTACAGTCTGATTTAGATGAATTAAATTCTATTGAGGAAGCCTGCAAGGCATTAAAGTATCAAAATACTTCTCTAATTCAAGAGGGTGTGACTACATCTAATAAGGAGTTAGAACGTAAGCTAGATGAGAGTTTAAAAACTAATAAGTCTTTAAGTGAGGATAATAAAAATCTTTCACAAGATAAAGAGAAGTTAGAGGGTGAGTTGTCTGAAGCTTATGACGAAATTGCATTAGCTGTTACTGATATTAATAAGAAAGATGCATTAATTCAAGCACAGCAAGATACAATCACAGCTTTAAAAACAGATGTACAATCATTGACTGAAGAGTTAGATGGTGTTGAGGGTGGTTATCAATCTGCTATTGATAGAAGAGATAACCAAATTGAAGAATATGAACAGAAGATTAAAGACTTAGAGGCAAAAATTAGAAAGCTTAGTGGTGATGTTGATTCACTTGATGAGTCTTATAACTCGATTAAAGAAATGAATAAGTCAATTAAGCATGATTTAATTTCAGTTATTGCTGGTAATTATGGGTTAACAGTAGAATCGGTTCAATCAAAGTTGCCTGTAGGTTTTAATAAATCTGATGTATATTCTATATGTGAATCTATGAGTAATGACAGTAGTATGAATACATTTAAAAATTCTATTGTAGATACTCAAATTGTTAATGAATCTTCCCGTGTTAGAAAAGAGAATATCGTAAATGCTAAACCTAGAGTAGGTGAGTTATTCTCTAATCGTAGGGGTTAGTATTCATTACTATATAAGTTAGTATAAATTTTATTTTAAGGGAAAATAATTTAACATATGAAAACAAATATTTACGAACAATATCGTCCATTGTTGGAATCTTGGAGTGCATATACAGATGTAGTTAAAGAACATGTAGAGGGTTACTCCGATGTAGAAGCAACTCAACTTTCTTTGTTGCTTGAAAATACAAAATCTGAGTTAGAAATGACTAAAGGTCGTATGATGAATGGTACAGCTATTCATGAAGGTACTGACATTTCTATGGTTAATACATTCACTTCCAACGTGTTTGATATTATCACAGCAGTCATGCCTAATTTGATTGCTAATGACATTGTGTCCGTAAGGTAAATACCTAAGTACGCTTAATGTTGTTTATATTCTTTCCCTTATATAGACATAGCATATATGGTTGTGCGGACACAGAAATAAACCACACTCAAATCGGTAATAGTTAAATAAGGTAGAAATACACGAATACGCTACTAAGAGAGTCTAAGGTCTATTGTATGATAGATAGCTTGATAATACCGAGTCTAAATTCCCTAGTGATAGGGAAACGATGTAACGACTTCACAGAGGCTATTAGAGAGCGATATGTGTAAGGGAATAAGAAGAACCCTTAATGTGTGGTATGTAGTTTCATATAAAATCTCTAAATATTTTATATGACGAATGAAGTAACTACTAAAGGTATAGTCTACTTAGTAATGAAAATTACTTGTAAGGTGGCAACCTCTTGACCGTAGGAATGGTCAAGTATTCTTCTTGAAATTCACTTATGGTAACAACAAAGGTGGTATCAAAGCTGGTACTGATATGATTTCATCTCAACGTGGTTTCACTGGTGGTGATTTCAGTGGTGAACACGTAAGTGGTGAGTCTTTGACTATCACAGGTGGTAATGTAACTCAAAAAGTGTTGCATACTCCTATCAAGCCTGGTACATTCCGTTTGACTTCTGAAGATAAAATCGGTTCAGAGTTAGTCGATGTTCCTAATGCTGATGGTAAAAAAGGTACTATTACTGATACAGCTAGTACAGGTTTGGGTGCTGGTACTGTTGATTATGTAACAGGTGAAATCACATTGACTGGTGTAACAGTTGCACATTTGGAAGCTGATTTTGATTATGACCAAAATAGCTTTGATGCTCCTGTAGACCAAGTTGATGTACGTGTAGTTTCTGAGCCAGTAGTTGCTCGTCCACGTAAATTAAAATCCGTATATATGTTCGATAAAACTTGTGCATAATAGTTTTCATTTATGCAATGTCGCCTTATCATAGAAATATGGTGAGTGATAACTCTACGAATTGCTGGGAGTTCCTAAAGTATAACACACTACAACGTAACTCGAAAGGGTAAGCGTGAAAGTTGCGAAAGCAGAAAAAAGTTGTTATAATACCCTATGATGAAATAAAAGATATTTTAGTATTATACTAAAATATTTCTAAGGGGGTAATTAGAATGGATAATCAGCAGTCAGTGGTTACATATATTGAATGTCCTTATTGTGGTAAGAAATTAAAATTTTTAAATGCAACTCATCTTAAACGTCATGGCAAAACAGTTAGTGATGTTAAATCAGAGTTTCCAAAACAATCTTTAGCCTCTCAGTCTTATAGGGATAGGCAGAGAGAAGATACAAGAGATAGGTGGGAAGAGGAAGGTTATAGAGATAGAGTTTCTGCTACATTAAAAATTACACAAAATAGGGAAGATATAAAAGAGAAAATAGCTAATGGGAATAGAGTTAAATGGTCTAATGAAGATTATAAAAGGAGGGTATCTAAGAAGATAAGAGATACTCAAAATAGACCAGATAAGAAATTACATATGTCTAAGTTATCTTCAATGGCATTAACCTGTGGCACTATAGGTGAAATATGGAAGCATGTTACTTATGGTGATAAAGTGTTGTGTTTGAGGAGTTCATTAGAGTTAAAGACTTTTAATTACTTAGTTGAATTAAATATTCCTTTTGAGTATGAAAGTATTAGATATGAGTATAAGATTGATGGTTTTAGTTTATTTCATGTAATTGATTTTTATTTATCTCAATATAATTTAATTATAGAGGTTAAACCTAAGTATAAATTTAAAGAAGGGTTTATTAAAAATCACAATGAAGAGTATCGAAAAATCATCACAAAACGTGATGGTGGTATTGCTCTTGGGTATAACTATATTTTCATAACAGAGGATAATTTAGACAGTAAAGACTCTTTTTATAAAGCTATTAGTAAGTATATGTAGTCAAAGATTCAACGACTAACCCAGACATGGGTGTAGGTTATTATGAAAGATAGCCGAAGCGTAGAGTACCTAAGTTACAATAGGTAATATGGTAAAGATATAGTCTGTTCTTATGTGAAAGCATGAGTTTTGAATTGTTAAACTTTCATTAAATACAATTCAATTTGATACAATTAGGTTGCATACGATTTAAAAATGTCATTCGGCTTAGATATGGATACAGTTATCCTAAAAGCTACGAGTGGTGAAATTGGTTACGAAATTGACAATGAGATAATGCAAGACTTGTTGAAAATTGCTGGTAGCCAATCTACTTGGAATAAACTTCCTGAGTATAAAGGTCAAGATGTAAAAACACATGAAGCTACATTGTTTAATGCTATCAATGATGCGTCCAATACAATTCTTGGTAACACTAAACGCTATGAAGCTACATTTATTATCTGTGGTAAAAATGCCGCTACATACATTGAATCCTTGAATACAAATATCGGTCAAGTACGTGAAATCTTCAAACGTGTATCTACAAATGGTATTGTTGGTGGCCCACACTTGGTAGGTATCTTGGATGAAAAATATAAAGTATATAAAAATCCATACTACCCTGATAATGAAATCTTGGTAGGTGCTAAAGGTGAAATGTTCATTGAGGCTGGCTATATTTACGCTCCATACTTGCCTTTATTCGCAAGTCAATTATTGGTTGATGCTGACTTCAAAGCACAACGTGGGTTCTGTACAATTTACGCCAAAAAAGCCGTAAATAAATACATGTACCATCGTTTGACTTTGGTAGACAACAAACAAGTAGCCTCTAACTAGTTGATAGTTTAAGCTATAAGTCATCAGTAAACATGACTGTATATAAATACAAAACTAAATAATATATCCATTCAAAGAGGTGTAGTTAATTCTACACCTCTTTTCTTTTTTTGTTGATTTTGATTAGCGAATAGTATATAATTTAATTACAGCATAGTATTTTATATTAGGGGTGATTAAATTATGGAAAAGATTGTAGCTAGAGATGGAGTGTTGTGTAACATTCCTAGTGGTAAGACTTGTAATTTGGTTGTGTTATTCTCTGGTGGTTTTGATTCAACTGCATTACTGAATATGGCAGTTAATACTAAAAAGAAATATGATAACATAAAAACTGTGTATGCATTGTATGTTAAGAGTAACCTATTAGATAGAGGAAAAGTGGCATTAGAGAGTAGACATGTAAAAAAGTTTATTTCTCATATTAATCGAGATGAAGAATTAGTTAAGTTAGTTACTTTTAAGAGTTCATTCAGTGATTTAGAAGAATATTCCTACAGTGAGAATTCTTATGATTTAATATTTATTAATGCTATTAATTCAGTAGTACATATGATAGGTGGTGCTGATATGAATATAGTATTAAATGGCTCTTTAGATAGGGATTCTAGGACATATCATTTACCATACTATAAGAAATTGGTAGATGACTTTAATGAGGAATATAGAGGTGTTGATATATGTATGATGTTTCCTTTTATACAGTTGGATAAACCTAGAATTCTAGACTATTTAATCAACAATAATTTATATCAATATTGTACTTGTTGTGAGAGTCCTAGTAGTGATGAATTCTGTAATAGTTGTAAAGGTCATTTAGATGGTTTGTTTGGTTTATTATTGGCTTATAAGTTATATGGTGATATTGAGTATAACGAAAGTAATGTAGATTTTGTTGAAGAAGAGATAAATAGGATGTTGGGAGTTGACATTTGATGGGTGATAAACCAAATTTACTTGGTGGTAAAGGTAAGAGAACATATAATAATGGTGTGATAGCTAGAAGGTATTATGAGGGTGAGCAACCTGAAGGGTTTGTGTTAGGTATGCTACCACGTACTGATGAGCAAAAGGCTGAGAGTAATGCTAAAAGAATTAAGACTACATTAGAGAAGTATGGTGTTTCTAATGTAGCACAGTCTAAAGATGTGTATGATAAGATTGTAGAGACTAATCTTAAAAAGTATGGTGTTGAGCATCATCAAAGTCTTGAATCTCAAAAAGAAAAAGTAAAGAAAACAAACCTAGAGAGATATGGTACTACTAATGGTAAGGTATTAAAACCAAAGGTAATAAAACCTAAAAAAGAGAAAAAAGTAAAACTTTCTAAAGTTAAAGATACACGTAAAGGACACTATTATAATAATGGTGTCATTACTAAAAAGATTAAAGAGGGTGATGAAATACCTGAAGGGTTTGTTAGGGGGATGTTATTGAGTGATGAACTTAAAGATAAAAGGTCGGCTAAGGCTAAAGAGACATTTCTTAAAAAGTATGGTGTAGATAACCCAGCAAAATCTAAAGAAGTGCTTGCTAAGATACAGAAAACAAATTTAGAGAGATATGGTGTTGAGTATTCTGCACAATCTGATATTGTTAAGGAAAAAGTAAAAACTACGAATCTTAAAAAGTATGGTGTAGAATATTCTTTTCAAGCTAATGAGGTCAAGGATAAGATTAAGGCTACTAATTTAGAGCGATATGGTGTAGACAATCCATCTAAATCAGATATTATCAAGACTAGGATTGTTGAATCTAATCGTAAGAATTTAGGTGTAGATTATCCTATGCAATCTAAGGATGTGATGGATAAATCTAGGGTTACTTCTTTTGAAAAATATGGTACTGAATATCCTAATCAGTCCGATATCGTTAAATCTAAGATTGATGCTAGTACTTTAGAGCATTATGGTGTTAATCGTGCATGTAAGTTAGATGAGTTTAAGCAAAAAGTTGTAGATACTAATAGAGAACGATATGGTGTAGATTATACTTGTTTAATCTACAGTGGTAAGTTAGGGGGTAACGATAGCAGTTATAATCGTTCTTTTGCTGAGTTACTAGACGATAATGGTATTAAGTATGAACGCGAGTTTCTATTACAAAAGTATTCATATGATTTTAAAGTAGGTGAGACTTTAATTGAGATAAACCCTACAGCTACACATAACACTCATTTTAATCCTTATGGTAAAAATAGGATTGATGCTAACTACCACAGAGATAAATCTAAATTAGCTAAAGATAGTGGATATAGCGTAATACATGTATTCGATTGGGATGATGTTGATAAAGTTGTACAACTATTAAAATTTAGGGTTACTGCATATGCTAGGAAATGTGATGTTAAAGTGGTCAGTGAAATAGATACTAATAATTATTTAGATATGTATCATTTACAGGGTACTTGTAGGGGGCAGAAAATTCGTTTAGGTTTATATCATGGTAATCAATTAGTGTCATTAATGACATTTGGTAAATCACGTTTTAATAAAAATTGTGAGTACGAATTGTTACGATACTGTTCACATTACAATGTAGTAGGTGGTGCTGAGAAGTTATTTAATCATTTCATTAAGGAATATAAACCTAATTCTATTGTGTCATATTGTGATACTTCTAAGTTTAGTGGTAAAGTATATGATACTTTGGGGTTTAAGTGTGTTAAAACTAATTCCCCTAGAAAACATTGGTATAGTACTAAAGAAAAACGTCACATTACAGATGGTCTGCTATTAAATCAAGGGTATGATAGGTTATTTAAAGAGAATCATGGTAAAGGTACTTCTAATGAGGAATTAATTCTTAATAGAGGTTATCTACCAGTATATGATTGTGGTCAAGCTACTTATATTTGGAGAAAATGATAGTGTCAGATAGAGTTAAAAAGAAATATTATCATAATGGCATTGTTAATAAAATGTATGAAGAGGGTAAACAGCCTGATGGTTTTGTATTAGGGATGCTACCACGTACTAAAGAAAAACAAGATGCTATTAATAGGAAGAGAGAAGAGACTACATTAGCTAAGTACGGTGTTTCTCATGTGTCGCATTTAAGTGATGTTAAGTCTAAAAAGAAAAAGTCTTTACTAGAGCATTATGGGGTAGATAATCCATCTAAGTCTAAGGAGATACAAAATAAGAAAAGAGATATCTTTATTAAGATGTATGGTGTAGATAACCCTATGAAGTCTGAAGAGATTAAACAGAAGTTTAGGGATAACTATAACACTAAATATGGTGTAGATAATCCTTTTCAATTAGATGTTGTTAAAGATAAAATCAAAGATACTAATAGGGAAAATTTAGGTGTAGATTATCCTACACAATGTCAAGAGGTTAGAGATAAAGTGCGTTCTACTTTTATGGAACGATATGGTGTACCATATACGTTTATGTTATCTAAAGAATGGGTAGAAGCTAATGACAGTAAGCCTAATCGTGATTTTGCTAGTTTATTAGATGCTAATAAAATTACATATGAGCGTGAATTTAGGTGTGGTAAATACTCATATGATTTTAAAGTTGGAAATACTTTAATTGAGATAAATCCTACTGCAACACATAATACATATTTTAGTCCTTATGGTGATAAATCTGTTAAAGATAGATACTATCACAGAGATAAATCTAAGTTAGCTAGAGATAGTGGTTATACTGTAATACATGTGTTTGATTGGGATGATAAGAGTAAGGTTATCAATCTATTAAAACGTAGGGATACAGTATATGCTAGAAATTGTGAGGTAAGATTAGTTGATACATTAGAGTGTAATCAATATCTTATGGCATATCATTTACAGGGCAAGTGTAATAATCAAACAACTAGGTTAGGTTTATATCATGATAATCAATTAGTGTCATTAATGACATTTGGTGTTGCTAGGTATAATAAAAAATATGAGTATGAGTTGTTGAGATATTGTGGTAGTCATAATGTAGTAGGTGGTGTTGAGAGGTTATTTAAGTATTTTGTAGATAACTATAAACCTAGTAGTATTGTGTCATATTGTGATACTTCTAAGTTTAGTGGTAAAGTGTATGATATATTAGGGTTTACATTAGATACTATAAATAGTCCGTCTTGTCATTGGTATAGTGCAAAAGAGGGTAAACATATTACTGATAATTTGTTGCGTATGCAAGGGTATGATAGACTATTTAAAGAGAATCATGGTAAAGGTACTTCTAATGAAGAATTAATTCTTAATAGGGGATATTTACCAATATATGACTGTGGTCAGGCAACATATATTTGGAGAAGAGATAATGTCTGATAAAGTTATAATTATATATTTGATAAAAATTTCCTTTAGTATTATAATAAAAGATAGTAATATTCTTTATTTAGTATGATAGGAGGTGAGATATCTTGAATAAAAGTTTTAAAGTTAGGATTTATCCAACACAAGAGCAACGTGTTCTTTTAGAAAAGACATTTGGTGCGAACAGATTTGTTTATAATTACTTTCTCAACTTAAAAAGTAAGTTGTATGAGTTTTATAAAATAAGATTAAGTTATACTAATTCTTCTAAAGTTCTAACTGAATTAAAGAAACAAAAGACTTGGCTTAGAGAAGTTGATAGCGTTTCTTTACAGCAGACTCTTAGAGATTTAGATAGTGCATATCAAAACTTTTTTAATGGTAGAGGTAAATATCCTAAATTTAAGAGAAAAGATGGTAAAAACTCCTATCGTACTACTTCTTGTGTTAAAGTTGATAATTCTTTTATCTCTATTCCAAAAGTAGGTCTACTTAGATATAGAGATAATTATAATCTAGAGGATAAAAACATTCTTAAAATTTATAATGCAACAATCTCTAAAGATAGTGTTGGACATTACTATGCTAGTATATCATCTGAGGTCTATATTCCATATCTTGAGAGAACCAATCAAGATATTGGTATAGATTTAGGTTTAAAAGATTTTGCAATTTTCAGTAATGGGATAAAGGTAAATAATCCTAGAATATTAAAGCATCTTGAAGTCAAGTATAGAAAATTAGCTAAAGCTGTTTCAAGAAAAGTTAGGGGTTCAGCTAATTATCAAAAAGCTAGAATTAAGTTAGCAAGATTTCATAAATATGTGGCTAACATTAGAAAAGATTTTCTACATAAATTATCTACTAGTTTAGTAAAGGCTTATGATATTATTTGTATTGAGAATCTCAATATTAGTGGTTTAATGAAAAATCATAAGTTAGCAAAATCATTTCAAGATGTGGCACAGTCAGAGTTTGTAAGACAGTTAGAATATAAAACTAAATGGTATGGTAAGACTGTTTCTAAGATAGATACATTTTATCCGTCATCACAGTTATGTTCTAAATGTGGTTATAAAAACAAAGAAGTAAAGAATCTCAATATTCGTGAATGGGATTGTCCAGAGTGTGGAGTTCATCATGATAGAGATATAAACTCAGCAATAAATATTCTGAATGAGGGATTAAGACTTTTAGAGATTATATAAATATATAATTATAACCGTGGGACACATGGGGATAGCCTATTAAATTTATCTGACCAATGGCTTTGATTGTTTTAATTGGAGTTAAGTTAGGTGTAAGTAGGAACTTTGAGACTTAGGTCAAGAGAGGATGTCAGGTGTGGTATAGTCATAAAAACATAGAATAAATTTAAAGTTACCTATATATAGTATTGGATATATTAAATTTAGAGTTTGTAAAATAACAGAGTGGGTATATTAATTTAGTTTTTGTAGATTGGTATATGTTTACTGAGGATGTATGGGAAGAATTCTATGTAAGTATTCCTATATATCCTTTATTTTACATTAGATGAAGAATGGGAGATATAATGGGATTAGAGTTAAAAAATACAACTAAAAACACAATCCGTATTCCTGATTATAATTATAATGGCACTTTGGTTTTTGAACCTGAAGAAGCAAAACCTTTGGATAGCATTGATAAAGTTGGTTTCTTTAGACCATATGCTAGGGCTGGTATTATCGTTCAAAATTCTGAGGAACTTGGTTTATCTCAACGTACTTTGGATGATATTAACAAAGCTAAAGAAGATTTAAAAGGTCATGTGTCTAAAGTGGCTGATAGTGTTGTAGAAGGTGTTAAATCTGTTTCTACTAAAACACAAGATGCTGTTAAATCAGTATCTGATAATGCAGGTAAGATTGCTAGTGATGTTGTAGAGGATACTGTGAATGAAGTTACTGAAAAAGTAGAAAAAGTTAAAAAATTCACAGCTGATTTTCTTGATACATTAACACTAAAAGAATTAAAAGCTACAGCAAAAGAAGTTGGTGTAGATGCTGATAGTGTTAATAAAAAAGCAGATGTTAAAGAGATGATTTTATCTGCACAAAACAAAAAATAATATTTTGAAAGGTGAGTAGTCATGAGTAGAATAGACGATACTTTACTTGTAGATAGTAGTTCATTTAGTAATGACTACATGGAATCACTTTCAAAAGAGAGACGAGATATTATAGAGGATTGTATGGTGGCTTTAGGCTACCCTGTAATCACTCTATATATCACTCAACGTCAAATAGATAAGTTAATAGATTTTTCTACTAGGAGATGTGAGAGTAAAGTATCATTACCTTATTTGGCAACATTTAATGTTGCTAATGGTGTAGTTGATGTTACAGGGTATGATATGGAAGCTGTTAGGCAGATATATAATGGTGTTGGTAGTGGTGCTAGTAACAGTAATGCTGAATTGGTTGCCAATCCTGATAGAGATGGTGGTGGATGTAACCTAAGTCTTAGTGGGTGTGATATTTGTAATCAACTGTGTCAGTATCGTGGTATGCAAGCATTAGGTAATAGTGGAGACCTTAAAGGTATTTACAACTATGTTGCCTTTTCTGGTGCTATGTCTGAGATGAATATGTTGATGACAAATGATTGGTACTTAGACCCTACAGATAATAAGTTATATATTGATGGTTTCAGTGGACTTGTAACAGTAGAGTATGTTAAGTCTAGTAATACTTTTGAAGATATAGCTAAGAACTCATTTTGGAGACAGTGGATTCGTGATTATACACTTGCTATGGTAAAAATCACTGAGGGACGTATACGTTCTAAGTATAAAATCAGTAGTGGTGTGTTTGAGATTGAATCTGATGAGTTGATAAATGAGGGTAATACTGATAAGCAAGAATTAGAGCAACGATTGGAAGATGGTGGCTTTGGTTATTGGAATATCATGAGAGGTTAATATCTTATATAGATAGAAAGGTTAATATTAATGAGATTTACAAATTCTCCTTATGGGGATGATACTCCTACATTATTAGGTGGTGTTGGTGGTGGTCAGCCAGTTAGATGGTTGTACTCCGAATTTGGACATTTCCTTAATGTGTGGGGAAAGAATAATAATGTTAATGTTACTTTCAATTTAAAATCTAAAGACGATATCGATAGTAAGTTAGATGCGTTACGTAGTTATGTGCGTAATGGTTTGTTAGCTAAAGACGACCTATGTGAGTTGGAAGAGAGGTTACGTACATATAGTAATCTTGCTAGTGGTGGTAATGGTAGTCATACTCATTCTGCTATTGTTTCTGAGGCTCATGCTAAGGGCAAAAAATATACTACTTATAAAGATGGTAAGTTAGTAGAAAAGGTTGGTAGGGGTGAGCGTAAACACGTTACATCTGCACAACTTAAAGCTTTAGCTGAAGCACGTAAGAAAGCACATACTGATGAAGCATGTACTAAACGTAGAAAATCTATTCAAGCTAGGCGAGATGCTAAGACTTTAGGTTTATAATAGTATAGCATTATACATAATAATAGTTAATATATTATTTATTTTAATAAGGGGATTCCTAGATAAATGAGGCAAGTAAGAAAACTTAGCAATTTGATTGCTGACGAATTAGAAATGCAAGGTATTGAGGTTGGTTCTGCATTGTTTGAATCTACTGTATCTAGCATTGTTAAAAGCGTAAATGAAGCCTTGAAAGATGCTGACAAAAAAGACGCTGGTAATACAGACGTGTTTGAGGAAGTAGAAGAGGGTTCTTTCTATTTTGCTACTGCCGATACAACTTTGGGCGATTATGAAGTTAATCAAGACGAGATTGTAGAATTGGTAACAAATGGTGAGCCATGTATCGTAAATATTTACGATGCTGATGGTGAGTTGCGTGAGGAAGAAGTAGAGGTTTCTGCTGAAGACTTCGTAGCATTTGTTGATAGTGCTGATGAAGTTGTTGTTGAAGATGTAGAAGAACTTTTCGATGACGAGGAAGAAGATGTAGAGGAAGGTGCTAAAATCTCCTTTAAAGGTGGTAAAAAGCGTAAAATCAACGCAAAAAAAGCCAAACTTCTTTTAAAATCTAAAGAAAAAGGTGAAAAGTGGAAAGTTCAAGGCGATAAATTGGTTCGTAGGACTACCGCTGAAATTAAAGCATCTAAAAAGAACATTAAGAAAGCTAAAAAAGGTAAAGCTAAGGCTAAGAAAAATCGTAAAAAAGCAATGAAAGCCAACGAGTCTGTAGTTGTTGAAGGTTTCGATATTTCTGCTAATGGCACTATCTTCCATGTAGAAGATGGTGATGTTCTTTCTTATGAAGATGGTTTCTTGACTGTAACACGTGATGGTGTAGAAGTATTCTCTAACTTAACTGTTTCTGAATCTTTCATTTCACGTTGTGTAGCTGAGGGTGTTGTTGACGATTGTGAAGATTGTGATGACGAAGAAGAAATTCAAGAAGCTAAAAAACGTAAAACAGTAAAAGAGGACGAAGATTCTGAGGAAGATGAAGAAGAAATTCAAGAAGATTCTGACGAAGACGAAGATGATGACGATTCTGACGATGATGACGATGATGACGATGACGAGGAAGAAGATAAAGACGAAGAGGTTTCTGAGTCTATGTTAACTTTCAAGTCTGGTAAAGGTTATTGTCTAGTATCTGAAGGTCGTGAGTTACAAATGGGTAACAGGATTCGTGCAAGAGCAATGCTTTTGAATCAAGGTTTTGAAGTTTCTTCTGAAGATTTAGACAAAGCTTCTAGTGGTCAATTAGTTATTCTTTAATAGGTAGGATATAGATTATGGGTAGGTCGTATCTAAGTGATACATTGAAGCTTATCCTGTCAGATAAAGTGAATGTACCTGATAATGAGATTGAAAAGTTGTCAGGTACATTTTATAAATTAGGTCTATCTGATAACGATGAGGTATATGGAATACTTTTTATGATTTATTCCATAGCTATTACTAAATCACAGTTACCAATGTCTATGGGTAATTTCCGTAACATTTGGAGTAGGTGTGGTGGTATTAGTTTAGATTTTGTATCTACTTTAGCTACATTTGTTAAGTGTGGTATTTTAAAAATTAAAAAGAGGAATAAATCTACTGTATTAGATATGTTGACAGTTGAGGAAGAGGGAGATACTTCTAATGTTGTTATCTTTGTAGAGGCTACAGATTTGTTTAATGAATGCGTGTCATTATTATCTAATCTTTTAGATACATATCGTAACCCTGTATATGAGGGTGTGATACAAGATGAAGTTCCGTCTTTTGTAAAAAGTTACGTTAAGCGTTTATATGATGTATTGGATGATTTACATGTGTTTGTAGAATTAGAATCATTTTCAGATGAAAGTAATTCTAGACGAGTAAATCTTAATATTAACAATACGTCTAGGTATGACATTAATGATAACGAGATTGAAAAGTTAGCTAAGTCTTTCATTAAGAATAGGGAAAGTAAAATTGTTGATGTAGAGTGTTACAAAGATACAAATAAAACTTTATTCTTGGGAATTGACTTCAAACAAGGTACTAAGGATTTTAATTTCTCATGTGCAACTATTTTCTCATTCATTGAGGAATTAGAGTTAAATCATGTTAGATAGTAGGGGAACATACAATGAATTATATTAATCGTGGTGGTAAGTCTATACTATCTGCTATTCGTGAGGGTGCTAAACACGTAAGTGAGCAGAATGGCATAGCTAATATGAAATTGGTAGATGATGCTACAGTTAAGAGTAGTATTCAAGAAGCCTTTGGTCATATTCCTAATAGTTCTGATACGAGTCAAGTTCCTTTTACCAATTCTTATACTAAAGTTCAATCTACGATTGACCCAGTAATTAGAAATAGCACTTCTAGTGTAGGCATTAAGAGTAGTTCTAATGTTTCTTTGAATACAAACGCATTTGAGGATAAATTAGTTAATAAGCTACAAAAGTGTGTTGAGACTTTATCTGATACTGGTGAGTATTATAATGCCGTAGATGCATTGTTTACATTGTATACTATGGGTGCATTAACTGATGGTGTTGTTGATTCTATCACTAGACGAGATTTAAAAGAGATTAAGTCTATTGTTAGTGAATTTAAGGATTTAGTAGATTCTTTCTAAAAGTTATGTAAATGTGTTATAATGCTTGTAGGTTTATTTTACAAGGAGACTAACATATGAATACTATAACAAAAGAAAGTTTATTTCAGATGATTGTTAGGTCTGATGAGATATTACTTGTGGATGTGTCAAATTTTCTGTATCGTTATGCTTGGGCATATAAGGATATGTATATTGATAATAATGGTACAGATATATTTATTGGGCATATTCATGGTTTTCTTAAATTCTTAACACGTTTAGAGGGTACGTTTAATAATCCGTCAATCGTTTTATGCTTAGATGGTTCTGATATTACAAGAAGAGAGATAAATTCTAGTTATAAAGCGAATAGAAGTAGTCATAGTGATGTTAAAACTATGATTCAGTCATCTACTAATGACATTGTTAAGATGTCTAGTTTGATAACTTCTACATATTGTTGCTATGATATTAGTTATGAGGCTGATGATTCAATACATTCTATTGTTGAGAGTGTATCTAGTCTTTGTAGTAAGAATAAAATACGTAAGAATGTTTACATTTTATCTAATGATAAAGATATGTATCAGTTAGTTAAAGATAATGATTTTGCTACTGTAAATATCATTCGTAAAATAGGTAACAATAATTCGTGGAAGGAAACATCTGATATAGTAGATGAAAGTGTTGTAAGAGATACATTTAATGGTGTTTCTCCTAGTGATTTAGTTAAATATCGTGCCATTGTTGGTGATAGTTCAGATAACCTAAAGGGGTACTATAGATTTTTAAAAGCTAAGGCCAGTGAGATTGCTAACAACTATGATTATGATATGTGTAATAATACACTAGTTCAGAAAAATGGTTCGCTAGTCAGTGACGATATAGTAGATAAATATCTTCCAATAATTCTTGATAAGTTTCACATTTTTGAAAATAATTATAAGATTATGAAAATGAAGTCATTTGACTTTGAGATATCACCTATTTCATTGAATTTATCAAGAGAGGATGTTTCATCTATATTATCACTAATAAATTTATATCGTATGGATTGGTTTTTACACTATTGTATGAGACGTAGTTTGTATAGTGACGTTGTAAGGGATTTATGTGGTGTCTAGTTTTTACGTGTATGTTCTAGAGTGTAGTGATGGTACATTATACACAGGCTACACAAACAATCTTAAACATAGGTTATACGTTCATAATAGCGGTAAGGGTGCTAAATATACTAGGGCAAGATTGCCTTGTAAGTTAGTTTATTCAGAGGTATACACATCTAAGCAAGAAGCAATGAGTAGAGAGTGGTATATCAAAAATAAACTATCTAGGAAAGATAAATTACAATTAATACAGTCATATTTGTGTGGTATACATGGGTAGTTCTTTTAATGTTTTCAAATTTAATGAATATCACTTTATCTGTTGTATTGTATTGTAGTAGAGAGGTAATATGGAACATCTTATTGTGTTAGCGTTTAGTTTACCTTTTATTTTAGGTATTTTAGCTACAATTTTAGTCTATGCGTTTTATTGTGTTGTTAAAGCGATATTGCATAGGGTTACAAAATAACATAGATTTTTATGAGTACATGGTAATTCATGTACTCTTTTTTTATTATATGGTGTATAATAAAGGTGTATGTAATTTCGTATTTTTGATTGAGGTATTGAACTATGTTAGAGAACTCTAAAATTGTGTATGTGGCTCACCCTTATAGTGGCTTATCATCTAACTATGAAAAGGTGTCAGACATAATGAATGTGTTATGTTCAAAGTTTAGCGACAAGACATTTATATCTCCTATTCATGCGTACGGGTTCATGTATGGATCTGTTGATTATGATAAGGGGATTAACTTATGTTTCAAGCTTTTAGATTTGTGTGATACTGTGCTGTTATGTGGTGAGTGGGAACATTCTAAGGGGTGTAATATGGAAAAGGATTATGCTTTAGATAAGAATAAGATTGTAGAGGTGTTATAGTATGATACAAGATATTCTAGAGGGTGTTAAAGATATAAAAGACTTAGCTAATAAGAATAAAGCTTTTATGGGTATGGGTGATTATAAATCTGTTTCTGATGGTTATCATACTATAGGTGATTTGTATGAACATAGAACGTATCTTTTTGCCATGATTTGTAAACTATATATTTCTACAGTATATGTGTGGAAGACTAGAAAGCATGAAGATGGTACTATGTATGATGATATGTTTTTAGTTGGTATTGATTTACCTAATGGTCAGATTTCATATCATATTAAAAATAAGTATTGGGATTTGTTTGAAGATGTACAAGAAATTCCTAATGCAACTGATTATGATGGGTACACATCTGAAGATGTTATCATTCGTATGGGGGAATATATTAAAAATGTCTAGGTTTGATTATACGTTTAAATCTATGTGTGAGGATATTCTATCTAGTGGTATTGTTTCTGATGGTGAGACAGTTAGACCTAAATGGGAAGATGGCTCTGATGCTCATACAGTTAAGAAATTTGCTGTTGTTAATCGATATGATGTTGGTAAAGAATTCCCAGTACCAACTCAACGTCCTTTAGCTTTTAAGTCTTGCGTTGAAGAAATGTTATGGATTTGGCAACTACATTCTAATAATGTTAATGATTTAAAAACTAGAATTTGGGATAGTTGGTCAGATAGTGATGGCTCTATTGGTACTGCATATGGGTATCAGATTGGGAAGACATCTTTCTATCACATTAAGTCTGATGATATACATAAGGATATTTTAAAAGTATTTCCTAATATGTGGTTTAGTGAAAAAGAATCTATTTATTATGATGGTGATAGTAGACATCATATTGTATATCATGGTGGTAAAGATGGTTCTTATTTACTAGAGATGAATCAGATTGATAAAGTATTATTTGATTTAGTACATACACCATTCTCACGTAGAATTATTGCTCATATGTACAACATTGATGAGTTGAGTATGATGAATTTATACCCCTGTGCTTATTCTTGTACATTTAATGTATCAGTTGATTGTAAAGGGAATAAAGTATTAAATCTATTGTTAAATCAACGTAGTCAAGATATATTAGCCGCTAATGCTTGGAATGTGGCTCAATATTCAGTATTATTACATATGGTGGCACATCATGTTGGTATGAGGGTAGGTGAGTTGGTACATGTAATTGCTGATGCTCATATTTATGATAGGCATATTCCTATTATTCAAGAGTTGATAGAACGTGATACATATGAAGCACCTACTTTTAAGTTAAATAAGAATATTACAGATTTCTATGTTTTTACTGTAGATGATGTATCACTTGTTGGTTATAAACATGGTGATGCAATTAAAAACGTACCTATTGCAGTGTAGGGGGCATAATAATGAAAGATAAAAAAGCATTAAAGAAAATTATTAAGATTATCGAGTGTATTAATAACACAGATGACGTATTAGATTTACCTAATACGCATCGGATGAAACGTAAAGATATTGTATCAACTATAGATACAGTTATCAGTATATTAGAGGATGATACAGATACATATACTAAAGAAGATGCTATAAATCTTCTAGTCAAGATTAGGAATAATACGTTATAATATAATACATGTATGAGAATATAGAAAAGAGGTGAGGTATCTTGAATAAAAGTTTTAAAGTTAGGATATATCCAACTAAAGAGCAACAGGTTCTTTTGGAAAAGACATTTGGTGCGAACAGGTTTGTTTATAATTATTTTCTAAACTTAAAAAATAAGTTGTATGAGTTTTATAAGATAAAACTCAGTTATAATAAATCCTCTAAGATTATGACTGAATTGAAGAAACAAAAAGCTTGGCTTAAAGAGGTTGACAGTAAGTCTTTACAACAGACTCTTAGAGATTTAGATAGTTCATATCAAAACTTTTTTAATGGTCGAAGTAAATATCCTAAATTTAAAAAGAAACAAGATAAAAACTCTTATCGTACTAATCAAAATGTTAAAGTAGACAATCAATGTATAATAGTTCCTAAAATCGGAATGTTACGTTTTAGGGATAACTATAAGTTTGGTGATAAAAATACTCTTAAAATTTACAGCATCACTATTTCTAAAAGTTCTAGTGGAAAGTATTTTGCTAGCATATCAGTCGAAGTCTATATTCCACAATTAGAGAAAGCCAATCAAAGTTGTGGTATAGATTTGGGTTTAAAAGATTTTGCTATCCTTAGTAATGGTGAAAAAGTAAAGAATCCTAGAATATTAAAGCATTTTGAAGTTAAGTATAGAAAGTTAGCTAAATCACTTTCTAGAAAAGTTGAGGGTTCAGCTAATTATGAGAAAGCTAGATTAAAGTTAGCTAGGTTTCATGAGAAAATCTCAAATATTAGAAAAGATTTTCTTCATAAACTATCATTTAGATTAGTAAAAGATTATGATATTATTTGTGTTGAGACTCTTAGAGTTAAAAATATGATGAAAAATCACAAGTTATCTAAGTCATTTCAAGACGTTTCGTTGTATGAATTTGTAAGACAGTTAGAATATAAATGTTTGTGGTATGGCAAAACAATCTCTAAAGTAGATAGATTTTATTCGTCATCACAGTTATGTTCTAATTGTGGATATAAAAACAAAGAAGTAAAGAATCTCAGTGTTCGTGAGTGGACTTGCACTAAGTGTGGTACACATCATGATAGAGATATAAACTCAGCGATAAATATTCTAAGTGAAGGATTACGACTTTTAGAAGTATAAATATCTAATTATAACCGTGGGACACATGGGGATAGCCTACTGTCTGGATGTAAGACTTTTTAACATAGTATTAAAAGAGCAGACCATTGGGTAGGAACTTCAATGACTTAAAAGTCGTGTGGGGATGTCAGGCTTATATCATACGTAAGATAGAATAGGTGATACTCTATAGTACGATAACATAGGGTATCATTAGATGGTAATAAAGATAATAAAGATAATAAAGATAATAAAGATAATAAAGATAATAAAGATAATAATACAGATATAGATACTACTAATTATATTAATCATAATATTATACAAACTAATACTATAAGTAATAGAAATATAATAATGAATTGAATTAATTTCTTCTAACGAAGAAAAGAATTCAATAGATGGGGGATGTATGGTATTAATAATCAATAATTAATAGAGATATATCTAGAAACTAGGGATTAAGGATGATACTGAATTAATAACTAAGTGAGCGAATATATTATAGAAGATTGATTAGAGTTAATTGATTAGAGTTAATTGATTAGAGTTAATTGATTAGAGTTAATTGATTAGAGTTAATTGATTAGAGTT